TACCATCCAAACGGAAGGTCGCGAGTTCGATACTCGCCTATCGCTCCATCGTTTCACCGGACAAGTGGTCGAGAGGCTAAAGACAGTGAGCACGGCCTTCGGGACACTCACGGTTCAGGGACAACCCGTCCTGAGGTTACCCATGGGTTCGAATCCCATCTTGTCCACCTAGTTTCTATAGCGCAGGTAGTTCAGTTGGTAAAACGCCACCCTTATAAGGTCGCCGGTTCGAATCCGGCATGGGACGCCAGTCCCATTAGCTCAGTTGGATAGAGCATATAAAACCAAGGTGGAGTCACAGGTTCGAAGCCTGTCCAGCGCTCCAAGTTTCAACAGTTCGATAGCGTTTGTAGCTCAGCAGGTAGAGTGCTCGTAGATGGGGTTCGACTCCCCGCTGCCCAACCGTGTGCAAGCACGGTTCGGCGGTTACTGGTTGCCAAACGAGAGGTCACGGGTTCGATTCCCGTCTTACGCTCCAGTTTCAAGTAACACGCGTGTGTAACTCAGTTGGTAGAGTCTCAGCCTTCCAAGCTGTTGGTCACGAGTTCGAGCCTCGTCGCACGCTCCATCCCTCTCTCGGTCAGATGGCAGAGCGGTAATGCAGCGGATTGCAAATCCGTACCTCACTGGTTCGAATCCAGTTCTGACCTCCACCACCCTTCAAGGAACGTACATGCCTGCTGGTAACCACCGTAAGTACTACGACGGATTGGACAAGCTTCAGGATGAGCAACAGGTGTCCACGCGAGTGGCCAACGATGTGCTTTACCTGCGCACACAGAAGGAATGGACGCAAGAGCGCGAAGACACGTTCATCGCGCAAGCCAAGACGGGTGAGATCCCCGACATCACTCAGGTAGGAAAGGAATGAGCCAGACCAAGCGTTTCCAGTTCTCCGTCCCGCGTCGTGAACCGGCCGCTGTGATCCCGCAGCCGGAAGAGATCCAGAAGACCTACGCTGAGTTCATGGCAGCCTTTGCCAAGGGTAAGGTCAGCAAGCTCTTCCTGAGCGGTGACGCTCAGATCCCCACCGACTACGCGTTGGTGAGTGACGGCGTTGGCCTGGTCACCCACATGCCGGAAATCCCCGGCGTGGCCATCCGTGTCCTGCCCACCGGTGATGTGATCATCACGGTGGACGCTGACCCGACCAAGGCGCCCTACCAGGTGATCGGTGTCGAGTTGACCGTGGACATCGAGCTGTAAGTTTCAAGCCTCCGGCAACGGAGAACTTCCTTGGCGCCCAAGGGTACGGAGAGTTTACCTATCATCTCACCGTAACGACGTCAAGGCAGGTTGGGATAGGTTGAGTTTCAAGGTTCCTTAGCTCAGTTGGTTAGTAGCACCTCCCTGTTAAGGAGGGGGTCGTAGGTTCGAGTCCTACAGGAACCGCCACACCTAGAGCCCCACCCTTCGGGGTGGGGCTTTTATTCCGGGGAAGAGGAATGTTCGACGAAACACTGGTAAGCAGCGAAGTCTGTATCCAGTGCGGGGCCTGCTGCTCGGTGTATATCCGCAAGGGCACCACGGAGTTGGTATCAATCGATGAGGTCAACTCCACCGAGGATGTTGAGCTTGTCACTTGTCCGCACTTGCAAGTTAATCAGGGGCGGTATATCTGCGGGAACTACGAGGACCGACCGCAAGTATGTCGTGATTACAGTTGCCTACGTCGAGCCAATGAGCAGGACCTACCGATGTCAGAAGACAAGGTACTAGCCAGACGTGTGCGGCAAACGGTGCGTCAGGTGCACAAGAGGGAGATCGAACTTGTGCTCCTGTAACTAGGCGATCGCTAAACCTGCGAGAGAATAAGATGATGACCAGTAAAGTCATCCAAGTCTGGCACCACGATTCACCGGGCATGCGCGTGTACGTGCGTCGTGGTTGGATCAAGCAGTTGTTTTACCCCAAGGACTTCTCGCGTGTGGGCGAACACCACCTGACTGAGAAAGAGCTGGAGCCCACCTACGCCCGTGCGTTGGAATTGGCGGAAACTTTCCATGGACTATATGAGCGCTATGCGCCGAGCGAAGGTTACACTACTCGCCCGGAGACGCGTGCGTTTAATCCCAACACGCCTAACGGACGCTTGATGCAGCGCGTTTGTCTGGCGGTTATTACAGGAGGTTTCCGTTTGAGTGACATTGCCGACGACACCGGTCCGAGTGCCGCCGACATTGTGAGTGGCTTGAGGTTGATGCCCATTCGCGTGTTGCGCACTCCGGCCCCTGATGAACCTGTGGCTGACCCAGCTGAAGAAGTCTACCTGCGGATGCAGGTTGTACCCACCGAGGAAGAGGCGTCACTGGCGCTGAGCTTCACCGATGGCCAGTTGGTGTACATCAAGGTGGACGACAACGAGATCATCACCCCACCCGAGTTTGGCCGCATTCTGGCTGAACTGGGCGACTACGTGAATGCTCAGTTGTTCCAAGCCCAGTCTCAATTGCGGGTGACCGCCGCTGAGTTCTGGTGGAAAGACGAGGTGACCCCCGACCTCGAACATCGCTCGCGGCAGCAGATTACCCCGTCCATCTGGGAGTCCTTGCTGTTCGATCCGACTTTCCAAGCGCAGTCCAAGATCCAGCGTTAGCCAATCCTATGGAGGCTGTCCCTCCTAAGGAGTCCCGATGCTTTCTCTGTTGTTTTCCCTGTTCCTGATCCTGCTGCAAGTGGCGGGTCTGCTCGTACTGGCCCTGGGGCTGTTTGTGGTGTTCCACATCGCACGTCCTCAGAAGGAGCCGGCTGACACCAGCAACCGGATCAACAAGATCCGTCTGATCTGGTTCTGCCTTACTCGCGAAAATTTGTTCGTCGATGTGTTCCCGTGGCTCAAGCACGACGAGCTGGATAACGTCACCAAGTAAGCGGCACACTGTCCCCTACCTTCCGGTAGGGGACTTATGCTGTGCATTTTTACTGTGAAGGCTACACCGTATAACCCTACCTACTGAATAGCCATGCTCGTTCAATCGAACCGTAAGTTTGTGGTCGACTGCGAATACAGCGGTGAGACCCATCAGATCATTTCCGTGGCCATCGTGCCGCTGTGGTATGACCACTACATCAAACCCAGCACGATCCTGGAACTGCCTGAGCGTGAGTTCTATGAAGTGATCAGTCCGCTCCCGCAAGGTATGAGCGACTGGGTCAAGACCAACGTGGTCCCGCACCTGAACAAGCCGGGCATTTCCCTGCAGCAGTTCCAAGAGAAGCTGGAAGCCTTCTTTACCCAGCACCAGATCGAAGAGCTGCATTACGATTGGTGTGATGACATCGCCTATATCAACCGCCTGCTGATTACCGGTCCGGGCGAGCGCATTGCGCTGGGCGGACGCTTCTTGAGTCACATCCACCACCCGGACATCGAGTACCGGTCCAAGACGGCCCACAACGCTCTGGAAGACGCCCGCGCGGTTGCAGCGGCCATCCGTGAGCGTATCTTTGAGATGGCCTAAGAAACGCATTGAACGCGTTTTGAGACCTATAATACTCCTTGAGTCGTCGCCCTTAAGAAACATCACGGAGAGAGTTGATGGTCGGTTTTCTGAAAATGGAAGAAGAGGCACGTGCATTTCGTGCGCTGTTCAATGAGCGCTACCGTGTACTGCCGCGTGTGCAGTATCAGGAGCGTTGGAGTGACGCCAAGGGCTGCCCGGTCTTTGCCGTCACCGATCGTAGTATCGACACCCCGGCGTCGTCGACCTCACCCGATGGTCGGCGTGTCCTGATCTTGCCGTTGCATGATCTGGACTCGGTGGTGCTGTATGACAAGTGGGCTGGCCGGGGTGATCGTACGCCGGTGGAGTTCGCCTACCCGATGGGCTTTGACATGGTCGATGCGCCGTATGAAACCATGCGTCGTTCCATCGAGGCTGTGCGCAACCACTGGAAGATCCATCGCAACCCCGGCAATATCGGCGTGAGTGACATCATCATGCCGTCCTTCCAGAGCGCGCTGCTTGAAGCAGGCCAAGGCTGGGGCAAGCTGGTGTCCTTTGCGCAGGTCCCGGCATGAGGGGCCTGTTTGGTCCGGGGCCCACCGATGAAATGGTCGATGGGAATTACGGTGGGCTGGCCGCCCGGCAAAGTCCCAACCGCGGTGTGTGGTTTTGCACCGATTCGGATTACACGTGGAAAGGGGTGGTTGACGATTACGGTGTGATCGTCCCCATTACCGAGTACGTCAACCAGCGAGGCTACTAACCGATGTACGGATTGTTCAATGCTCTGGCCTGGATCTGGATTGTTGTCCTTGGCTTCATCCTGATCGTGGGTGTGTTTTCTATCCTTCGTCGGACCTTCGTGACGGGCTATCCCAGGTCGCTCACGCTGCGTATGGCGACCTTCGGTCAGCTCTACGGTAAGAGCTGGGTCATTCCGGCACTGGCTGTGGTGGCCGCACTGACGGTGGATTTCGATCCGGACCTGCAGTGGTGGGTGGTGGTTACTTCGGTGAGCTTCATTGCCGTGCGCTTCATCAACGTCTTTGCCGTCAAGGTGGTCAATCCATGAGCAACAGTGCCTATGAGGCGTTCACGTTAGGTGACTAGAGTCACTTAACCTGGAGCCTGAAGATGTCCCGTACGACCCGTCGCACCCACCACAAAGCTGCTTGGCACTACCACGGTAACTTCGACCGCTTCACCGGTCGTTGGTGGTCTGAAGCAGCTGCCGAACGTAAGGGCATGACCCTGCGCGAACTCTACGACACTTACATCCGTCACTACCACATGGATCGTGACGGTGAAGGTCGTCGTACGCCGCCGCGTTGGTTCCGCAACATGTACGGCAGCCGTTGGGTCCGTCATCGCAATCGCGCCCTGATCATCCGTCACCTGCAGGATGACAGCTTTGATTGCCACCTGCCCGAGCCCTTCAAGGGCCGTGCGGGTTTCCGTATCTACCTCTAACCCTGAGTACCCTGCTGATGTGGAAGCGTGTGCGTTCTTTCATCCGTGGTTGGCGTGAGCGCCACAACGGCATGACCACCAAGTACAAGTGCGATTCCCGTCAGCAGGCCTACGACAGCGGCCGCGAGTGGGGACTGCGTTTTTCGTGGAGGCGTTACTGATGGATACCTCGCAGGATTGGGACAGCCCCGATCCATCGAAGGGTCCGTACACAGACGAACCTCCCAACCGTCCCCGATCCCCTCGAACTGAAGAAAGGAACTGAGCATGTGTAACATGCCGATTGGTCTCCTACTCATGGGCAGCCCCTGCACGCGACGTGCAGGGGGCCCTGATAGAGGAAACCATGTATGTCTTTCAACCGTGCAGAACGTCGTCACCACTACCGCCGCATGATCGTTAAGCGGGCAAAGCAGGACGCCCGCTATGGGGTGGGTGCGGCTAACGAAAAAGAGTGGCGTTTCATGAACGCCCGTGTGCGTGCCCGTACTGGTACGCTGTGCAGCTGCAGCACCTGCGGTAACGTGCGTCGCAACTACGGTAACTCCCGCGCCGCCCTGACCTATCAGGAACTGGTGTCGCTGGATCACCTGAAGGAACGCGACGAATAAGTCACAGACCCCTCCCCACTCGGGGAGGGGCTTTATGTTGTTCCCCGACCTAGGAGAGTTTCAATGTCTGAAGAAAACGAACGTCCGAACCCGCAGGACATCTTCCTGATGTCCCTGCCGGTGGGTATGCGTCAGGCGTACCTGTCGCAGAAGCACTTGGAAAAGCCCGGTCCGTTCTCCCACGTGCTGATCGTCGATGGCGTGGCCGGTGTGGTGAACCTGGGTGCGCTCAATGTCGCCGGTGGCCTCACCGGTCATCCCGACGCCCGTCTGCCTGACGAGGTCCTGGCACAGATTGCACCTCTGTTGGCCGAGTACGGTAGGACTGCCGACAACATCACCGCCGAAGAACTGGCACTGGAGCTGGCTGCTCAGATCAGCGGGATGATCCACGATGTGAGTGAGCAGATCACCGGCAAGGTGGCGGTGTGGTTCTTCGAACCCAACGCCTTCGGTGACAAGACGCTGCGTGTGATCACGAGAAAACTGTCGTAAGGTAATCCCTGTAAACCGGTACGATTCGAAGAACTTTCGTCTACGTATCATGTTCATGTAACGGGCACCATCCAATTGGCCCAACACGGAGTCGTCAGTAAAATGTCCAAGGAAACTCACGTAGGTGCAGGCGCATGGCTGAAGAACTATCTGGCCGAGCGCGTAGCAACGGAAGCTGCAAAACCCAAGCGCATGCAGCGTCACCCCAATGCGCTGGACGAACCTGAACCCACGATGTCGCTGGACTCCTCGCTGGACCTGCTGTACGCAGACCCGGATGAGTGGGATGAAAACGAAGAAGGCGAACCGACCCTGCGGGGTCCGGAATTCGACTTCGAATAACTGACCCTAGGGCCGACCCGCCAGTCGGCCCTTTCCATTAGCGGAGCTATCACCATGTCAGGAATGACACACATCAAATCGGACGGAATTCTCAAGGGCAACGCTGACATCGAAGATTCCGCACAGGAAGACCTGCGGAAAGCGTTGTTGGAAAAAGAGATGATGACTCGCTTTCCCGAGTTCTTCCACAATACAATCGAAAGGAGTGCCCCATGAACACCATCGCATCCCGTTACACCCCCGCCAACTTCTGCGCCCTGCTGTCGGCCTACTGGGCTTTGCGCGTACAGCTGCGAGAAGTCCTGCCGATCAAGTTCGAATCGATCGAAGACGAAGACGATTACAACTACCCCGAAGGTTTGGTGGTGTTTTCCAGCGTACCCAACTGGTACGACTACTTGGACGGACTTGCCTGTTCAATCCCCGGCGAGTCGGTTTTGACCATCGCTCGTCTGTCCATCGACGTCCCCGGGCGTCCCCGTCTGCGCGTGGGAATCCTCAACACCGAAGCCCAAGCCTTGGAGCACAACACCCTGCTGGAGGCCGGTAAGTGGGCTGAAAAATGCCGGCTGCTGATCAACGGTCAGTTCCGTTCGTGGAATGAGATTGATTTGGCGCCGTACATGCGTTGGCTGGAAGAGAAAGTCCGTGGCCTGAACGCTTACCGCGATGAAGCAATGAACGATCCGCGTGTGCTGGCCAAGGCCAACGCTATTCGTGACTTCTGCCAGAAGGTGTATTTGCTGGTGAACGCTCGTCGACGCGCTGGTGTGGAATGGACCAGTTTCACCGAAGACCGTGCCTACGAGTCGGGCATCTATGCCGGGGACGATGGGCTCTTTGTCGTCGCTGAAGCTCCGTCCAATTTCCACGACGCCGCCAGTCACGAAGAACCGCTGATGGTGACGGTCAAGTGGTATGACGACTGGAAGGGTCCGTCTGAATTGCTCATGGCTGGCCGTCAGATCAAGCCGCCGGTACTGTGGTTGGGCGACAAGGCCATCACCTGGCAGGCGTGCGATTCGATGGAGCCGTGGTTTGCATGGCTGGATGAGCAGATCACCCAGTGGCAGTCGATGTTGATTTCCAACGTGACTGAATCGTCCACCCAGGCCGAGCCTGATGTGAACCCGGACGCACGTCCTGCCCGCGCTATCTCGGAAGACCTGCGTGCGCTGGCCGATCAGTTGGACGCGCACGGCCCGCTGGAACGGGTGGCTGAAAACATGATCCGTTCGGTGATCCGTTACGGTCTGGTGTTGATCAACCAGAAAAAGAAGTAATCGGCATAAGCCCTGCTCCCTTCGGGGAGCAGGGCGGTTGTGCTGCTTTTTTCTTTTGCCTTAAATGCCTTGACCGCCCGGCGGCTCGTAGGTCAGTCCGTCCAGCTCGTTGCTGGAGAACGTCTCGGCCATGCCCTCCGGTGCCACCGCCACCGTCAGGGTCAGCTGACCGATGTAGAAGTACGAGACGCCCAGCACCAGCAGTGCGACATCGTGGGACTCACCAGCCGTACCGGTGAAGGCCGGCAGGTCTTCGTCGGTGTAGTCTTCGCCAGCCTTCAGGTTGGTCTTGAAGCGGGTGTTGAACTCGGCAACCACTTCGGACAGACGGGTCTGGCCGCTGTACTCGAAGATCAGTTGCGCTTCGCCCACGATGTCAGACAGGTCCAGACGATTGTAATAGAAAGTCTGGAAGCCGCCGTAGCGGGGACCGGTGCCGGTGATCACAACTTCCGAGTTGCGCCCGACACTGTGGGTGGACGGACCAACTTCATTCAGCACGAAGTCAGCAGGGGTGAGGGTCTTGCCCGGATTCTTCGCAACGATCATCGCTGCGACGAGTTCAGGGAAGGTCTTGCTCAGGTCACTCATGGGACTTCACTCCAGGGGGTTTATCAGTACAGCATAGTATTTCGGCATAAACCCCTCCCTTTCGGGAGGGGCGTGTGTCATGCCGGTGACAGGGCGTGCTCAGGGATAAAGATCACACAGTTGAAGGTGACCTCCCCCACAAACTTGAGCGAGTCCGGTTTGGGGCGCAGCGTAACCGCGTGCTGACCGTTGGATTCCACCACGCTATAGACGATGAAGTCATCTGCCGTAAAGCGCATGTCATACAACTGCTGCAGGCGATACAAGATCTCTTGGATCTCGATCTTGGCCACCGACACGGTACGCACCGCACTGGGGAACAAGCGCTCCAGTTCGTAGCGGTTGTAGCGCAGGCGATACGGTGGACGACCGGTGCCGTCACGGAACTCGCAGTGCAAGTTGGTATTGCGCAGGCTCTGGGAAACTTCCGGCACACCCAACAGCAATCCGTCAGGAGAAACCGGCTGCCCCAGCTTGGCCGCAATCAGCGGTGCCAGCATTTGGTTGCCTGGCAAACTGATGTCAAAGATCTCAGCCATTCACCACCCCCACAGTACGACCGTAGATCAGATCTTCCAAGCTCATCGCCGGCAGATCTTCCCACGCATGGAAGGACTCAAAGGACGGCATCGGCTGGTCCATGATTTCATTGAGCACCGACTCGAACTCATTGACCTGGTCATCCAACTGCATGCTTTCCAACGAGGAGATATAGCCGTCCATCGTCTTGGCCGCCTCACCGTTGTAGTCAGCGCCCATGATCAAGGCCACCTGCTCACGGGACCATTCCAGAATCTCCTTGGAGCGGGTGGAGATATTGGGATCCTTGCCGGTGTCCAGATACACGAACACGAACTTGACCGGGGTATCCTGACCCAGACGATCCACACGGGCCTTGGCCTGTACCAACTCGTGGTCGCGGAAAGGCACGTTCAAGAAGATCTCTTGGTCGGCCATGATCAGCGGCACGGCCGTGGACAGCGAGGGGAACGTAGCCACCAGCGGATTGACCGTGGCGTCATGTTCAAAGGCACCGACGTTGGCCGCCAGGTCCTTGTTGGTTTCACCGAACACCAGCATCGGGTTCTTGCCTTGCGCCTTGAAGATCTCACTGCAGCGCTTGACCACTTCGACGTAGCTGGTAAACACCACCGTCTTCTTTTCAGAAGCAGACATGATGTCCTCAAAGTCGATGTAGTCCAGCATCTCCACATGCAGGCGCGAACGGGCCTTGCCCAAGACCGAACCCAACGCCTCGCCCATCACTTTCAGGTTGACGTACTTGATCACGGACTTGGCCGACTTGAACAGCTTCTTGTCCTCGTTGGACAAGGTCGGCATGATGTTCTTCAGCTCGTAGTCGTTGGCCATCTTCATCTCGTCCTTGGTGTAGCGAGGATCGGGATTCTTCTTGACCACTTCCACGTTCTGCTTGTACTGCTTGAACTCAGCCCACTGGTCACTTTGCAACGTCTGGCTGAAGTGAGCCAACGCGTTGTTGTAGGTGTCCTCGTAGGTCTTGTAGTTCTTCTTGTAGTACTCCATGCGCTGGGCAATGAACTCTGCCATCTGCGAGGAGATCGCCTCCAGCGTGTAGTCCTGTCCGTTAGGCAGCTTGACCGAGACGGTCTTCTCGGTAGGCTTGTTGTTGACCACCGCTGCCTTTTCCACCTTGTAGGTGATAAAGCCCATGCGGTTGCGCAGGATGTCCAGTGCACGTTGGGCGTTGACACCAAACACCTGCTTGAAGCTGGCTTCAGCGTCACGGTCAAACAGCGGGTCAATGGTCTTGAGCAGCGGAATGCACTCACCACCCAGCGCCTTGATCGGCGTACCGGAGGCCCAGATGATGTTCTGGCTCTTGCTGGATTCACACAGGCCAATGAAGGCGTTGGTACGCTGGGACTTCATGTCGTTGAAGTTGTGCGACTCATCCAAGATGATCGTCACATTGCCGTTGAGCTGTCGAGCCACGGCGATGGTCTTCTCCAACGACTCGAAGTGACACAGCAAGAAACGCTCACGGGCGTAGGGCTTGTTCTCACCGGCGATCCACACCTTCTGCGGGACCTTGTACTCGGGTTTCTCCCGACCGCGCAGGGCTTCGTTCCAGACGCGGTAGACTGCGTTCTTGGGCGAGACGATGATCACATAGTCCGAGTGGACCATCTCGGCGATCATCAAGTCAGTCAGGGTCTTACCCGAGCCGGCTGCTGCCGACAGCAAGAAGCCCTTCAGGCCCAGCTCGGAACGGCCCTTTTCGTAGATGTCGAAGAAAGCGGTCTGGTGGGGCAGCGGGGTCTTGTGGAAGAGATTGAGCTTACCGCGATCCAAGATCTTGGCATGCTCCTTTCCTTCGGCCAGATTGGCCAGCCAGGTGTTTTCTTCCAGCTGCTTGATCGCTTGCAAGATCGTGTTGCGGCTGGTGAAGTTGCGGCGGTTCTTGAGCAGGCGCTGGAGCATGTAATGCACTTCCAACGCGTAGAACAGCTTGAACTCGATATGGCGACGCCCGAAGGCAGTGAACATGAACTTGTTGATCTTCGAGGTGGACCACGTCTCCTCGATGTCACGCGCCAGCGAAGCGGTGGCCACGCCACCGATCTGGATCTTGTCGTTCTTTTGCTCGACGTACACAATGCCGAGCATGCGCTTGAAAAGTTGTGCCATGGGTGGTTCCCAGTGGGTTGTGAATGTTTGTCATATGATCGGCATAAACCCCCACCCGAAGGTGGGGGGCTGTGCACTTACCGCCAGACGACGTCGCCCACTTCGTAGTAGACGATGTCGGCCAGTTCCTTGCGGCCCCAGTCTTCGATGCCGTCTTCGCTACCGTCACCGTCCACTTCCTGGAAGACCGCCTTGATCTTCTTGTCGGCCAGGTCAATGCCGACCCAGCCGTAGCCATACCAGTAGATGTACGGAACGAACTTGGCCAGTTCCGGGAACTGCTTGACTACACGCTTGTGCGCATCGATCAATTCCTGCACCGTGGCGCCGTCGCACTCATCGGACACGTTCTGACAGAAGATCTTGCCGACCTTCTCAAACAGGGCCGAGGTGCTGTCATCCAGTCGAACGCCGGTGGCTTCCTCGAACCGCTTGACACCTTCTTCGCCGTAGGGGCTAAACTTGATGTCATCGTTGTCCTGCAGGTCATCGAGGATACGCTTGACCATGCGCGGAGTGCCGTCGGAGCTACCACCGAACCAACCTTCCTGACTGACGCTGGCCTTGCCCTTCTGCTTGACCAGCGACACTTCCAACAGACCTTCCAGTGCCTTGGCCACGTCCGACACGCTTTCGATCATGTCGGTGACGAACTGGCGCCAGTTGTCCTGATGGAAGTTGTGACTGACGTAGTCATCCACGCCCGAAGAGATCAGGTCCTGCCAGAGGTCCCCGTTGTTGACATCAAAGCGATTGTCTTCGTAGTCGTAGATCTTCCAGAACTCGCGCTGGTACTGATGCAGACGCTCAGCGTTTTCCAAGCACTTGATCAGGGCGGTAGCCACCGCCGGGATCTGTTCCTTGGTCAGCGGCTTGATCTTGGGATTGCCCCAGCCGGGGACGCCAACGAAGTCGATGCTGTATTCGTTGCGCTGGACTTCCACTTCGGGATTACCCAGCAGACCCTTCTCGCTGTAGCCCAACTGACCACCCAGATGCTTGACGCCCTTCAGCTGCGCCTGACCGTACTGCTCAGCGGCCATCGTATCCTGCATGCTCAGCATGTGATCGAAGATCGGATGGATGCGCTTACGGTAAGCGTCGAACTTGGGGAAGAAGCGCGACAGGAACGTCAGTACGGTCTGCACGTGCACCTGTGCAGCCTTGCCCGGATCGGAGGGCATACCCTTACCCACGGCCAGCGCATGAACGATCCCGACGCCACTGACTTCACCTTCCACGGAGGTCTGCTTTTCCAGCCACTGCGGATTGAGGTAGGTCTTCTGGATCAGTTCGATCGTCTGGGCAGGAGTCACTTGCTTCTGTCCGGGCTTCTGCTTGTTGATTGCACCCTTGGCCTTGCCGTCCAGCCAGTTGAATGCGGCAGCCACACCACTGCCGACGATACCGACAAATGCACCAGTCAGGATGATGGCCCCCACAAAGCCGAGGACGTCTGCGACGCCCTCCAGGGAGGGGCGCAGTGTCGCTTTGGCACGGTTGAAATGCCCCTGCAGTTTGTTCATGTTGCTGTCTCTGTAAAGGGTTAGAAAAACGAATCTACATAACATAACCCCCACCCCGAAGGGTGGGGGCGTATGCGGTTTTCTTAGGTCGAAACACTAGCCAGTCGACCGTGAATCGAACGGCCCATCCACTCCACCAAGCCGATCATAGCCACCTGCAAGTTCTCGTGGCGACCGTCGGTGGGCGTCCAAGACTTGAGGAAGTTCTCATGTCCCACCAGCGAACTCCAACGCTTACCTTCACGGGTGTTGTGCATGCACGCCCAGAAGATTTCATTGGTGGTCCAGCGGGTCATGTCGACATGTCCGTACGCCTCGGCCCGCAGGACCGAGGAGAAGATCTTCTCCAGTACTTCCGTACCGTCGTCCACACCGGTACCTTCTTCGGCCCAGCGGTTGAGCGGGTTGAGCGAATCACTCTCAATCCAGCGCAGGACAATGGCAGCAGCGGCCTTGATCTGCTGGCGGTTCAGTGCCGGCAGCTGCGAAGGCAGCTTGACGTTGGACGGACGGATGTTGCCCTTGCGGCAAACCATACCACCAAAGCGCGGCATGACCTTGCTTTCCGAGGCGTAGAAGTTCTCGCCACTGAGCAGCGCGTAGGTGCTGTTGCGCTCGGTGTCTTCAATGACCTGCGCCAGCGTTTCATGGACAGAGCGCGGCACCAGGCGGGAGTAGTCGGTGATGTTGTTCTGTGCCAACTGGAGCAGCGCCTGCGGATGCGGCAGACCCGGACCCACCAGCCGCAACATGCGGTTGTGCTGTTCCAGCAACCAGCGCTGGTTCTTGTCCATGGCCGCACCGACCGAATCGTTCTGCGCTTGCAGCTCACGGGCATCGACCACGACTTGGTCAATCGGATTGACGCTGTTGAACTTGTCACCGAAGGCCAGGCGATTGGCGATGCCGTAGGAGCTGATCTCGCCAGACACCAGTTCATGACTGTCCAGCCAGCGATCGTTCAAGAAGCACTTCATCATCAGCTTGCGCACGCGCGACTGACTGAGGACGCGATTGTTCTCCACGTTCACGGCCTTGTCCGTCAGCTTCTCATGGTCGGCCGGACGGTACTTGAAGATGCCACGGATGGCGCCGAAGATGTCACCGATCAGGCCTTCCTGCGAAACCGACAGGTCGCACGATTCCAGCGCCGCATTGAAATGGAGCTGCAGCTTGGTGTGGCTGTCATCGACCATCTCATTGCTGACTTGGTCCCACTGGATCGAAGCGTTGATCCACATCTCGATCGCCTCCACGGCGTTTTCCAGCTGACCGTGCAGGGTCCACAGCGAACCCAACCAGCCGTACTGGAAGTACTTGCGGTGGAACAGGTTCAGCAGGTCATGGTCGTTGGCATCCATGGCCACTTCCACCGTCTTGAGCATCGGTGCACGGTCACCTTCATAGGGACCGCACAGCACGTCCGGGAAAGCGATCTCCTGCTCTTCCAGACGACGCACGATGGTCGGCAGGATCTTGGCGAAGTTCAGGATCTGCTGCAGCGTCAGCGCCGGCAGCGTCTCCAGCGTTTCTTCATTGCTTTCGCCCATGAACGGATCGCCCAGGTGATCGAACTTGATCGGGTCCGGACCCAAGATGCTGTTGTTGTCGCTCTGGGAGAGCTTGTACGGGAAGAGCTTTTCGCGCTTGGCGCTCTGCTGCAGATGACGCCAGGCCTGCGTCTCATCCATCTGTGCGATGGCAAGGCCGGAGTCGTGCATCCACTTGGCGATGCGATCGGTGCCCTTGACGCTCTCGCGGCAGACGCGCTCGATCAGCGCCATGTGCGGACCCAGGCGGCGCAGGACTTGCTGCGCATCGGTGTCGCGACCCAGCAGTCGGCTGGAGATGCGCTTGCCCGACACGGTGCCTTGCACCAGCGGCATCTTGCGCAGTTCGGTGGCGTTCTTGAGCAGGTCCATCAGCTTGAGCTGTTGGTCAAAGTCCAGACGCTTGGGATCTTCGTCGGCCTTGGGTTCGACCTTCGCTTCGGGGTAGGCCGGCTTGCCGATCAGTACGTTGAAGGTGGCCTTCAGGGAATCGAAGAAACCTTCGGTGCTTACTTGTTGGGAATGGGTCGTCATGACGCACATTTAGAAGAGTGATGTCATACTATCGGCGTCTTCACATACCCGATTGAAAGCTTTTTCAGAACTGTATTGTTCTGGTGAGTAAGTCGTAAGATTTTCTATAACGGCATGACCTTATATGCCCTTTCAAACCAGCGAGGTTAACCTCTAATGAACAATGAAATAGCATTCCCCCTGCAGCCCCTTTCCGCCCCTGAGAGCTGGCTGGAACTCAAGCCCGTCCTCACTCGTGAGCAGTGGTTGGACACCGGCCTGCGTGATATGAGCGGCAAGGCTTACATGGATCGCTGCGAACGTATCCGCGACATCGGCTTTAGCACCCACAGTGCGGAGCTGATCGATGAACTGGTCGCCTATATCGGTGGCCGCCGGGTGTTCGAGGTGGGTGCCGGTACGGGCCATCTGGCACGGGTGCTGTTTGAACGTGGCGTTTCCATCTGCGCGGTGGACAACCAGAAAGGCTACTGCACCCAGCCGGATTGGTGGACGAAGGAACGTCTCTACTTCGATGTACTGAAGATGGATCCGACCCAGTTCCCTGAACTGCCCGGCGAGATCGTACTGATGGTCTGGCCTTGCTACAATACCGACTTTGCTGAACGGATCGCCCGCTTGCTCAAGCCGGGACAGATCCTGCTGTACTGCGGTGAGTCCAAAGGTGGGTGCACGGGCGATGACGGTTTCTTCGATCACCTCGATGCAGCTTTTGAGGAATTGCCGTTGCCCGACGCACTGTACCAATCCCACATTGACTTCTACGGCCTGCATGAACACTGGTGGGCCTACACGCCTAAGATTCGGAGGATCGAAAATGGCCAGCTCGGAGCGTGATCGCCTCAATAGGCGGATTCGTGATCTTTGCAAAGACAAGGCTCGTTCCCTCAAGAGCTATCGTCAGTTCATCTCTCGTCAGAGCAATGTTCGCCGGCGCCAAGTGGCAATGGCCTTTGTTCCGCGTGAGGGTAAGCCCGGCTTCTTTGAAGCCGTTGACGTCATCCCGCTGTGTCATCAGTTCCTTGACAAGTTGGATGTTCCAAAGCACGATGACGAACCGGACCGCCATAACCGGTCGCGTCGTGCCCACTAAGTAGTCCCTGTTGTATCCCCAAGGTTAACCTTTAGGAGTTTTATGAAAATCGGTGTTCTCGGCCTTCGCCCTCGTCAGATTGACGACATGCAGAAGCGTAAGCTCAAGGGCGATTTCTACTTCTTCGGTGAGAAGAATCTCTCCGCCCCTCAGGCACTGAGCTTTGCTCGTGAAATGGACGTTCTGTTTGTCCAGAATGCGGGCATGCCCAAGACTGCCATCCAAGCAGTGCCGCGCGGTGAGGATACTTACTTCAATGTCAACATGGGCGGTAGCATCAGCTCGCTGTTGTCGTTGATGGAAGAAGCCTTTGAGAAGCGCGGGCTGGAGCTGTACGAGGAACAGGCCCCTACGCAGGTGGCTGAAAAGGGCAAGAAGGCAGTCAAGACCAGTGCACCGGTTACCGCGACTGCTGCGACCACCCCGACGGTTGATCGCCGGGCGCGTGTGCGGCCGGTGGCCAGCACGCTGGGCGATCTGCTGGTGGATGCCCTCAAGCAGACTGACGGTGTCGTCAAGCTGACTTCGGTCGTGCCGAACAATCGTACCAGTGAGTACGAGCGTCCGGAAGCGGAGCTGTACGTCAACGACGGCTCGGGTACTTCGGTCATTGAGCGCAAGTTGCTCAATGCCAGTATCGGTGAGGTCTTGCGCTTCAACTACGGCAAGGTCGATACCTTCAGTGCTCGTCTGACCTCGGTGCGCTCCACCGTGGACTACATGCAGTACCGTCACAGCCTGATTGTGGAGGCTCATCTGTACGATGAGTTCGTCGACATCCAGGTCATGACGCCGCAGGAGCTGCAGATCAAGCGTGAGGAGAAGCCGGCTGAAACCGTCTTCCTGCGCAAGCCTGCAGTGCCCGAAGCCGAACCGGTGGCAGAAGAGGTCAAGCCGGCAGCCCCGCTGGTGACCACCACGGTTGCCATGCCGCCGGCTCAGGTCGAGCAGTCCATCGCCTCGGACGTTCCGGAAGGTCGCCGGTCGCAGTACCTGCTGCCCAAACACGACATCGTCATCAACTACCCCAACTCTGGGGGCGTGCAGAACTACAGCATCCTTCAGGCCGCCGTGCCGGGTGACGTGGTTCGCTTTGCACGTCCGGAAGGACTGAGCCTGTCCAACTGGCGGGGTCGCATCGGTTCGATGCGTCACTATCAGTGGCGGCACAAGGGGATCTTGCTGGAAGCGCACTTCTACAACGAGTACGTGGACATCAAGGTGATGCATATCGACGAATCGCAGGTACCGGCCAACACCGACAACTGGACCATCCAGGAGCGGGCTGAGCCGGCCAACGAGCCGCGCGATATGGGTGAGCGTACGACCTTCGCGGTGCCTGCCGATGGCCTGCCGGCGGAGCGTGTGGGTGCGGAGTTCGACTTCGATGACGCTTCGGAAACGGCCGACAAGGGCGTGACCGTTGAAGTCCACACTGAAGTCAAAGAAGTTGCTCCGGCCAACGTGGAAGTGGTCCCGACGGCTGAGGCTGTCGACGATCGCATGGACCTGTCGCAGATTCCCAACCCGGATGCTGAAACCGAAGCACTGGGTGAGTCGGGCAATATCGCCGACTGGGAATTGCCGAACATGGCAGGTCCGGGTATGGTGGAAGTCACGACGACCTTCACCGATTCCACCAAGGCTGAGCGCAAGTTCTGGCGCATCATCTTCCTGTCTGAGTTCGACATCGAAGGTGACATCGAGGCGGCCACGGCTAAGGCCGATGCGGCGTTGAAGATCCACCGCGAGCGCTTCCGCTAAGCGACATAGCCCCCACCTTTCGGGGTGGGGGTTTGTGCCGTTGAAATACGATCCAAAGCTTTTTCAGAACTGTATTGTTCTGGTGAAGTAGTACACAATTCAATTATCCCATCCCCTCGCTTGGAGTTTAAACTCATGATCGTTTTCATTGCTCAGGAAAATGCCCAGTTCGACAAGGCACTGGCTTCGTGGCAGCGCGCCCATCCGTACCTGTGGAAGACTTCCTCTGACCACAGTAACCTGCAGCGCCTGCGCACCGTGCGCGTTCTCGGTGCCAACATGCAGGCCTCGGCTGACAAGCTGAGCGGCATGCCCACGGTTGTCAATCGCGTGGAGCGCGACCAGAACCTGGTGTTCGTCAAGGGCCCGCAGGGCTGGTTCAACGTCACCGACGCTACCGCGGCTGAACTGGCCAGCGTGATCCTCGGTGCTGCTGTGCAGTCCACCCACGTGGTGGTCAACCACGTTGTGCAGGAAACGGTCGTGGTCGTTGAAGAACGTCCCACTGCCCGTCAGATCTTCAACCCCACCGGTTCGCTGCTGGGTGATCTGGCGCTGGCAGCGCTGGCAGGTGTGGGACAGGCCTTCGTCGGTAGCGAGAAGGATTCTGCCCACAACGGCGCTAACAGCTTCCGTAGTATCCGCTAACTGGAGTAGTCCAATGGCTGCGCGCCGCATGTTTGAGATCAGCGTCAATAGCATTGCCCGCTTCCATGCCACCACGTACGGTGACCCGGTGCAGGTGTACAACACAGCGCAACTGGAGCGCGTGGAAAAGGGCGTGCCGTTCAAGGCATTGTTCAACCACGACCAGGCTGTGGGTATTATGACTGACCGCGGTCTGGCACTGGTCTATGCCAGTCCCCGCCAAGGTCGTGTCTTCGGCGATGCCGATGACAGTGTCGACTGGGCAGAGGCGATGGGTCGCATCTCCCAATCTCTCAACTGAGAGCGTAGATCCAGCCCCTGGGATTCCGGGGGCTGCAGTGTACGCTTTACCCTACCCATTCCCAAGGAGCTTTACCATGAACCTCACCACCCTCGATACCGGCATGGCCATCACCTTCATCGTCATGGGCCTGATCTCGGTCGTGGCCATGGCTGTCATGAGCATGCAGATGAAGAACTACGAAACTGCTTCGATCCAGAACTGCTACATCTCTCAGCTGGCCATCGCGGTGTTCTTCGTGATGATGCTGATCCCGGCCGTGGGCTTTGCCTACAAGGGCCTGTCCTACACCGCTGGTGCCACGATGGTCATGGCGGGTATCACGGCCTTCGGCCTGACCCGTCTGAGCAACCGCGCCCAGCAGCTGCTGTCCCAGCGTTACGCGTAAACCACACCACATCCCATCACACCGACAACGAGTCGGTGCCAACGTCAAGGAGCACTACCATGCAGATCAACAACGACCTCGTGATCGCCACCGTCAACAGCGGCGAGATGTTCACCCAGCACCACATCAACCGTTCCGCCCCGATCATCGACCTGCTGTACCACGTCTTCGATCGCCTGCCGCGTCGCGAGTTCGATGAAGAATGGCATGGCCCCACCGGCTACATGGATGGCGTCCCCCGCGATACCTTCGAGGACATCGGCCTGGGCTTCTCCTCGGTCGATACCTACGGTCGTCGCATGGTGGTCCTGCCCAGCAGCACCGGCCGTCCGATGGCGTACTTCGAGCGTGCCCTGGACAGCGGCCGTGTGGCCTGCAATGGCTACATGGAAGATCTGGCCCCGAGCTGGAACAACGGCAAGACCCGTGTGCCGTCCGGCTACGCCGTGGACAATGACCAGTTCGCCGAGCCGCTGCTGCGTCTGGCCGATCCGGCATTCCTGGAAGCCCGCGCCGCGTAACCTACGCCCCAGCCCCTTCGGGGGCTGGGGTTGTCGGGGACCTCTTTTGTTTTGGTTATCCTATGGAAAGATCGTCTATCACGCAACGGAGAAGGGATATGATTCCCATCGCATTGGTCCCCATCCTGAAGAAGGTATGGGATCTGGTCACACTTCGCAACATCGCGTACTTGGTTGGCCTGATCGTTCTGGTCTTTGCCATGTACAAAGGCTACAACTGGGTCTACGACCGCGGCGCCTCTTCCCGCGATCAGGAAGTGGTTGATGCCCAAAAGGCACAGAAGGAAGCCGAGGACAAGTACGCAGAGTACAAGGGCACCTACGACAACTGGGTGGCCAACACCAAGAAAGCCCAAGAGCAATACCTGAAGGAACAACTGGCCGACGTCGCTGCCCGACAGACGCGGCTGGAAGAAGCCGAGAAGGCTGCTCGCAACAAACCCACCACCATCAAAGAGGTTATCAAGTATGTCCCTGCCCAAGTGGATGCTACTTATCGTCTGCCTGTTGGTCTTGTCCGCCTGTACGGGGAAAGTCTCCAAGGACGACCCGCCGGCTCCGATTCCTTCGTTGAGCTTCCCCAAGGCCTCGGACTCAATGTTGGAGACGCGTCCGGCCTTGCTGTGTCCGAATTCGGACGCATCGCAGCTTTCAACAACGCCGAGTGTGTCGTGCGTGGAGCGGTGATCCTGGAATGGCAGGACTGGTACAAGGTCAACAAGGCCAAGTTCGATGTCCTGCAGAAAGAACAAGCTGATTCGGCTCCCAAGGAAAAGTAGTCATGGCCAAGTGGTACCAGATGGAGCTGTTCCACGGCTCTGAACAAAAGCTCGATGTGATTCGTCCGATGGGCGTGAACATGGGCAGTCGCTTCGGTAAGCCGCACTGGGCCAGCTACTTTTGGCGCTCTTTTGAAGAGGCGCTCCACTGGGCAGTGTTCCAATACCTGCGTCGGGTGGGGAAGTTGCGCCCCATGTACCACGTTCCCACGGGTAAGTTCATCGTCACCGAGGATAAGGTCCAGCAGGTCTATCAAGCCCTGCTGAATCAAACCACCTACGTGTACAAGGTCGTGGCTCCGATTGTAGAGGTTGGGGTGGGCTCCAGTCCGGACATCCATGAGTTCACCCTGGAGAAGGACCAAGTCCCCACTGAGAGCACCGAGGTGAAGATGACTCGGTCAGTCATTGACGGGTCGATGTTGGTTTACACCGAAGCGCAGTTGAAGGCGTATCTCAACGACCTGCAAGCTGGTAAGTTCACCAATCGCCGAGGGTTCTTCTTGGGGATGCTCTTGGATCGTGATCGCGACTTCCAACGGCATCGCTACCACAAGCTGATGAACCTAGGCCAGCTCAAGCCGGGTGATGATCTGTCAGCAGTATCGTTGGAGTCTCGTCCGGCCAGCGCTTACTGGGGCGGAGAGTAATGCTGTGAAGTAAGACCTTTCGCACTAGGGGAACATCATGAATCAGTTCGCGGCAAACACACTGGCTGAGTTGCAGATCCAAAGTCAGGAAGCCGGTAACGAAGACAGCCCGGTCTTTACGGCCATGGGTTCGGTCAGTTACCGTCAGGTCAGTGAGGACGATGTGGAAGAGATGGAGCCGGAGTTGTTTACCTACGCCCAGATCACCACGGAAGCCAAGCAACCGCGTTTCAAGATGGGCGATAAGGTCTGGGTGCCGGAGTGGGATGACGACGGCGTACCGATTGATTTCTTCGAAGTGTTTGTGGTGGGCCTGGAGATCTATCCGGACTCGATCCACTACATGATCGGATTCTTCGATCCGACCGATGGTATGATCGATACGAACTTCGAATCGGTCGACGACGAAGATGCTTACGCTGAGAAGCCGGACTTGACCATTGCACAAAAGCGTGCTCAGGGCAAGCCCAAACTGAGTGTGGTCTGACATACGCCCCCACCCTTCGGGGTGGGGGTTTATGCCGCTTAAAGGAATTTGAGACGCATACTACTGTCTTACTTAGAGGCACTAAAGACCTCGCCGCCTACGCAAGGATTTACAATGACCCCTAGCCCCTCCGCACGTGCAGACAAGTTTCGTAAGGATCAACAGCTGACTGGCCTCATGAGCCTGAAGTTCAATGTGCGCATGTTGATTGGGATCTTCCCCAATGCCAACCCTGCGCAGTTTGAACAGATCATGCAGGAGTACACCGGCCTTTCAAAGGAACCGGACTTCCAGTACATTCGCAGTCGCGCAAAGGTGATGGGGCAGTTGGAGGATCTGTTGTTTGTGATCCGCAAAGACCCTGACCTGAGCGCCAAGTTCAATCGCATCTTGAGGTTGCAGCGGCCGATTGACCGCGTGACCGAGACCCGGCGCACGTTTCGTATCTATCCCACACTGGCTCGATTGGTGCTCAAGCTGATCGAAGCCGGTGCTCCCCAACAGTAACCCATTCTCGCAACGCCTACCACAAGGAAATCGCACCATGGAACAGAACGACAAGAAGGTTTTTGAACTGCGCATCGAAGGCAACCAGATCCTGCTGGTTGGCGTGAGCGGTCAGACTCTGGCCAAGGTCTTGGCCTTCCGTGCCGATACCCAGGATCATCCCGGCCTGCTGCCGCCCCAGCGCGCCATCCAGTTCGAGAGTCTGTTGCTGTCGGGCATCGATTACGAGGAGGCCATGTTCCTGATGAGCCACGTGATGACGGCACTGGAACCGAACTATCCGGACAACCCCTACGAAACGACCTACAGCGTGGTCTCCGGCGGTAAGGACCGCGTCCACCTGCCGCGTGTGGATCCCCTGACGCTGGATGCCCTCGCGTTGGCTGCCTTGGCTGAGGAAGAGGGTATCGTCATCAATGGCCTGCCGGTCATCGATCGTGAGCGTATGACCAACGTCCAAGCCGGCGCCAAGGTCTTCGCCCTCACCCACGAGAACGCCCACTCCGTCGTGCTGAAGGGCACCACCCGTGACACCGTGGGTATGGAACTGCGGGTGTCCTACAGCATCAAGGGCGACCGCATCCACCTTGACCGTGTTGTGGATCCCCAGCAGAAGCGCGCCACCGGCGAGTACGGTATCAGTCTGGCGCTGGTGGTGATCAGCAAGCTTGCCCAGCGCCCCGGTCATGCGCCGTTGACGGTGGTCAGCGGCAGTGGCTTCTTCGGTAGCGGTCTGGCGCCCCTGTTGACGGTCCAGCAGGAAGACGGCACCGTGCGGCTGCGTCCGGAATTGCTGTCGATGGCTCAGCAGTGCATCGACGAAGCCGGCTTCACCATCGTGGATGCGGAAGTCGAATCCGAACGCCCCGAACGTCGTGAATCGGAGTCGGCGGAATAAAAGCAAGAGGGCTCCCTTCGGGGAGCCCTCTCACGGAGTCCTTTTGTTTTTGGTCACCGCGAGCGCCGGCGGGTAGGCTTGCTCTGCAGGTGCGCCAAGGGGTAATCGCGCAGGAAACGATCCGCTGCTTCCTTGTCGAGAAAACGTCCCAACACTACCCCAGTCTTCTTCTTGGTAACGCGAAGTGGCAGTTCGCTGTTTTCAGCGACTTCGAATTCGACCAACTTGAGTTTCTTCTTGAAGTCTTGCGCCCTGTCGTAGGCAAATGGTTCGACTGCTGTCGACATTGTGGTGGCCCCCTGGTTGTTGCGTTTGTGCGATTAGTTGAAGTGATGGTTCCTCTCGGGACCATAGGATTACGTATTTTCTTACATACGCTTGTGATGATGTGGTGAAGGCCGCCCACTAGACGATTTCCCTGACGATTTCTTCAAAGACCGGCCTGCACTCGCGTGCTTACGATCCGCCACCTCTCGAGGCGCATCTCCAAAGACACACTTCGAAACCGGCCTCGTCCTGCAAAGGACGGGCTACCCAACTTTGGGTCGGAGCACGCAATTATCGAATGTCTGGAGTTGCAGTCCTTGGCCTCGAGCCCTGACAGATGACTCCTTACTAAGCACTCCCCCACTGACGGCTAGGGGAATAAAGTGCACGTTGAGTTGTGGATCCCTGCGAAGATCTGCACAACTCTTAACCGTCCGGCTGGCATCGCAGTCCAGCAAGTTGTACGCGCTCAGTAAGCCTCACGAATGCTTAGCTCAACAGGGCGAGCTTTCAAAGGTGCACAGTCTGTCCTACGAGTGGAAAACCCCAGGGGCTTCGGTCGCGGGGACTCACGAGGCGTCGGTCGATACCGATGGCAGGCTGGTAACGCACTGGAAGATGGAGTGAGTGAAAGCTTTAGGGCAGTACGTGTGCAGCCTTCAGTGGTTTCCTTCGTCGGAAGAGCTCCCGACTTGCGAGACTACTGCGGGAAGTACATGGGTAGGAAAGGGGTGTAGGAGCCAGGGCTGGGCGCCCTGGCTCTTATGCTGTCGAGTATGTAAAAGGTAACTGGCCAGTGCCAGAGTGTAGACCTTAAGAGAGTACGATCATGTTCGACATCGCCGCCCACCGTGGGAAGAACCTGGCACCCACCGAAGAAAACTTCGGTTCGCTGGTGAACCAGTTGAAGGAAAAGCTGTTGGTGGAAATCACTGCCGTGGTGACCGAAAGTGACGGTGACCATCCGATCTACAACGACGCGCTGCGTAAGAGATGCGACCTGTACGAAGGGGTGTTTGGCGGTGGTTTGGCGTTCATGGCCTTCGAGCTGATCTCCGGCTACAAGCTGGTACTGTTCGATGCACCCAGCTGCTGTGCCACGCATTACTTCGAGTTCCCCAAGGACGACATCGAGCACGTGGTGGGTTCGCAGTTCCTCGCCCTGTTTGCCGACCCCAACTCGGAAACGAGGGAAGAGGATGAAGAATGGCACAACGTCAAGGAATCGATCACCATGGCGCTGGTCACCAACCGCCTGATGGTGCGCTTCCCGGTCTACAACGAGCACAACGGCTATTACAGCGGCATTGACCCGGTGCTGGCCATTATCGATGACCAGGGTCGTTACGTGGGCCATGGTAATGTTCCGGCGTTCAACCTCGAAACGCTCGCCGCCACGGTCCCGTCCATCCCCTCGCCGATGGCGCCGTAACCAACCCCGGTTCAAACCCGTACTATCGGACTGAACCTAAAAGGAGTCAGCTGTGAAAGAACTCGACGAAGTACAAGTCAACCCGGTGGAGAAGTACAAGGAGCACATCCACCTGATGCTGCGCGCCCGCTTCAACCGTGACGAGGCCGAAGAGGACGAGCAGCTGGCTATTCTCGATCACTGGTATCTCCAGTGCGACGAAGTCGGCCGCAACGCCACCAATGAGTACATCGCCACGGTGATCCGCCCTATCGCCCGGGTCAACGGCATTCCCACCGAACTGCCGCCGCTGTACTCCCCCACTTAAACGGAAACACGATGTCCGAAGAAGAAATCCCACCGGCCGAAATCAAGGTCCCCTACGACCAGTTCCAGATCAGCTCCTATATCAGCTGGGTCGAGTGTAACGGTTACAAGCCCTACCTGCACATCGACACCGGTCATCCCGGTGTGCGCCTGCCGCTGGCGTCGTCCTCGAAAGAAATGGAGGTCATCAACGTCTCCACCTCGGCCGTGTACAAGATGCAATGGTTCGATGATCGTCTGGAGTTCAACGCCCGCTTTGGTGGTCGTGACTACCGGTTGGTGATCCCCTATCACGCCATCAAGGTCGTGTCCTTCGCCGGCACCCAGACGGCCGTACCGACGCCGTGGGTGAACCTGCGCATCCGTGCCGAACCCGGCACTGAGCCCACCCAGACTTCCAGTCCGGTGGAAGCGCCGCCGCGCGAAGACGTCAAGGAGGCTCCGCAGGAAACCAGTGCACCGGAGAGCGATGCGCCATCGCCACCGTCCAACGTGCGCACTGTGGACTTCCGTGCTCCGCGCAAGCCCAAGTCGTAAACAGCATAAGCCCCCGCCCAAACGGGCGGGGGCCTGTGCCGCCTTATCTAAGGCTCAATGCAATCCAGATGTACGTAGCGTACGCCAGAGCGAACGCGATGCGCAGAACGATGATCGTCTTGAGGTACCGTCGACGCTCAAGCTCAAAGAGATTGATGCGCCTTGCGTAATACCCAGAAGCTACGTGTAAGGTAGCGTCCACGAGGGCCAGATAACCAGACCACGGACAACCGACGAACTTGTGGAAGATCAGGTAGGTAGCACCACCGGCCACCAGTGCCATAACCAACACGGCCCAGTACCAGTAGTGTTCCCGCATCACCTGTTGATACCACTTGGTGTAAACCAACCGCTTGACGGCGGTGTGCTTGACGGCACAACTGATCCCCATCAAAACGGCGAGTACGCCAATGGGCAGCTGGTCGAAGAGCATGACAGACACACCTGTAGCGAGGGTCCATTCCTCATAAGGTGGGTAAAAAATCACGCGGTTGTCCTGTCCTATGTCAGAAGGAACAAATCCATGAGCAGTGACCTGATTGACCAGCAACATGTGCTGGAACACTTGGCCAAGCAGCTGGGTGAAGACGTGGCTGAGTCGACCCGTCGTGTGGAGGTGGTCGTCGTCGGTAGCGGAATGGACGTCGCCCTGCTCCGACAGATCTGTGCAATTGGCAAGGAGCGTGGTTTGGATCTTGTCATCCATGCGGAGGCACCTGCCCAACCGCTGGACGATCGCGTACTGCTGGTCAGTGATCTGGCAGAACGCAGCGCGGTACGTAGGGATCTGATCGACATCCTCGGTGGCATCCGCCTGGAGGATGATTTCCCGCTGCCGGTTTTCGACGTTGAAGCCTACGACGTACCTACCGAGCAGAAGCCGCTCAAGCATCATTCGATGCCCAAGCTCAACCAATTCATGAACAACCAGCGCAGCAAAGGTCCGCCGGTGCGCAAACAATTCGCCCTGAAACGCCCACCCCGCCGAGGTAACCGCTAATGCATCCGGAGTATCTGTTCATCCCCGTCGACCTGCCCAACAAGATCCAACGCATCACCCACATGGGCCGTGAGCCGGTAGCAACGGTGGACCTGATGGATCGGGATGTCCTTGTGGTCAGTCCCAACCCCCGAGGCGGCAGTGTGGTCATGGCCCGGGGCGTGGTCTTGATTGACTCGAGGGTCCAAACGATCCGCATTGCCAAGGCACTCGCCGGCGCTCATTGGCTACTGGCCGATCGCGCCGAGAAACACGGTCCGTATCTGCAGAACATCCTTCAGCATTCCCTGTTGAACCCCGGCCAGCTCGGTTCAGTAGGTATGTTCGTAGAGCACTGCACCGCAGCAGGCATCACCGGTAAGGCACGGCAGGTACTGATCTCCGATAAGGAAGTCATCTATCTGCTGACCATTGAACACACCGGTACGTACGAGCTGGCCCGGCTCGAAGAAGACACCCTGTACATGCACGGGGCACTGCTGACCCAACAGCAGATCGTCGACCAGTTCAACGCTGACAACCAGCGCCGCATCGATCGTGTTGGTAAGGTCTTTGACGCCTTCGGCGAAGACGGCTTTATCATGCCGACGCTGGAATCCTGATCCATCCACCCCAACCTGTGAAAATCGCACCATGAATGAAAAGTTCAACATCGGCACCGGCGGTGAGTTCGTCGCTGAAGCGCCCAAGCATCACCTGCTGCTCAACAGCCACATCAACTTCATCGTCTCCAACGAGCCGGTGGAATCCAAGGACTTCAAGGACTTCTCCGAGTTCTTGGCCAAGGTCGGCGAAGTGGCCAACAAGCAGCACAAGCTGATCAACGACGAATACGAAGAGCTGCGTGACCGCGGCCTGGCGGCGCAGAACATCAAGGAAGTGCGTGATGGCCTGGGTGACATCATCGTCACCACCGACGGCCTGCTGTACCGCCTGGGCATCCCGTACACCAACATCTTCGCCCCGGCCCTGCCGGTACTGGACCCGCAGTCGGTCAACCGTTCGGCGACCATCAACAGCATCCATGAGCGCCTGTACGGACTGGAGCTGAACCTGCGCGCCCTGCAGGATCGTCTGAACGATTCCAACTACGGCAGCCACGCTCGTTTCCTGCAGCGTATCGCCGGCACTGCCGAACAGGTCTACCTCAACGTGTACGCGCTGGCCTACCAGCTGGGCGTTGACCTGGCCGCCGATCAGCGTGCGATCTACACATCGAACCTGACCAAGTTCGACACCGACGAGTCCGTCGCCCAGCAGGGCCTGGCCAAGTACGAAGCCATGGGCGTGGCCGCCGCCCTGTACCCGAAGGAAGTGGACGGCGTGGTCTACTACGTCATCAAGTGCACCGAAGACCGCGTGATCAAGGGCCGCCCGTTCCCGGCCGGCAAGTTCCTCAAGTCGGTGCTGTTCCAGGAGCCGGTCCTCGACCCGCTGCCGGAAGGTGCCCTGCTGAACACCCTGTTCACCTGATGCGGCCGTCCGACGTCGTCAAGGCACTGTCGGAGTTCCTCTGGCAGGCCGGTGACCATAAGCGCCGTTCGGATTCGTTCATCGCCCACGGTGGCGGGGACAAGCAGCGTGAGGCCGCTGAGACCGAAGAGAACGTCAAGGAGCTGAAGCAGGAAATGCTGACCGCTCTGGAAACGTTGGAAAAGATCTGCGTCCTGCTGCCGGCTGATCGGGTCGGTACGGTGTATATCGCAGGTCCCATGACGGGACTGCCCGAGTACAACTTCCCGGCCTTCAACGAGGCTGCCGAAGCACTGCGTGCGCAAGGCGAGACCGTTTACAATCCGGCCGACCATGGCTTGGTTGAAGGTGCTCTGTGGGACGACTACCTGCGCTTTGACATTGGCAATCTGGTCAAGTGTGAGTCGATCTACCTGCTGCCGGGTTGGTCCAACTCCAAGGGTGCACGCACCGAGCTCAAGTTGGCCAAGAAGTTGGACATCGTCGTGCGCTTTGCGCCCGGTGCTGAACAGCCGCTAGACTGACAGCATAAGCCCCCGCCTTCGGGCGGGGGTTCTATGCCGATTTTCTTTTGGGATACAACTTACACTCAGACCTATACTATCGCCTTGATAGGTGCCCACTTTAAACAAGGAGCTTTACATGCTGTATATCCACAATCGCAGCTTCGGTATGGAAGTCCATCGCATTCGCAGTGACCACGACTGTACGGAAGTGGCGCACCGCAAGTTGAGTGGCAATGCGCGCCTGCAGGCTAAGTCCTACAAGGTCGGTGGGCATGAGTTCGTCGGTGCCTACAATCTCCGCGAGAACGACGGCTGCGAACTGGGTGAGTTGTACCGCAGTGAAAAGAGGGACCTGCCCCAGCCCTTCAGCATCATTTATGATCTCTACTGGCGCAAGGCCGGTGAGAAGATGTCCTTTGACGAATGGCTGGCGGTGATCCCGCGTAGTGGTCTTACGCGCAACCCGTCCCATCATGGTCTGTACTGGGACCGCGAACTGAAGCTGCATTACCTGGCCCTACCCTCGGACAAGCCGCCGGAAATCACCCCGATCGAAGAGAGTGCGGTGATCGTGGGCTACAAGGTGTTCACGCTGGCTGCACTGGTGGAACAGCGCCGGAAGAAACTGACTGGCGAATTGGAACTGCTGGGCCATTACTCGGGCCTGCTCAACGACCGGCATGTCTACGACCTCAGTCGTGTGCCGGATGAGAAGAACCGTCTGCCGTTCTCGGACTGGATCGCAGGGCTGGCTAACCGCCGCACCTAGTCATTTCTTACCGACCTGAGTCATCTTAGGCATACCTTCACCAATCAGAGACACCTATGTCCATCCTGTCTGACCGTCAGATCCTCAAGCTTTGTGACTTGGGACCGATCATCTCCTACGCCGCAATGCGTGAGGAGATGGAAAAGGACGAACAGCTACTGGCTGAAATTGAGACCTACGTTGCCGCCCTACCCAACAAGAACCATCCCAAGCTCTTCGAAGCGGCTGAAATGACCAGCCGTATCCACGATCGCTGGCGCGCCCAGCCGTTCGGAATGATTCATCCCTTCGACGCCAGTTTGATCCGCGAAGTAATCGATGAAGAAAGCGAGCGGCGGTATAACACGGCCCTTGTCGATTGGGCGAAGGCCAATCCCACCCAAGGTCCCTCGCAGGAACTGCAGGCTGAGCTCCGTGCGAAGTTCCCGCAGCAGCACCGCAAGATTGTCAGCAAGGGACTGACCTCCTACGGTTACGACGTGAGTCTGTCGGATCGGGTCAAGTTGTTCACCAACATCAACTCGGCCACGATCGACCCCAAGCGCTTCAACGAAGAAGAGTCGCTGGTGGATGCGGTCGTCAAGACCGATCCGCGCGACAACAGTCGGTATGTGATGCTGCCGCCGAACAGCTACCTGCTGGGTGTGACCAACGAGTACTTCCGCATCCCGCGCAACGTCATGGTGATCTGCCTGGGCAAGTCCACCTATGCACGGTGCGGTGCGATCGTCAATGCCACGCCGATCGAGCCGGGCTTCCACGGTAACGTGGTGATCGAGATCAGCAACTCGACGCCCTCACCCATGCGCATCTACGTCGACGAAGGCATTGCCCAGTTCCTGTTCTTCGAAGGTGAGGAATGCCAGACCAGCTACGCCGACCGGGGTGGCAAGTACCAAGGTCAGACGGGCGTCACCCTGCCCAAGGTCTAATAGGAAGGACTATGAACTTTTTCGGTAACCGCAATCTCGAGCCGCAGTCCCACAGCGTGAAAGACCAGCATGTCGTGGGCGATCAAGTCATCACCACGCATGTCTCTCCGATGGAAGCGGGTCGCACCCTCCATCTGTTGAACGCCACCGGCGACGGCGACCAAGCGCTCTATGACAAGGGCCTGTTCACGATGACCGACAGCTTGGACATCCTTTTCATCAGTCACATCCTCGATGTGGATGATGTCCTGCACCGGGTTCAGCCGTACACGCGCGTCGCCAAGAAACGCCACGACACTGTCCTGTCGGTGGTTGTGCCACTGATCGATCAGAACTTGGAACTGAAGGTAACCGTCAACACTCCCACTGGGTCGGTATCCTCCAGTGCCAACGATCGCGTCAAGGGTTTCATTCTGGGTGGCAGTCGCGGCTTTAACCGCAACATCCCCGGCCTGAACGTGATTGAGCAGCCGGCACCGAAGCGCAAGGTAGGTCGCAAGCCCAAGGTCATGGGGTAAGTTGACTATGGACAAGATCCTACGCAAGCGTCCCAATCCGGGACTACCGTACGCCATCGTTGCATTGGGGCTGCTGCTCTTTGTGGTGCTGAAGTTCATCGTGACTGTCGTGTTGGCAGCACAAGCTCAGCCTTCAGAACTCTGGCGTGCTGAAAAGGCACGCCAGGAGTCGAAGCTGCGCACCGAGAAGTGCCAGCCCACTGAGAACTTCTCGAAGGACGTCAAGGCACACAACGTCTATTCGGGGGAGACCTACTACAGTGTCCGTCGTCAGTTCATCTGCGAAGACGGCTCGGTGGCTTGGAAGTCCATCGATTAATCCAAGGCTTGGAAATGACGAAACAATACACCCGCGCTGAGTTCGCTCAGCGCTATGCGCAGGTACGTCGTGAACTGGGTGGCGGCACCACCGTGGTATCCAGCGGTGGCGCACTGCTGATGCTGGGACTGCGCAAGTCCACCGGTGATCTGGACTTGGATGTGGACGAGGCGGTGTTCAACAAGCACCGCACGCCTGCCAATACCGAAACCTTCGGTAAGGTCCAGATCGTCAACTACGCCAGTGACGTCGCGTTGCATGTCCTGGATCCGTTCCGGGAAACGCAGATCGTTCTGGGGGTGCGGATCTACAGCATCAACGAACTGATCCAGCAGAAACAAGACCTGATCGACAACCCTGCGCGTAAGCCGGAAAAGATCGCCCAAGACCGGGTCGATCTGAAGGGACTGCGTGATTTGCTCACGCGCCGTCCTCGTTCATCGAGCTGGTAATCCACAACCCTACAATAGGATACATGTCCATGGCAATGGCTGAAGATGGGGGCGGCGTTTACGTCGGCCAGAAAGTGAGTCGCCAAGGCGACATGGGCGAGGGCCTGAAGTTGGAGATCCTTCGTGAAGCCGACGGCGATCTGATCGTGAGCATCATGGGTGTGCACGACAAGTTCAGTCCCGACCACGCCATCCAGTTCTGCGTACCGGGCACGGGTGGCGGTACGAGCCGCCACACGTTCAAGGCCCTGCAGGATCTGCGGGTGGCCATGGCGTTGGACGAACAGGAACGCAAGCAGCCGATTCCCGATCGCTACATCACCGTCGTACTCTCGCATCTGAATGATGAGCGTCCGAATTACAGCGGTGTGGTCATTCCGCGTGAGGCGATGCAGGCTGCTTTCTTGAAGTTCAGTGAGCGTCTGCGCGCTAAGGGTGGCCTGCGGGTGGAGTTGGGTACTCCCAAGCCTGACCTGTTCGAGAAAGCCGACCACTACATGAACCGCCTTGTCAACACCGTGGATGAGACCAAGGTGTGCGGTAAGCTGGAGAACATCCGCATCGAAGGCAATCAAGTCGTTGCCAGGTTCACTAAGACCGGCCCCATGGCCGATCGTCTCGCCGACCTGTCGTATCCGAAGGACTACGTCTTCGGTATCCGCTACTTGAGCGGACTGGACGGCGAAGGAAAGAAGACCTTCGTGGGTCCCATGACCTGGTCGGTCGTCGCACCCGAGCGTTAACAACAAGAACTTTAAGGGGATGTAAGTGCAAGTCGTACAGATGGAGCGCCCAACGCGCAGCCGTTACTACAAGCAGGGTTACAGCAAGGGCGACATCAAGTTCCGTCAGCGGGCCTTGGTGTTGCGTTTCATGGAAAAGCATCTGGGGGAGGTGTCATTACCAACGTTTCTCACCCTGCCCGGTGAGGACTGGCTGTTTGAATTGATGGCCCTGCAGTTGTGGCCGCGTGCGGCCTTCGTGGGCGTGGAGAACTCTGCTGCCACCTACGCCCGAGGTCGACTGGCCATCCCGCGCAACGCGCTGGCCATGATCTACGATCGCGATGAAGTACAGGACCGTGAGTTCCAGTACGGGCGCTCCAGCTTCAGCTACAGCCGCATCTCCAACGGCACCTACCGTACCGGTACCTCCGTCAAGGAAAGTCGTCGTCGCTCCAATCGTTTGGTACTGATGGATGTCAATGACTACCTGACGATGTTTGCCGAAGACCACGGCGCCTCGATGCAGCAGAAGAAGGCATTTGTCTACAAGTTCCTCCACAAGCACGCAGTGTGGTTGGACTACACCGGTACGCTCACAGCCAAGACCTTGCGTGCCATCGGTCACTTGCACATGTGCATTGCCGACACCGTACACGAAAAGCCGGTGGTGATCACCGTGCGCAATGGGCGCGACAAATACAAGTCCAAGGAAGAGCGCGTAGCGGCTATCAAGGCCGCACAGCCCGGACTGGATGTGCGTCGCGTATGGACCTACAAAGGCGCAGGTGGCTGCTCGATGCTCACCGTCTGCGGCGTCATGACCTGAAGGAATTATCCATGAACGATTTCGAATCCTGCACCATCCCCAATGCCCCTACCAACCGCGTGGAGCAGATGATTGCCCATGTCAACTTCCAGTGGGCCCTCAACCGTGTCCGTCGCCGTGTCGGCAACAACAACGTCGTAGGCCTCGTCGGCCTGGTGACTTTCATGCAGGAGAACTTCCCGCGTCCGCCGCTGTCCTTCGGCCAGAAGCTGCTGCAGCCGCTGCGCCAGCTGAAGCATCGCTTCATGCTCAAGTTCTTCCCGGAGCCGATCGACGACTCCTGCCCCTGCTGCCGCTAAGGAACCATCATGCCAATGACGTTTGACGGGGACAACACCGAGTATTATCCCCGTCCCAACGGCAACTACGTGATTGCCCCGCCCGTGCCGGACAAAGAACCCGAGCCCGATCCTCCCAAGGCGGTACCGCCTCCGCCCAAGCGGGCAGGATCGTTCCGCAAGCGCATCGCCCGGTTGGCGCGCTATCTGCTCAAACGTTGAGGTCTTCTGACATGTACATCACTCTGGTACGTCACGGTCAGTCCGAATCGAATATCGGCATCCACGACCACACCGCTGCGGGCGACCACAAGGTGTGCCTGACCCCGCTGGGTTGCCAACAGGCCGAACGGGCCGGTGCAGATCTGATCCAGGAGTTTATCGGGTCGATCCATGGCGAGACCTTGATCTACTGCTCGCCCTACCAGCGTACCCGCCAGACGCTACAGCACATGCTCAAGGGTGCGTGCGATATGGACGCTCGAATCCCGCCGCCGCGGATTTTCGAAGACGCTCGACTGCGGGAGATCGAACGCGGCTACGGGGACTCAGAAGAACAGCAGGCACTGCGTCCGATCCACGGGTACTTCTACTACCGCTACGCCGGCGGTGAGAGTCCTGCTGACTGCTTTGATCGCACCAGCAACTTCTTGGAAAGCATGATGCGCCAGGTCAAGCGCAAGCAGCCCCAAGACGTGGTGATCGTCACCCATGGTCTGGCCATCCGCTGTTTTGTCATGCGGTTCATGCATCTGACGGTGGAGCAGTTCGAATCGCTGGACAACCCCGACAACTGCGACATCATCACCATCGGTCCGAAGGAAGTCATCGAAGACCCGGTGTTCGTCAGCGGACGTTGGGCGGTGTCGGGCATCAAGCTGAGGAAGTGACATGAAAACTCAACTCACCTTGCGAGAGAAAATCGCTCTGACCTCCCCACTGTATTCGGGTGTCAAGGAAGCAGTGGGCTGGACGGACGAGGAACACGCATGGGGTCGTCTGCTGACCTTGAATACGAGGGATCACCTGCGCATTTACATGCAGCTCAAAGAAGGCCGACCCTGCACGCCCGAAGAGGCTCGCCGCTACCTTGAGTTCGAGAAGTGGTTGAACGAGGTCCATCGTCCTCGCAAGTACGTTGAAGGTGGTGTGGCGTTCGAGTACCTGCGCAAGTTTGATGCCTACCTTGAAGCCAACCCTCATTTGAAGATTGAAACCCCGTAACCTGCCATGATCATCACCCCTGAAGAAATGATCCCTCGGTTTGCCAAGATCCGTCAGTATGCGGTGTCCACGATCAACTACCACCGTGCGTATATCGAACGGCAGTTGGGTGTGGCCTTCCCGGGTCTGACGTTCCAGATCATCCGCTGGGAGCGCATCAGTCGTTCCCAAGCGCAGATAGAGATCAAAGTGACCAAGGACGATCTTGTCCAGAACATCGAGTTTGAGCAGGCCTGCAAACGCATCCCTTCGGTGGAGCCGCAGCGTATGCCCAGACTCTCCATGAATCGGAGTAATTATGCCAGGTTTTAAACCCCATGAGGTGCGGTCATGACCCGTCGTCGTGTTTGCACCGGACAGGTACCCTTGTCCGTGATCGCAGCGATGGCACTGGCGGCACATGCTGGAGTGTCGTCCGCTCGTCCTACTGGCCATCGTCCTGAGGATGATGCGTACGACGAGTCCCAGCACACCGGTGGCCGTCGGGACTACGAGCGGGATCAACCCGAAGCGCAGGAAGATCCGGGTGACACCCGTCCGGAGTGGCAGAAGATCGGTGACCGCAAGGGCCGTTCTCGCCCCAACAAGAGCCGTCGGTGATGGCGGCGCTCGACGGCGCCTATCGGAAGACCCTGCCCACAACCGAGCGGTGGTCTTACGACTTCCAAGAAGAGCGCAAACATCGTAAAGCGCTGGAAGAAAAGTACCCGCCTGACCGCCGCCCCGAATGGCAGAAACTGCGTGACCGTAAAGGTCATTCCCGAGTTATGAAGAAACGCAAGTGATGAAACGTAATCCCCGTAAAGATAGCAAAAGCAAATGGACCGATGAGCATGTCGTACGTTACGATTTGCAGTATGACATCTACTGGGTGGGTTCTGAGTTTGTCAAGCGCGTCGAGAAGCTGGTAGGTGTATTGCGACCCTTGTTGCATCGGCAAGGTTATGCCTTGTCACAGCAGCAGGTGGATTGGCTCCACGACAATAACTACATCATCGCCTGAGGCACGCATGTCTGAGTCCAATGAAAAATCCTTCGCCCAGCTCTGGGCCGAACGCGATCCCAACAAGACCTCCACCTTCCACGGTGGTAATCGAGTGCCGCTGCAGTTGGTCATTGCCGGATCCATCGAAGATGCGATGAAGTGCGCCAGCGTGCTGGGCGCGCCGATGGCCAACTCCCTGGAGTCGCTGTTCAACGCACACGGTATCCAGCTGTTGCCGCCCCATGGCCAGACTCGCTCCGGTTACACGCGCCGCCTGAGCAACATCATCGAACTGCTCAAGCAGGGCCAATCCGGTGTTTACGTGGCTGCATCTGACCGCAAGCCTGACGAAACCCTGGTCGAGCTGGTTTACCGTTACAACTGGCCGGAGAAGCTGCTGTTCCTGTCCGATGAGATCTGGCTGTGCCGCGACGGTACGGCTTACCCCATGCGAGTGAAGGACAACTCGCGTGTGGCGTTCGACTATTCGCAGGCCAAACTCATCGAAGGTTCCGGTCACGCGATGTGAGTGAAAATTCACGTGGCTGAATGAGCGTATAGAACTACTCCAAGGACCTGTCATGCCCAACTGGCTTTTCAAGACCCTGCTCACCCTGGCACTGTTGGTGGTGGACGTTGCAATCGTCGCCCAGATCTTCCAGTACTGGGCAGGGATGATGTACTTCCCGCTCATCGGTACGTTCGTAGTCGCCGCTTTCCATCTGGCGGTGTTGCTGGTGCTCGTCACCGTCCACGTGAAACTGATCCAATACAAGAAGGCTTAACCACCCATGTTCCGCACGCTTCCCTTCCTGCTGTCCCTGTTGCTGGTGCTGTTCGTCGCCGGCTGTTCCCGCGCCCCGTCCAACGTGATGGTGATCAACACCACCGACTGCGGCAAGTCCTGGTCGCTGATTCCCACCGGCTCCACGATCCCCAAGAACACCGGCAACTACTGCGGCTACAACATCACCTTGCCGGACTACCCGATGCAGGGTGAAGCTGAGTTCCGCACCCAGTTCGCCAACAACGTGCTGGTGAAGGTCCAGATCAGCTACGACTACCAGATCGTCGACGCGATCAAGTACATCAACTTTGCCAAGTTTCTGGGCAAGATGAAGGACAGCACCTCCGACGCCGGCGAAGCCAATGCCGATGACAAGGGCAAGTCCAAGTACGAAGCGGCCGAGAACGTGGTCATCGACGTGCGCCTGCGTGAGCTGGTGACCAGCACCACCAATACCGAAGACATCGTCAAGTTCAACCCGTCTGCGTATGAAGATGAGCTGTTCAAGCGTGCCAATGATGCGCTCGGTGAGCGTGGCGTGCGCCTGAACTCGATGACCTTCGTGATCCTGCTCGAAGACCAGACCCGTATGGCCATCGATGCGGCCACGGCAATGGCCGTGTACGAATCCAAGGGCATGGGTGAACTGGGCAGGCAGCTGACCATCGCCCGTGCCGGCGCGACCCGTGTGGAAGTCCACACCGACGGGTCGGATAAGTAAAGCCCATAGGCCCCCACCTTCGGGTGGGGGTTTATGCCGTCAACAATACGTCAAAGGCTACATACCCGCAGTATCACATAAGAGAAGGAGTACACCATGGAACGTCTACTGGCTGTCATCGGTGGCTGCACCCTCGTTTATGCCGCCATCAAGCTCAACAACTGGATCGTGGCCGTACGGGTGGATGACGCCCTGCGCAACCGTGGCATCGACCCGCACAAGAGACCCGCATGACCATTCGTCAATACACCGCCGCCCTGAACCTGCCCAATACGGGCCCGTTCATGAATCTGCAGTACGAGAAGATCAAGGCCCGCAGTAAGAAGGACGCCAAGGTCAAAGGCGAAGAACTGGCCAAGGAAAAGCAGGGTAAGTTGCTGGCGGTGTATCCCAAGTCGATGAACGAAGGTGTGCGCAAGACCTTGCGCGCTGGTCATCGTAACATCAACCCGCATCTGCGCCCGTCGTTCGAGCTCAAGCACCGGCATAAAGGCCGGCCCCTCAAGGGCCGGCGCAATGTCCCTTACCCCAAGCGCAATGTCTCCATCCGCATCACCAACGTGGAGTTGTAAGCTGTGACCATCAAGAAGACTTACCAGATGCAGATCGACTACGTCGACGGCCGCATCGAACACGTCGAGCGCAAGGGTAAGACTCCCACTGAGGCGCTGAACAATGCCGAGCAGGAGTTCACTGACGCTTACTACGTTAGTGTGTCTGGTCGTAAGAACGATTCGCGCTGGCGGCGTTACTACAACAACTACGAGAACACGCCAAACTTCCCGCACAACGAGGCTCGATTTGGTGAGTACGTCTACCTGCACAAAGGGCGTCCTGCCAAGGGCCGTAAGGCACTGCCCAAGCGTCGTTATGGTGCTAGGGCCATCTACCTCACCATGACAGCGCACTTTGACCAGCCGGTCACCAAATTTCTCAAAGATTGGATAAACGCTCTCGTCCCCGATCTCCCCGAACAGGTAATGATTCCATGACCAGTACCGCCCTGCAGACCCAGATGGCCCATCACCCCGCACTGGCGGCCAGTGTGAGTGCCATCCGCACCAAGCTCAATCTGACCTACACCGAGCAGGTCTACGGTAAGGCACTGGCCGAGCTGGTCGGTACCAGCTTTGAACCGCTGGCCGGTATCCGTGTTACGTTCCTGCCGGTCATCGAAGACCACGTCACCCAGCCGCAAGGTTCTAGCAACCTGATCTTCATGGCCCAGTACATCGAGTACCTCACTGGTCGCCGCCGTACGCTGGCGGCCACGGTGGAGCTGGTGGACGGCTACGTTCCTATCGGTGTGGAGAACCAGGCCTTCGAGGATTCATTGCGCCGTTCGGTGGAAGGTCTGTTCAACGAGTGTGGATACACTTTGGAAGAAGAAGCTCCCGACGGCCTTCGCAAGATGAACTCGGTGCAGCTGGGTCACGCGTTGTTGGAATACCTGTTCATGCCTAAGACGGTGCTGGCATCCATTGCCAATATCGATCTGGACAAGGTGGAGGTGACGGTGGAAGACGGCGCCGTTGTCCTGCGTACCCCGGTGGCGATGCTGCAAGGTTCTTCGCACCCCAGTGCGTTGTACCTCTCTCGTTCTTTGGGTGGATGGGGTCCTGAGGAGTTTACATCGGCGGAATTTAACGTAATTCGCCGTGATGCCCTGGGTACGCTGTCCAACTTGTTGGAGGGTAAGAACCTGTGGCTGGAAAAGGCCCGCCTGTCTGAAGGTACGTTCGGTCGTACGTTTTTGACGGACGAAACCGAGCTGACCAACCCCTACGCCACGGTCGTCAATCCTGACCATACCGAAACCCTCCAGCTCTACCCCGACTATGCCGTGGTGCTTTCGATTGACGAAACGCCCCGCAACTACCTCATCTGTCTGCCGTTAATGGCCAGTGGTGTGCTGGATGAGCAGGGACTGACGGTGCGCATTCCATTGGATCTGTCAGCACCCTTCACCAGTGGCAGGGTCGTGATCGAGTGTCCCGACGACTGGGTCGAACTGTGCGTTCGTGGTGTCATTACCGCAACCAAAACAAAGGTGGCGGAAAATGGGTACTCCTCCGACCTGGAGACGGTGGGTCAAACGCGTGGGAAGGCTCGTCCTGCACAGATCATTTACATCGAGAAGTTGCAGGATGTGGTGACTGCTGCCGCAGAGAAAGCCGCCGAGCGTGCAGAGAAAGCCGCCGAGCGTGCAGAGGAAGCGCGCCGCGCCGAAATTCGCAAGGCCGTGGAAACTCCCAGCCGGTACAGCGAAGCCATCGAAGTTGAGGACGTGGTGGAGGTTCCGCCCACCCCGCCGATCCACTATGGCCTGCTCACCCGTCTGCGCGTGGCCGCACAGGCATTCACCAACCCCGGAATCTGGAAGAAGGACTGATGAACACCTCCAAGCTCCCGATTGACTTCAAGAAGGCCCCGGTCTTTGACATCCTCGGCCAACTCGGTCGCCATGCGCCCCTGGACCTGATGGGTCCCAAGCCGTCGCGCTTTACCAGCCCGATCGAGCAGAAAGAAGCTGCCGCTGCCGTACGGCGACTGTGGGAACGCGTGCGTGACCAGGGCGCGGCGGTGGTCTTCCCTACCCGTGAGTACATCCGCCGCGATTGGAATGAGGCGGATTTTCTGGTGACGATCGATTCGCTGGGCATGCACGAAGACACGCCCAAGCGTCTGCTGTCGCTGTCGCGCACCCCGCAAGGCAATTCTGCAAGGCCGGTCTTCAAGCTGGCCTTTGACCCGCAAGCTGCAATCCAGGACAACCATGACTAAGAGCCTTGCCTCCCTTGTGGGATCGGATGTGATGTTTGACCGCGCCAGCAAGGCGGTTGCGCACTCCAACTACGCCGTTCTCCAGAATCGTTATTTCGAGGAGAAGTTCCCGATCAAGATCACGGAGCTGGCCGGACGTACGTTTACCCCGTTGGCCGGCTTCACGGTCACCATCAGTGACGTTCTTCCTCACAGCCAGATACGCAAGGCACGCGTGGACGATGTCATGCAGTTCGGCTATGTGGAGTATGCCACCGGCTATCGCCTGGGTGTGTACCTGACGGTGGAGCTGGATGAGGACTACCTGCCTCTCGGAGTAGAGCGCAAGGCCTTCACCGATGCGGTGGCGGTGCAGGTGGAAACCATCCTCAACACGTGCGGCTATACGCTCAACGAGACGCCGGTCATGGGCCTGCGTTCGGTCTACGGTGTCAACTATGAACAGTGGGACTACTTCACCCGACTGTTCAACGTGGATGAGTACGCCAAGTCCCTGTTGAACACCCAGTTGGGCCCGGATGTAATTCCGGAGTTTGGTGAGACCGACACCGAATTCCACTTTAGTGCCGTGGTCCCCGCGATCCCCTTGAATGGAGGATTGCTGGTGCATCGCAATGCGCTGGGTCGCATGGTGGAGCTGGAGGATCGCAAGATCTACCTGAACAGGGAAGCAGGTCAGTTGCTGATCGAAGTGGATCACATGGAGAGCTGGAAGTATAGGCTCGCATTCACGTCCATTGAAAAGATGCCGCATTTGCTGAAGGGCGTTCGCTCGCCCGTGCGTGTTGAAGGTCAGCGTGTCATTGTTCAGCAAGAGCGTGATTGGAAGAATCCTCGTTTGGAGGATGAGATCGTTCTTGATCATCCGCAGGATTGGTTCTATCTCCAGGGTAATCGCAAGAATACCGAGGCGTACGGTTTGTCCCTGTCGATATATGTGACTGACAGCATCGATCACATCGACAGGGCCTTGCTGGTTGCGATCAATGCCGCCGTGCCGCGTCTGCTGTCCACCCCGCAGTTGAAGGAAAAGCCTGCGTCCAAACCGCGCCGTACGTTCCGTCGTTGGGTCGCCGACGGTTTCCGCAGTTTCGCTAACTGGTTTGACAAGTAAGGAGTAAGAGGGTGAGCAATCGTTTTCGCATGACCATCTATGTCACCCTCGAGCGGCTCATGGAGTTGCTGACCCCGTATAAGGGTCAGCTCTCCAATGCCGAGGTGTTGGACTTCATTCCCCGCTTCAACGCGGTGGAGGCTGACAACTTCATCTGGGAGATCAAGCTCGATGTCCCGCATGCTCCTGAGGAACACAACCCGCACGTCAATGGCATTGACTTGATCATTGATGAGTACTTCAACATGCACCATCCCGAGGAGCAGTCTTCGGCGGTGCTGGCACGAGAGGTGCGCACCCTGCGTCGCCTCTTTGGAACCGTCAACAGCCACGGCCTTCTCTACACCGACGATGGTGAGATGTCCGACAGCTCCCAGACTCCGGCGATCGATTACCGCCGCGATTCTCTGGCCACCATTCAGGCCAAACTCAAGCGCCGCGCCGAGCGGGCCGCTTACTACAAACAGCACGGCAAACTGCCGTAGGAGAAATACCATGGGTGCTCACAGCACTGTTTATATCGCCCTGCCCGTTGCCCGCAAGCTCTATCAGGAGCATGTCGGCTCGGACGTGGAAGTGACCCACAAGCAGCTGGAAGACTTCTACGATCGCGTTCTGGATGAGCGTCTGCACAACTGCATTCTCGTGCAGGAAGACGACGAGCGTCTGAAGCCGGGTAAGTACTTCGACGACTCGATGTCGGAGTGGGCGTTGAAGGGTCACCTGCTGGAGTATCTGGCCGACAACCCCGGCGAGCGACACAACAGCGTCACTGGCGAGAACGCCATGCTGCGCAGTCTGCTGGCGCGGACCTACTCGGGCCTGCCCACCGGTGTGGATTTCAACAAGGACAGTGCTGCGGAGATCGAGCGTAAACTCACCAACTACCACACCGGCGTGGCGGCTCGCTCCGGCGGCTACTACCAGCCTCAGCGTGTAGTGTCCGACGCGAATGGCTTCTCCAGTCAACAGACCCAAGAAGCCGAACAAGCCAGCCTGCGTGGCTAAGGAGTAACCATGGTCGCTGTACTGAAAGCAGAGAAGATCACCTGGTGCATGAGCTGCAACCCTACCTTCTGGGTGGGGTCGAACAATCTGCACCATGGGCGCTTCTTGTTCCGTCACAAGGGCAAAAAGCAAAAGGGCAAGCCGAACTACCCACCCACCAAGTTGGTCGTCAAGACTGACCGCAGGTGGCAGCGGGCAGATCGGGGTTGGCGTATCCGTGAACGTGACGAGCGCCGCCAAGCACGTCGCGACTGGACGGCAGCCATCAAGAAGGAAAACGCACATAAGCGTCGTGAGCGGTTGATTGCTCGTTCGCCCAACGTGGTCCACCTGTTCATCGACAAGCACTCGCGCTTGTTCTCCAAGGGGTAAGCGATGGAAGTCTACGTCTATTGGACGTTGGGTGCGATCTTGCTGTATGGGATCATTGCACGCACCATCTACTACCACACGAATATACGTGAGGGAGAAGCGTGGGTGTGGCCGGTCTGGGTCGGTGCGTGGGCGGTACTGTACTTTGCGCTGGCCTTGTACGCCATCTACTGCGGTACGGCCATCGTCTACCACAGGGTGCGTGGGTGGTATTACACCATCACCTTGCGGATCTCGTTGTGGCGTCAGAGGCGGGCGTACATCAAGCGTAGCTACAAGGTCGAGCTCTGACGGTATATACCCCCGCCCTTCGGGGCGGGGGCTGTGGGGCATTTCGTTTTGGGATTCAAGCAGATCTCACAACTAAATTATCCACTTGATCATCCATCTTCTTAATTGAGAGACCCATGTCTTACTTCACTGTAGTTGCCACGGACAGCAAGACCGGACACGAAAAGCGCTACACCGGTATCCGTGCGCCCAGTCAGGCAGAAGCCATCAAGCAGGTTGCCGTCAATGGCAACAAGCACATGGTTTACAAAGCGTGGATGTCCAAGTACGGACGTGATGAGAATTTCAACGAATGGGTGAAGCAATCCCAGCGTTCCTTCTGGGCCGCACTGGCCCGGCGTGGACGCAAGGGACATCGCCGCCACCGCAGTCACTACACCGAATTCCTGCGCGCCTGGCAGATCGGCTGTGACCAATGGAGTACCACCGCCTCGGTCTTCGGACTGACTCGCCCCAACAAGGAAGTACTGAATGACTGAGCGCCCGCTCGCTGAGATTACCTCGCCCGATGAAAACTGGTGTCGTGCTTCTTACGACTCTATGTTCGCATTGGCCAATCGCCTGCACGGTAAGCAAACCGATCGTGCCGGTGTGTCCTATATCGTCCACTTGCATTACGTGGCTACCCGTCAGCCTACGTACGCCGGTCGGGTGATTGGACTGCTCCATGACAGCATCGAAGACAACTGCATCACCGCCCTGCAGTTGCGCAGTATCGGTGTGCCCGAGTCGGTGATCCAGCGCATCGAGGCGTTGGCTAAGACCCGTGACGAGCAGTACGAGGATTACGTGGCTCGGGTAATCACCGACCAGACCATGCGCTTGGTCAAGAAAGCCGACCTTGAGCACAACATGACCTTGACCCGTCTCAAGAATCTCGCCGCCCGGGATCTGGAGCGTGTCCAGAAATACCATCGTGCGTATGCACTGATCCAGGAGTACGACCGTGTCCGATAAACCGCTGCATAACGGGGCCAGTCCACTGTCCCACGCCCTTGGCTTTGTCGGCGAGGAAGGAAACGAGATCGCTCAGGAGATCTTCAAGATCCTGCGCTTTGGTCTGCTGGACAAGCGCCCCAATGCACCCGCTGCAGAGTGCAACCTCAGGCTCCTGCAAAAGGAGCTGTGGGACCTGGTGGCCACTGTGCGGGTGGTCAATATGGAACTGGAGGCCGTTGGTCTGGAACCGCTCACGCTGGACAACGAAACCGCCATCCAGAACAAAATCACCAAGCTGGCGTACTACGGTCACCGTGCCCTGTGCAACGGTACGCTGGCCGCACCGCTGCTGATCATGCCCACCCAATCCCCGGAGTAATCGATGTCGCAGAACCCTTCGTACACCCGCCTGTTCACTGCCCTGACCGAAATCGAAAAGACGGTCAATGGCGCCTACGAGGCAGTGCCCATCCACCGCGATGATCTGGACGAGGCCCTGCAGAAGATCCGGGACGTGGCCCGCAACGCGCTGGAACCGGAGCCGTTGGTGATGGATCTCCAAACCCGTAGCGTGGAGGCCAACGGTCAGGCGCTGGGCCGTGCAGACCGCGAAGTGCGTGACCCGCTGAACTACCGGCACATCGATGACTTCCTCGATGATCCGATGATCCAGTTCAAGCATCCGGAACTGAAGTACGTCAACTTCTTCCTCGCCCATGCGCGCAAGTCGGCCTCGGATCGTCTGATGCACGAGCCGTTCATGCAGCAGTTCCAGCTGTTTGCCGACTACGAAGGTAAGACCTACCAGATCACCGGCGCCAGCAGGCTGGGCGACATCTGGCTGACCGAGGACCACAAGAAGGGTGCCCAGTACAGCCACCGTGTCGAACCGGACTTCCGCAAGTTCTCCAACTGGCGTGATAAGGCCAACTGGGCGTTGTCTTTCGACGAACGCATGATCCTGGCCAAGGCTGCCGGCTGTACCGGTGAACCCAAGCGCAACCAGAAGGCAGCCGATTACCTGAACAACTGGATGCGCAGCAATGCGATCCCGGTGTGGTATTGCGATGCCACTGCCGAGCAGCGCACCACGCTGCGTGAAGCCAAGATCGCTGCGGCTGAAGAGGAGAGGCGTCGTCGTGAAGACACCAATTACCGCGCGTGAGATTGAAATGCTGATGTGGTTGGCTGGGAAGTCTCCCAGCGGGATTTACTTCAGCACTATCGAATCGTCCGAGTTTGAGGTGGTGCCCACCTTCCCGTACCACATCTTGTCCTTCGTGTCACATCACGTGGACTTTGAAGGCTACGACTTCTTGGTGGACATCCCGTTCACCAAGGAACAGGCAGCCATTGAACACGTCGAGCGGCACTGTGACACCGACTTCCATCAGGCGCTGGATGAACTGATGGTGGACATGTGTCGTGCGCCGCTGCCGGCCCGTATCCCGATGGGTGACAACCGGGGTATGACTACCGAGCATTACAAGATGCTCTTGGATTTGCTGGTGGACGAACGTCTGTACTCGCTCACCGGCATTCCCAAGTACGCTCCCAAGGAAGGACTTGAGAGCGACTGGTATCTCGGCGTGCATTGCAATGACACCTTCTTCTGGGCATCCAGTGACTCTGAGTTTGTATCGCTCAAGTGGTTGCCGGCAATGCACGAAGCCTACAAGCGCTGGGACTGGCACGGCATCACGGCCGTGGTTTCGCTGCGCCGTGGTGAGATGGAACCGATCCGTCCTGCCAACACCCCGCAATATCAAGAAGCCCTCGCGTGGCTGAAGACTCAGGAGCTCGACAATGGATGGGGTCCCTAAGAAACCCAAGAAGCCGGCCAAGCCGGAGAGTATGGCCATCTACCACGGCGTGATCGAGCGTATGTTGGCGGCAGGTCAAATGGATCCCAACCGGCGCGAACATATCAAGTTCCCCAACATGTACTTTGAAGGGGTGACCATCGGACACATTAAGCTGGCCAATGCGGCAGCGGTGTACATGGTACGCAAGGGTCTGGCTTCAATCGCCGAAGCTGCGCGCTGCGTAGGTGTGACAGATTCACGGATCGCGGACTGCATGGCGAAGTGCCGACGCATTCATCTGGCCCGGGCCTACTGGGAAGAGAAGTCAAAGCGCTTGGCCTATCAGGTTGGTTTCGTTTACACCGTGATCGATGGCAAAGAGCTGACCGAGGCGTTGTTCACCAATGCGGCCCACTTCGACTGCTGCAGTGAAAATAGGAAGTGGGTTGATCCGACTGAAGTCGGTCAGTACGAACTGAGGGTAATCTGGCAAGACGCCGTCAAGGTCGTCAACAAGGCTCCGGCCGATTGGATCGTGATGACGGTCAAAGACGCCGATGGACTGCACTTGGGTGTGGGCCTGCGTCGTCGTCAGCGGCTCATTGTCAGCCCCAACTATCGACTGCTTGCACTGGCAGCCGAAGCTGAGGAACACGATGTGAAGTACAGCCTGCTGGAGCAGCTGAACAAAGCGGACTGAATAAATCCCCTGCCCTTCGGGGCAGGGGTGTATGTCGTTTCTTATTTTTCTCCCCTATGGAATAGGGAAGTAACCGATGGTCAGACCTATACTATCGCTTTGACCCTTCATACCCCAAGGACATCCTTGATGAACACCGAAACGACCGCACCTGCCTCTGTCCCTGAAGAACTGCTGACCCGCCATAGCGTCCTCTCCCAGTGGATTGCTGAGAAGGGCTTGCGTTATGATCAGCACCGCCGGGTGATCTCCTCGGCCCTGACGCCGTTTGGCTTCCGCCCCATGACGCTGCCGCGTCTGGTGGCGATGTACATGGCCCGCCAAGGCGAGGTGTCATTCGACATGGGACATGCGATCGCCGATGAAGTCGAGCGTCGTGAGCAGGTGCGCCGTGCAGAACTGGAGGCTCGTCAGCGCAGGACATCCCGTACGCCGGCCATCGTTCCTTCCAACGTTACCATCGACCTGACTTTTGAAGTCGATCAGGAAGGTGAGATCCTCGATGAGGTTTTGGCCAACTACGCCGCTGCTGAAACCGGCTCGCACCTGCGCCAGTCTTTGCTGGCAGCCCGCCTGTGCCCTTCCGAATGGGGCTTGCTGGTGGCACGCCACAAGACCTTGGGGATTGTGGCGGTGTGCGTGGCTGGGTTGGATGCGCCGTACAACATCGACTTCCATTGCATGCTGCTCAGCAGTGATCTGACCTACGTCAAGCACATGTTCTACCAGTACGACAAGACCTTGCTGGCCGATCGCCGCGAGCGTCGCTATCTGTATCTGGCCCTTCAGAACCTGCGCACTCTCAAGTAACTCCGAGGCCTTATGACCCGCGAAGACTATCAAAAGCTGGTGGTGGCACTGGCCGCTGCCCACCACGCTTACCACACGCTGGATGCCCCAGTGATGGCGGATGCCGATTACGATCAGCAGCTCAAGCAACTGCGTGAGATCGAAGCGGTCCATCCGGAGTGGAAGGCCAAAGACAGCGTCACCGATAAGGTGGGTGGTCAGATCAAGCGCGGTCTGTATCCGGTCCGTCACAAGACCCCGATGCTCTCACTGGACAACGTCTTCAACGCCGCCGAGCTGCAGGACAAGCTGGCCACGTGGGGACTGAGCGATGGTGACATCGTGGACACCTCCTGGAAATACGACGGTCTGGCGTGCTCGCTGTTGTACAACGCATGGACGCTGGTGGAAGCTGCCACCCGTGGCGATCGCTTTGAAGGTGAGAGCATCTTCCACAACGTGCGTGGTTTTGACTCGGTGCCCAAGTCGCTACCTGCGCAGCGTGCCCCGGATGGATTGGAGGTGCGTGGTGAGTTGTTGATGTTCAACGATGAGTTCGAACGTTACAACGAGCGGTTGGCTGCACTGAACCGTCCCAAGGCCATCAACCCACGCAATGCTGCTGCCGGTATCGCTCGTCGCCTGAACAGCGAAAAGCTCCCCGGTGCCCAGCTGGTGTTCTTCCCCTACAGCGTGCAGTATCCCGAAGGTGGACAGCCGGCCGGTCATCAGGAGTCGATGGCCCAGTTGCAGTTCTGGGGCTTTGCTGACCTGTGGCTTCCGCCGCCGCTGGTCTATGACAGCAAGAACCACGAAGCGCTGATTGACTACCTCGACGCCCGTCAGAAGGCACGCAGTGGATTGCCCTTCGGTGTGGATGGGCTGGTGTTCCGTGTCAGCAACTACGCCCGTTGTGAAGAGCTGGGCTATACCTCCCGCGCACCACGTTGGGGTATCGCCTACAAGTTCCCGGCTGAGGAGAAATCCACGGTCGTGCGCAACATCCGCCTGCAGATCGGCCGTACCGGTAACGCTACGCCGGTGGCGGAAGTGGATCCGGTGGAAGTGGGTGGTGTCACGGTGACCAATGCCACACTGCACAACGAGGACCACATTGCCCGACTGAACATTGCCATCGGTGATCGGGTCCTGATCCGTCGTGCTGGTGACGTCGTGCCGGAAATCGCTGCGGTGTTGGAGCGGCCGCAGGAGCGTGTATGGTGGGCCTTCCCCACCAACTGCGAATGTGGTGGACAACTGACACGCATCAACGGTCAGGCCAATCACGTCTGCACCAACGAAGACTGCGACTTCAAGATCCTGCGTGGGTTGGAGCACTTCGTTTCCCGCAACGCCATGGACATCGATGGACTGGGCGAGGAACTGCTGGAAAAGCTGTACATGGCCAACAAGGTACGTTGGTTCCAAGAGCTGTATACCCTAAAACTTGAAGACATCTTGGAGGTCACCAGCGAAACCTCCACCCGTTATGCGCAAGCGATCATCGAGGCGATCAACAAGAGTCGCACCACGACGACCCGTCGCTTTCTCTATGCGTTGGGCATTGCCAATGCAGGTGAGGGCACGGCCAAACGCCTGCATGAGTATCTGGGTTCGTTCAGGGCGGTCTACGGTGCACCGATACCGGTGCTCAAGGCCATCCCGGACATTGGACCGGTGGTTGCTGAGAGCATCCGTGATTTCATGGAAGGTGCGTGGTGGATCGTGGAGCTGGAGCGCAACGGCGTGTTGAAGTTCACCGACGAGATGGGTCCTTCTCCGGAGCTGTCAAAGTTGGAAGTTCCGCAGTTGCTGAAGCTGGCTGGGATCAAGGGACTGAACGCCAAACGGTTGGAGCAGATCCAACGCTGGGCACATCACTACGGTTGGTGGGAGATCTTGCCGCCTGAAGTGGAACCGTTGCCGGAAGAAGAGCACGCTCTGGCCATGCTGTTCTCACAGCAGTGGGAGGAGCAACTCCAGCAGGTTGCCAAGGCGGTGCAGTTCATCAAGTACTACGGCCGGCAAGTCCGTCAGGTCGAAGGTAACCAGCCGCTGGCCGGTAACACTTACGTGATCACCGGTGGGTTTGATGATACCTTTGGCACGCGTGAGCAGATTGGCAAGCAGTTGGAAGATCTGGGGGCCAAGGTCTCTAGCAGCGTCTCGGCCAAGACCACGGCAGTGATCGTGGGTGAAAGTCCGGGCGCCAGTAAGCTGGACAAGGCCACTGCGCTGAGCATTCCGGTGCTCTTCCATAACGACCTGCGTGAGTTGCTGTCCAAGCACTCGCAATAAGGCATACGCCCCCGCCTTCGGGCGGGGGCTGTAGAGAGGACGCATGGAGATCTACTATTCTTTCCTCAATGAGGCCCGCCTCGGTCAGCTTGACCACTTCGTTGTGTTCTACCAGCTGGCATCCAGTGCCAAGTCCATCGAACGCTTGGCCCGCATCCGCAGTCCACTAGGACAGTTCACCCCGATGATGACTGAAGGTCCTTTCCGGGACCTGATCGATTCGTTGGAAGTACAAGACTATCCGCAATGGGAAGCCAACCGCTTCTTTGCCTTTGATCCACTGACACAACGGTTCAGGCACTTGGGTGTCCACGCTGGGCGTGCTACGGCACTGCTCAACGCCAAGCTGACCGTAGGTAAGGGTGTCCGTGTGGTTCTCGATGGTATCGAAGCCACCTCTTCCTTACACGAACTTGAGCACGCCAAGGTCAACCAGATTCCTCGCATCTGGGCTGACTGGCGACGGTTCACCAAACGCAATCCATAAGAGAGACCCATGAGCAACGTAATCGACATCAACGATCGCCTGGCCCGCCGTCAGCGCGACAATGACTTCAAGGAAGTCGGCCAGTTGGTTCGCCGCATCCTCGAGACGGCCATGGTCGACAGCGACTGGCCCCACCTGTTCGCCGGAGTCACTCAGCTTCCGATCATGGTCGACTGGCCCGATCGCGAATGGGCCACCTTCCGCCTGGATTCTCACCAGCTGGAGAAGGGTCCGGACAACGAACTGTTCGGAGCAGTCTACAGTTTCAACACCGACTACCGCCGTCAGTACGTGCCCGAGTTTGGCAACCAGACCATCGTCGAGATTCTCTCGATGCGTTTGGTGATGCGCGATGGCATCATCAAAAGCCCCGGTGTCGACGACTACACCAAGCAGGCCTTGATGGACAAGCTGTTGGATTACGCCAATAGCTTCTCGCAGTTCACCAACACCAAGTTCGCTTTCCAGTTGGGCTTCTTGTCCAACCTGTTCAAGAACAACACGATCATCGCCCCGAACGTGCGTGACGTGGATGGGAAGTGGGAGCTGACGGTGTGTGTCCCGGCGAACAATCCCGAAGCGGGCGCACACATGGTGGTGACGCTGACCTTCGACTTCCTGCCGCTGGTGTTGGATCACATGGCCACGCAGTTCGTGCTGCAGTTGCCGGAGGACCAGGTCTAATGACGCTGATCGTCGTGGACAGTGGTCTGGTGCTGGCCGATTCCAATCGGGCCAGCTTTGCGGAGGGTAAGTTTCAGCAGACGGGCAAGATCACGCCCTACGACAAACCCATTCGCAAGTACAGCAAAGCGCTGGGCATTGAAGATGTGTTTGTCGGATTCTCCGGCACCGGCAATGATGAGGTGATCGAATACGCCGGTAACTCATTGAACAACGATCTGACGTTGGACGCATGGAAGGAGTGCTACCGCTACGTCGATCAGTTGCGCTTCATCAACAGTATCACCACCTGCGCGATCATGCTGTTTGGCATGCGTGGTACGTTGTTCCTCAATGTGGTCTCCGGCGAGGTCACCATGACCTACGAGCCCTACAACGATTTCAAATTCGTCAGCATGGGTTCTGGTCAGGCCGCCTACAAGCGCCTGCGCACTGAACTGGGCGATGATGCCTGTCCGGTGCGTACGATGCAGGGCGTCTTTGTGATGGAACCCACCTGCGGCGGCGCTATCGAAGTCTGGGCACTGCCCACTGCCACCCGCGGTAAGAACTCCCACCTGCGCAGGATTACCGTCCACGGTGAACTGCCGATCCCGGCCCTGTTCAAGCAGCTGGCCAAACCCAACCAGAAACACCACCCCGAGGAAATGAAAGCATGGGACTCCTTTCGAAAGACACCTTCGCCAAAAAGCTCGCCAAGGCGCTCAAGGGCAAAGACTTCGCTGAGCTCGCCCGCGTCTCCGGCGTGAGTCAGGTCCGCATCAACGAACTGCTCACCGGTGAAGAGCCGACGATGCGCGAGATCCACCAGCTCGCCGAAGCGGCCAACGTCAAGGCCAAGCCGCTGACTGATGCGGCCATGGACGACATCGCCGCTACCTCGGGTGAGTTGCCCGAATCCAAGCCGGCCCGTCCGGTCACCAGCTCGCCGATGCAGGCCAAGAACAACTGGTAAGGGCCGATCATGCAGGAATTGACTCCGCCGGACCTTCAGGCCGCTGGCAAGTGCTGGCTGATCCGTCGCTCACCCGGTTGCGGTTGCTGTCCGCACGAGGCGACCTACTACGGTCCGTGGCTTGACCGCAAGGGGGCTGACGAATACGTCGAGCACACCCTCAAGCGCGAGGCCGATGGGCACTACAAGAACCGCACCTTCGATGTGAAGGAAGTCCCCTACGAGATCGCCGGGCGCTACATCGTCTTGAACGAACGCTACGCCATCACCGAACAGTTCATCGACGCGGAAGGCTCGGAGAACTATTACAAGCAGCTGGACGACTACGAGAAGTTGTTTAGTTACTGGTAAGCGGTATTGTATGTAACAGTGGTGCCCTCCTAGTCTAGGCTAGGAGGGTATTATCCTTTCTATGCCGTCCACCCAACCGCCAGGAGCAAAACCATGTCCTACGATCAGAAAGCAATCGAAAAGCAGCAGAACGATGCCGTCACCAACTTCGTCACCGAAGCGCTGACCCAGCGTACCCAGCACCTGTTCCCGCAGATCGCTGCCGCGGACCTGCCCAAGGTCGTGGAGATCATCCACGAAGACATGCGCAAGAACTCCAAGCCGAAGCTGCACGGGAAGGGTCTGTCGGCCTACGGCCTGGACGACGACGCCTCGATCGCCAAGATCGCCAGCATGCAGGGGTCGATCTCGGCAGCCATCGTCGGCCTGGGTTCGGATGTCATGGAACCCGGTGCGGTCGATCTGATCATGTGGCGCTGACCCATCCGGCCCCTAGCAATTGCTAGGGGCCTCCTAGGAGCTTTTATGTTCGATCTTTCTCTCGGCACGGTCCACGGTCAGGGTGATGTCTCTGGCCACATCTTCGCCTGTCGTCCGGATGATCCCGGTCGTGACGGTGTGGTGCGGCTGGAGTTCTACGCGCAGGCCAACGCGCACAAGGAGTCCTATCTCAACAAGTCCTCCCACACCTTCGAGATCGGCTTTCGTATCACCAACCTGCACGACTACCAGCAGTCGCCACTGTCCATGGAACTGGAGCAGGTCCACATCCATCTGCTGCCGTTGGTGCGTCGCCACTTTGAACTGCAGATGATCCTGATGAATCACGCAAGCAAGTGGGAACTGCGCATCGGCAGTATCGACTGGCGTTAAGGAGAGTACATGTCCATCTCCACCGAATTGTTGTACACGCCTTGGCGCCACGGAATCATTGCCATCTGTCAGCCCGACCATCCGGACTGTAAGGGCTTTGTGGAATTGGGCTGGCATCTACCCATTTCGAAATCCCCGCATCTGAATTTCCCACCTGACCGTGAGCGGAAGCGTAAGGTTCACCACACCCTGCGGCTGTATTTCAAGATCACCAATCTAGAAAAGGACATGGGCGGCGATCTTGAAGAACGACGCGAACAGCTGAAGCGGCCCTTAGGAATGCACGTCGTGTCGTGTATGTCTCAGGTCGGCGATAGCAACAATCTGAGTGTCCTTTCTTACAACTGGCTTTAAGTATCGGGTGAAAACTTACGGGTAAGCGGGATTCTACGTATCCCGCTATGCCCTCTGGAAACGTCATGTCCTTGAAGATTGAACAACGTATCGTACCCACGTACAACGATGCGGATTGGCCCGCTTCGATTCCGCCTGTGATCAGGCGGATTTATGCTGCACGTGGCTCGGTACGTCCGGAGTCGGTGGAGCACACCCTGTCCAAGATGCTGCACTGGAATCAGCTCGGCGGTATTATGGAAGCGGCCAAAGTGATCGCCCAGGCCATCCAAGAGCAGTGGCACATCACGATCTCGGGCGACTACGACTGCGACGGTGCTACGGGCACCTCCGTCGGTTACCGGGGACTGAAGCTGCTGGGTGCACGTAATGTCAAGTACATCGTCCCCAACCGCTTCAAGCACGGCTACGGCCTGAGCCCAGCACTGGTGGATGACATGGACCCAGCCACCCAGCTGGTGATCACCGTGGACTCAGGGGTCACCAACGTAGAAGGTGTGGCCCGTGCCAAAGAACTGGGCCGTAAGGTGGTGATCACCGACCATCACTTGCCCGGTGACGTCCTGCCTGATGCTGATGCCATCGTCAATCCGAACCTGCGCGGTGATCCGTTCCCGTCCAAGGCACTGGCTGGGGTGGGCGTGATGTTCTACGTGATTCTGGCCACACGCAGTATCTTGCGCATGACCGATGACCCGCAGCGTGGCGAACCGGAACTGGCTGAACTGCTGGATCTGGTCTCCTTGGGTACGATCGCCGATCTGGTGCCGCTGGATCAGAACAATCGCATTCTGGTCGCCGCCGGTCTGCGTCGCATCCGTGCTGGCAAGATCAGTCCGGGCCTGAAGGCCCTGATTGAAAAGGCCGGTAAAGACATCCGTGAGCTGACTGCCACCGACTTTGCGTTCGCCGTGGGTCCGCGCTTGAATGCAGCCGGCCGCATGGATGACATGTCCGTGGGCATCACGGCACTGGTCAGCACTGAACCCCAGCAGATCACTTACTACGTGGACATGCTGGAGGACATCAACGATTCGCGCAAAGAACGCCAACAGGAGATGATTGGTGAGGCAGAACAATTGCTTGCCAACGCCGGCACCGGTACGTCCCGGGCGGTGGTTGTATACGACCCCAAATGGCACTCTGGAATCGTGGGGCTCGTTGCCTCCAAACTCAAAGAGTCTCTCCATCGGCCCATCATTGCGCTGGCTCCGGCCGAACCCGGCTCCACCGAGTTGCGAGGCTCAGCTCGCTCGATTCCTGGATTCCATCTGCGCGATGCCCTAGCGCTGGTGGATGCCCGCAACCCGGGGTTGATGAAGAAGTTCGGTGGACACGCCATGGCCGCTGGCCTGAGCATGGACATCACCAAGGTGGATGCGTTCATCAAGGCCTTTGAGTCGGTGGGCGATGAGATGATCACCGATGAGATGCTCAACGCGGTGATCGCAACCGACGGTGAGTTACCTGAAGGGTGTCTGACCACGCAGTTCATTGACTTGCTCAATGCCTGCGGTCCGTGGGGTCAGGGGTTCCCGATGCCGATGTTTGAAAACGTCTTTGACATTGACGGTGAGTTCTGCCGGGTGTTGAAGGAAAAACATCTGAAGCTGGCCTTGATCGATCCGCGCGATGGCACCTACGTAGAGGGGATTCATTTCTTCTCTGAGTTTGTGGACAAGATCCCGCACCGAGCCAAGATCGTCTTTGAGTTGTCGGTCAACGCCTACAAGGGCAATCGCAATCCGCAGTTGATGATCCGCCATATCCACCCCATCGAAACACCCACCCTGTCCCTTGCTTGAAGGAAGAAGCAATGTTCATGATCCATGACGGCGAGCGCCTGCTGGAGCCGGAAGAAGCAGCCAAAGAGTTTGCGAAGATCCTGCGCAGTCGTCCCAAAGCCATGCTGGACAAATACCGGTTGGTGCTGCCGCATGGCGGGCATAAAACCAACAACACCTACTCAACCGTCGTGTCGATGCTGGGTGCCATCTGCGGACACACCCAACGGTTGCGGGGGCGCTATGTCCATTCCCGCAAGGGTAAGTACCTGCGCCGCCATACGCAGCGTATCAGTTGGCTGGACGATGGCCAGTACAGGGCGTGGCCATGATGAACTATCCCCAACAGGACCAAGACGGTCACCTGTTGATGACCGCACTGTGCAAGTTGATGCCTCCTGCCGGCACCTATCCGGAAGGGGTGGCCGATTACACCCTCGGTCATTGGAGCTTCCCTCCTGAACTGATGGCAGAGCGTAAGCTCATGGGTCATCGACCGCAGGGTAAATGGTTACCCGATACGGAAGTCACTCACGTGCTGGGTCAGTTCGGTCCGGGCACTGACGGCTTCGGCTTGCTCCGAATGGCCACCGACGTCAGTGCGTTGTACAATGAGTTGTGTGAGCAGCTCTACGCCGCACCGACGCTCATTGACCCTGTGGCCGGGATCGTTCGTTGGCCCAAGATTGCGCGGTTGGGTTGGACGGAGAACGGTGTGCTGTTCACGGTACATCTCATCGTTGCCCACTTCCAGTATCACCACAATCCTTATCGAGAGAGGACTTCCTGATGCATCAGATTACCTTGATGTCGCTGGACTTCAGCGCCCAGTACGTGCGTGATGCGGCCTTTGCCGACATTCCCTTTGCCGAGGCCATGTCGCGCAACGGGGTGACCCTGAGCGTGTGCAACGAGCGGCTGGAAAAGCACCTGCTAGAAGATGACAACCAGTACGATGCCATCGTGGCCCCGGGCAACAGCTACGGGCACATGACCGGCGGCTTTGACGGGGCGCTGGTGAACGTGTTCGGTGAGGCCTTGGATGAGCGCGTGCGTGCGCATATCGAACTGGCCTGGTGTGGTGAGCTGCCGGTGGGCAATGCTCGGATGTTTGAGATGACCGAGCCGTACGCCAACTGGATCGTCTACAGCCCCACCATGCGCATCCCGTGCATCCTGCCCGACAACAGCCAGGCCCCGTACGTGGCTACGCTGGCAGCGATGCAGCGCATCAAGCGCTTCAACCAGAACAAGCCCAAGCTGCTCTCCAACATCAGCAGCATCTTGCTGCCAGTGATGGGCATGGGTACGGGCATGCTCAAGCGTGACTACGTGGCCCGCCAGATGCAGCTGGCCCTGATCCGTGCCATCGATTGCCCCAAGGTCCGTGAACTGGGCACTGACGGCCATCGCTGGGAGCAGGCCATCACCGACCTGCTGGACCCCAACTTCCACACCGGACAGCTGTGATATGTCAAGTCCTCTTCAGATTAAGATCACCGCCCACATCCTGGAAGTGCTGACCAAGCTGGCACAGAACCATCGTGCCACTCCGGGCGTGGAGGTCAAGGCCGAGCTCGACCAGTTCTATCGCTTCTTGCCGGAAGTCCACCACGAGCGCTTCAAGGCTGATTTCCACAACGCAGCGCAGTTCCGCACCTACGGTCAGTTTGCAGCGACCGATGAGGCCATCTCGGTGAACTTCCTGCCGATGTATGCCAACTTCGTCGGTGCGCAGTTGGCCGTGGTGCTGGAGCAGTATATCCCCGAGTCGATCCCCACCAAGCTGGTCATCACGATCAGTCCGGAAGGGTTGGGTCAGATTGAGTTCCACTGGGCCTACTCGATGGTGCTGCGCGCCACCAACCCCAACACCCACGCCCAGTACTGACAACACGAGGTTGTACCATGAGCGAACTGCAAGCAGTGAGCGGTGCGGAAATAAAGAAGAACGTCATCGAGTGGCAACCGAAGTGGCCCAACGTCAAGAACCTGGGTGGTGCTCTCAAGGAACTGGTCGACGGTGAGTACTCCGAGTGGCGTGCGGCGCAAGGGGAAGACTTCAATGAGCCGGTCCATCTGATTGCCCACGTGCGGGATTGGCCCTACCCCTTCGTTGTGGACTTTATGCAGCGCCTGCCGGTGTTCGTCAAGCTCACCGGGTTTGCCACCATCGAAGTCAGGGGACCGGTTGCGCCGGCCGACCGTACCGATGAGCAGTGGCATGCTGAAACCCAGCGCGTGCTGCGTTCGCTCAACGGTCCGGAGGTGTGGATCTCCCAGAACGGTGGTGCGATTCTCTCCAAGCAGTGCATCATCACACTGGTGGAGGAACTGCACAAGCGCGCTTTCCCCACCACAAAGGACACCTGATGGAACGCCAAGCGGCCTTTAGTGAGATCTTCTTCCCCACCAAAGCCTATGGTCGCGCGACCGAGACCAACGTCGGTCCCGGACAGCTGCCGGCACTGCTGGCTAGCAGGCCTGAAACCTGGGATGTGGTAAAGTCGTCGGCAGCGGCGTATCTGCGCGGCCGTTACGTACAGCGCCGTAAGGGTCGTCACACCCGTCAAGGCGTTAAACTCAAGCCCACCCAGATCGACTTTGTGGTGGACATCACCAACGAGCGCCGTGGTGCGGATACCCAAGGTCGACCCACCTTCCAGATCGGTAGCGAAGAAACGCTGGTGGTCCACAAGACCCTCAAGCCGTGACTCGGCCGGAGGAAGTGACGTGGCGCATGCGCGTACGTGTGGATAAGGGACGGCCTAAGTTCCTGCCTGCGTTTCTCGCTTATGGCGTCGAAGAGGTCAAGGTGGCCAATTCGTTGCCGACCATCCTCAACCACATCAAGGATGAGTACATCCAGAACAAGGGACGTATTGCTCTGAGCTTTACCCGCAACGGCGAAGAGTTCTACACCTTGAATACCTCGTTCTTTGAATCGGCCGAAACCTTCATCGAGAAATGTCAGGAGCGCATTACCTGGTTCTGTGCGCACCATGAGATCCCGCTGAAGGAAAAGAACTACAGCCTTGTACCCACCCGCTAATCGAGCAGCATAAAACCCCAGCCCTACGGGGCTGGGTCATTTCCTTTTCTTTTGGAAGAAAGTCACAGATGAAGAACACCGTATTTACTGCATTGGGCTCCTATCAGTTCCATGGTCAGCTGGAGAGCAAGCGCTATTTCGAAGCGCGTGGTAAGGCCGAGGCGGTGGAAAGGAATGTGGGCGAACCGCAGACCACGATCACTTGTGGTATTGCCTCGACGATGGGCGCATTGGATTACGGCTACCTACTGGCCCACTACCTGATCCAGCCGGAGCGGGAACTGCTGTCCTATCCCCAGCGTGATCTCTGGAGTGGCCTGGGTGAGGAAACCAACCGCGACGCACTGGCCTTCAAGCTGGCCACGCTGCTGGCACCGGTGGGGTCGCAGTGGAAGCACTACAACCGCCCCGAAACCTACGAAGTGTTGGCCGTGGCGCGTTACTACGACCGCAACGAACAGTTCGTGGTGTTCTGCAACGCCAGCAACCGGGCCGAGATCTGGATGCGTACGGTGGATGACTTCTTCGATCGTGTACGCATCCCCGGCAGTCTCAATCCGCCGGAGGTGGGTGACGGTTGGCGCTTTGTGCGCATCGACGAAGTGGGGGACATCGCCACCACCGAAGAGCAGTTTGCCCAGCAGCTGACCGAGCTCTACACGACCAGCCGCGATACGATCATCCGCGAGCAGCAGGCCATGACCCGCAAGCTGTTCAGTCGCTACCTCAAGCACCTCGGCTCCAAGATCAAGTTCATCTGCGCCAACAACTACAGCAGTGGCTCGATCGAGCTGGTGTACGAGGACGCCACCACCACTCCGACCTCGCTGTGGATCAACTTGGACAAGGACGATCCCAATCCGGGCCAGACCATCTTGTTCATGTTTGAGCAGGTAGTTCAGCGGGTGGATTCCATCCAGTATGTCCTGGACCGCGCCGAAAGCGAAGTGAAGGCAATGCGCGCCACCCGGCAGCTGGCCGCTGTGATGCCGGAAAATCAGAAAGACTTCGATGAGATGATGCAGCACATCGCTGGCGGTTTCTTCAAGAAGCTGCATGCCGTCTTTGAAACGGTGGCCGTCAGCTTCACCAAGGACCACACCACCGGTACGTTCCAGCTGCTCATCCAGATCCCGAGTAGCCACAGCAACCGCACGCTCTTCAGCAAGTTCAACGCTGTTGAAGAGAACGAAGACATGGTCATTCGTCGTACGTGGGAATTGCCCAAGGAGTAAGTCCATGAAGTGGTATCAGCGCGTGCTGGTGCCGATCGTGTACTGGATCAAGGTCATCTGGGGGAAGGTCTTTCCTTCCCCCAAAGTCCTCCAGTTCCCAGCTGAGTTGATGCCCATCCTGCAGCTGGGAACCATCGCAATGCGCTATTGCGAGTACATCGAACGCAGTCCGGAAAATCTCGCCCTCTCCAAGAAGTTGGAACTGGTCATTCAAGGTCAGGCCGATCAAGACACCCTCAATCACGTCCGAAAAGTGCTCGCCAGTGACTCTGTCATTGATGCCACCTTCGACTGGTTGGTCGATCTTCAAGACGCCCAAGAGTACGATCGGGAAGGTTTTAAGGCCTTTTTGACCTTGCCTCCAAAAACCAGAAACTGACTCGCCTATAGGTATGAGCTCGAACTCATTACCTGCCTTCACACATCCAAGGAACCCACCGTGGAAATCACCAAACTCACCTCGATCGACGCCCTCAATGCCTTCACCGCTGACAACGAAAACGCCCTGCTGATCATCTCGCGCAATGCCTGCGCCGGCTGCAATGCCCTGGACGGTGCCCTGAAGACCAACGCCGAGCTGCAAGCTGCGCTGGCCGGTGTCCAGGTCGCTGTGGTCAAGCTGGAAGACGTGCCGACCATCGCCAGCACCTTCGGCCTGCGCATGGCCCCGAGCATGATCCTGTTCCGCGAAGACGACGAGGTTGCCCGCCTCACCGGCTTTGAAGGCGCCAGCAAGCTGATCAACGCCGCCCGCGAGCACTTCGCTGCGCTGGCTGCGGCTGCGTAAACGAACGAGAAGAGTCCTTGGTCCCGCTCCCGTTGGGGGGCGGGACTTTTGCCCGCCTCACTTATTTTTTGAGGTAGGCACCTGAGCCTATGTAGCCGACAAGAGTGGCCATTATGCAACTGCAAGACAAACCGATTGCCATCAACCACCGGATGGGAAAGATCGGGCTGCACACGGTGGCAACCAAGCAAGCAGTCCTGCGTGTGCGAGCGCTGCCTGATGGCACGCTGGAGACGCTGGGACGCACCTACGGCGGCGCCTGGGACACTGAGAGTGTCACTGCGCATCCCCAGTTCCTGGAGGCCGTACGCAGCTTCCTGAGCGCTCGTAGCGATACGGGCTACTACTACATCGAACAGCAGAACCTGCAGATCGTCAACCGGCGGTTTGTCAACTGCAAACAACCCAAGGCACCTCAATAATGATGCAATCCCTCGGTGGTGATGACTTCGACCTCTCCCGTGAAGATGTGGAATTGCTGCACCAGCTGTATTACCACGCCAGCAACGGACCCAACGTCCATTACGGTTACGCGCGGTGTCGGGACGAACTGAACTTCCGTCACGATCACGAGGAGGTCAAGGCACGGTTCAAGGATAATCGGCTGGTTGACATCGTACATATTGACCCGAGGGGTAAGGCCGCCGTCTCCGCCGGCGCCGTGGTGCAGAAAGCTCTGTCGAAACTGAAGTCCAACCAAGACTTCGTGCACGCCTTGGCCGCAAAACAGTACAAGATCGCCCCCTACCAGTTCCATGAGCTGTGGAAGAATCGTTGCTTCTTCAACCAGCGCACCGCCCTCCACCGTGGCATGCCGTACTACCACACCGACTGGCACATCGGACCGCTCAACAGCCAGGCCCTGGAAGCCAAGTGGGCGCAGATTTATCTGCACCTGGATGAGCGGGCTGAGACGCTCAGCGAGGACAACCCTTCCTTCAGCTACTGTTTCTACTTCGGCAGCGAGCCCGGTGGTGATCGGGGCGTGTTCGTGCGCATGCGCACCGGCGGCGCGGGCGACTACCGTGCACTGGCTGAGTGCGATCCGAAGTGGTACAAGGTGGCCCATGATTTGTTTGCGCAGCGCCACGATCAGGTTCGGCGTGTCTTGGTAGCAGAGCAAACGCTGTAAGTCTACGGGACCCTTCGGGGTCCCGTATATGCCGGTCAGTTTTCTTTTATGTTCGATGACGCGATTGTATGGAGAGAGAAATCCATCGCACTCCTCATCTCGCACTGAGGAGTTCCTGTACCAGACACAGGGGTTATCCACCCATGGCAAAGCAACAGAAGAAGCCCTCCCGGCGCCAACGCGAACAGCAAGATCTGACTGCTGCTCCCACTTTCGAACGTGCCAAGAAGTCGGCTCGCCTGCGTGCGACCGAGGCATGGGAACGAAAGGAAACGAAGCCGTTGACCTGTAAGTCCGATGCACAGCGCGATTACCTGCGCAGTCTCATCGAGAATCCGGTCACACTCGGCATCGGCCCGGCGGGTACTGGCAAGACCTATGTGTCCGTCAAGCATGCTGCCCAGGAAATGGACGCCGGTCGTATCGAACGCATCATCGTGGTGCGCCCGATCATCGAATCCGGTGGCGGCCTGGGCTTCCTGCCTGGCGATGAAGGCGAAAAGACTGCGCCCTACAAGGTGCCCTTCCTGGAGGTGCTCGAAGAGCACTACGGCAAGAGCCACCTGGAAGCCAAGATGAACTGCGCCCATCCCAAGATCATCTTCGTGCCGCCGGAGTTCATCCGCGGCCGCACGTTCAAGGATGCGTACATCATCCTGGATGAAGCGCAGAACATGACCGTCGACCAGATGGAAACCTTCCTCACCCGTATCGGCACCGATGCGCGCTGCGTGATCCAGGGCGACCCGGTGCAGTGCGACCTGCGTGACAAGAAGGGCAACCGGCTCAAGAGCGGTCTGGACGACGCCATGGAGATCCTGGAAGGCATGGACGAGGTGGGTATCGTCCAGTTCACGGTCGATGACATCGTTCGTTCGGGCTTCTGCAAGGCGGTGGCCATTCGCTACCACATGCGTCGCGAGCTGGCACAGAAGGCTGAAGCAGCCACTGCTGCCAAGTAAAACAAGTCCATGGAAGCCCCTCCCACCCAGATCGGTGGGAGGGGACGTATTTCCCGAATCGAGGTAGTTATGCCCAAGACCCATTCCACATCGAAGATCGTCACCATCGCCATCTGCAACCACTGCAGCTGGTATCAGGACAAGGGCAGGATCTTCAAGAACAAGCACAGTATCAACAAGCCGGAGAGCCACTGCACGTCCTGTGGCCACAAAGCCAGCAAGCATCTGGTGCGCTACCACTACCAGCACCTGAGGGCGCTGTTTGGCCTGATCCCCTACAAGAAGGTGATTGGCTTCCAGAGCGAAGAGTTCGAACGCTGCGGTCTGTAACGGTTTACGCAGTGCCTTATCTTATGTAACACCCTCGATTCGGTCATTGCGAAAGCTCTGACCGAACGGTGTGCTGTCAAGTAAAAATGGACCCCATAGGCCCTCTCCCCTAAGGGGAGAGGGGGTCTATTTTGTCGACTGATTTTTTGTTGCCTATTGTTATGTGTAACAAGATTTTCTCTCGCTTGACGCACAGGCTGAAGGGTCCGTCCAACCGGTCTTCAGTCCTCAGACTTTGTGCCCTCTAAGCCTGACTGTAAAAAAATCCCCCGGGTGACTACGGTATGCACGCAACACCTTCTTACCCGATTTTCAGTGTGGCCACCCTCGCCCACAGCCCTTCGTTTTAGGATACCCAATGATCTCTTTCATCATCAAGCGCGACGGTAACGTCGAACCCTTCACCGCCGACAAGATCAACGGTTGGGGTGAATGGGCTGCCGAGACTCTCGGTAACACTGTCGACTGGACCAGCGTGGTAATGGAAACCGTGCGCGATCTGCCCGAGACCGCTCACAGCAACGACCTGCAGAACGCACTGATCAACAACTGCCTGAACAAGAACAGCTGGTCCTACAACCGCATGGCCGGCCGCCTGTACGCCGCTCTGCTGCACAAGGACCTCTACGGCAAGCGCGAGACCATGCCGACGGTGGCCGAAGTCCACCAGACCCTGTTTGATGCCGGCTTCATGACCAAGCTGCGCTACAGTGCCGAAGACTACGCCGCTATCGAGAAGTTCATCAAGCACAAGCGCGACTTCGCCTACGCCCACTTCCAGCTGCACCACATCCGCTTCAAGTACGCCCTGCGCAACCGCATCAACAAGACGGAGATGGAAAGCCCGCAGTTCGTCTTCATGCGCATGGCCATGGCCCTGGCCGAGGACCGTCCGGCAGCGACCCGTCTGGAAGACGTACAGGCCTTCTACGACCTGTTCAGCCGCAACGTCATCAACGCCCCTACCCCCAACTACGTCAACCTGGGTACCAAGCACAACGGCTTTGCCAGCTGCTGCTTGATCACCAATTACGATACGGCCGCCTCGATTGGTATTGCCGACCATATCGCCTACACCATGACCTACATGTCCGCCGGCATCGGTCACAACCTGCAGACCCGTTCGCTGAACGATCCGGTGCGTGGCGGTCTGATCGCCCACCAAGGCAAGTTCTTCTATCTGGATCGCCTGAAGGGCTCGATCCGTGCGAACCTGCAGAACGGCCGTGGTGGCGCTGCCACCGTGTACTACAACGCCTTCGATCCGGAAGTGGACCTGCTGGCGCGTCTGAAGAATCCGATGACCCCGGTGGCCAAGCAGATCCGTGGTATGGATTACAACATGCTGGCCAACAAGTTCTTCGGCCGCAAGGTGGCTGCCAACGAACAGATGTTCGTCTTCAACTGCCACACCGCCCCGGACCTGTACGACGCCTTCTACTCCGATGACCTGCCGCGCTTTGAAGCGCTGTACGCCAAGTACGAAGCGGACGTCAAGTTCAAGAAGACCTACACCTCGGCCCGCGAAGTGGCCGTGACCGTACTGAACGAAGGCTACGAGACCGGCCGAGCGTATCTGGGCTTTGCTGACGAGATCAACCGTCACACCCCGTACAAGGATCCGATCTATTCGTCCAACCTGTGCGCTGAGATCGTCGAGCCGACCCGCGGCTACGAGCACATGATGGACTTGTACATCGCCAGCGACGTGGGCTACAACAAGTTCGTCACCAGCGAAGGCGTGGAAATGCGCCTGACCGTGTCCGACTCGATCCTGCTGGACAGCGGCCGCTACGGCTCGGGTCTGGACGCTCGTCCGGGCACGCGCTTCATGGACGCCAAGGGCGACTGGCACACCGTGGCCGAGCAGCTGGAGTTCAAGTACGAGCCGGAAGTGGCACTGTGCTCGCTGGCTGGCCTGGTGGTCACCAACATCAAGAACGATGAAGAGTACGAGCGTGCGATGTACTACGCCCTGCTCATGATCGATGTGTGCATCCACAAGTCGCACTACGAGCTGCCGCACATTGGCCACACCGCCAAGGCGCGCATGGCCGCCGCCGTGGGCATGATGGATCTGGCGCACTATCTGGCTCGCAAGAAGCTCAAGTACTCCAGCCAAGCCGGCAAGGAAGAAATCCATCGGGTGGCCGAACGCCACATGTACTTTGCAATCAAGTGCTCGCTGCGCTTGGGTAAGGAACTGGGTAATGCCCCGTGGATGCACCGCACCAAGTACGCCGATGGTTGGCTGCCGATTGACACCTACCAGAAGGCGGTGGACAAGATCGTCAACGTCCCGCTGCAGTACGACTGGGAAGCGCTGCGCGCCGACGTCAAGGAGAACCGCGGTATCCGCAACTCCTCGCTGGTGGCGTACATGCCGGGCGAGTCGTCCTCCAAAGCTTCCGGTACGGTCAACTCGATCTACCCGGCACGTGAGCTGACCATCATCAAGACCGATGGCAACCTGACCACGTACTGGGCTGCGCCGAACAGTGACAAGCTGGGTCGTTTCTACGAACTGGCCTGGGACATCCCGACCCGCGACATGATCGAGGTGTACGGCATCTTCCAGAAGTTCACCGACCAGGCCATCTCGGCCGATCTGTTCCGCAAGATCGAAGGTGCCGAGAAGATCACCACCGATGAAATGCTGGAAGACTATTTCCACATGATGCGCGTGGGCATGAAGACCCGCTACTACATGAACACCCACACCGCCAAGGCGGTGGTGCTTCAGACCGGTGGCGGTATCCAGACGGTGGAAGAGCGCGCTCGCGAGATCGCCTACTACCGCTGGCTGAATGACACCGGCATCACCCACAACACCGATGAAGCCAAGATGTATCGCGCCACGCTCGGTTTGCATGCTGAATCGGACTACCTGCTGCACCTGTATCCGGAGGCCGTCGAACAGGCCGCCTTCAAGGTCGCAGAAGAGCAGCAGGAAGGCTGTGCCGGCGGCGGCTGCACGCTGTAAGTAATACGTCCCTGCCCCTTCGGGGGCAGGGGTCTTTCATCTTGAAGAAGTCCTATCCATGTCCAATACCCTCTCCGCTTTCGCACCGACCGACGCAACCAGTCCGGTGCTCCCGTCTTCGATCTTCAATACCGAAAAGAGTGACTACCTCGCCCAGAGCGATCGCAGTCTGTTCTTGGGTCAGGAGCCGGGTCTGTTTGACACCGTCAACCGTCAGTTCCCCAAGCTGTGGGATCTGTACAAGACCATGAAGTCCCTGGACTGGGACGAACTGGAGTTCGACTTTGCCCCCTGCAACCTGGAGTTCAAGCAGGTCCCCAAGGCCATCAGCCAGTGCATGATCCGCACCTTGGCCTGGCAGTGGGAAGCTGACTCGGTTGCTGCCAATACCCTGTTGCCGGTCATGGCCCCGTTCATCTCGGCGCCGGAACTGCAGGCCCTGTACGGCCGCATCACCGACAACGAAGTGCTGCACGCGGCCACCTACTCGGAAATCGTCCGCTGCTCGTTCGATGATCCCAAGCAGGTCCTGAACGAAGTGCTGCAGGTCAAGGAAGCCATGCAGCGCCTGTCCACCGTCGGCTGGGTGCTGAGCAAGACCAAGCGTATGTCGCTGGAATACGCCATGGGCATGCGCAAGGCCGATGACGATGAAGTCTACGACGCCGTCATCCTGGCCGAAGTGGCCTTCCTGCTGCTGGAGCGCATCCAGTTCATGGCGAGTTTCGCTGTGACCTTCGCCCTGTATGACACCGGCCTGTTCCAGCAGATCGGCAAGGCTGTGCAGAAGATCTGTCAGGACGAGTTCGAGATCCACGTGTCTTCCCACAAGGAAGTCCTGCGTCACGAGTTCTCCCTGCCGCGTGGCCGTGCGGCGTTTGCTCGCCTCAAGCCGCTGATTGAGAAGATGATCAATGAGGTCATCGACTCGGAGCTGAGCTTCTCCGACTACTCGCTGGACGGCGACCCGCTGGTCGGTTTGACCAAGGCCAAGTCCAAGGCGTGGACCCTGTTCTCCGGCCGTGACGTGTTCGAGTTCTTCGGCATCAAGTCCCAGCGCCAGCTGCCCAAGGACAACCCGCTGCCGTACATGGAAAAGCACATGGACATCTCCAAGACCCAGGCTTCTCCGCAGGAACAGCAAAACGGCCAGTACAAGGTGAATATCCTCCAGCGTACCGACGAAGGCAAAGTCTTCTCCGTCGACTTCTAAGCCGTCAAGGACCCTTACATGCAACGCTTGATTGTACAGTCGTTGGTGTTGATCTACCACGGCGATGAACCCGAACCGGAACGCTCTGGTTGGACGCAGCACGAAACGGCTTATCAGGCGATCAAAGCATGTCTGAATCCGAGCCACGAGGACCACTGGCACTACAACGGGCAACCCAACTACGTCTATGCGCACTCGCGCCATGGAAACGGCATTGACGCCGAGTTGGACCCGAAGTTGTTCTGGAAGAGTTGGGAGACGTTTGAGGAGATGTTGCGTACGCACGTCCTCTCGTTCAAGATCCAACTCAACCTCGAAATCAGCCAAGAACGGGCTGCCGAAGATCTGCTGATTGCAGCGCTGGACAAACAGCGTCTGTCGAGTTAACCGCATACAGCCCCACCCTTCGGGGTGGGGCCTATTCAAGGTAATATCATGAGCCGTTTGCACAAGCACTTCAATAAGACCAGTAAGCCCTATCGGGAGCACGCTGATTCGACCTTCACCCATCTAGGTGAAGAGTACTACCTCAACCCCCTGCTGGCTTTGACCGAAGACCGGGCCATCCAGCAGGTGGACGTAAAGGACCTGCGTTGGGTGTTGGACTACGACACGCCCAAGCCTGACCGTAAGGCTGCTGCCGACTCCAGCGTTCCGGTTTTGGTGGTCAAAGAACCGCAGCACAAGGAACAGGCATTGACGGTCGTGGACGGGTTGCATCGTCTGGCTAAGGCCATCGATGAAGGCAAGACGCATATCCCGGCGCGGTTTATCACCAGCTCTGAACTACAGCGAGCCAGTGTAGAATAACCAGTAGTACGGATACGTTGCGATTTATTTGTGCAGTTAACATTGTGAATCCACACACCACTGCCACCATGAAGCGCCCTCCTTTCAACTACCCCACTGCCCTCCCGCTGGTCCCGGTTTTCACGCCCAAAAACGCCGAGCTCTTTATGGGCGATGGCATGTTGGTGCGCGACTCGGTGCTGCTGGCCAAGAGCCAGTTTGAAACCGCCCCGCTCAAGATGGAAAAGACCATCGACCTGCTGGGCATTTCCATGTGCGACGCCTTGGTGGCACGGGGTGATCAGGACCACACCGACGAGCTGTTGCCCAAGCTCTACCTGCGCGAGATCTACGTGCGCTTCAGTGAGTCCCAGCCGCCGATCCGCTTTGCGGACATGCATCTGATGGACTCCACATTCGAGGCGCGCCCTGAAGCGCCGTATGCTGAACGTGCGGCCCTGCTGACGGTTGCACACACGACTCGGTGCTGCGGCTACGAGCTGTCGTGGCAGATCCGTGTGTTGGCTGAAGCCAGTCTCGAGTTCGCTACGGTCAGGGCCAGTTCGGTCTGTCGACTGGACGGTGTGCGACCGCTGGACGGTGCGCCCGAGCTGACCGCCCAGGAACGGAAGGACTTCGAGCAGAAGTACATGCCGGAGGTGCTGGGCTACACCCTGAGCGCCTACCGCGGCAACCGCAACGTTCGCCCCCGCTAAGTCTAGGTCCCGGCTTCGGCCGGGACTTATGCTGTAAAAAATCTCATAACTATACCATCCTTATGCACAGCGACATTATCCGCTTTTAGGACTCCGTCGTGATGCAGAACACCCTCAATTGTTAATAACCGCATAAGGTGACTACAATGCAACAGCTCGACGAAAACCAGATCTTCGCCTACCGCAAAGCCATGGGCATGATGGCCCGTCCCGGTGGCGGTACCGATGTGATCCATTTTCCGGCCGCCTGGATGGGTAATAGCTCCAAGCGCGTCCAACGGCCCGAGATCGAACTGGACGACACGCGTCTTGTCAACAGTCACGATTTGAGTGGCTATACCTTCTGCCCCATCCGTCTGGCAAAGTGGGCCGTGGCGGTGTTGCGCCTGGGTCAGTCTGTCACCGGTCTCTATCCGAAGACGTACGGCATGCAGCCGGGCCGTTTCCTGATCAAGCGCACGGGTAACGCGGTGCTGGGCTACTGCGAAATCGGCACCCACCATTACGTCTTCCGTCCCGACACCATCCATCGCTACGACCTACCCTACTACTACCAGCGCCCCATGGCTGAGTTGTCGTTGGACGGGTTCATGGCGATGTACCCGGACGATGAGATCTGGCGGGTTGACGCCAGCGCCAAGGAAGTCTATCTCTTCGGCCAGACGTCGCCGGGCGCACCCATCGATTGGTATCTTGCCACTCTTGATTCGGCGAACCGCCACGCCACCCTGCCGGCCATTGAAGACCAAGTGATGCCGGTCAACCCGCACGTGATGCGTGGACTGGTTATCAGGGACCTCGAAAAACTGACCCGGCTGCTGCGGATCATGTTGTCGCCGCACAACCTGTTTGCCAATCGCAATTGGCGCATGGGTAAGTGGTTGGAAGCGTTCGACCATACGGGACCTGGTGGTCGCTCGTGGCAGCTGGGTTACGAGGAATCGGTCGAGATCTCCCGGAAAGTCAAGGAGCTGATGGACATATTGGCCACTGAGAACGATCGGATCACCTCCGGTGCGCCGGATGTCATTCCGTGGTTGGAGTCCACCTTGAAGGAAGCTGCAACCTACATCAAGCAGCGGTTCGGGGCCAACTACAGTCGCGCGCTCAAGAAGGGCGAGCAGTAAGCCATACGGTCCCGGCTTCGGCCGGGACTTTATGTTGTCCCACCGTTTGTAACCGTCAGAAACAACCAGAGAGAAAATCGAACATGGCAAACAAGACCGTCGCAGCACCCGTCGCCGCCGTCAAGGCCCTGACCATCCCCGAGATCGAAGACCAGATCTGGAAGCTGGAGGGCGTCCGTGTGGTTCTGCGCCTGCCGCGCCAGCTGGCCTCCACCCATCCGGGCGGCTACGACTGGGAGCGCGCCTCCAACCACGATGCCTGCGTGGCCCATATCGCCGATCGCCTCAAGCGCGTGTTCGGCCAGCGCGTCCAGTTCGTGATCGTGCGCGGTGATGGCAAGATCATCGATGTGGACGTGGACGGCAACCGCACCAGTGCCGCCCTGTCGACCATCCGCAACAGCTACAAGCCGGCGGTCACCCGCAAGCCCAAGAAGTCCGCCAAGGCCTGACCATGTCGCACAATCCCCAAGCCAGCGAACCTTTCCAGTTCCCCAAGCCGGTACCGCCGTTGACCGACAACGTCATCAAGCTGCTGGAGAACTGCCGCCGTCGGGCCCGTGACCACGGGGTGACCCAGTTCACGGGTAACGCCGATGGTCTGTTCGCCAACGAACTGGCTGCGGCACTGATGGCCGACGGCAAGGCCGTTGCGCCGGAGCTGGATGTCTACGAGCGTGAAAAGGCCCTGATCAAGAACTACGGTCGGCACGTGGCTGCGGCGATGATCGCCGGGGAAACCCTGCAGCGCATCTACGACATCCTGCGACCGCACGTGGTCTGGGATACACCGAACAAGGTCTGCTCGCATTCGTGGTTGGGCGCAGTCACCAGTCCGCTTGCGATCGAGTCGCTCGTTCAGGTGGCTCGTGCCAATGCCACGATGAGTCGCTACGGGATTCGTGCGTTCTTGTATCAGGAGATCTACCAGGACAACAAGGTCTTGGATATGGTCATCTACCTGATGGAGCTGTACGAGCCTGGGGTGAGGGCTGCGCTCAAAGAGAAATTCCCACTTTCCTGAATACAAGGGGAAGGGAGCCGGAGTACCCCCGCCCTTCGGGGCGGGGGACTATGCCGCTTTCTTTTTTTGTCTTGTAAAAAATCTCACAACTACACTATGGCTTTGTAGTCGTGCGCAGAGCATAGAGGCTACACTTCCCATTTCGCAAAGAGCATAGAACAATGGCTGATTACAAGAACGGTTATTTCGCTATGGATTTTCTCCAGACCCGTGAGTTGAGCTACATTAACGTCCACGAGGTCGGTCACATTGGTCTCGGTATCACCCTGCGCTTCCGCCAAAACGGCGAGTCGGAGCTGAACGAGTTCGAGGGCTTCGATAGTGAAGCTTATCCGAAGGAAACGGTGTTCATCACCGAAATCCTCCAGAACACCCTGCACACCAACGAAAACACCTTGACGCCGGCAGAGTTCGTCTTCAAGCTGCTGCGGGTGTTGGGCTTCTACACCCACCGCCGCCTGCATCACATTGCCATCGAGAAAGAGCTGGCGTGGAGTGGTGCTTTTGAAGGCCTGCCGCTGGCCCTGACCAAGGACCATCCGGGTCTGCCCTTTGCCATCATCGATGCCGAGTTCATCATGAAGGCCAACAAGGAAATCATGCGCAGGGGCTGGCGTTTTGACGCCACCACTAAATGCCCGCCGGCTATCACGATCCACGATCCCGAACCGGTGGACTTCCAGGACGAGTGGCTGGACAACGTGGGTTCGATGGCCAATGCGATCCCGTGGCTGCGCAAACACTGGGAGTCCAATATCGCCGCCACTGGCCAGACTTTCCAGAACGGCGTCTACTGGCACTGGCACTGGGCCCCGCTGAATGACATGCTGATGGTCCACACCAAGGAGCAGGGCAAGTACGGTCACATCTGGTATGAGATCACCGACAACGAGATGAAGCGCTACGACGGCCCGGGTCGCGAGTGGGCCCAGACCTACCGTCCGTTCTCCACGGCCGATGGGATCCCCCACTGGGAACTGACCCGTGAAGTCAAGATCCACACCTACCAGCACAACGACTTGGTTCCGTTGAGCAAGCGCGAAGCCTTCATGCGGTTGGAGCGCCGTCTGGTGCAGTCGCCGCTGGGCGCGTTCCCCTTGGCGCAGTTCAACATGCAGTTGAACGGCCGGGGCTTCAACAAGTCGGCGCGACTGACGGAGGAAGAGGGGGCCATCTGCCGCGAGGTGGTGTATATGCTGGCAGTGTCCACCCAGTCGGTGGCCTTCCATGACATGCACATGCCCACGTACTGGGCTCTGGCCAAAGCACTGCGCAAGCTGGCTGCGGTTCGCTTCCCGGATGACCCGAACTACTTCGGCCAGCTGGTGCGTGATGAAATGGAGCGCCTGGTGGAAATGGGTGAGCGTGAGTCGGCAGCGATGATGTTCACTTTCCTGCACGAAGAAGGCACGATCGACAAGGGTCGTGCGTTCGTGCGCGAGGCCTACGCTCCGACTTAACGTGTCAGTTTCGTGATCCTATGGGGACACTTGTAGGAAATCGCAACCATGGGGCAACGACTCGCTTTCGCAACTAGCTTTGACCAAGCAAGGGTAAGTCTCACCGCTTCCCAAGCGCGTTTCTTGCTCAACACCCACTACGCAGAAGTCTACGGAGCCCAGATCCGTTACGAGACCCCGCGCAGTCTCCGCATCAAGATCATGGAGATCGAAGCACACATGGACCCGCTGCGGCAAACGCAGCCTATGCTCTACCGGGCGATGGCCCGGCAGTGCATTGATTTTGAGCGGATCAGTATGTTGATCGAGATGCTGTCTTAACCGAATAGCCCCCACCTTCGGGTGGGGGCTTATGCCCGTTTGTAGTAAAACGCTACACCGCTGAACCATTCTCTGTCTACACGACAATCACAACAAGGAAAAGAGATGTCCGAGCAAATCGAACTGGCTGGCGCCGCACCCGTCGGCAAGAAGCTCCAGCAGGACCGTATGGAGGATCGCTTCGATCCGTTCATGGTCGTCCTGCAGAAGCAGGTCAACACGATCCTGGCCCTGTTCCCCATTCCCAGCGCCGGTGCCGTCGTGGGCAACGCCGCCAACGTGACCGGCGATGAACTGTACGAGATCTACCTGAACTCGTTCGAAGATCCGGAAGTGCGCCAGGACCACACCTGCCGCTGCTGCAAGCACTTCTTCCGCAGCTACGCCAACCTGATCCAGGTCACCGCCGACGGCGGCTCCCACTCGGTGCTGTTCCAGGACAGCGACGATGTGCCCGAGCTGTACCGTCCGTTCGTGCGTGCCGCCTCCGAGAAGCTGCGCAATGCTCGCGTGGGCCTGCTGCTGACCGCACCGCGCAAGGGTGCCAAGGTCGTGATCGGTGAGGCCACCAAGGGCGGCTTCAAGCACCTCAGCTTCGAGCTGGAGGGTCTGCTGGTGCGCGACAACAGTCTGCACACCACCTACCAGGCCGGTGCCTTCCTGCGTGAAAGCGCCGAGCTGCTGAACGAGTCCTTCGGTCGCTGGACCCTGCCGACCCTGCAGCGCGGTAAGGCGCTGTTTTCCAACGATGCCCGCCTGGCCAAGAGCACCCACGCCGACATCATCGCCGACTACGTGGACATCCGCGAGTTCCAGTCCTCGATCAAGCACCACAACGTGCGCTCCAACTACGTCACGGTGATGGCCGCTTCCAACCGTCCGGGTCTGGTGCGCATCGCCCAGAAGGTGGTCGGTGAGTTCCTCGACAAGCTGCAGGGCCTGCGCGATGAGAACTACGCCATCCAGCACTTCCTGGCCATGACCGCCGGCGAGAACTACATGCGTGCCACCGTGGCACCGTCGGCCATGGCCGTGGCCCGGGCCGAGAAGATCTTCAACGATCTGGAACTGGCCCCCTCGGTGGAGCGTCGTGCCCTGCGTCGTGACGAACTGACCACGTTCCTGTGGCGCCGTCCGGAAGCAGAAGCGGCCTCGGTCCCCGGTGGCCTGTTCGGTGCCGTCAAGACCAAGGAAGGTACGGCTTCGGGCGAGAAGTCCTACGGTGAGCCGATCCAGGCTGGCAAGGTGTCGGTGGCCAAGCTGATCAAGCTGATCCGTGCCGGCGTGGAAGGGATCGATGTGATGATCCCGGGCGGCCAGAGCAAGATCTTCTCCTCGCTGACCACCGCGGTCCACGCCGATGCCAAGCCGATCCTGCGCTGGGACGACGAAGACAACCGCAACCCGATCTGCGGTTACGCCTACACCAACCCGGTCTACCCGACCACCTGGGGCCTGCACCCGTACAACTGGGAGCCGGTGCTGGGTCTGGTGCCGCACTACGAGGAAATGAACCGTCCGGTGAGCGAGCTGACCGAACAGCAGATCCACGAGGCGCGCTTCGTGCTGGTCAACGGCCACGACAACCACCCCCAGGTCAACCTGCCGCTGTTCTCCTCCACCCTGCGTCCGGAACTGCATGAAGTGCGCTCGGTCATCGAGGCCTTCTGCAAGACCACCTTCCTGCAGGAGGTGGACCAGGGCCTGGTGCAGATCCAGCCGATGATCGGTCTGAAGTTCCGCCTGACCCTGGACGGTGCGCAGACCGTCTACGAAATCGGGTCGATGGAATAAGCGCTGGCTGTAAAACTAAACTCGCACTGAGCAACCCTATGGAGTAACTCCAGGGGACTTAGGATGAGTAAGGCAAACCAGCGGAAGGTGACCATCCAACAGGACGGTTACCGGCATGCTCAGGTGGGGCGCACTCGTGACCAATGTCCGTACAAAGACGCTGCTGATCGGTGGCGTTGGTTGTCCGGGTTTGATCAAGGGCTGCAAGACCTGAGGAAGCGTTTGAAGCGGAAGAAGCGCCAGTGGCGTCAGGAGGAGAGCATCTTTGCTTGGTTCTGGCGTCGGTGGTATGCAACGCTTCTGGCACTGCATGTGCTTTGACGGCATAAGCCCCCTGCCCTTGCAGGCAGGGGGCGAATGTCATTCGGCCTTGGGAGCCGGCTTGAGCTTTTCCCAGATCGCTTTCTGGTCAGCCAAACGACTGACCGCACCCAGGAAGCCGACCCAGTTGATCAGCTTCTGGAAGATGGCCGGCAGGCCACCGCTTTCCAGGATGTGATACTGGACGGCCAGGTCGTACAGTTCCGGGGACAGCGCGATCAGCAAGAAGATCCAGGTGGAGAACCACTTGGGGGCGTCGCGCCAGTTGTTGACAAGGTACTTGTCGAGGAAGTTGATCAGCATGGAACTGCTCCACAAAAACGGGGTTGTATTCTCTCCATAGATTTAGGGGATTGTGCGTAATGTGCCAGTGTGTCCATCGTTCCAACCTGCGCTTCCCGATCGTCGGTGCGCAACCTATCGGCCCGCGTGAAAACTGGCCGGTGTACTTCACGCCCACCACACCGGGTGAAGGTATCTATCATTGTCCGACGTGTCTGGAAGGCAAGCACATCGAGAAGGTCGTGGTTCCCCCACCCACGTTCTTCCAGAAACTTACTGCGTTTGTCAAGCGTGTGCTCACGCCCAGCGCAGCAAGCATTCATCCGCGTTTCCACCGCGGGTGATTCTCGGTAGTTAAATCCCTTTCCTATCGAGTGGTTCAGTGGTGAGGAGTCAAGGTCTATGAGCGAACACCACAATCGTGGAACTGGCCCGTATCGGCTGGTTCGTAATCGGGATGGTGAGAAGACCTATTTCGCCGGCTACCATGAAAATGGGCAGGCGCAGTGGGTCAACGCAGAGGACGTCGGTGTCCATTATCCCTCACCGGAGATGGCTTCTGAAGTCCAGCGCGTGCTGGTGTCCGAAGCTGGCGAAACCCTGAACGTTGTACGCATCAACAGCTGATGCAGCCCGCGGGGTCCTTCGGGACCCTGCGGTTTTATACCGCCTTTTAAAAATCGAGAGAACCATGACCACCATCGTCTACAGTGGGTCTGAGCGCACTATCTTCAGCGATACGCTGGTTACCACGTCCGCAGCGAACAACACCGCCAGTGGTAAGGTTGAGGCCGCTGTGAAGGTGGACGACCTGACCCGACTGAAGCTCAAGCCTGTCAAAGGCGAGCGGCCGTTGGTGATGGCCTTTGCCGGCACGATTGCCCATGCCGATGACGCCTCCCGTTACGTCCTGAACAACTTGGGCAGCTGGGAAGCCTTCCACATCGTACTGCGGGAGAACGGTGCGGCCTACAGTCACTTGGCGGGTACGTCGGTGCTGCTGGTGACCAACAAGCGCGTGATCACGTTTGAGTTCCTGCGTAACCGCGTGGAAATTGAAAAGCACACGCTGGATGCCGATGTGTGCATCGGCAGTGGGCGTCGGTATGTCATTGCCGCGATGTTGGCCTACGGTGCATCGGGTTTGGAAGCCCTGCGTGTGGCCTCGATCTGCGATGACGGTACTGGTAAGATTGCCATGGCACATCGCATCAGGGCCAAGGGTGTGGAAATGGAAGGTCCGCTGTTGATGGCCACTGACGAAGCCGGTGTATTGGAACTGCGTCGTAGTGCAGCCAAGTCCAGGGTCGTCAAGAAGGTGGTCACCGATAGCAAGTACGGCATGGCGATTCTGGCATGGACGCCGCATGACAAGATCGTCAAGACCATCAATGATACGGCCGATCGTGTCAACCGTCGCCACAAGGAGCGTGCAGCTAAGAAGAAGGCTGACGCCAAGACCAAGCGTGAAAAGACCACCCCGACTACGTGAAGGGTTTGTGTAAAATAATCTGCATGGCGCCCTATTGTATACTTAAGCAAGTGTGAGCCCTATCCCAACACGGATACGACTTTCACAGCAGGTTCTATGGTGCGCCAGTGCACTTCTTGGCCGCATGTTAGAGACACTCCCTGTCAGTCATAGTCTGGTTGAGACACCGGATGATTGCATCTGGCGGGGCATATTCCTACAAGAGCGTTACCACGATGTTCCAGAACTTCTCTGTCAAGACCTTCATGATCTTGATGTTCGTGCTCACCCTGAGCGCGTGTGCTTCCATTGGTAAGCACCACGAGGTTGCGGCGCAGCGTTCGCTGATTGCCACTTCGATGCCGGATCTCCAGCCACTGCCGATCAATATCGAGCCGGTGGAGTTGGCAGCTGTTATCCCTGAAGTGAAAGACCTCCCCGTCGCATTGACGGAACTCCATGAGCGCGCACGTGTGGTCATGAGTGAGGAAGAAATCACGTGCATGGCAAAAGCCATTTATTTCGAGGCCCGTGGTGAAGGATCCCAGGGTCAAATCGGCGTGGGCTATGTGGTGCTGAACCGCATGGCTGATAAACGCTTCAAGTCTTCAACAGCCTGCGGCGTTGTCTATCAACGCAGTAATCGCGGCTGTCAGTTCAGCTGGGTCTGTGATGGAAAGCCGGATACGATCCGCTCCGCTCAGTCCTACCAGGTTGCCAGGGAAGTTGCTATCCAAGTGATGACGCGTTCGGTTGCGAACCCCGTCGATGATAGCCTGTACTTCCGCCATCGTAATGTGGCGTCCAAAGTGACCAAGCAGAAGTTCCGCGCCATGATCGGCGCACATCGGTTCTACGCAGCAATCTGAGAAAACCCAAAACTTAAGTATGGCTCCCCTGCCCAGTCTTAAGGCTGGGAGGGGAGTTATGCAGTCGAATGGGTGTAAAGATTGAAATAAGGGCTTGAGGGTATGTCTACCCTTAGGTACCCATTATGCTTGCTCGACAGATCAATCAAAGCGAAGACGATCGTGCCTTTGCTGAGTACATGGAAACCATGGGCCTCATTATCGAGCAGGCCCTTCCGACACTCAGGAGCCACAGAGAGGCGGTCGTACAGCCCCGTTCACCCCCTATTGTCTCCTTGCCGATTTTGGCACCGTTGCGTATCACTGCGCTCTTCGAGAGCAGGCTCTTGATGGGCGGACTGGACGGACGGAGGGCAATGGCTTACCTGAGTATCGTTCGAGGTATGTTGCGTGCCCACGGTATCCCGTATCGGCAGGTACAGCAACCGCGCGACAATATCGTCATCTACGACGCCGACACCAACGTCAAGTTGGTTTGGACCCACATTCGACAAGAACTGAAAACCGATGCATCCGTCGTCGAGCTCGATGCGGCGCGTGGTTACCGCTTCGATGCCGTCGTGTCGCGTCAGCCCGTGATTGACATCCGCTGTAGCGCCGAGTTCGCAGCCGAGTTCCAAGAGTTCCTTCCCCGCTAGGAGTAACGTCATGTCCAATGACATTGGTCGCGGTTTGACCACCCCGATCTTCCACTCGACCTCTGGGACTACCCAGTCTCCTGACCCAATGGACAACTTCGCCGTTGGTCTGACCAAAGCACAGGCCATCGCGTACATGCAGTCGGTGATCAACACGCTGCGTGCGCAGGGTTATTTCCATCAGATCGGTCGTGAGGACGACCTGATGGCCATCTACGGTGACAACCGTAACGTTCTGTGCATGATTGTCGCCAGTGGCGGTCTCTACGAAGGTCAGTATCACATCCGCGGTCGCATGAGCTTCCAGTCTGAGTTCCAAGACCAGCTCCCTTACATTTGAGGTTCCCGTGTCCAACGTTCTTTCTTTTGCCTCGGCGCTGCAAAAACGCAGTGATGAAAAGCGCCTGACTGCTTTGCGTGATGCCGGTATGCACAAGCAGGCCATCTCCATTGCCACCTTGGCAGCTAACAGCGCCTTTACTGAGTCGGCAGTGTCGTTGGAGGAAGCGGCAGAGATGGGCTTTGAGGCACTGAAGTACCTCACCATCACCACTTCCGAAACGGCTGATGAAACCTGGGTGGTGTCCTTCTTGTCCGATCAGCTACCGGTACTACATTACCTGATCACCGACAGTACCTTCACCCATGACTGGCATGAAGTGGAATCGGTGGGTGTGTCGTTGGCCGATGATGAACACGCCCCGCAGACGGTGCGTGACAAGCTCTATGATTGGGTGGAGTCGCATGGGTATCGAGAGGTCAGCAACTACGGCTTCTTTGCACTGCAGTTCTTCTACTTGGCCGCCGCCTCGGAGTTGAACCCGCTACACCTGCAGTATTTCCCCAAGACCGGGTATGTGGGGCTGGTGCTGTACGATCGCCTGCGCAATGCGGATGTGGCGTTGATTGCCAACATCCACAACTGGCGTAACGTACCGCCCACCGCTGAGGCGGTGTGAGCAACCAGATCTCAAAACTATACCATCCCCTTGACTTCCCATCAGTGGTATTGAACCATGCTTGCAAAAGACATCAATAACGTAGGCCAGCTCTGCGTGGACAAGGGCATGCCTGATGTAGTTGCCCAGATGATCGACTACGCGTTGTGGTGCTTGGAGGAGACCTGTAAGGTTCACTACAAGGACGTCCACCGTGAGGAGATCACGTGGAGTTCGTTCAACGTCAATCACCAGACCCTAGAATCGACCGGCCGCCCCGACGCCTATTTCTTCAAGATTGGCTTCGTCGACGGACTGTTCCCGTTCCGGATGTGTTTCTTCCCAAGCCAGTTCCAGCTGAAGGAGTTTGCCCGTATTCTTCAGCAGCCCGACCCGGAGAACTTCTTCAAGCCCTTGGAAGCCGGCGTGGACATTGAAGCGTATGCGAACTCTGCGCTCAATGCCAACGGTGGCGGTAATGACGCCGGCAGCGATGGGGCCCTCCCACTGGCGCTGTGTGTCATGGACTCTGCCGCCACCTATGATGGCATCACCGCCAAATGGTACGGCTATGACGTCAAGGGTGCGCAGCTGGCTGTGGTCGTTGATTGTGACGACCAGCGCTGGATGTTTGTCATCCGCTATCACGACCTGCACGTCTCCCGTGGCGGTAAGTCCCAGTAAAAAATCCCACAGCGGACTAACGCTGTGCACCACAACCCTTCCGAGTAGGTCCATGGAAATCGAACAGAACACCCCGGCCCCGTCTGACGGCGCCACCGATCAGCAGTTCTACGGTATCGACAAGAGTGGTATGGTTCACCTGCTGCCGTTGGCGCCCTATGCCAGCGACGCACTGCGTGCCTACGCCACCAACGAAGCCAACCCGGTGCGCATGGAGCTGGTGCTGAACCAGCATCAGTACGATGGCATCTACAGCGCCATCGAAGCCGAGCTCAACGACGTGGACGGCGATACGCTGATCCCGACGTACTTCGCCATTCCCTACCACACCCTGCATGCCGTGTTCCCGCATCCGAGCATCGACACGCAGGCTGAAGTGGACGAATGGGTGGCCAACTTCATCAAGGTCCCCGAAGGCGAAGACCGCCTGATCCAGGTGCTGGGTCCGTTCACCCTGAGCCATGCCAAGCAGCACTGGCCGGTGGACAGCAGCAAGCAGGCACTGAGCGCGTTCCCGGACGTGCGCAACTAAACCCCCCAACGCAGGCATAAAGCCCTGTGTAAGGACTAGGCTTTCTCCCCAGAGACCTAGTCAGGTTTGGATCCTATACCACTCCCCAGTGAGGATGCCTTACTAAGATCTAAAGGCGTCGTGAGATGACCGGCGAAGATCTTGCGGAGCGTCGTGCACTCCGCCGCGAATTCCCCAGCCAGCCCGGAAACGGGCTGGGCTTTATACCGCTTACTGCAAGAGGCTATCCATGAACCCCAATTCTGACGCGATCTACAAAGAGCACCGTGACTTCGCCAACGCTGGTATGAAGGGTTTCCCGACCCGCGACCAGATGATGGACAAGATCACCCTGCCGGCCGACCGCCAGTGGCTTAAGCCCAAGAAGGTCCACCCGCTGATCCTCAAGGTCCTGCACGCGCCGATCAACTCGACCTTCCCCAAGTTCCGCATGGACGTGGGCCGCAGCGACGAAGGCGACTACTTCGCGTTCAGTGGTGGGGACCGTCACGAGTTCTTCCGACTGACGGTGCGCAAGACCAACCCCAAGTACAAGACCGACGAAGAAGGTCTGTGGTTCATGGGGAACGAAGAACTCGACACCCCGCCGCGGATCGTGTGGCAGCAGGGCATTTTGTCTCATGTCTACGCCGTCCTGAAGACCCTGCAGGTGAACGGCACCGATGACGACAACGACATCGAGCACATGGGCCACTACGTCGAGAACAACATCAACGGGTTCTCGCGTACGCACATCGTCTTCCGTGTCGGTACGGGCTTCTGGATCCTCTCCCACGCCTCGCGCCAGAACAAGCACGCCATGGGCTACCGTGAGCTGGCCGTGCGTCTGTTGGAGTGCTACAAGGAAGACGATGAACTGCTGCACGCGGTGACTCGTCTGGACCCGTACACCGGCGGGGCAGTGATCGCCCTGTACGATGCTGAAGATGCTGGCTCGTACGGTGAGGTGATCGAGGAAGATGTAATCATGGAGTTCCGTGAGGACATCGAACAGATCCCGTCGATGGACTACATCAACTCGCAGACCCCGCAGGTGCGTCAGCAGCTGGGTGCGCTGGCCGTGGCTTCCCAAGACGAAGCCGTCAGCAAGGTGGTGGACTATCTGTCGGTCTATACCGTCGGCAATCTGATCCCTTACCACCTGCTGGATGTGCCGGGCGTGCCGCATGTTGATGTGCGTTACTTCTGCATGGAGAACCGCACGCTGTTCACCGTGCGCATCTTCCGCAAGGTCAAGTAGTTTTTCACAGCAACGTGGGATGCTGTGTTAATGGTGCTCCGGCACCGCTTTGCACGTAAGTCCAATACGTGCCTGCGACTCCACAGTCGCCACCGCGGGTGGGGCGGATTCGCCGCCCTATCCTTCTTATGCCAATACAGGAAACAAGTCATGACCCAGACCGCCGAAACCGTCAAGAGCACCCCCTCGCAGTTCAACCTCCTGCTCGTTCCCCACCGCGCCACTGCCGCTGAGCTGGTCAAGCACTACGGCCTGAATGATGTCCGCTATCTGGACGAGATGGAAGAGAAGCTGCACCTGGGTCGCTACGACGGTAAGGAACGCGGTGATGTGTTCAACCGTGCACTGGCCGAGAACGGTACCACCACCGTCGTGGTTCTGCAGGACGAAGCCTGGATCAAGGCCCTGCTGGAAAAGAGCGAGAAGATGGCGCCGATGGTGTGGCGTTCGATCGAGGCCAAGCTGATGGGTCACCGCACCAACGGCCTGCGCAACCTGATGCTGGTGGCTACCTCGGCGGTGGACAACCTGGGCGTGCGCATCTGCGAAGAAAACGGCAAGCTGCTCAAGCTGACCCACGGCAACGCACTGCCCACCGCGTGGCTGGCGCCGAAGGCTGAAAAGCCCGTCAAGGAAAAGCAGTCGGTGATCGGCGAGTACGTGGAGAAGCGCCTCAAGCCGCGCGTGGATGCGGCCAAGAAGGGCGACATCAAGGAAGCGGTGCGCCTGAAGTCGCTGGCCAATCCGGGCAGTCCGGCCAAGCCGGCACCCAAGGGCGATCGTCGTCCGCAGCACAAGGGCAATGCCAATGTCCTGTTCGATGATCTGTACCTGCTCTGCAAGGGCCACTACGGCGCGTTCAACCTGGATGCGGTGCGTACCAAGGTCGCGCACCTGATCCGTCACCACGGCGGCCTGCCGGCGCACGCGCCGGTCTCGGACGAGCAGATCATCGTACAGCTGTTCGATGCGCTGACCCGTTCGTCCAGCCGCGGTTACTGGGGTGGCTACACGCTGCTCAAGGACACCGTGCATGCTGGCGCGCACAGCCCGGACCGTCTGCTGTCGGTACTGGTCGGTCAGATCGGTGCGATCCCGGCGGTGGACACCGAAGGCAAGCCCCTGCGTCAGCCGCAGGCCAACAAGCAGTTGGTCAAGGTGCTGGAGAAGTACGACTTGTCCGAAGTCGAAGGCGCATAATGTGACAACGACTTTGAGATAATCTCATGCATCCCATCCTCCGTCAATTGCGGGAGAGTTTGCAGCCTAGCCTTGAAGGGGCTCCGGCTGATGGACAGACCCGCGCCGAGAAAGAGTTGGTTTACTACGGCAAGATCGTCGATATGGACGAGCTGGAGAAAGCTGACAGCAAAGAAGAACAGGAGCAGTGGGAAATCCGCTCCAAGGACGACACCAACGCCTACGGCGGCTGCGTGCGCATTCGCTGCATCAACGGTAAGCAGTACATCCTGACCACCAAGACCTTCAAACCTGAGAAGGGTCACTTGAGTGAGACGGAAACTGAACTGCCGGCAGAGGTGGGTAAGAACATGATGGAGGAGTTCAAGAAGCTCTCCTCCGGTGGCATGATCAAAACCCGCTACCTGTTCAAGGTACCCGACTCGGACCTGGTCTGGGAAGTGGACGTGTACTTTGATGACAAGGGCGAAGCGCGTCAGTGGTGCAAGATCGACCTGGAAGTGAATGACCTGCGTGTCAAGCGTCCTGAGTTGCCCATCCAGCTGAAGGAAGTGCGGGAGATCCCCGCCAAGAACCGCAGCGAAGATGATCAGCGTTTTCTCGAACGTTTGATGGACCGTGAGTTCGTCTCGCCCAATCCGTACAAGAAGTAACGGCATAAGCGCCCCCGCCTTCGGGCGGGGGTTGTGCCCTCAACTGGAAAAAGACCAATGTCTGAGATCATCGAACACCGCATGGAATACCTCCCGGTTCGCATCGCCCACGACGGCTCGAACATGAACGAGTACATCACCGCGGTGGCTGGCAACATGCTCATCGTGCGTGAGCAGGCACTGGATGAACTGGTGCGCCATCCGAACATCCCCTCGATCACCGCAGGCCACATCATCATCCTGCGCGATCCGGCCAACACCTCGGACAAGTTCCTGGCCGAAGTCGAGCCGCAGTATCCGGACGAGCACGGCTACTCGCGCAAGTTCCACACCACCATCGATGAAGCCATCGGCTACGCTGCCCAGCTGCGCTCGCTGGTCCGCCTGAAGACCGGCAAGTTCATGCAACTGGCGGTGCTGGACTACGGCGACACCGACCTGATCGGCGAGCTGCGTGAAATGGGCTATGCGCCCAAGGTCAGTGAATGAGTGCCTACGAGCAGCATAAGGCCGATGCCGCTGCCCTGCTGGCCCGCACCAACGAGAAGGTCCGCAAGGACCGCTTTGCACGCGAGCAGGCCAAGCGCCCGCCGCGTCAGCCGTTGGGGTGGGAGGACTTCTACCAACTCTGGTTGATTGGGGTGCTGGTGGCTGCCTTTGTCCTCAACAGCCCGTGGGGTTCCCAGCAGCTGCTGTTCAACGATTTGGTGGCGGTGCGCGTCACCAACCTGCTTCTGATCGGCGCCTTTGTCGCCGCTGCGATCATCGATGTTTTCCTGCGCGAAAGCACCGCAACGATCGTCCACTATGAGGTCCCTGAACAATGTACTACCGCATCGGAACCATCGGACGTTTCCTCTGGGTCTGCACCTTCGTCGGAGCCTGGGGAATCACCTCCCTCTACGCCATGGCACAAGTCGTGGGCTGGGGAGCGCCCCTAGTACAGTCGGTTCGCAACTTTACCCGCAGTGTTGGCCTGACGGTCACCATTGCGGACTTTCTAGCTATGGCGTTGACGGTGGTGGCGTTTCTGATCGTCCCTGCCCTCATCGCCTGGCTATTCCAATCGCTTCATCGCTATCTGAAAGGCAAGCCCCATGCACCACTCCCAAAACAACCTGCCCCGCCCCGCTGACGAGACCACCCACTCGCTCAACGGTCACAACCCCTACAACGAGCATCTGCAGGTCTGCAGCCAGTGCCGCACCAGCCACAGCGGCCAGTGCGAAGAAGGCGATCGCACGCTGCACGAATCGGTGCTCAACGGTACGGCCGGCGCGTATGACCGGGAACTGGACCGCGAACGCAACCCCCACCTCCAGGAGGACTAATGTCCCGTCCCGAGATCATCCTGATCGCCGCCTGCGATCGTAACGGCGCCATCGGCAAGAGCAATACTCTGCCGTGGAAGCACCGCGCTGACATGCAGATGTTCAAGAAGCTCACCACTGGTGGTACGGTGGTGATGGGCTCCAAGACCTATCTGTCCATGGGCGCCAAGCCCCTGCCCAATCGACTCAACGTGGTACTGACGCGCTACCCAGACAAGTTCCAGGGGCGCGAAGGTGTCCATTTTATCACCGACATCGAGCAGGCCTTCCCGTTTGCAGTCAACAACAAGCTGCTGATCATTGGCGGCGAGAACGTGTACGAACAGTACGCCTCGTTTGCCGATGTGATCCATCTGTCGCGGCTGGACATGGAAGTGGTGGACGCCGATGTGTTCTTCCCGGACTTCTACAGCGGTCCGGCCAAGGACCTGTGGGACGAAGTGTGCATCGACCACGAAGCGGCCGGCGATGACGTCGCCTGGAAGCAGTGCGTCTACAACCGCCGTCGATAAGGAGCGACAGATGCTGCCGATCATCGCAATCATCCGGGTGGAAGAAAACGCTTTCGTCCACTATGACCTGGCCAAGGGTCAGTTCAGCGACAAGTTCTCGGTGTCCGCTAGGGATGAATATCTTGGCATGTCCTATGGGCAGCTGACCTTCGCTGAGTACGACGATGTAAATCAGATGTCGACTCAGCTGATCTCCGTCACCGTGTCCTCGACCAAGGACCACACGGAAAGAAGCCTGAAGGATCTTCCCCGCGAAGAGTTGGTGGAGATGATCAACCACATCTACGCCGACCTGAATCTTGACAAGCGTTCTGAAGGTCAAGAGTCGGTGCTCAAGCACTGAACGGCATAACCGGAGGGCTCCTTGCGGAGCCCTCCGGCGCTATGCTGCCTTTTGTTTTTACACCTGGCCGGTCTCGATCTTGACGACCGCCATGTTCTTGCTCTTGACACGGTTATGGCGCGGATAGCCGGCCTGGTTGATGAAGTCAAACGTACCGTAGATCAGATAGCGACCGTTGGTGTCGATCGGATGCATGTAGAGGTACGTTTCATCCACCACGTTGTTGGCGTAGATACCGAAGGGGCGATCATGCAACTTCAGCATCTCGCCATCACGCGTGTAGAACTCCACCCGGTTGAACTCATACTCCACGCTCTCGCCGAAGCGAGCGCCGGTATACGGAGCTGCGTTGACCAAGTGCCAGTTCCCGTTGAGCATCAGCCACGAGATCTGTCCCGGGCCAGTGCAGTCACCTTCGGAGATGCGGTTGATGGTCTCATAGGTCACCGGATCGAAACGGATGCCCCAGGAGTCTTCGGGGAATGCGCCGCGGTAACGGGTGAAGATCCACCAGTAATCGCTGGACCCCGGTTCTTTGATCAACTCGTAAACGGCCGGGGTTCCGTTGGCCTCGGGGTTGAACAGACCGGTACCCAGGTTCAGTCCGGGATTGGGGATGGCGATGCCGGTGTCCGGATCACAGAACACCCAGCAGCTGTCAGTGCTACGACCTTCGTAGTTGTCGGCGGTCATCAGCACCTTGCCATCGGGGAACTGCACCACCGAATTGACAGAACGGGTGTAGTAGGAATCGAACTCCTTCGGTCCCCAGTTCGGCACCGGGGTCCAATCTTCGGTGTAGCGACCAATGTAAGGCTTGTTACCGGCCGAACCAATCAGCCAGAACTGACCCACCAGCACCCAGCCGCCGTCCTTGAGGTGGACCATGCTCAGCACCGAACGCGGCTGGCTGGATTCATCCTTGGGTTCGACGAAGGTGGTATCGAGCGTGCAGTCCTTGTTCAGGCGCAAGATGGCCGTATAGCCACTGAGCTCACCGTTGAAATACGTAACGCCACCGTACAGGATGATCTTGCCATCGTTCTGCAGGTAGACGTTGGCACTGTAGCCGTTGGAGATAGTGGCACCCCAATTCGGATCGATCACACCGTCTTGGTCCACACGGAACAGGCGACCGTAGGCGCAGATGATCCAGTACTCGGTACCATCATCAGTCACCTGGTGGACCGGACGCGAGGTGGGGCGCAGTTCGTTGGTGGTAGGCCAGGTCTGCTCGACGATCTGCGGCAACGTACCGATACCCCACGGACCCTCACCGGTGTAGGGATCCAGATTGACTCGAGTCAGCGTGGCAGGTGCCCCAGGCTCGAGCTTGAACGGGGAGTTCGGATCGGACGGATCGCTCTCCCAGGTGTCGCCGTCGTCGTAGGAGACCACGACGTTTTCCTTACCGCCGAACACGTCGTTGTTGCTACCGGCATAGACCAGCGCGTTGTCCAACTTGACGAAGGCGGCATTGGTGATGCCCGTCTGGCGGGACACTTCCTTCCAGGTGCGAGTGTCTTCTTGGAACTTGAAGATCTGACCCACCACCGCGTTCTTGTCGAGGTTGTAACCATCAAGATCGCGCGGGGAGAACACACCCAGTCCGAACAGCCAGCCTTCCGGCCCGTAGTAGAACGCATGGCCCTGGCTATAACCGTAGTCCATCCAGCCGGTACCGTGCGGACCAAAGCCCCAAGGTTCGATCGTGAAGGTGCGCTGCTGACCGGGCATCGAAGGAATGAACTCATCGCAGAAGATGTACTCCCAGTTCTCACCGGAGGAGCCATCGCCGCCACGAATGTTGGAGGCCACCGCACGCAACTTGTTGTTGTACAGACCCAGACCCACCACACGCGGCAGGGGTGCCCGGCCGGGCTTGGTGGACAGCATCGGCAGTTCCACGCGATTCCAATCGATGCCGTCGGTGGTGTAGTGAACGTAACCGCTGGAGACAGCGAAGATGTTCTGGACCGGGTCCACACACATCTGGATCGGTACGTCGACGTTGGCCGTCCACAGATCCATGACGCGCTCAAAGCTCACCGACCACACGCCGTTGTCGTTGTGGAACTTGATGCGGTTCAAACCGCACAGGCCACCCGGATCGTTGTCATAGTTGGAAGAAGCGAAATACGCCTCGCCCAAAAACACCACCGCGTTGGGACTTTCCAGGATACCGTCGATGATTTCCTGCTGCCACGGCACGCCTGCACCGGGGCGGAAGTTGATCTGGATCTTGCCGTATTCCGGGGTCTGCAGACAGACCATGAAACCATTGGGCAGACCGGCCGTACGGGCCGGCCGGTTCTCCACAACCACCGGAGCGTACTGGTCACTGATGTCGCTGTAGACCACCAGATCGTCAGTCAGCTTGGAGAACTGGGTGTTGGTGAACAGCATGCGGTTGGCCATCACCGGCTGTGGGGTGTCTTCACCCTTCAAGGTAATGTCGACTTGGCCGATCACCTTGAACGAAGTGGCCTTGGCCACCAGCGACACCGTGGTGCTGGTGCCGGTGTGGACGATGGCCGTGTCTTCGATGTCATCGGCCGTGATCTGCGTACCCAGGCGCTCACTGATCGCAGTGAGTAGGCCGTGAGTGGTGGTTTGCTGAGTATCAGCAAACTCCTTACTGCGCAGGTTGAAGGCCTTGGACAGGCCCAGTCGATTGAAGTCGACCGTAACCGTCATCTTGGGTCCGCCCGTACCACCGGCCACGATGACCGTGCGGCTGTTGCGGACCGTGGGCTGGGAAAAGTCCAGCACGTTGGCGTTGAGCAACACCGGGTCGGAGAACGTCACGTCATTGAGCTTGAGGTCCAACTGATACTGAGTGTTGACCTCCTGCAGCAAGATAGCCTTGACGCTGGTGTTAGGGTTGGACATCGTGTTTCCTCGTTACGGTTGAATCAGGAGTCACCCATTGTTATTGGGCAACTCATCGAAGGGGTAGTACTCAAACTGCAGTCCCTGGATGTCGGGCAAGTGGAAGTGGATGCCAAAGTCCATGGGCCAGCGACCGTCCGGGTAGGACAACTGACTGAGACGGACGTTCTTGCTCTCCGGATCATCCAGAGTCAGCACAGCCGTGGAGGTATCGATGGCATGGTCCAGCGTACAGGCGTAGTTCATCACAGCGCCGGTGTGACTGTTGATCATCGCCTTACCGACCCACTCGGGGACGTCAGTACATTCGGTAATCTGTCCCTCAACAGCGATGTAGTTGGTGGACCGGGCCGAGGATCCGCCGCCGAAGCTGGAGCAGTTGTCCACCATACGCAGCACACCGCCGCTGATTCCCGAGCCGGGGAGGATGACCGCATCGTCCTGCATATAGACCGGGGTGGTGATCCCATCCAGGTTCTTGTTGGGGTTGGGGAAGCTGAGGTAGACCTTGCCGGTGGGCGGGGTGCTCTCAGGCGGAACCTTCAGACCGTTGTTGTCATAGATCCGCGTGATCGAGAACTCGGCCTTGAATGCAGGCTGACGCCAGACGAAGCTCACCGGCGCTACGTTGGATTCCCCAACCACCGACACACGCACCGTGGTGTCCTGACGGGCCGAGTACAGCGAGGCGGCGGCCATCCAGCAGCCCGGACTGTACCAAGTCGGGTAAGGGATGCCCGCGTCATCGTAGGCCTTGATGGCTTCGATCAAGGTGGGACCGTCGATGATCTGAGTGCTGTAGAAGTCAGACACATCGATGTCGAATTCCGGTTGTTGTTCCACCGGCAACGGCACGTCGTTTTCGTCTACCAACTTGACGACCATCTGCATGCGCGCCGACTCACGTGCCAATGCAACCCGACCATCCAATTCCGGCGTGGTGGGATTCACATAGTCGTAGTCGACCATCGTGCGCGTACCGTCAGGGTTGATCAGGTACATCTCCGAACTACCTTGGGCCATCATCAACTTGATGCGAGCCGAGGGAGCTGCTACTTCGCCCACAGTGATCGAACCTGAGCCGATGACATAGAGCGAGTTGGGATTGGCCACCAACTGCACCGTACCGGCAGTCACTGCAACATCTTGCAGATCACCCACGGTCAGGGTGGTCTTGAGTTGTTGGTTCAGCACTGGCAAATAATCCACCAGTGCGCCATTGGGAATCAACGGAACTTGGACACCCAACTTAACCAGCTGGGCCAAGTTCAGTCGATTGTAGTTGGCCATCACTTCCAGATAGCCATTGCCCGGACGACCGGCGCTGACCTTGACGCGACTGTTGCGTCGGGTGGGATGGTTCATGTCGTCGACAGTGGCATCCAACAGCACAGGGACGCCAAAGGTGACTTGGTCAAGTTGGAGCGAAAGATCATTGCCCCGATTGATTTCATCGAGAAGGGTTTGGTACACACTGCTGGCGCTTACATCAGACATTTTCAATCCTTCCGTGAATCGTCGATGGGATGGTGTTCATATAAAACGGCATATGCCCCCACCCGAAGGTGGGGGCGCTCTTATTCTGCCGGAACCGGACGGATAGATTTCACCGCTCGGATGATCTCTTCGCTCCCAATGCGCTCAACGCCGTAGCTGTTGTGGATCGTCTGGGAACGTGGGCCCAAGGGGCCGTGTCGGAAGGGCGTGGTGATGCCATACAGGCCAACCACGGGGATTCCCATGTAGTCGGCCAAATGCAACGGACCAGTGTCCACACCCACCACCACACTGGCACGGCGCAATTGCGCTTCCAGTGCAAACAGGTCGGTGTCTTGGGACTGCCACTCTACATCCAGTCCCAGTGCATCCCAATAAACCGCCAACTCATGCCAGCGGGGCATCGGGAAGTCCTTGATGGACAAAGACGACTTAGGGACAATCACAATCGGACCCGTAGGATCCCACGGACCTTGGAAGCGTGTCCACTCCTCACGGGGTTTGAGACCCGCACTGATGATGGCCTTACGCATTCCATCGGTATGGTGCAATCCACCTTGCTCACCGCGATCGAAGATGATCTCCGAATTACCGTAGCCCAAGAAGCGATGCACCTCAGGCTTGGTGGGAGGGCAATAGCCATCCGGGAGCAGTGACGCCCACCGGATGGCTGTGCCCAAGGCGTAGGGAATCATCCCTTAGGCCTGCGGTACTTCGCCGGAGTCGAGGGTCAGCTTGATCATGCCGTTGTACCAGATCGGGATCGGTTGACCGTCCGGCTTGTTGTAGCTGGGATGAGCAAAGCGCGCCCGGATCAGCAAGTACCTGCCGTTGTAGTCAAGGTAGTTGTTGTACCAGCTACTATCGTCGGTGAACAACTTGATGTTCTGCAGATCGTTGATGATGAACTCTTGGGCCAGCGAACCGATCTCGCGAGTCTGGGCCAAACCGCCCTGCTGGATGTAGCCGGCCGAGCTGGGCATCACGTTCTGGTCGGCGTATTGACCGGTCTGAGTGAAATGCTGCTGGAACACTGCCGGCGATTCGCTGCCCACAGCGTAGAGATGGCCTTCCTGCAAGGACAGGTCACCGAGGTCACCGAAGTTGGCCTTCAGGCCGATAGCGCCGAATTGGGCCTGATCGGAGGAGACCAAGAAGCTGTCGGAGACCGAGCTGTCCAAGGCGCCGATACGCAGGGTGATGTTGCGGTTGGCATCGTCCACGGTATAGGACATGTCCGAAGCGATAAGGTGGAAATACACGTCGTCTTCCTCGATAGGTGCGGCGATCTCCAGAGACAGAGTCGTGTTCCAGTAAATGGCAGCACGCTCGCCCTTTTGATCTAGGACGTTGGGGTGGTTGAACTTGGCACGGAACATCAACAGCTGCCCGCCTTCGCTGGCGTAACGGGAGAACCAATCACCACCAATGGGAAGGAACTCAATGCGGTTGGCATTACCCGTCTCGGCCATAGCGAACTGCCCGATTTCAGTCAGCTGCTCACCCTGCGGGCCGGCCAAGATTTCAGAGTTGGGGCCGAAGTTGCCACTGTTGTAGCCGAAACTACTGGAGGTCTTGGAGACCATCTCTGCGGTGTTGTTCCTGAGCATGTACAGCTTGCCCTCAAGCAACTGCAGGCGGTTCAAGTTGCCGTAGTCACCCAGGTCCTTGAACGTCAGGTCGGTGGGCAGGCTGGACTTGAGGTAGGTGGGGTAGCCGCAGTTGGTGCCGATCTGAACCGACAGCATCTGTTCGGATTCATTGAAATCCTGCCACATCTCCGGCGGAATCAGGTTGTAGTACATCTCATCTTCCTCTTCGGGTTCCGGGACCACTTCACCCACCAGCGTGATGTTCAAGTTGCCAAAGGCATACAGAGAACTTTCCGGAGCACTGAGGGCGAAGGTCTCATCGGCGCCAGTGAGCACGCCGTTGTTCACATCTTCGGTAGTCAGTGCCGTTCCCAAACGGGTATTGAGCGCAGGCAGGTATTGGTGGACGGAGGTAAAACTGGGGTTGAGGGTCAGGGTCGTACTGCGGAAGTCAAACAGCTTGGACAGTGACAAGCGGTTGTAACGCAGCAAAACGGAGACCTCCGGGTTACCCCCGGAGGCCTCCTTTTCAATGCGTACGGAAGTGTTACGCTTGTCCGGATCGTCGTACGTCGTTACCGACGCATCCAACAAAGTGGGTGCTTGGAACACCACTTCATTGGCTTTAAGATCGATCCCTGTCTCAGCCTTGAGGACTTGCAGCAGAAACGCCCGGATACCATCGCGTGCGATGATGTCGGACATGATGCGTTACCTCAGTGGATGAGACTTAGACCTGCTCGCCGTCGCCGTCGGTGCTGTTGGTGCCTTCGTCGTCGGCGCCTTCGCTCGACTCACCGGTGGTCTCGGTCGAGGTGTCACCCGAGTCGGTCGGTTCGCTGGCCGGCGGGGTGGTTTCGGTCGGCTCGGACGGGGCGCTGAAGCTGGCCACGCGGGCCTGCGGCGCGACGCCTTCGATGGTCAGGGTGGCGGTGCCGAACACCTGCAGGGACTGCGCGATGGCCTTCAGGGTGACCACGCCGTCTTCGATCAGCAGGTCTTCCACGTCTTCGACGGTCAGCTCCACGCCCAGGTGTTCGTTGATGGCGTCCAGCACGTCGTAGGTGGAGGTGGCATCGGCGTCGCCGGCGAACTCCGGAGCACGGATGCCGACCAGGCTGGCCAGGTTGTAGCGGGTGTAGTGCAGACGGCTCTGGACCTGCTCCAGCCACTCACCCACGCTGATTTCCACCGAGGTGTTGTGGGAGTTGTGGTCGGTCGGATCGAAGGTACCCTCGTCGTACGGGGTCACTTCGCCGAAGACGACGTCGCCCACGACATAGGCGGCTTCGTAGCCTTCCTGGATGAGGGCGGCGTTGAACAGGTCAACCAGCTGTTCCTTGACGGGCTTGATGGGATTGGACATCTTTGTTCTCGCTCTGAAGTAGTGGTTGCTTACGGTCCGACCAACGTCAGTTCGACGCTGTCAAAAAGAAGCAGAGAGTTGGACGCTGCGTTGAGCAGTACGGTCTTGGGGTAGCCCACCGGACCTTCGATCTCATGGCCGGCAATATCGGCTTCAGAGATGGGCAGTCCCAGACGCTGCTGAAGCAGCGGTACCAGTTGGTGGGTGTGGGTGATGTCACCGATGAACTTCTTGTCGCGCGAAGCGAACAACGCAGTCAGCGGCAGCCGGCTGAACCGCAGCGTGGTGGTGAACTCATATGGTTGGTCCACAGAGTTGGTAATTTCCACTTCGCTGTTGTGCAGGCTCGGATCATCACCGGCTTTGAAGATGCGTCCCGAACGCAGGATCACCGTCTTGAAGAACACATCAGACAGTGACAGGTTGGTACGGTACTTCTTGTTGAGGGCGGCCAGCAGTTGTTCCTGCGGCGGGATGGTCGGGTGTGCTTGAGCCATAAACGCCTCACTCGGCAATAAAATCCCCCTACCCCGAAGGGTAGGGGGTACGCTGCAACGCGTTGTACTTAGGCGGCGATGCCCGTGACTTCCACGGTATAGCCCACCACCACGTCATCGAAGGCGCCGTCCTTACGGGCAGCACGCAGCTCGACTTCGTAGTTGCCCAGCGGAGCGCCGGCGCCGTTGAGGGTCAGGGTGCCCAGCTTGTTCTTGTAGAACGTCACGCGCTGAATGTCCTGGTAGACGGTCTGGTCTTCGTTGAAGGTGGCCGGATCATCGATGAACAGCTCGTTGGCCGCATCGACGAAGTGCAGGCGACCGTAGCGACGCACCAGCTTGAAGTGCAGCACGCCGCCGCCCGGTGCGGTGACCTTCAGGCCACAGTCGTACAGGTCGGTGATGTGCAGGCCGTTGCGGGTGTCCAGCAGAGCGATCGAGTAGACGATGTTCCAGTCGCCGACGCCGCCCACGTTGAGCTTGTAGGTGTCACCGATGGCCGGGATCAGCTCGGTGGACTTGTACAGGCGCGAGCCCGAAGCCACTTCCAGTTCGCCGTTGGTAGCAACGAACAGCTGGCCGGTGGGGTTGCCCGTACCGATGAGCAGTTCACGACCACCCAGGGCACGATCGGTGCTGACACGGCTGGCTTTGTTGCTCACGGCCTTGGCCGGGGCGACCACCGGGTCGGTGATGAAGGCGGTATCGGCTTCGGTCGGCGCTTCCAGGGTGATGGAGAACTGACCGGTGAAACGCAGCGACAGGGGATCGGCACGGATGACCACGGACTTGGGGAAGTCGCCGTTGGGAATCACGGCATTGACCGGCAGGTCTTCTTCGTCGAACTTCAGGCGGACTTCTTCCAGCAGGGCGTTGATCAGGTCGCGGTGGGACTGGTAGCCCTTATCGCGCAGCACGATCGAACGGCCGGCAAACAGGCGGCCCAGGTCATAGCGCTCGTAGTGCAGCTCGCCGGTGACCGGGTCACCCACTTCGCCTGCGACTTCTTCCGGCGGGAAGGTGACTTCGATGTCGGTGTTGTAGGGCACTTCAGCCGAAGCGCGCGGGGCACCGATGATCAGCTTCTTGACCGGGTCGGTTTCGTTGACCTGGTCCATGGTGTAGTTGGTGCCGTTGGTCGCGTTGATGCGGCTCAGCAGGTATTCCGGACCCGGGATCAGCAGGTCGGCTACCTTTTCGTTGTTGGACATTGTGCGTCTTCCTAGCTAGGTGGATAAAACGGTGGAACCGAGGGTATGCGCATTACCCTTTGCATAGAATGAAGATGGGTAGTAATTTTTACGCAACAGCATAAGCTTTATAGCCACAGGAGGCTGCTATGTCTGAGATCATTCCTTTCATCCGTACCGGCCCTGTACCCAGTGCAGGAAAGCCCATGTCTGATGGCGAACGTCGTTCTGTTGAAGTCGCATTGGGCCGTATGGGTCGTGCCTATCCCTATCCGCTGAGTAAGCTGTTTGGGGCATTGGCTACGATTGTGCGGGACTACAACTTGGAGGACGTCTCCTACAAGGACTTGCATCCTAAAGGGTACGTACTCAGTGCCAACTACCCCAACTTCGGGTTGCGGTGGGTATTTCGTCTGCACGAGGATGTGCGCCCTGTCGAAGGCCCACTGATCAGTATCGACGAAGTGCGCCTGTTCATGAATCGCGAATCCAAGCGCTATGCCAGTACCGAGTTTGCCGGGCGCTTTGCCTACCGCTTCTTGGAGATGCTCGGTGAACACGTCCGCGTCAACTACCTCAATGCCCAAGGATGCTACATCACCGTGGTGGGTCAGATCCGCCATGAGCAGTTCCCATGGGGCTCAGGTCCACATTACCATCCCTTCCAGATGACGTTGGAGCGTCATTGAAAAGGTTTTGAAACATATACTGTCTTGGTGAGCACTTTCCCATAACAATCCTCACCAGGAGTTTAAACTCGTGAACGTTACCCGTAACAACTTCGCTCTGCGTCAGCTGTTTGCCCTGCGTATGCTCGCAGGTGTTGTGACCTCCAAGCTCGCCACCGCCGGTGAGAACATGGGTCACCTGTTCTTCCACCTCACCAGCCGCAATGGTCACATCGGCTATATCGACATCGACGTGGACGAAGAGCTCGCCGACGGGCTCATCCGCTACCGCCAGCGCGATGAGTACGGTCACATCCGTCTGGTCAGCCAGCCTTTCCGCATCAGCAACCGCTGGCTGATGCGTAACCGCAACGCGATGACTGCCCGCGCCCTGTGGCAGATCCGCACTGACGCCAACACGATTCTGGGGATGGATGTCCACAGCGTAGTGTTGGGGAATTACAGTCACAACCGGCAGGAGTTCATGCCGTTTAATATCGGCGCTCTGCCGGCCGACCACGTGATTGCCAAGCGTCACGCCCGCATGAAGTACGTGCAGGACACGTTGGCCCGTCTGTTCCCCGCGCGTGCTCCGGCCAATGGCCTGACCCGTGAGGACATCTGCGAACTCATCGTCAAGAAAGCCTGAGGACACCATGGAGAAGATCCAGCAAATCAGTGGTCGCATCCGTCGGCTGGCTGACGTCATGAAAGAGAGCGTGACCATCGAAGTTGATGGGACGATCCTGCTTGAACCGTTTGCCACCGAAAGTGTGCCGGACCGTACCCAGATGATGGGCGGTCCGCTGTTGGAGCGTCGCAATGCGTTGATGCGGGAGATCGCAGGTCGCGCTGCAACCGAAGCGGTCGGTTTGGGAAGCGGCCACTACAAGGGTGAGATCACGCTGTCCCCATCGTTCCGGGCGGAGATGGTCGAGAAGATCAAGCAGATCAACGCTCGCCGTTTCCGTGGTCGCTTCGTACACCGCCACAAGAACCACCCGCTGCGTCAACATCGCATGCGTAGTTGGTGATTCCCATTAAGTCGAGGGTCTTCGGACCCTCGCTTATGCCCCCTGTTACCCACCCCAATCGAGAATACCAATGAAGAGCATTTCCCGCGAAGATCTGGCCAAGGTCCTGGACGCCGTCAAGTTCCACGTTGTCCCCGGCATGGTCGTGGCCAACTTCAAGAACGGTCAGTCGGTGGAAGGTCAGCTGATGCTGACTGAAGGCCTGGCCGAAACCTTCGGCTATGAACTGGTGGCATACGGCCACCCCACTGCCGAAGGTCTGCTCGCCTCGGCGACCCTGAATGCCAACTACTTCCGTCGTGGTGTGCCGGTGGACGTGACCGGGCGCATCACCCAGATCCTGGACACCTACCTGCCGGAACTGTCCGGTAGTGCCAAGTACAGCCAGTTCGTCATCGACGAGTCGGCACTGGATGGTGAGACCGAGGACGTCAGCGGTGAGCCGGTATGGGTCGCTGACGGTGGTCAGTCCTTGGTGGACGAAGAAGCACTGGTTGAAACGCTCGGCAAGGTGATGAAGGAGCGCGAGTCCAGCATGTTCGAGCGCATCGATCTGGTGCGCAAGCAGTATCGCGAAAAGATCGAGACCTACGGCTTCACGATGGCCGGTGTGTTCGACCCGTCGGGCGATGACGTCTTCATCTACACCATGGGCTTGACGCTCAAGGAGCTGCCCGAGGTCATCGTGGCCGCGCAGCTGGATGCGGACATGCTGCAGGACTTCGTGGCTCACGTGGCCAAGAAGTTCATGGAAGACGGTGTGTCGCTGTTTGAGATCAAGGAGGTGTTCACCTTGGTCGATGACACCACCTACAACTTCCGCCTGGTCTACGTCGATCCCTTCGTGGCTGCCGAGCAGTATCTGGTCCAGGCCGGCCCGGTGATGGGTCGCGCGGTGGAACAGGTCGTGTGGATCCAGATCTCCGACGTCGACGGTCGTTACCCCGGTGACGAAAACTTCGACAACAAGTTCAACCAGCCGACCATCGCAACGGTCATCAGCAAATAACAAGGAGCGTCAATGAAAACCCCGTTTGCCCCGCAGGGAACCCCGCTGATCAAGATCTCGGCCGCTGAAATCGAGCGTCCCAGCTTTGTCGCGGTTCCCAACCTGCTCAACCGCACGCCGGCAGCAGACACCACCAACTTCACCAGCATGGCTCGCATGCTGGAGGAGCTGATGAAGTTTGCTCCCTCGCCTTGGCGCCAGTACTGGGCCGTCAATGCACTGACTCCGGAAGTGAAGTACCTGGGTGAGTTCAGCGATCCGGCCGATGCCATGCAGGCCCTGACGGACAGCGGGTTCCTGCATCGCGAGGAGATGTTCTTGGTCAACTGCACCGGCGCGGCCAACCTGCTGGTGTCTGGCAAGGAGCTGCAGGCCATCTACCAGCACCCGAAGGGTCACGTCGCCAGGGTCCACAACAACGTCACCCACGCCGACTCTGATCTGTTCTTCGAGGCCTCGGAAGATGAGGCGATGGCTGTTGCCAAACAGCTGTTCAATAACGATGAAGAACAGATCTTCGTTGTGACCACTCGCGAACTGCGTAAGTGGGAAGACTACTCCCAACCGCAGCGCAAGTACATCGCCACGTTCGAACACTACAACCGTGGGTTCGGTAGCGGTGGCGGATGGAGCGTTGAAATCAAGGCCACCAGCGTGCGCGATGCACAGGACGTGGCCGGTGGCCTCGACCTCCATCCCGACGATCACCTGATCAGCGTTGTCCCGGCCCCGTAAGCGCCATAAGCCCCCTGCCCGGTTGGGCAGGGGGCCATGTGCCGCTGATCATTTTTTTTTGCTTTACACGACTAGGAGACTCGTCATCAGCACATACACCACCAGCATCGTCAGCTCACAGAGGAGGTGTTGATACAGCAGACGGTGCATCGGTGCTTCTCTCTCCATTACTGCGGTAGTGGCTGCGGCGGCGAACTCGATCAGCAAAACGACGCTCACTACCCCCAGCGGAAAATGACTCAAGACGAACAGTGTGCCCACTGTCTCTGCCAAACAATGCATCACCAGGGCTACATACCAAAAGCGGTAGTTGTGCCGGCGCGCAGCACTGTAGCCAAAGTCGATCACGTGGGCCAACAATCCATGCTTGAGCAGGAGGAGTCCTAGCAATCCAGCCCCTGTCATCACTAGCTCCTACGTAGATCAACGCCAATCGGTGCGACAGGCCTAGTGTACCAATCTACATAGAATGTTCATCTAACTGATGAAAATCTCGCCAGCATAAACGGAGGACCCCGAAGGGTCCTCCGTGACTTATGCCGCCAACCCGAAGGTCAGGTCACCACCGCTGGGAGCAAACCAGGGCGTTTCCTCACCGCTACCGATGGCACCGCCACCGGGCGTCTTACGGGACGTGTCAGCCTTGCCCAAGTCGTCGCGTACCGCACCTACCACCGAGAAGGGGAAGACGGTGTAGCGGAACTTGTGGGGCGTTGGGCGTGGCTTACGATGCTTACCACGCTGTACCGTGAGGTAGTCCTCACCGTTGACCTTCTCGATATGGACGAAGATCTCCAGATCGACCTCCTGATCCACGGTACCGCAGCTGTCGTAATAGCCCTTGCCTTCCAGATGCTTGACGAACTCGTTGACGCCAGCACGCACCATCTTCTTGGCTTCAGTGGACAGCTGAGCCGGAGTGATGAACGTGATGCCACGCGGAGCCATGAAGTTACGGACACGGCGGAACAGATCGCGCACTTCCGAACCGGTGGGACCGCCTTGCTGGCAACCGGCCTTGGAGCACATGTTCAGGTAGTCAAACACGATGGCATGGATCTCGTAGCCCATGGTCTCGTATTGGGTGACCATGTCGCAGATGGACTGGTAGGTCGTGGTGGACGGATCGCAGCGACCCATTTCCACGGTGTAGCCATTGACCTGCATACGCTCGGAGATGTACTCCTGCGCCTTGGCGATAGCTTCCAGTCGCTGTTCCAACGGGATGTTGGGATCCTTGAACTGGTTTTCATCCGCCGGCTGACCGGTCTCGTTCTCGTACAGGCTGACGTACAGCTGCACGATGTTCATGTGCAACTCATTCTCAGCGGAGATATGAATGAGTAGCGGCTTCTTGGTGGGGTCACGCATGTGGGGCGTGTTGTACAGCGCCAGATGCTTGAACAGGTTCAGGGTAAAGCCGGTCTTGTAGTTGTGCTGCAGTGCGCCGACCAAGACGAACTCACCACGACGGAAACCGCCGTGATCGCCCAACATGCGATTGATGGCTTGGTAGCCCGTTTTGAGGATACCTTCAAGTGAGGTTTCCTCAGCTGCCCGCAGGATCAGAGATCGCATCCCGTCGCCGTCGGACAGGTTGATCATCTGCAACATGCCGGCGACCTTGAACTCTTCGGCCGTGTTGTTGCGGAACGGCTCGAGCTTGGTATTGAGCTCGGTGATCACATTACGCCAGTCCACGGTCTCCGGGCGGAAGTTGACCGTCGAGGAGTACTGCTTCAGGATTTCCTGAATGTTTGTCTGATTGATATGATCGCGCAGTTCGCAACGCAGCTGCATGCACTGCTTCTTCAGGCGCAACAGATCCGGTTCATCGTCCACGCCTGCCTCAAAGGCGTAGTACAGGGCCTCATCATCCGCCGTATTTACCCGTATCCTTTGAAGGACACTTGCACGGTCCATCTCTTCGCCCGGTGCGAAGTCAGACATCCATGCAACGGTCATGCGCAGGGACTGCAGCGTTTCACGGCTGCGGTCCAGATCCATGGTGGTCTCCGGGATCTTGATACCGGCGATGACTTCCTTAACGAGATTGGCGGAGTGGACCGTTGGGTCTTTGAGCTGGCCCTCTTTATAGAGCAGCGTGGCAATCTTGACCAAAAGCAGTTTCGGGTCCATTTCTTCTCTTTCCAGACCAAAAGGGTTTCGTATGAAAATCGTGTACGTTCCACAAGCACTGTATCCCGCGCTCAAGAAGGCTGAACTTCGAGCGCAAGATCTGTGTGACGTGGAGAAGTTGTTGAGCACACTATCGGCCGACGACGTAGCTTTTTATTTCGCCGCCAATGACTCCCGTCGCTGCCCGATCCCCAAGCCGCTGCAGGAGTACTTGCCCAATCTGATCTTCGGCGGGGCCATGCCCTGGACCGATACGGAAGACTGCAAGAAGGTGGTCGGCAAGTTCAACAGCACCAATGCCAACGGCCGAATGGCTGATATGTATGAAGACGGTGCTGTCCTCACCAGCGATTGCTCGGAAGAGGACCTGCTCATCATCACCCACGTGGCCACCGACGCCGAAGTGGATGAAAAAGCACCGCAGAATGACAAGGTATTCTATGACCGAGTTATTCAGCAGTTGCTGGCCTTCCAACCGCTTGAGGCAGTGCTGGGTTCGCCCGTGCTGTTGGCGTGGATGAAGTCGGTTCAGGCGTGCGCGAAATCCCCAATCGCGTAAGCCTTCAGAAATCGCTGTAAACATTTGCCTAATGATTTGGTAGTTGTTTTTCTACCGGGGCCCGTCCCCGCGTGTATGTTTACCCCGTGCGTGAGTACGTATTTACGTACACGTTAACAACGTGCCCCTCGTTAGAGAAAGTGGTGGTCTTGTAGATTGCCTGCCTTGATGGCAGCCAGCTTAAGACCCCATCATTTGTTAAGCGGTGGGGAATTAGGCTACTACTGCTACCCAAACACACATCAAGGATACAAAGAAATGTCTCTGAAGCTCAAGAGCCGTGGCGCTGCCCCGCTGACCCAGCTGGCTCAGTCGCTGGGTTCCATCATGAAGAACAACGGCGAGGACTTCGTCTCCGGCCGCTCGACCCAGCAGCTGGTCTCGCTGGAAAGCATGAACGAACACGAAGTCGCCTCGCTGAACACCAGCTTCGACAACGTCCGCAATACCCTGAAGGGTGAGCTGGCCAAGCATCGCTCGCTGGGCCTCAGCTTCGGCCTGGAATCGCGCGAAGGCGCCAGCCAGGAAGAGATCCTGGAAGCCCAGAAGCGCCTGGACGTCGCCCTCGACGCCGGTGCAATGGCCGCCATGGCTGCCGGTGCTCCGGAAGCCTACGCCAATGCCGGCTACCACAATGGCCCGGCCGCCGAGAAGGGCGTGACCGTCGTTGACACCCTGGCCGGCGACGGCGTGGTGGGCATGGACTACCGCGGCACCGTCGCGATGGAAGCCTTCAACGAGCGCGAGCTGCGCGACCACCTCCCGTTCTCGATCCTGTTCAACATCTTCGCCTCGCGCCAGGATGACTTCAGCGAGATGTTCTTCCCGACCACCGTCGTTCCGCCGGACCAGGCTGGTCTGGACGTGACCGTGGCCCGCATGCAGGTCTTCAACGAAGTCCGCCACAGCTCGACCGGCAACAAGATCGACTTCGGCAAGCGCAACCTGATCGACGCCGCCGTCGACCACACCATCCTGGCCGATGAGCACACCCGCCTGATCCCGGTCGTGCAGCAGGACGGCTCCAACGCCGACAAGTTCGTCGACGCCGCCGTGCTGGCTCCGTTCACCTTCCGCCTGGCGCAGCACGACGTGCCGACCTCGGCGCTGAAGCTGGACCAGACCGTCGACCTGCTGGGCATCTCCCAGTTCCAGCCGCTGCTGGGCGCTGGCGTGATCGACCACTCCGACGACGTCGATCGTCGCGTGGCCCTGGACGAAGTGTTCCTGCAGGCCGGCGCCAACGGCAAGGCCATCGCCTTCCAGGTCAACCGCCTGGCTCGTACCCAGTTCAACAAGACCGTCGAAGGCAACAACCAGGTCCTGGGCCTGCAGTTCACCTCGCAGGATCTGGTGATCGACAAGGACACCAAGGCTGCTGACGGTTCGACCGTTGCTGCGTTCGCCACCATCGCCGGCGGCGAGTACACCGTGCGCCTGTCCGTCATGATGGGCGGTGAGTTCAACATCGAAATGGGCAACGTCAACGTCTTCGGTTCGAAGGTCGGCGTGGCTTCGGTGCAGGACAAGAACGGCAACGTGATCCCGACCGGTTCGGGCGCTGGTGCCACCATCGTCGCCGACCTGGCCGCGCTGGGCATCGTGGGCTACACCCTGCGTGCCAACCGCTCCAACGCCAACAAGCGCACCCGTGGTCACCTGCTGGACACCGTGTTCGAAACCCAGCGTTACACCATCCCGCTGGGCAGCCCGCTGTCCATCACCTCCCCGGTGAGCGGCGACGGTGGCCGTGATGCGGCCGACCAGAAGGCCCTGATTGCCGCTGCGCGCATGCGCAACAGCAACAACGCCGTGACCGCGATCTTCGCCATCGCTGACCAGCTGCGCGAAGTGACCAAGGGTCCGAAGCTGCCGGCCGGTGCACAGACCGGTGTGGGTGGCCTGGGTCGTTACCTGGTCGACAGCTTCTTCGAGGAGCACGATCTGGACCTGGTCCAGTCGATCAACTCGATCAAGTCGCAGGACCGTGCGCAGGACATCTCGAGCGTGCTGGTTTCGGCCATCCGCGACATCGCCTACCGCATGTACCAGCAGACCAAGATCCAGCCGGCCATCGATGCTCTGACCGGCGTCGCCGGCGAAGCTCCGATCCTGCTGGTCGGTACCGATCAGATCCTGATCCGTCACCTGCTGGTCAACGGCGACAGCCGCACCTTCGGCACCGTGTTCGACAAGGCCGTTGTCAAGGCCTCGACCGACCGCCGCATGTACGGCAAGATCGTGATCTCGATGACCCGTTCGGGCGCCGAAGGTCCGGATCCGCTCACCTTCGGTACCCACGGCTGGATGTCGGAACTGATCGCCACCATGCCGATCAGCCGCAACGGCCAGACCTCGAAGGAAGCGACCGTCCAGCCGCGTACGCTGCACATCAACAACCTGCCGGTGCTGGCCATCATCACCGTGAAGGGCCTGACCAAGGTCCTGGTCGACCGCACTGCCACCCCGCCGCTGGCGCAGGCTGGCGTGAAGAACGTCTACCTGGACGGCCTGAAGTACCCGACCATCTAATCGATGGCCGAGCTTCTCGCTAAGGCGCGTTTCCGCGAGTAGTAGCCTACAACCGGACATACTCCCCCCAGCCTTCGGGCTGGGGGGTTTATGCTGTCCACTGAAAAACGTTTCGCAACTATACTATCCTTGAGTGTAGCCATCCCCGGTTATGCAGCAAAGGACCCGAGAAGACTTACTCGATGGGAAACTCTATTCCTCAACCATATCGCAACTACCGTACGCAGGTAGTGCCCGCCACTGGAGGGCATGACGGCTATGTCCCCGGCTCGGCGGAGTTGGGGTATCAGTTCATCAACTACCTGCATCGCCCAGTAACCGTACTCCTACGTACGGGCGTCCGGATGATCATTCCCTATAAGCCCGCAGTTCGCCCTATTCATACACGGCAAGGGAAGAAACAGACCGTCCCGCTAGGCGAGAATACCCCGCGCTTTATCATTCGTGTCAAGATCAACACGTGCAATGACGTAAACCTTGACACAACCGAGCTATCCAATGACCAAGGGCGCGCAACATCAGTTGAGGCGCAGGCCTATCTGGACTCGATTCAGATTTCGGAAGGTAAAATCATCCGAAGGACTGAGACGACCGCCTGGGTCGAATACCACATTCCGGCAGAGGACTTCGATGCCAACGGTGGTGTGCTGTACCTGCAGAACATCGATCTGCTGGTCAGTGTATTGGATCAAGCATCAACCGCACCGCATCCTCACTCAGTGCAGGGTCGACGCGATCGTGACGCCTATGACTTCAAGACGGAAATGGCCCCCAAGGGGCTGTTCTATGGCGTCTACATCCGAGACAGCGATCGGCAGTACGGATCGCGTTTCATCAACATCAACGGAACGGTGTACGGTGTGCCGGTTTTGGCCGGCACAGGGGAAGATCCCGATGGCGTGTATTGCGTAACGTCCGGGCGTACAACCTCTGAGTTCGTTCCGCAGCGAATCCTGACCGAGTACTACTCGTTTGAAGACGCTGATACCAAGCTGGGCCTTTATCAGACCTACAACGAAGCGTTGACCTTGGGCAAACCTGAGGAGCGCTTCAAGCAGCAATATGATGAACGGGTCCAGAAGTTGAAGTTGGATGAACTGCAGTTTAAGGAAGAGCGGGTGGCAGCAGAGCGTGAGTTTGAGCAGCAGCGTGACGCCTACAAGCGTGCACAGCTGAACTTGGACTTTGAGCTCAAGCGTCTGGACCAGAACAACCGACTGTACGTGGCTGAACTGGAACGTAGGGAACAGATGAACCGTCACCAGATGATGGTCCTCAAAGAGATGATCGAGCTCAACGGGCACAACCGTCGGGAGTCCACCGAGATTCTCAAGCTGATTCCTACGCTGTTGACAACGGTGGCCACTTATGTGGCTGCGTACAAGAAAATCAAATCTCTGTAGTAAGACAATCGAGGGCTTAATGGACAGTCATCTGTTCGATCTGATCGATCGCGATCACATCCCCCACTTCAACCGCCGTATCGTCGATGGACTGGCGACGGAGGAGATGAAGCGCACTGAGGCGTATCTGACTCAGGTCTTCCGCACGGCTATGGCCGAGCTGAGTCCGGAGCTGACGTTCAAGGGGCTGGTGCGCTGCAGTGATCGTGAAGAGTACAACGAGGTGGTGCGGCGCGTGGGAATGCGCAACACCATCGAACATGCCCGCAGTGACATGTACATGGTCAAGGTGATGATGGACCTCAACGGCGAACCGCTCCCGCCGCGGTACCTGTTGTTGCCCTTCTGCCGTCGTGGCGGACTGATCACCATCCGTGGTTCGGACTTTGCGATCTCCCCGGTGATGGCTGACAAGGCCATCTCGGTGGGCCACAACTACATCTTCATCCCGATGGCCTGGGACCGGATGAACTTCTACCGGACCCCGCAGTACTTCTACGCCAACGAGAAGCAAGAAGTGGTTGACGTGGTGTGGTCCAAGATCCACCACTACAAGCTCAAGGCTCGTCGCACCAACTCCAAGATGGACGTGCGGGCCAACACGGTGCTGCCGCATTACCTGTTTGCCAAGTACGGTCTGACCCGAGTGTTCTCGGAGATGGCCAACACGCAGGTGGTGTGTGGCAGTAGCCAGGAGATCAACACCGCAACCTATCCGCCCAGCGAGTGGGTGATCTGCCGGTCGACGATGTACAAGCCGCGCACGGTCAAGGACAAGAACTACGTCGGACCGGACGTGCGGCTGGCCATCCCGCTCAAGGACTGGAATGCGTCGATCGCCTCGCTGGTGGCCGGCTTCTTCTACGTAGCGGACTTCTTCCCGGACCGTGTTACCCCGGATGACGTCGATGAGCCGCGCCTGTGGCGTATCCTGCTGGGGTACATGATCTTCGGACCGGGCCACAGTGAAGGTAAGCTGGCAGAAGACATCAACATCCACATGGGGTCGCTGGACAACTACGTGGAATCCCAGACGCGTCAGCGACTGGAAGATGTCCGGGTGTACGTGGAAGACATCTATCAGCTGTTCATGCACCTGATCGAGAACTTCGACAACTACATCAGCCAGTCCACCACGAACCTGTCCAGCAGTTTCGGCAAGCGCCTGATGGTGTTGCCGTACGCGCTGTCGGATCTGACCTGGGCCATCCACCGCTTCATGTTCACCGCCACGTCCCAGCGCAAGCGTAAGCCGCTGACCAAGGACGATGTGCTGAAGATCCTCAACAAGACGCTCAAGACCAACACCGCGTTCAAGATGAACAAGCAGCACGGCGAAGTGACGCCGGTGGCTGTGCCGGGCGACAACCTGTACTTCAAGGTGACCTCCCACGTGGTGTTGCAGGAACTGTCCTCTGGCGGTCGCGCCAAGACGCGCTCCTCCACGGACGATCCGTCCAAGGTCCTGCACGTCTCCGTTGCCGTGGCAGGCAGCTACAACACGATGGGTAAGGCAGAGCCGACTGGCCGCGCCAAACTCAACCCGTGCACGCCGCTGTCCACCTACGACAACGAAATCCTCGAAAATGCCGCGCTGGTCAACATCACTCGCCCGACGCAGGCGATGATCCAGCGTGATTCCTAAACCGAAGGTGCCCCAGAGCACCGCCGCCTACCAGGAGATCCACTCATGAGCTTTGCCCGTGGTGGGGTCGACGTCAACAATCCACCGTTCGTCATCCCCGTTCAAATCGACAACCGCTTCAACGACTTCATCCATCTGTTCACCGGCTATGCGATGAATGCCATCGCCACCGGCGCTGCCAAAAACCAAGCCCGGGCGATGTTCCGTGAGCTGATGGAGCAGGACGAGAATGCGCTGGGTAGTCTGGTACAGGAACTGGCCAGTCTCACCCAGTATGCGGTGGACTCCGAAGACCTCGGTCCCAACCAGGTCGAACTGGCCATCCGCAACCTGATCCCGGCCGTAGTCGACGGTTATCTGGCCATGGCAGTGGACATGTATCCGCAGCAGTTCGGTCAGGTGCTCAGCCAGCAGCAGGCCGGTGAGGTGTCCCAGTACATCAACACCCTCAACCAGATCCGTCAGCAGGCCCGCAACTTCTACAACGGCGGTAACAACCGCGGTTGGGGCAACAATGGCGGCAATGTCAACGGCAACGGCGGCTACGGTGGCAATCGTGCCGCAGCAGCCCGCGGTAGCAACGGTGGAACCTGGGGTCGTAACAACGGCGGCAACCGTCCCAACCAGAACTACAACAACTCCCGCCCCAGTCGTTGGGACGAAGAGACTGGTGGTGATGGCGGCAACTACCAGACCGCTGATCGTGACAAGTGGCCCGGTAGCCGCATGAACAACCAGGGCAGCGGCAGCGATGCCGTCTTCGGCGGCGGTGGCGGTGGCGCGCGCACCTCCAATGCGTCGGGCGACAGCACGCATCAGCGTCCGGCACGTGAGTTCGTCACCACCACCAATCGAGGTCGTCGCATGGCTCAGGATGTCACTCCGCAGGATCCGCGCGTTTCTGTCGTGGACGGTCAGCGTTTCTTCCCGCCGACCCCGAATGCGGATTGGCCCAAGGTCATCAACGAGCAGCGCATCTGGGACTGGATCCTGTTCGAAGACGGTGCGCAGATGCGTCCGGCTTACCAGTCCACCTGGAAGCCGTCCTTCGATCCGGATCGTCCGGCCACCCCGATGTACGACCCGCAGGAACAGATCCTGTTCCATTACAAGACGGCTGAAGGTGCCGTTCACGAACGCCTGCTGAACCGCGAGAACACCATGGAATACCTCGATCACGAACTGGACCCGAACCTGCGTCGGGTTGCCAAGGCTGCTGCACTGGCACGTGAGGGCAAGGCTGCCCCGGCCTGGGAGATGGTCGAGAACCTGCGTCCAAATCCGTCCAGCCCGCTGGCCACGACCGAACCCCTCAGCGAAGATGCCAAGGGTCTGGAAGTGCGCACGGTCAACCCGGAAGACTTCCTGAAGACCACCAGTCTGGCTGACGCCATCAAGCGTGCCAGCCTGAAGCTGAAGGTGGAACATCCGGGCATCTTGAATCAGGCGTTCGAGCTGTACATCGAACGTGCGGTTCTGACCACGGTGCTGAACCCGGACTTCGACCTGCTGTTCCAGCTGGCCAACGTGGAGACCTTCCAGAAGCTGTACGATCTGATGGTCGAATCCAAGGCCGACGAAGAACTGCTGGCTGAAGTGGACGCACGCATCGTGGCCGGCATCGGCGAAGCGCTGACCTGCCACATGGGTCTGCGTGGCTGGGGCATCACCAACTTCCGCAACGACTTCGGCGATCTGCTGGCGGCGCTGAAGGAAGACTACGGCAATGACGTGATCCCGTACCTGCAGGACAACGCCATCGAGATCATTTCCCGCTCGCTGTCGCACTACAGCGAAAAGGAACTGGCCACGGTGCGTGATACCGTGGGTCTGGAGGAGAACGTGGTGGCACTGGTGTGGCGTGAGCGTAGCTCGGTCACCCGTCTGCCGATCACTGCCGAGCAGGTGAAGTTCCCGGTCGACAACGGCATGCTGGTGGGTCAGACGGCCCATCCGGAAATGTACAAGACCCTCAGTGCGGTGTTCACCCGTACCGAGGACGTGCCGCACACCTACCATGGTCGTTACCTGGCCACCACCGACGGTGTGGTGTATGCCCTGTACAACGGCTACCTGGGCGCGGCGTCGATTCTGGTCTACAAGGCCAACATCGACCTGAAGTAATCCCGACTGCATAAGCCCCCGCCCGTTCGAGGGCGGGGGTGATGTGCCATTCCCAAGGAAAAGACATGCAAAACGAAATCAAGATCTGCCGCAGTTTGGATGAGCGCGGGAATCCGATCTGGCGCATGCCCGATGGCAAGAAGCTGGAACTGTACACCCACAACAGTACGGGTAACTTCCGGGCCAAGGCGCTGGACAGCAAGGGCGTGGAGCGGCAGGTCATCGTGGTGGATGACGTCCAGGATCGTCACGCGGTCATCTATCTGGACGAGCAAACGCTCGAACAGATCCACGACATCACCTGGCTGATCCTCAATCCGGAAAGCGAGGAATACCTGACTGATCACTCGTACATGGTGGGCGTGTCCGAGATGATTGATCTTTGCACGGGCCTGCCGGCTGGGATTCCTGCAGAAGGGATGGACGAAGAATTTCTGGCCAAGATCCGGCGCATTCCCGAAACGTTGGTGTGGCCAACTGGTGGTGATGGCGTTCGCAGCGAGTCGGCGTCACCGACGTTTGCCATGGGTCCGCAGTTTGTTACTGGTCTGCAGGCAGCGATGGATCTGCCCGCCTCCGCGGATCCTGTCCCGGTCAAGTTCGAGCAGATGCGTAGTTGGTACACCGACGCCCGTTGGGCGGCGGTGAACGCCGAACTGATTGAGCGACTCATTGCCCATCTCCCCACGGTGTGGCCGCAACTCTCTCCGCTGCAGGTCAAGCTGATGGCCTCTGCCATTCTATTGGACGCCTCCAGCCCCGATGACGTACAAAGCCGGGGTCTGCTTGCGACCATGGAAAACGTCGGTCTGAACGTTTCTGACTGCAACGACATCGGTAAGGTCAGTATGATCCAGCTGGTGATCGGCCGTATCTGGATCGCAGGTGCCATCCAGACGCCGTGGGAGCGCGGTGAGGAAGTCGACTGGATCATTGAGGGCTAGTTCGCTTTTCGTTGGGCATTGGAAACAGTGCCTAACCTGAAGCGTCTAACGCTAAACGCAATCACTGAGGTGAGGTAGGCGGCATAGACGCGCACCCGAAGGTGCGCGCTTGCCTTTTGAGCAAAGGGGCCTCCGGTTTGGAGGCCCCTCTTTTTATGCCCTTTCTTTTTTGGATCCTTACAGACCCAATTCATCACCACCGGGGATCGGACCACCGATTTCGTCGCCGCCACCAGTACCGTCGTCCATCGGAGGTGCCTCAGCACCCAGACCGTCGTCCATCGGCGGAGCAGCAAACTGATCAGCACCACCGTAGCCGCCACCCATGCCATCGCCGCCATCCACAAGAGAGGCCAACTTCTGCACAGCCGGGTCAGTGACCTGACGCTGGATGGCGTACTCGTACATGATCTTCAGGAACGAGTTGCCCATCGACTTGACGTGCTCGTTGATGTTCTTGAAGATGTCCGGACGCTCGTCTTCGTCACCGGCCAGCAGTTCATGCAGTTCCGGCAAGACGTTGTTGTCACGCATCCAACGACGCATCAGTTCAGCCTTGATGGCGTTCTTGGTCGGCTCGACCAGATCCTGCAGCGAACCCAGACCATGCGTTTCGAGGTAGGACTGGTTGATGTACGCTTCCAGTGCCTTCTCGTACGCCTGATCCTGATCGTTGTACGCATCCATCTGCGTCTTGGTGGTAGCCATGTCTGGCTTGGGCAGGGACACCAGCACGTGCTGGAGGAACTCCATGATCAACGCATCCTGGTTCATCTCCTCGAGATTTTCCAGCTGTTCGTTGATGGCTTCGGTAGAGACCCCGCCGGCCTTGTTCAGGACCTTACGCTGGTCCTTGGCTTCGTCGGAGAGCTTCTGGGCCTTGGCCTGTTCCTTGGTCAGCTTGCTGCGGTTTTCCTGGATGATCTTGCGCAGCTCATCCATCAGGTAGCCGTCAGCCAGGATGTACTTCTTGACGAAGTCGCGCAGGAACTCTTCCAGCGTACGCTGATAGGTCAGCACGCGTTTGGCCAGCAGCAGGTTGTTGGCCAGTACCGAAGTGGCGAACTCTGCGTTGGCACCAGCATCAACCATGTCCGGGGACAGGCCCATGGCCATCAGGTGGCGATCACGCAGGTCCTTCATCATGCTTTCGTCCGGACGGGTCCGGTTGCTCTGGCGTTCGCTGACTTCGAACTTGACTTCCGGCCAACGGGTGTTACCGGTGACTTCCACGTCCACCGAAGCGTTCTGCAGATAGCTGATCACGTCGGTCGGATTGGTGGCGCCCAGCGGGAACGCACCCTGACGGGTCTTGGCGTACTCACCCATCAAGAACTCGACCGTGTGGGTCGGGTTGGGATCTTCCGGGTCCAGGGTGATACCCAGGCGGGTACGGTTGATCGCGTTCTTGATCGAGCCCATCGTTTCAGCAAACAGGCTCAGCACGCGGATACCGCCAAGGATCATCGAAGCCTGCAGCAAGGACTGGCCGATGCCATACTTGTTGTAGTCAAAGGCCACGTAGACCATCATCTCGGCCGGCACGTACAGAACCTGCGTCTGCTGACGTGCCATGGCACGGGCAAACATCACACGGTAGACTTCCGTCGGTGCGGTGACTTCCACGTTCTGACCGTAGATGCCGTTGCGCAGGCGATCGGTGAGTTCCTTCTCCAGGAACTGGCCGTAGATCCGCGCCATCTCATCGATCTCGTGCTGACGATCGGTGGCCTGACCTTCGATACCGCGCTTGGCCTGCTGCAACAACTGCGAACCCATCGACGAGTTCGGGTTGAGCGAGTTGGCCATATCCGCGTAGTAGTCACGCTTGGCTGCGGCGTTGAGCGGGTTGCCCATGGCATCGAGCATGATGAAATAACCCAGGTGTTTCTCCGGGTTGGACGGCTGATGGACCGGCACCACCGATTCAGACGGCAGCTTCATCACCAGCGGATGGCCGATGGTCGGGCGCTGGATGTCACGCGAAGGGTCGAGCATGGTCACCGGCTGATGCTGGTAGGCCGTGCCGCGCGGTGCACCGATGCCCAGCTGCTGACCCGCAGTGTAGGCTTCCTGACTGATGTTCATCGAGGCCGAACGCAGCCCCGTCATACCACGCTGCTGAAGCAGGTGATAGGTACGGTCTTGGGCCACGCGCTGCTGCAGGCCAGCCATCTTCAGGACGTTGGGGTTGTCCACGATCTCCAGCATCGGCTCCAGATCGACGCACTTGTTGGTGACCTTGGCCGAATAGCTGGTGTTGCCACCGAAGGACTCCAGGCCGAAGTTCAGGCGGTTGTTGCTGCTGGTCCCTTCGCTCTGGTTACCCAAGAAACCGAAGTTGCGCAGCGTGCCATCGCCAGTGAAGTCATCACGCAGAGCTTCCATCGAAATCCGTCCCGGATTGTTGATGGCCCGATCGATCGTGGACTCGGCCAGGATCAGCAGCGGGTAGGAGCCGGTCAAGAACAGCGCGTCCTGCAAACAAGGCGTGAGCAAGTCGCTAATCTTGTAGATCTTCTCGAAGTGGTCAGTGACCACATTCAACATCTGCGCGGCCAATTCGCTGTTGAAGCGGTTGGTTTCCATGCTGAAGTTGATGGACGTGGTGACCATGTCCTTGGGAGCCAGAATTGAACTGACGAGGATCTGCATCGCCAGCTCGGTTTCAGGCAGGAGCTGGAAAATCGTCTGGGCGTCACTGACGCTATTGGCCGTGACATCCGAGATACGCTGCAGCAGGCCCATGTCCGGCTGCTGCATCGGACGGTTGCGACGTCCTGCAGTTTGCTGAACATAGCCAACGCCAAAGCGCTGGTTGGCCATTTCCGGAACATACTTGGAAGTGACCGCAGTCACCTCAGCATTTCGGCCTGACGGCGTCAGGCGCGGATACAGACTGCGTGCCTCGGCGGGAACCGCAAACGAGGCAGGAAGGCGATTGGACATAGATGCTAACCTCTGAAGCTAACTTTTTTGTGTTTTGGGAGACGCCCCGTGTCAAAGGCGCAATACGATATTTACCGACGCAACGTCTTGGATTTCACCAGGACACTGGTCGTAAAGAGCTCTGCATCTGCAGACGCTATCAATCGTGAATTGACGGCCCTCGGGCTGACGATCAACGAGAACGACCCCGAATCTTGGAAGTACTACTTGCACTTGGCTGGTGAGTACCACAGTACTGACCGGGCCATGACGGTAACTTCGCTGGATTCGCAAACCGAGATTCCGTTCACCAAGGAGATGCTGGTGCATCACTTGGCAACGGTTCGCGAGTACCGACAGTTTGACTCCTACTATCGCGCGTTGGTCGCACGCTACCCGGAACAGGAAGACCTCATCCGAGGCATCTTGAACCCGGTGGACATGGACACTGCGATCGCAGCAGAAGATGGGCAAATCCTCTACTACGACTCTACCAAGGTGGAGTCCAACGAAGAAAACCTCATCACCAAGTTGGAGAACTGGTGTAAGGTGTTCAGCCGTCGATGGCTGGTACGGGCATACGCACAGGTGGATTACCTGTACGTACCGGCGCACCTTGCTCAAATGTACATGCTCATCCCCGCAGTGGTGATGAACATCCGTTTGGCAAACTGTCATACCAATTACGCACATTCCTACCATATCCGCGAGTACCTGGCCAGCCATCAAAAGTTGGATTGGGCCGTGGATTACATGACCAAGAAACAGATGCTTTGGCTGTACCGCCAGATCCGTTTCATTGAGCGCAATGCCGGCAAACAGTCCACCTTCAAGTCCCTGATCCAGAACATCCTCACTGAGCGCAGCTTGCCGCTGGCTGAGTGGAACATGCGTCACAACCTCAAGGAAATGCCCGAGGAGCTGACCCCGCGTGTGGTGTTCAATCGTGAGACGTTGAATCTGGATCTGTCAGCGGCAGGCGTGGAAGGTCGTAACGTGGTGGAAATGCTGGAAGCGGAAGAAATCGTGGCCAAGGGTAACTCCCGGGTCATGGACGATGTCGCTTCGGTGATTCGCGAACAGATGGAGTTCAGTGCCAACGACGAGCTCAAGACCAAGATCTTGGAATCGGCTGTGCTGGACACCACCGATGCCACCGTTTACACGCTGGCAGACACCCTGCTCAACCACTGGCTGTACCTGTCGCACGTGGGTCGCTACACCGCCGTGCTGACGGTGGACAATCCTCGTACCGGCCAGCCCTTGGTGCTGTCGGTCAAAGAAGCGTTCATCGTCTACCTGTATAGCTTCAGTAAGTCGGTGGGTCTTGAGATCAACAACCTGCCGTTATTGCCTGCCAACCACGTGCGCAAGCTTACGATCCCGCCGCGTGCCAAGCTGGAGTCGATGGTTGATAAGAAGCTGCGCAACCCGCAGGTCTTTGACGCTATCTACGCCAACATCCAACCGGTGGGTAACCTGATCTCCACCGAAGCGTTCTATCGTGACGTGTCGGGCATCCATCAAGGCCTGATGGCGCACCGCTGGATCTGGGCCACCCGTGAGCACAAGCTCGAACGCGGTATGGTCGAAGGTGCTGCGATGCACCTGTACCAGAACGTGCCCTGTGACTTGGGCCAGACCCAGAGTTACGAGTCGTGGTTCACCGAACGTGGTCTGGACATGCTCCAGTTCACCCGTTTGGAACACCAGCTGTTGGCGGACCTGCTGGTCAGCACCGCCACCGGTGCCAACCTGAACGTCACCACCACCTTGCGTGAGATCCAGACCGCGATGTTGCGGATCATGTCCACGCTCAGCTCCTACTCGGTCCAGTACCTGCAGTCGATCAACACCCAGCCGTTGCTGGTGACTGATTGGCCGATGCCGCGTATTGGCGACATTGGGGGCATTGGTGGCGATCACGTGGAAGGTGTGAGCATCAACCAAGGTGTGGTCAACATTACCGACAAGGGCAAGATCCACGATACGCTGGACTACGCAGACTTCCGCTTTGAGCTGGAGATGCGCGGTGCAGCCGCTGACCGGGTCGAGTTCAATATCGGGGTGACCAACAACAGCAAGGTGCGTTACCGCTATCAGGTCGAACATCCCAACCTCACGGTTCTGCGCGATGTCTACCCCGATACGCAGTTGGCCGATCTCATCGACCGCGACAGCGACTCGTACGTGCCGGTGGGTGGTATCTTGCTCAGCGATGCGTTCACCACGCTCAGCTCGCCGCATTACGCCTTGGATGCGCAGGACAACACCACGGTGGGTAACAACTGGACCAACCGCAGCCCGGATCTGATTCCGGACCGCTACGGTAAGGGCCTGAAGTACCCGGCAGTGTTCCCAGCTAGCACCTCGGTGGATCTGTTTGAAATGCCTGATGACCCGCTGCTGTCGGACCTGGTGCTGGATGGCTTTGTCTATCCGCAGTTCTCCACGGTGGCTACGATCTCGGCGTTGGATTACCCTGACTTGATTATCAACCAAGTGCTCAACGAGTTGCAGTACCCTGAGAAGGTGTTGCAGATGTACTCGAACCACTTGGACTACCCAGAGCTGGCAATCACGGCTGTGGTGGATCAGTTGGAGTATGACAGCACTGAACTGTCGGTCATTAGCAGCAACTTGCACTACGCTGCTATCGCCGGTGAGTTCACGCTCAACGCGCTGGATTACCCGTCGGCATAAAGCACACAGGCGGGGTCTTCGGACCCCGCCTTTCATTCGTTCAATAGGAATTCCCCATGACCATGTCTTTGGCATTGCTTCGGCAGCCGCACGAGACGGCTGCGCGTACGATCATGACGCAAGCCCTCAAGCCCGGGATCAACCCGGACTATCTGGTCCTTGGCCAGAGCGAAGTGCGTCCCGACGGCGATGGTCTGCTGCCGGTGTATATCGACAGCGCCGCCTACAACGATCCGACTTGGCAGTACCGGGGCAGTGTGAACATGCGCTACAAGCGCGTGGACCTCAACCTCGCCTTTGGTGCTCTGAACCTGCGTGCCTATGTGGGCGCTGAGTACAGCACGGCCAAACTCGTCGCTCGCCTGAAGGACGTCTTCGGCCTGCACTTTGAAACCAACGACTTCGTCGATGAAACCTTCCGCATGACCAAGATCGGTCGCTGGGTGTCACTGCGTGCTGCAGATGACAGCCTGCGCTGGAAGGGTGCCGTTGACGTGTTCGTCTACAGCTGAGGACCCCATGGCTACGACTGAACAGCTTTTGAAGTTGAGCTCCCGTGGGGCCGTTGTCAAGATCATCAACGATGAGAACAGCACGCTCTTTGACGGGAGTGACGCTGGTCCGTTGGTGATCTCTGAACCACTGAAGTTGGGTGAGACCCGCACTGAGGTGGAACTGACCATTCGCCGTCGCCTCAGTGGCGATGACGTGTTGCCCCATCAGGGACGCTTGGCGTTTCGCTTCAACCGATTGGACGTGGAGAACACGCTGTACGGAAAGCTCAATGGCTTCCGTCCGCCGATGCCTACCTCCACCCAAGTCTTGCTCGATGAGCTGACCAAGCGCACCGGAATCAAGTTTGAAGCTGAGAACTTCATTCTGGAAGACATCATCCGCAACAACGCTGCGCCGTATGTGCTCAAGGCCCGTCCGGAATCGCTGCGTTGGGTAGGGTCGATGGAAGTGCAGTTGATTGATCTGACTGACCTGTCTTCGTACATTCCCGGTGGGTTGCCCAGTGGGAAACAAACGCTGCAGTTCACCGCCCCGGTCACCCGCACCCGCGACAACCAGCCGTACCTGAACGGTACGCCGTTCCGTAAGGACATCGAAGCACTGTCTGAGGGGAGTGTGGTTACGGCCACCAACCATCCCTTGTACACGCTGCTGAGTAAGACGGTCGGTCCGCTCGGTGCGTTCTTGCGCGACAGTAGCAACCCTTGGAAAGTGCAGTCCACTGCGGTGGCCTACAACCTCAACGGCGCACAGGTCATCAACAAGGCCGAAGCCCTGTCGGGTTTGAATCCACAAGTCCCTGCTGCCAACGTGGCACTGCGGGTACGACTGGGTGCATTGGATTCGCTGTACGGTGACAAGGATCTGTTGATCCCCTACGCCATCACCAACTTCAATGACAGCTCGTTCAATGACGTACCGCGACTGAAGGCCACTGCCGTGGTCAATGCCAGTAACGGTACCCCGTGGAACAAGTGGTTGAATGGGCTGGTGGCACCGTCAGTTATTACGTCTCTGCCCAATGGTCTGAATCTGCGCTTCAGTGGTCCGAATCTGTGGACGGCTAACGCCAACACGCCCAGTCCGACCAACCTGTACAACGCAGTGGTCCAGTACAACGGTTCGCGCCGTGCGTATGACATCCGGGGTTACTACCCTGAATGTAACCGTGTGGTCGTGCTGACCATCAGCGACAAGAACACCGCCTACCAAGGCAATCTCACCTTCCACTATCGTGCACCGATCATGATCAATGAAACGATCCCGGATGCCGAGTTGGGCACTGACTTCAACTTCAGTCTCAATCCCAGTGAAGGTGTGGCACCGTACACGCTCACCCGTGTCTCTGGTGCACTGGCTACCGATCATGTCCTTACTGCCGATCACCGAATCGCAGGTCCCACGACTCAAACGGGTAACTTCCGCGTCAGCTATGACGTGAAAGACGCCGCTGGGACGGTGGTGCGCTACGGTTTGGAATACCGTGTGGTGGTGGGTGTGCTGCGCATCGTCAATGCGCCTCCGGCAGCCACTCGCAATCAGCCCTATGAATTCGTCTTCGAGATCAAGGGTGGTATGCCGGCCTACACCTACCGGCTGATCAATAACAGTGGTGGCAATGAGCTGACGTTGCCTTCTCCGTTTACCCCGCGTGTGACAGGTACGTTCACCGGTGCTGCCGGTACGCGCTCCTACGCACTGGAGGTAACCGACAGTCAAGGCTCGGTGTTGACGTACAGCTTCACGGTCACCGTGCTTTAGGACAGAACCATGAGTAATCTCTCGCCCATTTCCGCACTGGGTCGCACGGCCTTGGAAGCGGTGAAAAACCTGTTCTTGGCTGTGTTCACCCGGACCTTGGATACGCGCTTTGTGGACTTCAGTCTCGATGCGCAACGTTCGGAACTGGTGATCACCTCCAAGGAAGAATCCGATTCGGGTGAGGTGGGTATCTATCGCGGGGTCTATCGCTGGCCCTACGGTAAAGCCAACCTCGATTCGATCCTGCCCTACCCGCTGGCGGTGCAGGTCGAATACCCGTTGACCTTCCGCTCCTTGCGAGCGCAGCTGCAGTCGCGGTATCAGATCTACTTGGAAGAGAACGAGTTCGCATTGACCGTGGGCGGTACGCCGCTGGTGGACGATTCGCTCTTGGACTCGCCCTTGCAGAATCAGTACGGCCAGTTCCGTCTGTACGCCACGACCAACTCGGCCCGCTTCACCGCCGGTTCGACCTTGCAGTTGATCTTCATCCAACCGACCAAGCGTGTGTCCTTGCGCACGCTGCTGGACATCAAGGCCCCTGACGGCCTGGGTGTGTTGGTCGGTGCGTAACCCACTGGGCCCTTCGGGGCCCAGTGTTTATTCCCTTTCTTTTTTGGAGTCGGCATGGCCGGTACGAAGAACATTTACAACAGCGAGCCCCTGGATGTGGTCGTTGAGATGATCCGCCGGTCCTACGGGATTGTGTTGGATCTGAACTACGCCACGGTCACGGTGGCTGCCACCAGCGGTACGGTCTCCAAGGTGACGATCACGCCCAAGGTGGTCAATGGCTTCACCCTGTATGCCGACCCGGTGGAATTCTCCATCAACAAGCTCAACCTGTCTGCACGCATCCCAAAAGACATGTGCTACAGCGGTAACTGGCCCGCTACGGCCAATGAGTTCGCTTCGTTCATGAACTCAGGTTACGGCCTGTTGGTCAAGCTCGGTCAGTGGGAAGTTCTGCACAACGGAGTCACCTATCCGTTGGATGGTTCGGTACTGATCAATGGCGACATCGACACTGAGCGTACCTTGACGCTGCGTCCCACTGCGCAGCATCCTCTGTTCACTGCTGCCAATGCCTTCCCGCTGTTTGTCACCGATCCGCAGGAAGTGGCAGAGCGTCTGACAATCACCACGCTGGGCGATGGCGAAGTCAACGTCGGTTCGGAGTCGATGGTGATGTTCCGGGCCGTGGGTGGTGTGGGCAAGCTCGACTACAGCATCGTTGAAGGTGAGCTGCCGCTGCCGTTGGCTGAAGACGGTTCGGGTCTGGAAGGCACCTATGGGATGACCGGCCAGTTCAATGCGGTGGTGGAAGTGCGCGATCGTCTGGGTCAGACGGCACAGACCGAGGTAGCGCTGGATGTGCAGATGGGCTTTGTCCATTCGCGCAACTCTGCACCGGAACTGGAGGTGGGCGAGCGCTTGGACTTCCAGTACCAGATCGATGGCGGGTTCCCGCCGCTGCGGATCGAGCAGGTCGAAGGTCTGCCGCTGGGTGCACGACTGAGCGTGGAAGGTCATCTGACTGGTCGTCCGGAAGAAGGCGAGCACAGCTTCAGCTTCTACGTGCGCGACGCACTGGGCATTCGTAGCAAGTTGCATGATCGCCTGATGGTCAATGGGCGTTCGCCTGAGCTGGCATTCAACGACACTCTCAACTCCACGCTGTCGTACTTGGCTGCCGCTGAACCCAACACCGAACAATGGCAAGCCAGTGCGGATTTCCACGGCGTGGCCAACGATAGCCCGGCTGTCAAGTTCAGTACCGGCAGGATCGACTCGACCAACAAGGCGTTCACGGAAGCTCTGAAGGAATTGACGGTGGCCTTCTGGCTGCAGTCCGCACAGGCTCGTACCGGCGGGTGCATCTACAGTCACAGTGATGGTCGCAACAGCTTGGAGGTCTTTGTCGGCGACTACGACGAACACCAAGTGCGTGTGCTGTTGACGGTGGATGGCCAGCAGTATGGCTTGATGTCCAAGGCCGAAGACGCAGTGGTGGCTGATACCTCCACAATGATCACCGTCGGTGTGGCTGAAGGGATGCTCTCGTTGTTTGTTGGCGACCAGCTCTACGATTGGGTTGCCACGCCGGAGTTCAATCAGCTCTTTGCTGCCAACAGCAAAGGCCGTATTGGTCAGACTGCTGCAGGTCTTTATCAGTGGACCGGGGCGTTGGAATACTTCCACGCCTACAAGGCACGCCTGTTCCAGGATCAGCTGATCTGAATATAACGCCCCCGCCTTCGGGCGGGGGCTTATGCCGTATCATGTGTACTAAGCCATTACGGCTATCAGATTTTTCCGTTGAATAGGACTGTCAAAATGAGTCAGCCAATGTCCATTTTCCAGCGTCTGTTGAACCTGACCGAAGCCTCCGATGAAGCCGCTGATCTGCGCTTCATGGTGGTCACCTCGGCAGGTCTCCAGCATTTGTCGCTGGCTCAGGCACTGAAGCTTCTCCCGACTACCGAACAGGTGGTCACCGAACGGATCATCACCGAGCCTGCGCCGGAGAATCCGTTGATCCAACAACTGGTCGATCAACTGGCCGACTATGAAAAGCGCTACGAGGCGATGGCCGAGGAACTCTCTGAGGTCCAGACCGATCTGCTCAAGCAGCTGAAGAAGCTCAGCAAGAAGCCGTTCGTTCCCGAAGAGTCGGTGGCCTTGGGCTACGGTGCTCTGGCCGGGGGTGCGGTGGACCGTGAGAACGTGGCCATTGGTGTGGCCGCTGGTGCTGAGCTGGAAGGTGCTGGCAATGTCTTGGTGGGACCGCATGCCGGTGCCAACGTGGACGGTCAGCTGCTGGACTGCACCTTCGTCGGTCACGCTGCCGGCTTCGGCGGTGATCAGGACCTGACCAACGTCACCGCGCTGGGCGCATATGCCCGCGCCACCGGCGACAACCAAGTCGCGCTGGGTGATTACAACACCAACCTGGTCACGCACTCGGGCTCGCACCGTCGTCAAGACGCACGCGATATGTTCGAACCGGCACCGCTGGAGTTGGGCTTGGACTTCGTTCTGGGCATCACGCCGTTGCAGTACCGTGAGGACTTCCGCGACGCCTATATCGACTGGGACTCCAAGCCGGTCGAACCGGATGCACTGCGCCCTGAACCGCAGGCGCCGCAGGGGCAGCCCACGGAAGAGGGTTACCAAGGCGAGCTGATCGCCTACCGTTCGGACAAGGCGCTGTGGGACAAAGAAAAGGTTGCCTATGAAACGGCGCGTGTTCAGTACTACGTGGATCTGACCCAGTGGGTCGATGACAACCGTCTGGCGCGCATCAATGCCGATGGCACCCATGCCGGCACGCGTCTGCACTACGGTTTCAATGCACATCACCTGATCGATGCGCTGGAGCGCTTGGGGGTGGATGCCTCGTTTGTGCAGGACCACGCCATCAATGGCGGTGAGTCGGTCAAGACGCTGTCCACCGATGAACTCGTACCGATCCTCTGGAAATCCCTGCAGGACATGCACGCCCGCTTTACCTCGCCGCAGTTCTTGGATGAACTGGCAAGCGCGCTCTACCAACGCCATCAAACGCTCAACGAGGCCACGCAGGCACAGACGCCTGTGGGGTCTGATTTGCCGGCCGAAGATTGAGTAATTTCTTACACCACTTAAACGAGGCGAATCAGACATGTCCCTTGTGTTCAAAAGTTTGAGTGGCCTTGAAACCATCGCTGCTGGACAGTTGGCTAACAACCAACGCATCACGCTGATCACCGCCCAAGGGCTGGTGAATGCAACGTGGGGTACGCTCTCCTCCGCCATCTCTGGGCCGCTGAATCTGCGCTTGGATGAATTGGAAGAAGCGATTGCCGGCTCCACCGGTCCGTCGATCTGGCCGGTGGCACGCACCATCTCCCTGACGGGTGCAGTCACCGGCTCGGTGGCCATGGATGGTAGTGCGAATGTTTCTTTGGCCACCAGCATTGCTGATGGTTCCTTGGCCCAAGCCAAGGTGAATGGATTGGTCACCAAGCTCGATGAGCTCGGCACGGCCACCAACAACCGCTGGGGTACCGGTTACACCACCGGTGCCTACGCCACCTCCTACGGTGGCAACCTCAACTCGCTGGCCGGTGCAACGTTCTTGTTCACCCAAACCGGTGTGACCAATGTGCCCGATCCGGTGGGCAACGGTCAGTTTGTGATCTTGCAGAACGGACCGCAGAACTTCGGTCAGCAGTTTGCTTTGCGTAATGGCGAGGCATGGCTGCGTGGTCAGAACCTGGGCACGTGGAGTGACTGGCGCAAGCTGTGGACCAGTGCGAATCTGGATCCCAGTACGCTGTTGCTCAAGACTGACGCGGCCACCGCGGCTACGAAGCTGGCCAACTCGCGCACCTTTTCCCTGACTGGTCTGGTCACTGCCAGTAACGTCGCTTTCGATGGTACGGGCAATGTGGCTCTGGCAACGTCGATTGCCGACAACGCCCTGACGATTGCCAAGGTGAATGGACTGGGTACGGCGCTTGCCTCCAAGATCCAGCAGTACGGTTCGCTGATGAACGTGTCGTTGAACACGGCCAATATCACGGGCGTCTACGGTCAGTCGGTCGACGCGTACGCCACCACTGCCAACAACTATCCGGTTGTAGGCGCGGTGGGTGTGCTCAACGTCACCAACCAAGAAGGTCTGATTGAGCAGGAGTACATCACTTCGTCCAATCAGCATTGGCGCCGTATCTTCAACGGTAGTTCGTGGACCACCTGGACGCGCATCTGGGGTTCGGGTGATTTCGATCCGACCTCCAAGTACGACAAGAGTGGCGGTACGATCAGTGGTAATGCCAACGTCGTCGGTACGTTCGGCGCTAGCGAAGCGATCACCGGTAAGAACTACGTGGCCACGTTGGCCTACACCAACTCGCGCATCTTCGGCTTGGCGCTGCCGCGCCCGACTGGCCTGACATCCGGTGTGGTGTATGGTTCCGACTATATCGGACTGGCCACTACGGTCAACAACCCGTTGGCCAACCACGAGCTGAAGATCACCGATGCCGGTGCGCTGCTGTTCAAGGACCAACCGGTTTACCATGCCAACAACTTCGATCCGGCCAATCCGGTTCCGACGGCAGGTCTGTTGAACATCGGTGATCCGGGCTCGTCCAATCTGCGCTTGCGCAAGGACGGCTCGTACTCGATCGACGGTGGCTCCACGTGGGCGCAGTTCGGTGGTGTGCAAGACGGTACCGATCCGCGATTCAACACCGTATCGATCGGCGCGGACACCGACATCCGGTTCTACGAGGACCAGGCCGGAAGGTTGGCCCTGCGCACCGGTAGCTCGACGGCGTACAAGTACTTCACCTTCGGTGCCAACGGTGACTTTGCATTGGACGGGCGTGTGTTTGTCAATGCGACCAGCGAAGTCTGGCACGCAGGCAACTTCAACCCGACTTCCAAGCTCAATGCTACCGCTACGGCGACGGCTGCGACGAAGTTGGCGACCGCTCGCACCATCAACGGTGTCGCCTTTGATGGTACGGCCAACATCACCATCACCGCGCCGACGGTTCTGCCGGATAACCCGGTCTTTACTGGACGGGTGCAGTTCGACGTCAACAACGGCACCACGGCAATGGCTTGGTTGCGCGAGTACGGTGCCAATGGCATTACCTTCGATGCGGCCAATGCGGACAACTCCGCTTACGCCCCGTTGAACTTTGCAGCTACGGCCCTGACGTTCAACAACCAGACGTTGTGGTACGCCGGTAATTTCGACCCGACCGCCAAAGCGGATAGGAACAACGCCAGCTTCACCGGTACGGTGGTCTCCACCAACGGTTCGTTCCGAGCGCAAGGTTGGGGCGGCACCGCCACCAGCGGTGTAGTCTATCTGGGTAGTGGCGATTCGTATCTGTTCAAGAATGGTACCTTCTTCAGCTTTAAGAATGCGGAAGGTAACTTCAACGCCACGCTGGATTCGGGCGGCACGATTCACACTACCAATAACTTCAATCCCGCCAACAAGCTGGACGCACGAGGTTCCTTGGGTACTTCGGCCGCCGCCCATACTGACTGGAACACAGCGACCAATAACGGTTGGTGGATGGCCAGCGATGCGGCCAACGCCCCGGGTGGTTTGACTGATTGGTTCATCGGTACGGTCACTGTCCACAACGGTGATTGGATCCAGCAAGAAGTTCAGCGCTTCACCGAAGGCGGCAATATCATCGGTGCAAAGTGGCGGCGTTGGAAGAAGTCTGGCACGTGGGGTGCGTGGACGCAGGATCTGATCGTGGGTGGCGCATTGTCGGCCAACCGCGTGGCCTCGGGTTGGGATTCGGGTAATGCCGGTTCGATCTCGTGCTCCAACTGGTTCCGCACCACTGGTCCGACGGGCATCTACTTCTCCGACTACGGCGGTGGTGTGTACATGCAAGACACCACGTTCGTGCGTACCTACCAGAGCAAGGCGATGGCGGCAGGCTGGTTCGAGGTTAACGGACCTGTCCACAGTCCCAACGGAGCAGCCACCAGCGCAGCTTTCCGCGCGTTCGGCAACTACGGTGGTGGCTATGGCATGATCGACGGTAACGCCCACATCACGTTGTACTCGGTGAGTGGGCACTTGAACTTCGGCTTTGGCCAAAACGGCGTCGCAGGTAAAGCGTCGTTGCAGTCGGACGGTACGTTCTACGCCACTGACTACGCCATCAACTCCGATGCCACACTGAAGACCGAGATTGCTCCGTTCAAGTACAATGGACCGCTGCGTCCGGTGCACTTCGAATGGATTGCCTCGGGCCTGAAGGACTTTGGCTTCATTGCACAGGACGTTCAAGCATCTTATCCGGAAGCGGTCGAAGTTGACCCGCAGTACGGTACGCTGCGTCTGAAGCAGGCCAAGCTCACGGCCGTGTTGGCTGCGCAAGCCAACGCACAAGGTGATCAGATCGCTGCCCTGCAGCGTGATGTCGCCGAATTGAAAGCACTGGTTGCCGAACTGCGCAATCGGTAACATAAGCGCCCCCTAGGGAAACCTAGGGGGTTCTCTTTTGCGTACAAGGACACAACCATGTTCAAGATTCTCCGTCTGTCCGAACAAGGGTTCTCCGCGAACCCCGGACTCGGGCAGTATGTGACCGTGCGCACTGGCTCCGGGGAGGGCGAGGACGCATTCGGTCACGTCCTGCTCGGTGATTTCCGCACGTTCATGACCCAAGTGGTCAATACGCGCATCGACGACTTGGCTGATGAAGTAGCCAACAACTCCGGTCCTTCGATCTGGCCGGTGGCGCGAACGCTGACGTTGGGTGGGCTGGTCGGTGGTTCGGTGAGCTTTGATGGCTCGCAGAACTTCTCGCTGGTCACCACTGTCGAAGACGGTGCGCTGTCGATCGCTAAGACCGCAGGCTTGCAAGCGGCGCTGGATAGCAAGTTGGCCACCACTGGCAACGCTGCTACTGCCACGCGTTTGCAGACCTCCCGCAATATCGCCCTGACCGGTGTGATCACCGGTACGGCCAGCTTCAACGGCTCGGCCAATGCGTCCATCGCTACGAGTATCGCCGATGATGCGCTGACCTTTGCCAAAGTCGCAGGTCTGCAAGCAGCTCTGGATGGTAAGGCCTCGCTGAGTGGCGCCACCTTCACCGGTTCGGTGTCCATGCGTGGTAGCACGGTCGACATCTGGGCTGTGGACACCAACACCAATCCGGGCGTGACCGTTCGTGGTAATGCAGGGTTGGAGCAAGGCTCGCTGATCTGGGACCGCACCTCCGACTCGATGCGTCTGCGTCGTGCTTCGGCTGATGGCGCGACCACTGAAGGTGAATTGGCTGTCTACGGTGATCGGGTCTCGTTCAACGGTGCCACGCTCTACCATACCGGTAACTTGAATGCCCAAGCCCTGAGCTATCTCTCCGCTTCGGTCACCGAGTATGCCTCCGGTGCCGGTGGGGACTGCAACAGCTTTGCGGCCGGTACCAAGAACCTGGTGCACAACACCAACGCCAATACCCCGGGCTCCAGCTCGGCGTACTGGTACATCGAAACCCTACTGGCTGGCACCAGTACCAACTCGCTGATCCAGCGTGCGTACTCGGCCAGTATCGATGAGCATTACTTCCGTCGTTGCACGGCCGGTGTGTGGTCCAACTGGCGTCGTCAGTGGAACTCGGGCAACTTTGATCCCACCAGCAAGCTGGACAGCAATGCCGTGGCTGCTTCGGCCACTAAGTTGCAGACCGCACGCACGGTGGCATTGACGGGCAGTGTGACCGGTACGGGTACCTTTGATGGTACTGCGAACCTGTCCATCGCCACAACCATCGCTGACGCTTCGCTGTCGGTGGCCAAGGTCTCCGGCCTGCAGACCGCATTGGATGACAAACTCTCCATTGGTCAGTACGGCGTGGGCGGTTCGGTTGCCAACTACAACTGGGCTGCCGAAGTACGTCAGTCGCAGTTCGCTGTGGGCACCACCGGTTCGCCGGAGAGCGGCAAGAACTACATGGGCATGCACGTGGTGCTCAACCACGCTGACTACTATGCTCTGGACGTGGTGGGTCGCAACAACAAGCTGTGGTTCAAAACCGTGGAGTTGGGGACGCAAGGTTCGTGGCTGGAGGTTTACCACACCGGTAACTTCAACCCGAGCAACTACACCCTGACTACCCGTTCGGTTCTGGCCGGTAGCGGCATCACTGGTGGTGGTACGTTGGGATCGGATGTCACGCTCACGCTGGGTACGCCCAGTACCTTGAGTGGGTCCACCACCAATGCCGTCACCGCAGGCTCGCATACGCATGCCCTGAGTGCCAACCTGAAGGCCTGGGACGCGATCACGGTCGCTTCCAAGTTGGATGCAAGCGCTACTGCCGTTGCAGCGACGAAGCTCGCTACGGCGCGTACAGTGGCTCTGACGGGCTTGGTGACGGCCACCGGTTCCTTCGATGGGACGGCCAATCTGTCGCTGGCTACCAGTATCGCCGATGCGGCACTGAGCATTGCCAAGGTCAGTGGTTTGCAGACCGCACTGGATGCACTGGCACCGAAGAACAACCCGACCTTTACCGGTACGGCGCGGTTGAATGGTGACCTGTTGCCCGATGCGGACAACACCCGTTCGCTGGGTGCGCCGAACCTGATGTGGAAGGACGTGTACATCGGCCCCGGGTCACTGTACATCAACGGTCAGAAGGTGCTGGAGGACAACTCCGGTACGATTCGCATGCTGGCCGATCCGAACCAGAACATCGCCATCCAGACCAGCGGGTCCGGCGACATCGAACTGGCCCCCACCGGTACCGGTGTGATTCAGATGAAGGGTACGCTGTCGTTGTTGGGTGGATCCAAGATCCGCTCCTCCAATGGCGCTGCCCTGCTGTTTGATGATGACATCCAGTTCACCACGGGCACCGGCCTGGTCGGTACTCCCACCGTCAATGGCTTCAACATCTACCACGCCGGTAATCTGGACCTGAGCACCAAGCTCGACGTCACTGGTAACGCCGCAACGGCGACGCGCCTGTTGACGGCACGCAACATTGCCCTGACGGGTATCGTCACCGGTACGGCTTCGTTCAATGGTTCGGCCAACGCCTCCATTGCAACGTCGATCGCCGACAACGCTTTGACGATCGCTAAGGTCTCTGGTTTGCAGACTGCGCTGAACACCATCGGCACCACGCTCGATGGCAAGCCCGGTTCGTACTACCTCAACACCGATCAGATGACGGCAGGTGCAAACCTTTCGCCCAATGGTTCGTTTGAGAATCGCTCGCCGATCAACAACGATCGTCCGCAGTACTACGCACTGGGTGGTACGGCCACCGGTCGCAGTAACTCGTTCGTGCCCTCCTCGGTGGGTCCGGCAGGTAATGCGTTCCGCATGGATGCCAGTACCGTCACCGCAGGTCAGTACTTCGACATCCGCTTGGACATCAGCGATGGCGACGTGCGTCCCACGGCAACCCCCAAGCGCCGCTATGTGGCGTCTACGGACTTCCGTGGTACCGTCGGCGGTACGTTCCAGATGTACATCCAGTTCTACAATGCTGCGGACGCTGTGATCGCTACGGTCACCTCGCCGGAATACGCCGCCAGTGAAGATTGGCAGCGGGCAACGTGTTCGGGTGTGGCACCGGCACTGGCTGTGAAGGTGCGTGCGTATCCGGGTCGTCTGTACAACAAGGGTAGCTCCACGCTGGCCATGTTCATGGAAGTGGACAACCACATGCTGGCCGAAGGTGATGTGGCAACGAACTACATGCCGCATGCCAAGGACACCTACACCGATGGTGAGGTCCTGGCCAAGCTGTTGACTGTGGACGGTGTGGGCTCGGGTCTGGATGCGGATCTGTTTGGTGGTTTGACCACTGCGCAGTTCATGCGTTTGGATGCGGGCAACTCCGGTAACTTGCGCATCAACTCCGGTGACGGTCGCGGTGTTCGTTTCTGGGACAGCGATTCGTACAAGATCTACATGTCCGCTGCTGATACGGCAGGGTGGGGTGGTCGTCTGGGTGAAACCACGTCCAACCACAACATGTACTTCCGTATGGCTGGCGGTACCAACCGCGGCTTCGTGTTCGGCAGCGACACCACTCCGGTGTTTGCCATCAATCCGACCGGGGTGACCTCGGCGGTGAGTGTGACCGCACCGTCGTTCGTCGGTAACGTGCAGGGCGCCACGACCGTCACGGTCAACAATCCGTCCAATACGGCAGCCAATACCACTTTGGGTTACACCGCCAACGGACCGCGTCTGCGTATCGGCGGTTCAGGCACGGGTGCTGATGCCACCTTCACCATCGAAGGCGTCAGTGACTTCAAGCGCATGTCGCTGGACAAGAACGGTAGCGTCGTGTTCCCGGGTTCGGTGACCGCAGGCAGCTTCATCGGTAACATCAGTAATGCTGATTCGGCCGCTAAGCTCGCCACGGCCCGTACGATCGCCCTGACGGGCGTCGCCACCGGTAGCGCTAGCTTCGATGGTTCGGCTAACGTGTCGATCGCCACGAGCGTTGCAGACGGCTCTCTGAGCATTGCCAGCACCTCCGGGTTGCAGGCTGCGCTGGATGGCAAGATGGACAACGGCGCCTTCGGCCTGGGTACGGTCAGTGGTGGTTACAACTGGGCCAGCACCGAGCGCATCTCGCGCTTCACCGGTGGCTTGACCAATGGCCCGATCGCTGACACCAGCGTGATGGGTTTCCGCTCCACGCTGAACAATGCGCAGCTCTACGCCGCCAGCTTTGTGGGTCGCAACAATCGTGCTTTCTTCCAGACGATTGAAAACGCCACGGTGCAGGCATGGAACGAGCTGTACCATACCGGTAACTTCAATCCGGCTGACTATCTGTCCAGTGGCCGCACGGTCACTGCAGGTAACGGTCTGACTGGTGGTGGCGCACTGACGGCCAACATTACCCTGACCATGGGTACGCCGGGTACACTGAGCGGTAGCACCACCAACGCTGTGACCAGTACTTCCCACACCCATGCCTTGAGTGCAAACTTGAAGCTGTGGGATGCCCAGGTCCCCACCAGTTACGTTGCACCGTCGGCCACCAAGCTGGCCGCAGCGCGTACGGTGACCTTCAGTGGTGACTTGGTGGGTAACTACAGCTTTGACGGTAGTGCTGATCAGACTGCCTTCACGCGTGTGCGTTCGGTTGCCCACGGTGGTACGGGCACGGCCTATGCCAACCAGTGGACGCGTATCTGCCGTGCGACGCTGATGGCACAGTACGAAGATGCGGCCATCAAGTTCTTGATGCTCGGTTACGGTGACGGCTCGACCGCTCCGCGTCAGGCCACGGTGTTGTTCCGTGTCAAGCAGCAGAACACGCTGCCGGCACTGCCGTATGTCAACGTGGAAGTGGAATCGCAGAACTACCTGACCCCGGATGCTTTCGTGGCGGTGATTGGCGACACCACGTCCTACCCGATCACGGTGGACCTGTATGTCAAGATGGCAGCTACGTACTCGGGTTTGAAGAGTACGGTGTTGGCGCGCGGCGGTAGCCGTACGTTGGACATGCTCGACGCCGATGGCTACATCGCCACGCTGCCGGAAGGTACGCAAGTGGTGGGTGAGCGGGTTAACCTGCGCATGTACACCAAGGCGCTGGAGATCACCGATACGCTGTCGGTGGGTGCCATTACCGGTACGGGTGACAACACCTGGACGGGCACCAACTACTTCAACGCGCCTAACACGCACTTCGGTGCTACCAACACGGGCAACACGATCCTTGAGATCGGTGGGCGGGCTGGTACGGCCACCACGGTCGGACTGGACTTCCACAGCAGTGGCAGTAACAACGACTTTGACTCGCGCATCTCGGCAACGGGTGGTACGGGCACCAACGGTGCAGGTAAGTTGACGGCCTCGGCTATCGACTTCGGGTTCACCGGTACGGTGACGCTGGTCAACGACAAGCTGCTGTACTTCGGCTCCAGTGGTGCAGCCATGCGCGGTACCAGCACGGGTAGCATTGTGTTGGCTTCGGGTGTGGGCGCTAGCGGTAACGTCTACCTGCGTCCCAACGGCGAATCCAGTACCACCGGACAAGCTGTGGTCTACACCAACGGTGTGTTGGATGCCAACAGTCTGAAGGCCAATAACTCCGGTGCTGGCGCAGTCATGCTTGAGCTGTCCGGCGAGCGTGCGTGGCAGTTCCGTCAGTCGGGCACTGCAGCGACTTCGGCACTGGAACTGTTTGACGTCACCGGCGGTAAGCGCTTTGACATCACCTCGACCTCCAGCAGTAACAAGGTCTCCATTGACCCCAACGCTTCTCGCGTGTCGGCCAATGAGTTCGTCGGTTCGCTGACCGGTAATGCCAGCACGGCCACCAATGCATCGACGGTGGGCAATCTGGCGGCGGGTTCGTTCCTGCGTAGCGATTCCACCAACAGTGTTGATGTGCGTTTGGCATCTGGTGACGGTCGTGGTCTGCGGTTCTGGGACAACGACAATTACAAGATCTCCATGAGTGCGGCGACCACGGCTAACACCGGTGGTCGGATCACGGGTGAAACCACCTCTGATTACAACATGTACTTCCGCATGTCCTCGGGCACCAATCGCGGTTTCGTCTTCGAGGCTAGCAATGCCAACAAGATCTTCGCGATCAACCCCAACGGCGTTCGGTCGGTTGTGGGTATGTACGCTCCGGGCTTCACCGGTCCGCTGATTGGTAACGCCGACACGGCAACCAAGCTGGCTACGGCCCGCACGATCAACGGTGTCAGCTTTGATGGCTCGGCTAACATCACCATCAATGCCGCATGGGCCGGTGGTAATGTCAACAATGTGATCAACATCTTCAACGGTACGATCAACTCGCAAGCGTCGTTGTTGACGTTGGGTTGGGGTACCGGTTCGACACGATGGGCGCATGTGTTTGAAGGCGACGCTACCTACTCGCTGTACTCCTACAACGCTAGTGGTGGTAATCCGTTGCGTGTGGCATGGTTTGCCAATTTGGCCGGCGGCGGCAATAGCTTCTCTGCATTCGGCGTTGAAGGTGGTATCCGCACCCAAGGCGCCAGCGCAGGGCTTAACGTGGCTGACCGTACCGGTGGTAGTAATGGTGATTGGAGCATCTACGCTTCGGATCAGGCGCTTCGCTTCTGGTACGGCGGGACGGGCGCCAGTGATAAGGTCTCCATCAGTTCCGGTGGTGAGGTGGGTGCTCAGCGTGCACGACTGATCGCTGAAGCGCCGCTGCACTTTACCTTCGGCAATGGCAGTTTGTCGCGCATCTACGCATGGGGTACGGGTGGTGCAGGCGATGACATGTTCAACGTCTTGCGCAATGGCACCAGTAACTACAACCTGTTCTGGAACGGCAACATGGAGGCGTCCAACACGCTCCGTGTGGGCAATCAACTCTACCTCAACGGTGGTTGGTTCCGTACCCAGCAGTCAGGGTGTGGTTGGTACCACGAAGTCCATGGTGGTGGTTGGTTCATGCAGGATAACACCTGGATCCGAACCTACAACGGCAAGGGTGTCCTGATCACCGGTGCCTCCGGCAATGACGGTGGCCTGCGTATGGAAGGTCCCTCGCCGACGGTCACCTTCTACGATACCGACAGTGGTCGTACCAACTGGCTGCACTGCAATGACGACAACATTGGCTTCCTGGCCAGTAACTCGTTCTCGTGGGCAACCTACCGCAACGGCAGCAACGACTGGGTGTGTATCGGTAACATCGTGGGCTACTCCTCCGATGAACGCCTGAAGCACCACATCTACAACGTGGACCGTGCGATCCCAACGGACTTCTTTGACCGCTTCGTGGTCCGGGAATTCGACTGGAACTACGACGCCATTGCGGAACTGAATCCCGACTTCAAGCCGATTGCCGACCACGAGGTCGGTGCCGTCGCGCAGGAGGTCGAGAAGGTCTATCCGTTCATGGTGACCACGCACGAGCACACCGGCATCAAGACGATCATGTGGGACAAGGCTGTCCCGCTGTTGATCTCTGAGGTGCAGGAGCTGCGCAAGCTCAAGCCGGTCGTTGACGAGCTGCTCCAGCGCATCGCGGCGCTGGAGGCCAAGACTGGGGGTGGCTAATGGCCATCCCCACCTCTGGTCAAATCAGCTTCGGTGACTTCCTTAACGAGTTCGGTGGGGGCACGCCGGTCTATTTCAGCCAGATGTATCGTGGCGGTCCGCGTGTTCCCAACAACTCGGCCAACCAAGGCGTCCCCACCAGCGGTACGTTGTACCTCTCGCAGTTTCGAGGTGCAGCTGCCTCAGTGGGTTCTCCGCTGTCGGTCACCGCACCGAACGTGAGTCGTGTGGTCAACAGCGGTACGGCCACCGGTAGCTCGGTAGCCAGTGCCTCCGGTGGTTCGGGTGGTTACACCTATACCTGGACCAACGGTACGCCGGGCGCCAACTTCAGTTCCAATGGTGCAACGGCGACTTGGTCGTCCCCCTCGAGTCGTTCGGGTACGGGTACGGTCACGGTACGCGACTCCTCCGGTGCAACGGCCTCCTACCAGATCTACGTGGATCTCACGGTGGGTCGTCCGGTTTAAGTAAACCTCCAACGGGACATGGACGTCCCTGCGGACACCTTTTCACATGGCACAGTTCTACGGGGGTAGACAATGTCCAATCAACAAGAGAATGCACGTTTCGTGGACATGGGTGGCGGCAACATTGCCGAAATGATTTCGCACCAGATCCAAGTGTTCTGGGATCCGACCAACCAAGCAGCGCGGGCTGTGTTCAACGGCGCCCCGTACATGCTGATGGGTCGCAAGTACCAGCGCATTGGCTTGGAGCAGGACATGCTCGAGCAGGAACTGACGCACCTGATGCACCTGCGTCTGATCCCGCCGGGTACGCTTGATCCGGTCACAGGCTTTGACCTGTCCAACGTGTCGATGTATGGCATCGTGCTCATCCACAAGGGTGCGTACGACTTCTTCTACAACGTCCGTGCTGGCACGCCGGGGTACCCGTTGCCGGGTACGATCGAAGGCGCCCAGCCCACTTACCAAGGTGACAGCCGCCCGGCGGCACCCGTGGAGATCTAAACCATGGCATTGGGTACGAATCCGAGTTTCTCGCAAGTGCGCGCGTTCTTTGGAGGGTCTGCGAATCTAAAGGACTATTATCGTGGGGGACCTTACGTACCCAATATCCCGGCGAACAACGCCATCTCCACTACAGCCGCTGGATTGCGGTTGACCCAGTTTACCGGCGCTGACAAGCAGTCGAACTTCACCTGGAGTGTGAGCCCGAACATGTTCCGGGTAAACAACTCCACTGCGTGGACAACGCAGGCGTTCACCATCACCACTTCCGGAGCGACCGGAGCGGTGACCTATGCAATCGAGCTGTATCCGCAATCGGGGATGCTGGCCAATGTCATTTCTGGTAACGGCACCGCCAACCCGTCCGTCCAAGCACGCCGACAGGGTCAGGAAGTCAGTGGCGAGGACAGTTTCATTCGCTTCAAGGTCACGCACGCTGGTGTCACCACTAGCGTTGACGTGCAGATGTACTTCGGCTAACGCAAGGGAGGGACTTCGGTCCCTCCCTATTTTATGCTCTCTTCCACTTTGCAGTAGCAGTCATGGCTTTAGGTTCTAACCCCAGCTTTTCCCAGATCCGTGCTTTCTTTGGTGGGTCGAATAACTTCAAGGATTACTATCGCGGCGGCCCGTACGTCCCGAACATTCCTGCCAATAACGCCATCCCCACCGGTCCTGCGGGGATGAGCATGCGCCAGTTCTCTGGTGCTGATAAGAACACCGCACCTCCCGTACCGAACTTTGGTGATGCCAGTGCGTATGCTGACCTGTTCGTCAATAGTGCGGGCGGCGGCAGTTGTAACGCCTACGTCGAACTGCACAACAACGGTCAGGTGTATTCGTATTCCTCGACCAATGGTGCTGGTTATGTCTCCACCTGGCTGCCCAGTGGTCGCTCCCCTGGCGAGTACATGGCCCGACGTAGTTTTGACAATGGTGCGACGTGGGAAGGCTGGCAGTCGCTGGCGTCCACGTACCTGTGTGTCTCGGCCAATGCGTGGTCCGATGGCTTCTACAGTGAACAAGATAGCCAGGTTGCGCTGGTGCAGATCGGCTATGGTGGGAATGTCCAAGCCCAAGCTAACTTCTACGCCACCGCCTCGGCCAACGGTCGCGGTTAATCGTTAGGTCAAGTGGGCAATACTTTGAGATCGTCTCGTGAAGAGGCGAATGAAAGATTACGCAGCCTGCTAGATGTAGTGAAAAACATCCAGCGTGGCTGGTCCACAGAACTTTAAAGGCTGGTACTCTATGGGCAATCCCCTACCTTCTGATCGACGCTTCGACAAGCCGCCACTGGATTCGCTGGTCGATCTGTTGAACAAGAGCAACAAGACGTATCTGGTCTACGGCACGATCGCTGCAGATCGGGTTCAACCGGTCGCCTCCGATACCCCTGAGCTGTACAACAGTTCAGTGCGCATCTGTCTGCCGGGGATGGAGGCCGTAGGTCCGTACTCGCGCATGACCTATGCGCGACTGGACATCGGCGAGTATGTCCCCGTCCCGGACTTCTTCAACTACGTTGAAGGCGACCAGATCGGTTCGCTGTTTACGCAGTTGCGTGAAAAGCATCGCATCTGGCTGACCGGAGAAGACTGCGCGGTGGTCATTGGTGACCACGACGAGAACAGTCTGCGCACCATCACCTTTGTCCCCAAAGACGGCCACCTGGTGTGGACCGGCGTGCTGAAGGTTCAGGCTGGCGCCTTGAATCACATCGGCAAAGAAATTCGCCATACGGAAATGCTAGGTTTCACGATCGAGCAATTGACGGCATAAACGACTAGGGCTCCACTTCGGAGCCCTAGTTATGTCGCCTATACTGTGACTACCTTGATCCGCGACCGCGTGTCGGGTCGGATTCTTGTTCATACTCACAGTGGAGTCATTCCATGGCAACTGCGCCACGCATCATCACGCGCACCATCATCGGTTCGCGTATCCTCGCCGCTCTGCAACAGGGCAAGGCGTTCACCCACGTTCAGTACACCACGCTCAACGAGGGTCTGGGCATCAACGCTGGCGTCATGCCGGTGGACGGCGACACCCCGCGTGTGCGCTACTACGCCATCGGTATCAATGGCCACATCAACAAGGTGGGCAGCGACGGCGGCCACTACTCCCAGGCCCGACAGAAGGGTCCGGAAGAGTTCGGCCTGTACAGCCAGATCCCGTTCGTGCTGCGCTCGCCGACCGAAGACCTGACGCAAGCTGAGCGCGCACCGTACGCCCTGCGTAAGATCATCGAGATCAACGGCGAGAAGTTCGTCGCCTACTACCTCAAGCGCATCCCGATTTCGGCTGAGCCGGTCAAGATGCTGCAGAACACCGTCGTAGACGGCGTCACCACCACGGTGCCCTTCGTCCCGACCAACGCCAACCTGCATCCGAGTCCGAAGGATCCGACTTCCACCAACGTCATCTCCACCAACGGCACTTACCTGTCGACCTCGGCGATGATGGCACTGGAGTTCGGCCCGAAGGACGTGGAGGAACTGCTGCAGGTGGCCACGATCATGTTCGGCTCGGAAGAGCGCGCACTGATCTCCGAAATCGCACTGGTCGCCGGTAGCGACCGTGTCATCCAGATCACCGACCCCGGCCAAGCTCCGTTCAACATGAACGAAGTGGTGATGGCGCAGATCGCTACCCATATCACTGGCCTGTGGCCGGTGGCCTTCACGTCGCAGGGCTTCACCTACGACCTGGATCTGGGTGGTACCGAGCCGATGGTGGGCATGGACGCAAGTGCCGCCACCAACCCCTAAGCCAACACGGAAATACAACAATGCCACAAGAAGCTGATGATCTGTTTCGAGTGGTAGGCATTGACCCCGGTACGGAGAACCTCGGTATCTCCGTACTGGATCTGTCCTTGCGGACGGGCCAAGTAACTGTGGCTTACTCTGAGACCATTATCACCCAGAAGCATCTGGCTGATTATCGTGTCGAAGAGAAAGTACACGGGGCACGTACCGCGAGGCTGATGGCGCTGGAAGACCGTTTGTTCACTTTGTTCGAACTGCTCCAGCCACATGCCATCTGCACAGAGTCGCCTTTTTTGGGACGCTTCCCACAAGCTTTCGCGGCCTTGACTGAATGCGTCAGCTACGTGCGGCGGGCTGTGTGTCGGTATGACCGATACATGCCCTTGGAGATGGTTGATCCACCCACTGCTAAAAAGGCGGTGGGGATGACAGTCAAGCGCGGTATCACGAAAGACGACGTCACTGCGGCAGTGAGAAAGCTGCTTATCCAATACGCGGACGGGCTGAGCCTGGACGAGATGGACGAGCATCGCGTAGACTCCATTGCCGTAGCCTACTACCACACCCTTCACTTCAGGAACCAGATTCCTGATCTTTGAGCCAATGCGAGGTCGCCATGAAACTGGATGATGTATTCGGTACTGCTGGCGACCATCAGCTCTCCACATTCGACTGGGGTGCCAGTGCCGTGTTGCTGTACAACACGCTGGTGCCTGCCGAGAATGCCATCGACGTGAGCCACACAGGCCAGATGGCCTTTGATAAGCTGCGTCGTCTGCCGAGCCACACCTTGGTCGCTGTCTTGCAGCGCCAAGTGCTTGTCGAAGGTGGTTCTGTCCAGTTCCTGGGCACGCCGCGCGAACAAGCCGCCGGGGTTCCCCCGACGGTGCCTCAAGGTCAGCGCAGGATGAGTCCCATTGCAATCATGCTGATGGTCATCATGTCAGTGATTGCGTTGGGTCTGACCTTCTCCATGAACAACGGAAAGCAGGTGGATCCGGAAGCTTTCAAGTCCGTGATCACTGCGATGGTGGACATTCTCAAGGAAGAGAACAAGAAGGACGCTCCTGCGTCTCCGGCCGAGCAACAGCAGCTGGTGGTTCCCTGACCAACATAACGCCCCCTCCCGAAAGGGAGGGGGCTTATGCTGTTTACAGTGCTTGTAGCTGGAAGTGCACCGGGGTCTTCTTGATGGCCTTGGCCACCTGCGACAGGATCGCAGTGGGTTCACGGTAGGTACCGTATTCCTTCATGTAGTCCGTTTCCAGACGGCGCTTCTTTTCCATGCGCTTCTTGCTCTGGCTCCATCCGAAGATGCCCCACGCACGCACGGCCAGGAACATCACCGTACGTTCAAACAGGTTCACCCCGGCCACCTTCATCGCATCGCGGAAGATGTGATCGGCCTTTTTACGACTGACGGTGACGGGCACCTCGTTGTGGAACATGGTCTTACCTTCGCACAGGATGTCGTGCAGGACAGCAGCCTGGCCGTAACGGCCCCACGGCGGCAGGATGAACCACAACGGCTTGGGCACGCTGGCACCATCGGTGAGGAAGCCTGCCGGGATATACGCCCAGACATCACGGTTCTCAACATCCAGGTAATAGCGGAAGGACTTGGTGACCTTGTAATAGGCCTTGCCCAACAACTCCGTTGCGGCTTGGTCTTTCACCACTTCCAACTCTGCGTCGAAATTGGTGAATGCCTCAGCGGCCTGCAGCAACGTGGCCGTGGGGACATAAGGTGTTTCGATGTTCATTGAATGCTCCACGGAATAAGAAACCGGGGAGGTTACCCTCCCCGGTGTTTGCCTTACTGGATTTCCTTCACCACCGTTGCGTTGTGAGTGGCGATACGACGATCGCCCTGCTCACCTGCAAAGTAGCTCTGGTCATCAACGTTGAACAGGACCACATCACGCACACCGACGAACTCGATATGCACAACCGGTTCCCAACGCAGCTGACCACGGTCGTTGACGAAGACCTCTTCGTTGAGCATCTCCGGACCGAACATCTTGTTCGTACCATCGCGCATCGTCATCGGGGTGGACTCCGAAGCAATGATCGAGATACCCGAACGGGTGGTCAGGCGGTAGCACGGCTGCGGCATCACTGCGTTGGCACGGACTTGACGCGGGACCATCGTGTCCGGCTCGTAAGCCGAACCGTCAATCCAGTCGCCAATAGCAATGTCCGAAGCCAACCGCTCTTCGTCCATCCACATGGTCGTTGCCACGCAGCCTCCGCCACCACCACCGCCTCCGCCCCCTCCGCCACCACCACCGCCTCCGCCACCACCTTCGGGGGTGACGATGTCAATGTCGTTGAACTCGTTGACGAAGTTGAACAGGAAGCGGAAGTTGTTGACGACGTTACCGTTGCGCTTGAGCAAGACGCGGAACCAACCGCGGTTGTAGATGCGCAGCACCGCATTGGGGTCGCGGAAGTTCGAGTTATTGGACAGCGTGGTCATGTCCAGATTGAGCAACAACACGCGGTCTTGATTCAACGGCATGTCGTCGCCGTTGCCAGAGGTGACCATGGTGGTGTTGTTGAACGCACCCGGCGGACCCGGCTGCCATTCCCATTGGCCAGGACTGTTCCCGTTGCGCGGAATCCACCAACGACCCGACTCGAAACTTTCCAGCCCGTAAGAGATGGTGTAGTTGTCGCCGAAGTTGTCACGCGGGTTCTGTGCCCAGTTACCATTACCCAAGACGCGACCGTCCGGATACAGGTACCCGATCTGACCACCACCGGAACGCACCACCAATGCTCGGTAGTTGCGGGTCATGTGCCACAGTTCCCACGAACCGTTGCGCCGGAAGGTCAGGCGCAACTGATTGGTGTTGTGGGCCACGTGCCAAATGACCGACGGGCAGCTGGACATGACGTTGTCGTAACTGCCGATGTCGCCCATCGCATTGGTGTAACCTACCGTGCCTTTACCGGCCCAGTAGTTGGTGACGTCCGGGCCGGTGATGTCGTAGTAACCCACGTCGGCAATCTTGCTACCTGCCGAGAGCGGAGCGTAGCGCATCAGCGAACCGTCAGGGCGGTAGTAACCGAAGAGCTGGGGACCGTTTTCGTCCGGTTCGAACAGGTCGTCAAAATCCCAACCTGCACCATTGTAGTAAGCGACAGCCATCTTGGGCCTCCTTACTTACTTTCCAGCGCGGCCAGGCGGGTCAACAGCGAATCGATCAGGATCTGCTGCTGTGCCACCTTTTCGTGCAGGCGATCGGTTTCCACACCCACGGCGTAGGCCATTTCCATTGCCAGACCGGTGTTGTTCACCGCCAGACGCTTGGACTTGCGCTTCACGCCGTGATCGTACTCGATGACCAGATCCGGGGCCACCTTCTGCAGGTCCTGTGCAATCGGGCCAACCTGGTGTTCACCGGTCTCCCGCATGTTCCACTGCTTGAAGTCAAACCCGCGCCACAGAGGACGTGCCTCGATCAGGCTGATGTTCTTCTTCAGGCGCTTGTCGGAGGGCTGGAAACCCTGACCGGCAATTGCACGGCCGTTGTGAACCACGAAGTTGCCGCCGGCTTGGAACTGGAAGAACCGCGAACCGGCCACGCGCAGCGAGATCGAACCATCGCCATCCTGATACAGGTAACCGGAGTTACCGATCACCAGCGTATTCAGGGTTGCGTTGGAGCCAGTGATCACACGATCGTTGATCTGTGCCTGCAGCGGGTTGTAGGCGATGGCGACGATGGCCTGACGCGTACGCAGCGGTGACATGAACAGGGTGTTGGAACCACCCGACTCGGCATTGGCCTGATCGGACATGCCGTAATTGGGTACGTTACCCAAACCGACCTGCGCAGCCGTGGTGTTGTGCGGGTTATCGCTACGGTTGATGTGCGCATTGAGCGAATTGGTCAGCGGGGTCACCGCTTGCGAGGTGATCGCTTCCTTGGTCCGCAGCGGGGTCATGTACGTGGCATTGTCCGTACCGGTCTGCGCTTGGGCAGTGGTGGCAATACCGTAGTTCTGCACGTTCCCCAGACCCACCTGTGCTGCCGTGGTGTTGTGGGGATTGTTGGTGTTGTTGATGTGCGCGGTGAGCTGGTCGCCGGCCACCGACTGGATCAACGCACGTGCACCGGCAGGGGTCACGAACAGGTTCGTGGCCGTACCGGCAATGGCTTGGGCATTGGTAGCCGTAGCGTAGTTGTCGACATTGCTCAGACCGACTTGCGCCTTGGTCGTGTTGTGCGGATTATCCACACGTGCAATGTGCGAGTTCAACGGGGCCAGTGCCAGTGCCGTGATGGCCGCACCGGTGAGGGTGGCGGTCATGTACGCTTCACCCACACCCGCCTGGGCCTGTGCCGTGGAGGCCAGACCATAGTTGACCACCGAGCCCAAGCCGACTTGCGCCTTGGTCACGCCGTGCGGGTTGTCCGTACGAGCGATATGTGCATTGAGGGAGTTGCCCACCTGAGAGGTGATGGCTTCCTTGGTGCGCAGGGGCGTCATGTACAGCACGTTGGAGGTGCCGGTGGTGGCGTCGGCCGTGGCAGCAATGCCATAGTTCAGAACGCTACCCAGGCCGACCTGTGCCTTGGTGGTGTTGTGCGGGTTGTTGGTGTTGTTGATGTGGTCATTGACCAGCGAGTCCATCGAGGTGATCAGGGCACGCAGTTCGTTGTCCTTCAGGTCGATGTACTGACGAAGTTCATCAAACGCGGCCTGGTCGCCCAGCAGGATCGCACGGCGGATCTGTTCGAGCACCGCCACCAAGTACTCAAACCCGTACACATCACCGATGTCATGCAAGTGAGCGGTGGGCGGGAAGTACTCGGGGGCACCGATGATGTCGCCCCAGTTGACGGTACGGTTGTCCAGATCCAGACCATCGAGCATCTGCGCGATGGCCGTGACCGAAGCGGAGTATTCACCGCCCACTGCCTGGTAGTCGATCTCGATCTCGGTGGCGCGACACGCCGGCAGGATCAGAACGACCGAGCAGATTTCCTGACCTGCACGAAGCGAGGCTTCGATGAACAGGTGGACCGGACGGTAGTCGACGTCCGGGGCCAGAACGGCCCCGGTCGAACGGTTGCGCACGATCATTCCACGAGTGTAGAACGGACCGCGAGTGGTGACGAAAGCTCGGTTCCCGGTAGCCGCCACGGTGTGACGCTCGGTCACCACCTTATTGGTGGCGGCCACACCGGAGAGGTCGAGCGGGAGTTGAATTACGGGAGGGGTACTCATAACCCGCTTGCTCCTAGTTGCTTGATTGGGATCAGGTCGTCACGAACGTCGGGTTCTCACGGCTGTAGGCCTCGATCAGGATCGGGCGCAGACGGCCGTTGCGCTGGCTCTGGTAGAGAACACCATTCCAGTCGCTGAAATACAGACGGTTGGGACGAACCAGCGGGTTGTTGAGACCCAGGTAGGACATCTCCCAGGCCGTGCCGTTGTAACGGTACAGGCGCTGCTTGTCATTGTCAGCGGCCACGCCGGTACGGACGTAGTCACGGTACTTGCGCGGACGGTTGAGGACCTTGTAGGTCACCTTGGGCTGACGCACGCTGATCACACCCACCGAGGAGGGACGATCGACGAAGTCGGACAGCGCCGGGTAGTCGGCCAGGTTGATCACCACACGCGAAGCCACCGGGTAGGTGGTCTGACCGAAGTCGGAGGTGTCGATGGTGATGGTGTTACCGGCACGCACGACCTTGATCCGCACCTTGCCCGAGGTAGCCCAGCCGTGACCGGCCGGAACGAACGTGGCCGGATCGCGGGTGTCGTTGGTGGCGTTGTTGTCCATCCACTTCAGACCGCCATTCTTCGAGCCCAGATCCAGACCATCGGCCTGACCGATATTGGCAGCCACCGAGAGCAGCTTGTAGGCGAAGCTGGAGGGCACGCCCTGCACCTGCGTCAGGCCACCGGGGGTACGAACCACGGTGATAGCCACCGGACGGTTGGCCACGGTGACTTCCGCTGCGATCACGCCGGCGCCGTTGGCCTTGGCATCAGTGGAGCTCAGTTCCACCTCAAAGGTGTAGTTGAGCATGGCGTCGGAGGAGCTGAGCATGGCGTTACCGTCCACCGTGTCGGTGTCCAGCAAGATGCCACCTTCAGTTGCGTTCCAGCCCCACTTGTCCAGCACATCCAGGTCGTTGTAGAGCCAGTTGGTGCCCTGCGCCGAGTACGGAGTGAAGCTGGCGTAGTCCTCACGCAGCGACGATTCGATGGCCTGAGCCAACAGTTCATCGTCGGCGTTGTCCACCACCGAGACCCACTCCACCAGACCGCCCGAGATCTGGGCAACGTTCTGGGTGCGCGGCAGTTCACCAAACGGCAGGTCGCCGAAGTACGTGCGCTGACGGGTGTAGGGCGGCAGGTTGACCGGGATGTAGACGATGTTGGACGGCTCAGCGTTTTCGATCGTGTTGGTACTGGTGAAGAACTTGGCACCCTGGGAGAGCGCCGCCACCGTGATCGGATGACGGGTACCCGGACCACGGGCCCAGACCTTCAGCAGCGTACCACCGGTCTGTGCCGTGGTGGTGTAACCGTAGGACACCACGCGGCTGTAGTTCTCCACCAGTGCAGTGACCGTGGAGAAGGACAGGTTGCGCGGGGCGATGCGCAGCTGGAACGAAGGCGAGGCGCCGTCGAAGGAAGATTCGCCACCGGTGATGTTGGCCACCACGTCCGGAATCGGATTGGTTGCGATGTCATTGGGGATGACCATCTGGCCCAGCAGCGTCCACGTATCGGCCGCACCCTGCGGGGCGCCCGGATACAGCTCCACGCTCTTGGCGTTGCCGATCACTTCCTCGTAGGTCTTACCGTCGAGCTTGCTGGAGTCAGCGGCCTTGGCCGTGGTGCCCAGTTTGGCAGCCAGTGCGGTATCCACCTGAGCGGTGGTGTACGCGCCGACCTGCGCAGCGGTGGTCTGGTGAGGGTTGTTGGTCGCATTGGCGTGGGCAGTGAACGAATCACCCACCAGCGCCATGATCGCAGCACGCGTACCGGCCGGGGTCACGTAGAGGTTGGTCGCCGTGCCCGTGGTGGTCTGCGCGTTGGTCGCCGTGGCGTAGTTGTTCACTGCCGCCAGACCCACCTGGTCCTTGGTCACTTCGTGCGGGTTGGACAGATCTGCCTTATGCGCATTCAGTGCCGCCGTGGCATCACCGCCACCGCCACCGCCGAGCGAATCGAACAGGGCCTTGGTGCCAGCCGGGGTCATGAACAGGTTGGTGGCCGTACCGGCCATCGCCTGCGCATTGGATGCGGTCTGGAAGTTGTCCACGTTGCCCAGACCCACCTGTGCCTTGGTGGTACCGTGCGGGTTGGAGCTGTTGTTCAAGTGCGCGTTGAGCGGGGTCATTGCCACCAAGTCGATGGCCTGACGGGTACGCAACGGCGTCATGTAACGGTTCGACGCAGCGCCACCTTCGGCTTCAGCCTGCGAGGCCAGACCGTAGTTCTGCACATTACCCAGGCCGACTTGGGCGGCCGTGGTCTGGTGCGGATTGGACATGTTGTCGATGTGCTCGGTCACGCCCTGCAGTGCGATCGCGGTGATCGCCTCACGGGTCATGGCCGGAGTCATGTACAGCTCGTTGCTGGTACCTGCACGAGCGGCCACGACATCAGCAATGCCGTAGTTCAGCACCGAACCCAACCCGACTTGCGCCTTGTTGGTGTTGTGCGGATTGTCGGTGCGCGCGATGTGCGCATCCAGACGGTTGCCCACCAGCGCAGTGATCGCCTGTGCAGTGCGCACCGGAGTCATGTAGCGGTTGGTGGCAGTGCCCGTCTCCGCTTCCGCCTGCGAGGCGATCGGGTAATTCTGGACCGAGCCCAGGCCGACTTGGGCGGCCGTGGTGTTATGCGGGTTGTTGCTGTTGCCCAAGTGGGCATCGAGCGTGTTGCCGATCAGAGCCTGCACCAACTGCGCACCACGCAGTACCGTCAGGTACTTGGTGGCCGAGGTACCGGCTTGGGCTTCGGCCACGGTGGCCACGCCGTAGTTCAACACGCTACCCAGACCCACCTGCGCGGCGGTCGTGTTGTGCGGGTTGTTCTTGTCGGCAATGTGAGCCAGCAGGCCACCTTCGCCCGAGGCGATCAGTGCATCGCGGATACCCTCGAGCACCTCGACCACTTCGGACATACCCACCATGTCATCCAGGTGCCAGTCGTGATCGATCGGCGGGAAGGCATAGGGCAGTTGCGCCACCTGTTCCCAGGTGACACGGCGCGGGTTGATCAGCTTGTTGGACAGGATCTCGATGATCTTCGCCGAGTCCAAGGTCCAGTCGCCACCCAGGGTCTGGTATTCCAGACGGACCGCACCGGTGAGGCGGTTGTCGAAGAAGGTGAGCGAGCCGTAGATCGGCCGTGCGCAGGCCAGCGAGGCATCATGGAAGTAGTGCGTCGGAACGTAGTCCGCGCCTTCCACCAGCGTGCGCTGACTGGGCAGGTGAACCACCTTCATCGACTCCGCAAAGAACGGGGTCGCGCCGGGGATAACGAAGAGGAACTCAGACAACTCCGGTGGGGAGATAGTCAGGTGCTCCGCCGTGATTTTGTTCGAAGCCAGCTTACCACTGGGATCGAACGGATAAGCAATTTGAGCGTTGCTCATGGAAGATTTCTCCAACGAAGGACGTCATCGTATGGCACGATGTCAAAAAATACGTGTACCATATCATAGGGTTCCTCCCCTAGACGGTGCACCAGTATTTCCTAGAGTTTTTCAACCCTTTTCCGAGGAGTTATTTCCATGTCTTATCAGCTCGTAGCGGCCAAGGCTCGCTCCAAGGGACTGGATGCTGTCTGGAACGATGTGGACATCACTGCGATCCGCATCAGTGCGTTGTATGCGACGTACTCGGACCTGTGGATGACCTTGTCCCATCCGTCACTGACCAAGAACGTGTACCTGCGTTTGGAGTCGGTGCGTGAGCTGGTCTCGTCCCAGTACCACAGCTTCACCATTCCGCAATGGCTCACTGCCATTGGTAACCTGGCCCTGCCCACCGTCCCTTCGCTGCCTGAGTTCACCTTGCGCCGTGTGCGTTCGGCCGACGCCTGGCGCGCCGGCTATGACATCAAACCGTTTGACCGCACCCGCCATGAAGATGCCGAGTTGCCTTACGGTGAGAAAGACGATCTGTTGCTCACCAAGGAAGGCGTGGACTTCCAGACCTATGCGCGTTATGCGCTGGTCAGTGTCAATGGCTTCTTCCATCGTACCGGCACTGGCGCGCGTGGTTTGACGGTGGTCGATGGTGGTCGCACCGGTCGCCAGCTCAACGACAACCAAGTCTCGATCCATTCCTTCTTGGGTGTGGGTACGTTGGACTTCATCCCCATCACCGCCGACATGGTCTACAAGAACGCCGACAACGGCCGACTGGCAGACCGGGCTTATATCGAACTTCCCTACAGCGTGGAAGACAAGACGGTGCTGGTGGTCATTGGTGGCTTCTTGCATGTGCTGGATGAAACCTACACGCGTATCGGTCCGCGCTCGCTGTGCATCAACATCAACAAGCTGGCCCTGCCCGAGCGTTACTTTGAAAGCTACCAGGCATTGGATCTGTCCTCGCTGCCGCTGACGCGCAATGAAGATGATCCGGGCCACGTTGCGGTGGATGAGCTGTATTCGGATGCGTGCATCAAGGCGTACTTGAGCCTGAGCCAGTCGTTCGTCGTGGTGGTCAACACCAAGGACTTCTACGTCCGTCGTCACCCCGTTGCCAATGCCGAACTGCCTGGTCGTTTCGAGGTTCCGCAAGGTACCGAACGTCTGCCGTTGATCGGTGCATGGGGCATGGTCTACGACTATGCGATCTTCCCCGACTGGGGCGTGAACGTGTTGGCCTGCCGGGAGAACACCCGCAAGCGCTATTCGTTCCGCACCACCCACTGGCGTGGCAATGCCTCGCTGGATGATTCGCTCAACACGTATCGTCCGTGGGACTGGGCCAAGGCCCACATGCTGGAGATGGGTCGTTTCACCTAAGCGGCATAGAGCCCCCTCCCGTGTGGGAGGGGGCTCGTCTTATGCCCTCTGGAGCAAATGCTCCCGCGTCATGAACTCACGGGTCGGTACGGAACAGTGCGCTTGGACAAAGCCCAGCGATGCGTACAGACGCTTGGCCAAGTGGTTGTGAGGAATGACATACAACGTGCGCAACTGCCGCTCGTTGATAAAGCGTCGGGCCAGTCCCATTCCACGGGCTTGTTCAGAGACGTAGATGTTGGACAGGTGGTAGGTGATGCGATGCCAACGTGCAAACCCAACCAACTCATCGTCCACGTAGAAGCCTTCCACCGCTTCCTGACAGAACATCGAGTAGTTCATGTAGCGCACGTCTTGGTCGACGTCACGGTTGATCTTACACGCTTCCTTGTGCAAGTAACGGGTCAGCTCATCCCAGCTGAGCCGACGGAATTCGACGTTGGGGTCCACGATACACACTCTTGTTCGGACGGGCCTTGTACAGCTCGGCCACTTGATGGGAGTACTGACCCTCCCGGTACTGATACCCCTTCTTACGACACAGGCTCAGCAGGTGAATGTAACGCACCGGCACACGAATGTCGGTGACCGGCATTTGGTCCAGTACCCAGGAAGCCACACCATGGCGACGGTACTCGGGCATCACGTAGATGCGCAGCAGCTGGCGACGCTCGCCGTCATAGCGGGCAGTGGCAAAGCCGACCATCCGATCACCGACCAGCAAACGGAAACACAGTTCCTTGCGCAGGTCAAACCACGACAGCTCCGCATAGTCGCCCATCTCCGCACGATTACCGCGTGCCACCTCGGCTTCCTTAAAAGCCATGATGACGTGTGGTTCGGTACGTGCGAACTGCTTGTACACGTTCTTGAAGTTACCCATGGTGTTCCCCTGAAGGCACGCTAGATACGGCCGTTGGGGCCAGAGAGCGTTGCCGTAGTTGTACCGCCGGCCAGTGTGACCGGAGACTGGAAGGTGGCCGACATTTCAAAGTTGCAAGCACCCTTGAAGGTCATCGTACCGCCGTTGGCTGCACCCACCAGACTGCCACCGATACTGACATTGCCAGAGAAGGTGGTGTTGGGGGTGGTGAAGGTGTTCTGGTTGGATTCAACCGTGTAGTTGGGTGTGCGGACCGTGTAACTTTCACTGGCTTCCACCAAGGCCGTCTCGGTCATCATCACGTACTGCTTGGTCTGGAACATGATCGACTTGTCGGCGATCATCAAGATCTTGTCTTTGGCATAGCCGTAGAAGATCTCCTTGTTCAGGCGCAGGATCGTGCCGTCCCCGTTCTGGATGGCAATGTCCTTCTCCACCGTGTCCCAGTTCAGGAAATTACCGAAGTTGTCCTGGATGGCAATGATACCGTCCTTGGTATTGATCTGGACGGTGTACACACCCTTCTCACCGTTCTTGTCGGTGGTCTCGATGTGCAGCATTCCTTCATGGGTGGACAGCTGGACGTGGTAGAAGTTGGTCGAGTCGGTCATATCGGCCGATTCGTCCTTGGTGGCCGACAGACGGAAGTGGATGGTCTCCAGTCGACGCAGGTGGTCATCCCAGCCGGTGGCGGTCCAGTAGAACTGGTCCAGATCGGCGTAGCGCCAGATAATCACCCGTTCGCCACGACGCACGTCGGGCGGGGTATGGCGGTTGGAACCCATCGGCAACCACGTTGCCGTCAGTGCCGTGTTCAGGGTCACCGTGGTGGTGTATTCAGAACCATCGGGTGTGGTACCACTGACCGAGGATTCAAAGGGCAGTGAGACCAGCTCACCGTCCATGTCCCCCAAGTGTTCGATGGGGGTTACTTCCAAGTTGCGCTCAGGCTGACCAGTCTCTGCATTGACCAAGGCCTTGTTATTGGCAGCACGGCCAATGGAGTAAAAGCGCAGCTTGGAGACATCAACGTCGTCCGGGTTGGACATACGGCACTCCTGCTTAAAGATCCATACAATTGCCGGGTAAAGTTTTACCGTCTCGAACAAGGCTATGTACAGTACCAAATATTCCAAGGTCTCCCACGCACATGAAGATCGAGAGATTTGAGGTCTACGGGTTCAAGCGTCTGATGCTGAACAACATCAAGCATCTGATCTACACCCCGAACTCAACCCACCAGCTGATCTTGGGCACCAACGGCTCAGGCAAGAGCTCGGTCCTGAGTGAGCTGTCCCCACTGCCGGGGCATCATTCCAACTACACCAAAGACGGCTACAAGAAGATCACCCTGCGCCATCGTGGTGTGGTCTACCAGTGCGAGTCGGTGTTCCGCCACAACAAGCATTCCTTCATTGTCGATGGTGAAGAGCTCAACCCGGGCGGCACCGCCCAGGCACAGGCCACGCTGGCCTTGCAGCACTTTGGCATTGACAAGGACATCCATGAACTGCTGACCGGTGAAGTGCGTCTGTCGCAGCTGCCGGCCGGCGAGCGTCGTAAGTGGATCACCAAGATTTCCCGTGCCGACTACGGCTTTGCCATGGGCGAGTTCCGTAAGTTCGCCGGACGGGCGCGTGACCAGCAAGGTGCCTTGAAGCACCTGCGTACACGACTGGCCCAAGAGATCCACAACCTGCAATCGATGCAGGACGTAGACGGGTTGGCCGACCGTGCCGCCAAGCTGCGTGAGGAACTCAACTACCTGATGCTGGAGCGTATTCCGAATCTGCCTTCGTTGGAAGCGCAGAAGCAGAAGATGCAGGTCCTACATGGCAACATCAGCACGCTGGCTGCGGACTACTTCCGCAGCATCGCTTATATGCCCGCCGACAAGGCCTACCGCAGTAACGAGGACGTCGTCTTTGACATCCAGCGGTTGGACACCAACATCCAGTCTGAACAAGCTTTGCTGCAGCGCATGGGTAATGAGTACTCGGACATGGAAGCGGTGATCAATGCGGTACAGGTCGATGCCGGTGAATCGCTGGAAGACCTGCCTACCTTGATCCAGCGCCAGTTGGAGGAACTGACCCAGCTGCGGCTGAATCCGACCTTGTTCCGGGAGTTGTCCAGCCCGGCTGAGATCCAGCGTGACTGGCGTGCCATTGGTGACGAAGTCCAAGTGACCTTCCGGGCACTACCGGATAACATGGACCGTAAGTTCAGTCGTGATGCCGTAGACAAGGCCGCCGGTGAGATCCGGCACCTGCAAGGCAAGATCGACCATTCGATGGCCAAGGTCAACCAGCTCTCCAACAAGATCGCCTTGATGGAAGAAGCGCAGGAGACTCAGTGTCCCAGCTGTAAGTACGTCTGGAAGCCGGGTTACTCGGCACAGGAGTTGGAGCAGAATCGTCAGTGGCGCATTGACCATGTGGCCGAAGCCGACGGCCACCGGGCCAAGATCAAGGAACTGGAAGCGTTTATCGAAGAGTGCAGCGGCTATACCGAACTGTACAATCGCTTTCGCGGTTTCGTGCAAGGCTATCCGCGCCTGCGCCCGTTGTGGGATCACATCCTGACCAACCAGCTGCTGTTGGATAACCCCAAGGGTAATCTGGGGCTGTTCACCACCTGGGCACGTGATCTGGATCTGAACGTCCAGCACGAAGAGGGCCTCAAGCGCCTCCAGCACTATCAGGAGGTCCACGAACGCCAGACCAGTATGGGAGACACCGCTCACTTCACCAAGCGCATGCTGAGCCTGCAGCGCGAGATTGAGCAGGCTACCGCACAGCTGCTGTCCCAGCGCGGTGAGCGGGCAACGGTGGAGCGCTTCTACCGAAAACTGCAACAGCTGCAGTCCATCCATCTGCGCATGCAGAACGACTACAACGAGATCGAACGCATCCGCGGTGTCCTGCTGGACTCGCTGCGCAATGAGATCATCGATGAGACCGTGATGGCCCACCAGCTGGAGCTCGGTGGCATTACCCGTCGACTGTCGGAAAAGGAAGGACAGGAAGGTATCGTCCGTGACTTGGAAACGAGCATGGGTGAGGTGGAGATCGATGCCAAGGCGTGGCAGGTCCTCACCAACCTGCTCTCGCCCAACGAGGGCTTGATTGCCGAACAGCTGTCCAGTGACATCGGCTGCATGGTAGCCCAGTTGAACTCGATCATCGGATCGATCTGGAGCTACGACATGACCGTGCTGTCGTGCGGTCTGGATACCGGTGAGTTGGACTACAAGTTCCCCGTGCAGTTTGCCGCCTCGGACAACCAGAGTCCGGACGTAGCCAAAACCTCCAAGGGTCAGCGACAGGTGATTGACTTTGCCTTCCAGCTGACTGTCATGCTCTATCTGGACCTGACCGACTATCCGTTGTTCTTGGATGAGCCCGGTGAAGGTTTTGATGAAGCCCATCGCGTCAAGCTGATGGACTTTGTCAAGCAGTTGATGGATAGCAACCGTCACAGCCAGTTGTTCATGATCTCCCACTACGCTTCGAGCCACGGCTCGTTCACCAATGCCGAAGTGATGGTGCTGGACAGTTCGAACATCGCCATTCCCGGCGTCTACAATCAACATGTGGTCCTCGGGTAACCGAGGACCTTTTCCTTTGTGAGAGAGCACAGATGGACAAAGACCACACCAAACGCTATCGCCCATCCGCTGCCGAACTGGCACTGGAAGCGCGGCTCATGGCACTGACCCATGTGCTGCAGAACTTCGCAGCTCGCGTGCGCATGAATCTGCCCAATGTCGGCGATCTGGATATGGGAATGCTGAACTGCGCGCCCGGTATCATGATGGGACAAATTTCCGACCAGGGCATGATCGATGGACATGGACCGCGGTTTGTGGCCAAGTATCATCTGGCCGCCAGTGACGAAGAGCGCCGCACGTTGCTGGAGACGCTGCCTCAGGTGGGCGGTTACGATAGCCGACTGATCTGGGCTGATCTGGTCGGACTCACCGCCGAGGCGCGCTTGGGTTATCAGGGCGATGCTCAGGTCAGTCCGCAATGGGTCGACTGGTATGAAAGAGTGATGGACCCCGAAACTATCCGCCCTGTGGTCTTGGACGGTACCCTCCAAGACATTGCCAGTGCGGTCACTACGTGGTCCTCCACTGGTGATCCGTGTATTGCTGACAGCTTCGACTGTGTGCGGTTCAAGACCAGCGAAACTGAACGTAAGGACGGTTATCGCGACTCCGTCAAGGTTCCGGCCACCGACACGTTGTATGCCGTCATGGGCATCGCCGAACTCAACGTCTATGTCTTGGTGAGTCACGTCAAGTCGACTTACAACAACCGCAACACGCGCGTCGCTCCGCGCTTCGAAAAATGCATCTGGTGGAACCGACACGAACAGTGTTGGAATACCACCGAGGTCAACTTCAATGCGTCGTATCAGGAGGCCATCACCCGGCGCTATCTGAAGTACACCATGATGCCCGACTTTGACTACGTCTCTCTGGATGAGATGGCCGTGATGGGCAAGGCGCTCCTGGACCACCTGACGGCCAATGGGGACTGGTACAAGTCGGCCCAAGCTTACGGGAACCCCACCAAGCAGACCACGGTGACCCTGCCCGGTGTGTTGCGCTTCAGGTTCAGGCGCAGTAACTACGGCGATGGCGATGTGATGTACCCGCTTTATCAGGGCAACCAGTACCCGCCGGAATGGCCCATCGCTTACAAGTTCGATCGTGAGTGGGACAGGCTGCCCCTGTACGGTCAGGATGAGCACAAGTACATCAAGACGAGCTTGCCGATCCTGCCCTACGCGCGCCGTGAGGCATTCGATGCGATCTACCAGTTCATCAACGCCGATCCTTCGCAGTTGGTCATCGTGCACGAAGGTGGCGAGAGCGACGACGACGACGACAATTAACTTTTACACCCCACCGGATCCTATGGGTCCGCCCACGCAACCATTCCCAAACAAGTGACCATGATGTCCACCAAAAAGAACATTCCCAACTTTGGCCGCCAGCCGGTCAATGTGATTGCCCTGGAACGCCGCGTTGCCGTACTGGCCCAGTTCGCCGGCGACCTGCTGACCCTGCTGGCCACCGAGTACCCCTCGCTGAAGGACAAGTTCAGCAAGCTCGGTCAGGAAGCCCAGGCACGTCTGACGCAGATCGATGCCTCGGTCGGTGAGATGACCCTGTTCGGCCATGGTCCGCACGGTGTGATCGTGTCCCAGGGTCTGAAGACCGAAAAGGACAACAAGGCCTTCGAAGCGTGCTTCCCAGTGCCGGCTGAAAAGCCGCTGCAGGTCCAGCAGCTGCTGGCCGTGCTGGAGAACTACCTCGCCCTGGACGGTGCCAGTGAACACGGCCGCGGCTACGTGCTGCCGGATGAGTCGCTGTTCGGCAACCACGTCAAGGATGCCAGCAAGATCATCAACCAGGACCTGCTGGAACAGGCCGACGGCCTGTGGGTGCTCAAGACCGAAGATGGTCAGGCCACCTACACCCTGAAGCTGGCCATCGACGAGCACGTGCTGCTGTTCACCCCGACCAGCGGCCCGACCCTGGTCACCTACAGCAGCATCGAAGGTCGCTGGGTTCCGCACGGCCAGTGGGCCCTGCTCGACGCCGATACCGCAGTGCGTGCCGTGGAAGCCTTCTTCGAGAAGACCAACGTGCGCGATGCCACCGCCGGCGAGCTGCAGAAGCTCTACGTCCAGACCCGCCAGATCCCGCGCGAAAACCTGGAGAAGATCGCCACCGTCACCGGTGATGCACATCCGGACGTCGACCTGATCGTGGGCGAGTTCTTCAAGATCCACCTGACCTTCGAAGGCGACCACAGCATCATCAGCCAGCGCGATGACGTGCAGTGGACCGACCTGACCCTGCAGACCCGCCGTCGCCTGTTCCGTGAAGCGGTGGCCAAGGTCCAGTCCCAGCTGCCGGTGCCCAAGGAAGCTGAGCCGGCCAAGAAGACCGTCGCCAAGAAGGCGGTCAAGAAGGCTGCTGCTAAGAAGGCCACCAAGGCATGAGCTTGGTCCGAGTGACTATCCCATCCAAGGAACTGGCCGGTTACGTACCGACCTTGCCGCTGGATCAGCTGCCTGCCGATGTGCGCCCGGCAATCGAGCAGGCCATGGGTTCGGCACATGTCACCCCGGTCTTCGCTTTCGCAGTCGGCGTGGATATGCTCGGACTGCAGCTGACCATGAAGGCGGTCAAGGTGACGCCGGCCGTGGTCTCCACCTGGGTGCAACTGCTGGAGGACTACGGTTGGGGTAACAACCTGCGTACGCCGGACCTGCAGTTGTCGATGCTGGCCAACGCCATCAAGGCGATGGCGCAGGCTCAGAACGCCCCCGACGCGCTGCGTTTGGAAGGGATCGTGTACAACCTGATCGTGGAAGTCTGCGAAGGCGACCAAGCGGTCAGCGATTACATGACCAAGGTGCTGATCACCGACAAGGGCATGACCCTGCCGTGGGCCCTGGCCGTACCACCGCTGTAAATCAACAGCATAGACCCCCGCCCAAACGGGCGGGGGCTTATGTCGGTTACCCGTTTTGCAGATCGCGGATGATGGCTTCCAGTGCCTTGATGTTCGCCGCTTGGGCGTCGATCACGGCCTGCTGCTGTACGACCGTTGCCCGATCGGTGGTGCGATTGGTGATGGCGGCTTGCCGGACTGCTTCGAGCGTCGCGTGCTGTTCTGCGGTCACCACTCCCGCATAGGGAGCGGCAAGGATCTCCACCACGGCGTCCACACCAGTGATGTCAGATGCCACTGAAGCCAACGAAGCCTTCAGGTGCACCAAGTCCACGTCATCGGGCAGCGGGCCTACCAAGACGGACCCTACGATGCGCTTGTAGGGAACGCCGGACAGGTCCGGGAACTTTTCGATGAACGTGTCGGGGACATGGATCACGGCCGAGACGGCCGACTGCAGGGTGACGATGTGCGCCCCTTCTGCCTTGTCAGCCAAGTACTGTTCTTCAGGTACGTTCCTCGGCGCGTAGTACTTGGTGAAGACATCCTCGCCACGGTTGACGAAGTCTTCAAAGCTACGGATGGCGATGCACTCATAGAGCGTATCGCCCAACGTGCTCCACGGCGTGCGCAGGGAGTAGATGCCCTTGGCGTGCAAGGATGGCGTGTTACGTGCCATAGCTCAACTCCTTAGGTCTGCGGACCGGTGTAGATGTGCAGGGTGAATTCCTTCTGCGAGACCACGCCGGTGTCATCGGTGATCTTGGCGGTGACCTTGATGTCGCCGGCAGCCAACGGATCGGCCGAGAAGTCACCGGTATCCGGATCAAGCACTGCACCGGAGAGCTTGCTGACGTCGGAGACCTTGACCAGCTCGTAACGATACGGCTGCGTGCCGCCAATACCCACGAACTTGGTACGGTACTTGCCAGCGGCGATATTGGCGTTCGGCATGGCCGAGACACCTTCAGCACCGTTGGAGGTGATGCGCAGTGCGTCCACGCCGCGCGGCGGGAAGTACGACTGCACCGACTGGCGCGAGGCCACCAGGTACTGGATGTTGTTGTAGTTGGCCACCACGTACATGAACGTCTCACCGGCCGGGTTGGTACGGCGCAGGCGGGTCATGGGGTAGGGCTGCTGCGGCAGGTCGGAGAAATCGGTCATCGACTCGGCCACGTACAGCATGTTGTTCAGCATCTGCACCCAACGCTGGGTGTCCGGCTGCATGCGGTTGAAGTCGGTCGATCCGGTGACCACGGACATATAGTCCGGCCAGACTTCCTCGAAGCGATCCTGCCCGTTGCGGTTCTCCGGACCACCAGTGATCAGCAGGGCCAGCGACTTGTAGGGCACACCCACCACGGCCATGACCGAATCGATGTGTTCCTGCGTGTAGGCCGTACCGGTGCAGGTACGACGGGCCGTGGACAGCGCGTTGAGGGCATTGACAGTGGGCGAGTACACGCCGTCCTGCAAGGTCTCATTGGGCACTGCCATCTGGCTCCACATCGGCGTCACGATGAACTCGGTGGAGGTGAAGATGTCCGGGAAAATGACCGCCCACTCTTCACGAGTGTGGGTGGAGTTGTCCAGAATCCAGTTGGCCAGGCCTTCCTTGATCGAGTCGACGTTGTCACCGGCAATGCCGTAGATGACAAACGACCAGTTCGTCGGCAAGGTCCAATCCTTGTCGTTCGGATCGTGGTACAGGAAGTTGATGGTGCGGATCTTGGTTTCCGGCTGCCCGTCCTTGATCTGGTCGATCAAGATGTGGGTCTCTTCCATCGTCCGTGCCTTGACCTTCACCTCGACTTGGTCAGCCAGCAGGAAGAAGTCATCCAGACGGGCGTTGTCGATCGGGGCCAGGAACTCGAGGTTGAACTCGTCATACTCACTGGCGAAGGCCTCGTTGGCAAACCAGATCTTGGCTCGCGAACGTTCCAGCTCGGCCCGTACGGCCGGGTCCCAGGTTGCGCCCAGCGCATCCGGGTTGATATAGAAGGTGAGACTGGCCGGCAGCCAGACACCGTCTTGGGAGATCATCTGACCTACGACCGCATCGCGGATCTGCCCGTCGTACTCAGCCATCAGCAACTGACGGCACAGTTCGGCGTTGTTGGTGAACGTACCGTTGAGCGCTTGGGTATGGCACCAGCGCATCATCGACGTCAGCAACGTGGCGTAGGGGGTGGGGACTTCGAAATAGTCGTCCTCCGGGGTCCGGCTGGAGAACACAGCCAGTTCCAGCGTGGTGGGGCTACCACCGGTGGAGGTCGTGGCGAAGTACGCACGGTCCTTGGCGTAGGTGGAACTGCGCAGCGAAAGTTCGCCCAACGGAGCGACCTCGTAGCGTACATTGTCCACGAATGCACCGATGGACACGAAGCCCTTCAGGCTGTACGTGTCCGCCAGATTCGGGTTGTTGGGGTTACTCACGGGATAGCTCCATGTGTGGGTTCGGCTTAATCTATGACGGAACTCTATACCATAACCCTAAAAGGCCCTTATGTCCTTTCTCACGATCTTCGTCACGATCGCCCGAGAACTCTTCCCGTTTTTGAAGGAAGCGTTGTTGGAAGGTCAGACCTTCAGGGTGTGGCTCAAAACGAATTGGTTGACCTTTGCCTGGCTTGTGAACACTGCGTTTTTGGTTCTGATGATCGTCCATCTGTCCGATCTTCTGACCAAAGCCCATCGCAGTGAGAACGAGATGTTTGGTCAAGTAAGCTCTTTGCGTGCGCCGATCGAGAAGATGGTGGCGCGCAATAAGGAGTTGGCTGCTCGCAACGAGCAATTGGCATCGGAGCATGCCGAGCTGAGTTTGTTCAAAACTACCAATGAACCCAAGATCGAGCAATACGAACAGTGGATGCAACACTGTGGCGTAAACCTCGATACCGGGCAATGCAAAGCAGTCCGTCAACCGGTACGGCCCGCCCGGGCTAAGCCTACACCCACCGCCCCTCCACCGAACATCAATCTGCCGCAACCGCAGCCGGAGCAGAAGCCCACCTTTATGCAACGCATCCGTAAGATGCTCGGTGGTAACAAGAACAAGAACGAGGAAGACTAATGAGCCGCGCACTTGTGCTGCTGCTCTGTTTGTCGTTGACCGGGTGTGTAACCATCACCATGCCCACTACCCCACCTCAAGCGTCGCCCCCGGTTGCTGACCGGGCGGCGACGGCTTGTCGTCCTTTTGTCCCGCCTCAGCGCCGGGCAGTACCCAGTCAGCCCAATATCCCCGAGCAAGAAGGGGAATACGTGGCGTTTCTGGAAACACTGACCGAACGCATGGTGGGCTATATCGGCGAGCTGCGTGAGTACATCGACAAAGAGCACGATGCTGAAGACCAGGCCTTGCGGAAACACCAACTGGACTGCCAGTGAGTGTAATTCGTTACCGGTCCCCTCCATACTACGATAGGTGGATTCCACGGATTAAACATGAGCAACGAAACAAACAAGCCCACCCACGCCGTCCTGTATACGGACGGTGGTTGTGACAACGCCATGGTGGCCGGTTGGGGCGTCCACGGTTACTTCTTCACGCCGGAAGCTGCCAAGCAAGGCACCGGCAATCCCAAGGCACTGCCCACTGCCCTGGGGTACAACACGGGGGCCACCGGTAAGCCGGAGATCACCCTGACCCACTACGTCGATGCCTTCGGGTCGATCACCCAGAATGCAACCAACAACGTTGCTGAACTGATGGCCACCTTCAATGCCCTGAAGGTTGTCAAGGACGCTGGGATCAAGAACGTCCACTTCATGAAGGACAGCCAGTACGTACTGCAGGGTTTTGACACCCACATGTACAACTGGGCCAAGAACAACTGGACCAAGAAGGACGGTGGTCCGGTCAGCAACACTCCACTGTGGAAGTCGGTTTACGATCTCAAGGCGGAGATGATCAACGACGGTGTCAACTTCACCACCAAGTGGGTGAAGGGTCACAGCGGCGAGTTCGGCAACGAACGTGCCGATGGTCTGGCCACCGCTGGCAAGATGGCTGCCCGCAATCAAGCCGCGCGTGATTCGTTCCAGATCAATGAGGCCAAGGGCTTCTGGAATGCCAAGTCCGAACGCAACCGGATGTTCTCTCTGCCCAACTGGTACTTCGCCGCCTACGCCGGCAAGGCACCGGATGCGCCGGGTGAGCGCCACGTCTACTACACCGGTACCATCCGCGATGACATCCAGCTGATCGGCAAGCAAATCGCCGATGCCAGCTTTGCGGTCCTGTTCTTGAAGAACCGCGATCCGGTGTTGGACATTGTCGGGGCCGGTACGCAGGACATGCATGTGGGTCGTCCGCAGGGCGTGATGATCGGCTACCTCGATGCCATCTTCAAGCCGGGCACCTACGATGAGCTGGCTGATTTCGGTCGTGACCTGCTGATCAAGGATCGTCGTCAGCGTCGGCTGATGACCAAAGACAAGAAGCTGGTACTCCACGAAGCTGATCCGCCGGGCCTGTCGTTCCGCCTGATGGACCACTTGGGCCTGTTGGAAGATCGTCTGCGCGACTATCTCAACCCCAAGCGTGAAAGCTACGTGAGAATTACTGATCTGACTGGCCTAATCTATGAGAAGACGGAAACCAAAAACAAGGTCTCTGTCAAGCTCATTTCTTCGATCAATGCGGGTACGCGTTCGATGAAGGTCGATGGGGCCTACAGCAATGAGAAGAACAAGGAAGGTTCGCTTCCCATTGTTCTGACGCTGGCCCAGGATCTTCCCGATCGTAATACTCTGGCGGCCTTGGCTGCTGAGGATGTCAAGGTTTCGCTGCTGACGTGGCCTGAGTCCACGCGCGCAGTTCGCTTTGCAATCGTGATCGAATCCAACGGCGACGTCGGCATCTGGGCAGGTCCGTACTCCAACCTCCAGATGCTTCCTCTTAAGTAGTTCTTTCCTGAGGTCTCTTCCATGTACGGAACGGCGAGTAACGACCAGCGCGGCGTGGGGCTGGTACGGGCAATGGTGGAGTTTATCCTCTCCAAGCTCGTCAACGAGCACACCCGTCGGATGATCTTCGTGACGAGCATCTACAAGCGCGCCACGCGTTTGGATCATCTGAAGCAATCTGCTGTGGTCAAGCTCAATCAACTGATGGTGGTGGCGACCGATACCCGGTCGCTGCCGATGGCTGCGCGATTGCACAATCTCGTGTGGGGTAACACCGACCTCAACACCGTGCTCTCTCCGGAAGTCCTTGCTCGTGTAATGAGTGATGACGAACGCCGGGAGATCTCCACACGGGTGGTGGACATGGCTCCCAAGTGTCTTCGCTACGGGAAGCCTGAAATGATCAGGGACGTCCAACGTCTCCTTTCGCTGGGCAACATGGCGCCTGTGGCAGCCTGATTGAAAAAGTCTCGCGAGCATAGAGCCCCCGCCCAAACGGGCGGGGGCTCGCTTTATGCTGTCGACCCGATTAGATCTTCGGGGTGACGATGCGCACGTTGTTGTCCACGGCCTTGAGGAACTCATCGACGCGATGACGCAGCACGCCGTAGAACTCCACATGCTGAGCCACTTCGTAGACGACCTTGGACAGCTTCTCCACGTTGACCGAGGAGAACTGGTAGGCGTCGGTGCCCTTGTCTTCGCGCAGGCGCTCGGACAGCACGGTCAGCAGCTGACTCAGTTCGGGCAGGCGCTTTTGCACCTTCTCGTACTTGCCGTTGCTGTAGATCGTATTGAGCTTCTTGACCTGGTTGTTCAGGTCGGTCCAGTCGCCCTGGCGCTTGAAGGTTTCACCGTAGACGGCACTGGTGACGTCGGACTTGTCGGGGAAGTAACGGTCCAGCTGCTTCTGGATGCCTTCGATCTTGGGCTCGTGCAGGCCGGGGATCTTCAGGCTGTTGCTCAGCGACTTGAGCGATTCCGGATCAGCGATGCGCTGCTGCAGCCAGGAGCTGAACGGGGAGAGCACGTCGGCGTCCAGACTGTCCAGTGCTTCGGTGGCCTTGATCAGGGTGTCACCGTAATCCACCAGCGCACCCTTGAAGCCCTGCGGTACGTACACCTGCAGGCCACGCAGATCGCTGTAGTTGGCACGGCTGGCATTCATGGACAGCCAGCCGATGTTCTTGACCGAGAAAAAGTCGCCCAGCGACTGCAGGACGTTCTTGGTCAGAAATTCACTGGCTTGATCGAACAGCGAGGGCAGCTTTTCAGCGGCCTTATCTGCTGCATTGCCACCTACAGCGGCCTCCAGGGAGATCACGTTGCAGGTCTGGCGAAGTTGTTCCAACATAGATAACTCCACGGAAGGTAGATGAGATGACTTGTGTCATAGAGTTAGGTTATCTAAGGTATGGGTTTTTTTACATGGTCGTTTGATACTTTGAGAAACTCCGACGGCCCTCGCCGTTACTCGATACCCAACAACACAAGGATTCATTCCGCCATGTTCCAACCCGTCACCTTCCACGACAAGCGTTCGGCCCTCAACGAAATCCTGCTGCAGCAGATGGTGGGTCTGGTCCAGGGTCTGATCCCGGCCATCCACAACGCCGCCACCGGCAACCGTCCCAGCGAAGAGCTGATGCAGGTGCTGACTGCTGCCCAGCAGAACAGCCAGGAAATGCTGACCAACTACGGCATCGGCATGAGCGCCATCCGCAACAAGGAAGCCGACCGCGTCCTGGGCCCGGTGATGCGCGATGACAACGAGAACTACGCCGACCCGGCACTGGTGCTGGAATACCTGAAGGCCAACGTCGGCCGTACCTACTTCGGCACCTCCGAGCCGACTGCTGCGCCGGATGGCTCGATCGGCACCGCCGGCTTCGGCAAGAAGTTCAAGGACTGGCTGAACGACCTGCCGGACTTCGACCTGACCCTGAGCCAGCAGATGGCCGCCGGCTTCTACAAGGACACCCACACCAACCGTGGTGGTGAGCCGATGCCGCTGCTGGTGCTGCGCAACGGCCAGGAAATCATCGTCGTGGCCTTCCGCAAGTTCGTCTCCATCGACGTGCTGAACCTGGACCACGTGCCGGAGGACTACCGCTGGGACAGCCACAGCAAGTACGCTCTGCGTGGCGAGATGTACAGCTACCGCGGCGACCTGACCGTGGGTCAGCTGGAATCGCTGTTCCTGTCGGCGCTGACCACCCAGGGCATCACCACCGTCAACCCGCCGGTGCTGAAGGAAGTCACCAACGGCCTGTCGCAGGTCAAGAGCGAAGAGCAGCTGGAGCAGGCCGAAGCTGAACAGCTGGCACAGGCTGAAACCGACGCCAACGTCATCGAAGGCGGCGTGTACGCTGAAGACGTCAAGTCCAGCGAGCAGTAATCCGAATGGTCCCCGGTTTCGGCCGGGGACCTTCCCCTTTCTTTCAGCCGAGTAAACCATGAGTCTGAAGAACCATTTCAAGAAAGCGCCGAAGATGCGACCACAGCTCAATGTCGGCTCGGTGTTTGACATCCCCAACGGGCGCTACTACCTCGGCAAGCACGGCGAGTCCATCCTCAACGGTGGCGTGGCGTACTTCACCGGCGTGGCAGGTAAGGGTAACACCTTCAAGTCCACCCTGATGCATTACATGACGCTGCAGATTCTGAACCGCTACTCCAGTTCGGAATGCAACATCTACGACACCGAGATGTCGCTGACGGCTGAGCGCATGTACCAGCTGGCCCAGCACATGGAGTACATCGCTGGTCTGGATCTGGAACAAGAAGATCGCATGCTGATCACCGACTCCACCGCCATGATGGGCGAGGAGTGGTTCGAAGCGCTGAAGAACATGGGCGCTGAGCGAATCTCCAAGGAAAAGATCAAGCACTACACCCGCACCACCCCGTTCATCAACCACGAAGTCGGTGGTTTCTTCACCGCTGTCGCTCCGACGGTTGTGGAGATCGATTCGCTGTCCATGCTGACCACCACCACGGTCCAGGCAGTGTTCGACAAGAACGAGATCGGCGACAGTGCCACGAACATGTCGGCCATGTCCGATGCGCGCATCAAGACGCAGATGCTCAACCAGTTCCCGGCGTTCACCGCCGCGCACGGCGTGTACATCCTGACCTCGGCCCACGTGGGCAAGCAGCACGTACTGGACAAGTACGCTCCGCCGGCCAAGCAGCTGCAGTTCCTCAAGGGCGATGCGTCCTTCAAGAACGTGCCGGAGAAGTTCTCCTTCCTGACCAACAACCTGTACTTCGTGCACTCGGCAGAAATCTTGCTGAACGCGGACAAGACCGGTTGCGAGTTCCCGAAGGATACCGACGACAAGCGCAAGGGCGATACCGACCTGCAGCTGTTGACGGTGCAGAACCTGCGTGCCAAGTCTGGCCCGACTGGTATGCCGATCGAAGTGATCGTCTCCCAGAGCGAAGGCCTGCTGATGGGTCTGACGGAGTTCAACCTGATCAAGTCGCTGGCGCGCTTTGGTCTGGAAGGCAACATGCAGAACTACCAGCTGACCCTGCTGCCGGGCGTGGCCCTGTCGCGTACCACCGTGCGCGGCAAGCTGGACACCAACCCCAAGCTGTGCCGGGCGATGGAGATCACCGCCGAGTTGGCGTACATGTACAACTTCGGTTATCGCACCGAAACCACGGCCACCCGTGCCCCGGGCCTGAACGAAGAAGAGCACTTCGACAACGAACTGGTCTGCACCGCCAAGGAGCTTTACGACGACCTGAAGGCGAAAGGTTATGACTGGGATGAGCTGCTGAATACTCGCGGCTACTGGGTCTTCCAAGAAGACGAAGCTGATCGTCCCCCGTTCCTGAGCACCATGGACCTGATGCGTATGCGTGCCGGCCTCTACCATCCGTACTGGATGAAGAAGCCGGATGGCATTCGCGTGGCGACGCAGGCCGAAGCAACACTCGGTACCAGCAATGACGTCAAGGTCACTGAAGACGACGTCGCCCGGGCTGTCAAGAAGCTGGAAGCCACCGTCTCCAAGATGCGTGGTAAGAAAGCCGTAGAAGCGTAAGCCATCCTTTGTGGTGGCATGTTGAAAGGGGCTATGGACTACCATAGCCCCCACTCCTGAGATGTCATCATGAAGCCCCAACTGTTTTCATCGACCAACCCCATCACGGTTGGAATCTACACCGCGCTGGCTGGCCTGGATGTCAGCTGTGCGTGGCGTTTCGTGCAGACCTACTGTGAACCCAAAAGCAACAACATCAACGACCACATTCGCGCGGCCAACTGCTACTGGCGCGAACAACTGCATTCGGCCATGGTCAACACCATGGACGTGCGTGCTGACCTGATTGATCAGGTGGACATGCACGACTGGCTGCGCTTGTTCGCTGTCAAGGTTGCCCCGGTTGTGGTTTCTCTGGACCTGCCGCAGGAGATGCGTCAGGCCATGGGCACCCCGTTCTTCGGTTTCGCCCCCGCATAAGCTCACAAGGCCCTCCCTCTGACTTTGCACGGGTCGGAGGGAGGATCTTGTGTATCTATTATGGAATGCACCCATGAGTAACCGTAAGGCGGCTACGGCCCAATGCCTGAGTGACATCGAAGAACTGGTCCCCGGTGGACAAGCGGGCAAGGACATGGAAGCTGTCCTGAATGCCATGAGCGATGAGCAGTTCGATCAGTACATGGCCGCGCTTGAAAGCGGTGATGAGATCGTCTCCATTGCCATCCCCAATCTGGGCACGGACAAGCTGGAAATGGAACGCCTGCTGGACGTGGGCGCCAAGTTCGGCCACGAGTTCTTTGAACAGATCTGGCTGACCGATGCCAAGACCGGTCTGACCTATCTGACCCCGGAGAAGTACTTGGTCATCATGCTGCCGCTGCGTCGTCAGCAGCAGGCGCTGGTCAAGAAGATCTCCATTCCCGATTCCAACAAGCACGTCGATGAAATGACCGGCCAGGTCACCGGCGATTCCAAGGGTGCCAGCCTGTCTGGTCCGGAAATCCAAGTGCTGCGTGCACTGGGTCTGGACAAGGTCCTGCTGGAAGGCATCAAGGTTCGTGGTGGTGATGAGAAGGCCTTCCGCTTTGTCAATCGCCAGATCATCGAAACCGGTGAAGCCAACATCGATACCGTACTGGCTGCCGGTACGCGTGTGAAGGGCACCATTACCCTGAGCGATCTGATGACGGCCATGCACCTGCGTAACAACCTCTAAGCGAGCCTTATGAGTAACCCCAACTTTCAATTTGACCTGCCCCAGCTGATCAGCGCGTTGGATGCTGAGCTGGAAGAGCGGATGAACTCCCTGTCGGTGAGTCCGGAGATCTACGGAAAGGTACTCAACTACCTGACTGGTGATCTGCAGACCTTGCGCTTCCATCTGTGCAACGATGCACTGACGGTGGGGGAGACCTGGCGTGTGATTCGTAGTCAGGAAGAGCTGGTCGATCTGATCTCGGATCTGACCTTGAGCCTCCACCTGTATGCCAACGTCCAAGTCCCCGACGGCTGGGTTAAGCTGAGTGATCTGGTGGCCAATGCCATCGGTTCATTCAATCCACCGAACGTGAACAAGGAATGGTGTGCACTGGAGGACACTAGCGAGACTGAGTTGTTCGCCACTCCGACCACGGTGACCCACACGATCGCCTCCAATCCGTGGTGGGTGACCTTGTTCCTGATGCGTCGTACGCCCACGGTGATCAAGCACAACGCTGAATTGATCCGTAAGGCCGCTGCCGTGCATCGTAACGGCGGCGCAGCTTCGGCGCAGGGAGAATAAGCCATGGAAGAGCATCGCCCGCCATCGATCATCTACGTCGAATTGGACGCCTATCTGGACACCCGACTGTCCAGCCTGGCCATGATCTCACCGGCCGCGGCACTGGAGTGTAAGGGGGACCCGCGTTACTTCGATCGCGTCATTGACGATTTCGAAGAACTGTGCGGTGTGACCCGACAGGCGTACCGTAACGCCTACTCCCGCCGTGACGAAGACTGCATGCGCAACGCAGTCATCACCGAGATCCCCTTCATCCTCAATGAGCTGGTGCTCAAACTGGAGAAGGAAGCCATCGATACCCCGTTCCTGTCGCGGGTGGTCGTGGAAGTCAACGTCTATCCCTACAAGCTCGACGAAGAGTCGCGCGACGCCATTGCACTGGCGGTGATGGCACGGGCTGGGATCGAAACGGAAGTGCGGTGCATCTACATGACCCCTGAGCAGGTCACGCCCACGTTCGTACGTGGGCGCTACTCGGGCATGATCATCTACAACTTCCGGGAATGGATGGAATGCCACCTGAAGGAGTTTGACCGGGTGAAGATGCCGCGGGTCTCGGTACTGGCTCCTGCCTTGTGGCATGACGTGGTGCCCTCCGCTGAAGCCTTCACCGGTGAAGGGGTGTCCTCGCACATCACCGGCTTCCAGTTGTCTGAAGTAGCGGCGGTGGAATTGTTTGCCCTGTCGCTGTTGCCGGCAGCCAACTTCTCCATGGTGCGTGTGCCGGGCCATTACCAGCCCAAGGCCAAGGTCGACGTACCGATCGAAGACATCACTCCGGCTGCACCCAGTTCGATCATCATCAAATGACAGCATAAGCCCCCGCCCCGAAGGGCGGGGGTCTATGTTCAATCTTCCTCTTCTTCCTTCTTGAGCTTGGCCAGGTCGTCCTCGGTCATGCCCGTACGGTTCATCACGTCATCGTAGGTGGTGGTGTCCAGACCCACCTGCGTTTCATCCGGCGCCAAGGCCAGCGGTTCCAGACCCTGAGCATCGTCGATGCTCGGAATAACGCGGGTGGCTTCACCGGGGATCGGGTCACGGCGCATCGGATTGTCACCGACTTGACGCAGCATGAGCTGCACAGCTTCGGCGGCCAGACGGTCAGCACCAGAGATCTTCTCCTTGACCTGGGTGAGCTTGTTCTTGGCGGCCGCATCTTCCAGCGCCTTGACGTTGCTCAGGAAGACCTTACGCTCTTCCGGGTCCACCGGCATCTCACCGCCGTTGTTGTTCAGATCGATAGCCACCTGACGCAAGCGCAACTTACGGGTGAGCTTGAGGATCTGATCATCGCCCAAGTCGGGGACGTCCTCGATCCTGGGGGTGGTGGGTTGCAGGATCTGGTCAAAGCCATTGGGGCCAGAAGACGCCAAAGGCAGTTGTTCATCGCTCATAGCGGCTTCCTATGTAAAAAATGTACGGTTACATACTATTTGTACAGAGCAAGCTATCCAAGATCTTTCAGGCCTCGGTTATTTTTTACCGAAGGCCCTTAACATAGCAGAGCAACCGATGTCACTACTTACGTACATCTTTGGGGTTTATGCACGCTTCAAGGCCGATAGAGCCTCGCGTGCTTGGGAAAACGATTGGACTGTTTTCCTGAAAACTCACCCAGATCCCTACAGTCTGGATGGGTTGGAACTGGCACTCTTGCACTGCAGCAGAGTCACCATTCCTGAGTTGTCTATCAGCCAACGGCGGACGCAAAAGGCCTACACGGCCACCGCCACGGTTGAGGATTTGTTGTCCCTGCTGGGTACGATCCGGATGATCGTTCTGGCGGGAGATAGTATGCCCGAAAAATTACTCCCGAAAGACAGTGATCAGAAACACCGCCGTGTGGATGATTACTTCATTTCGCTGGAGGGGCATATCGTCTCGACTGCAAAGATCTTACCTTCCTTGGAAGGACGGATTGAGCAGTTGACCACTGCGTTGCGCCAGCTGGAAGTGGACGATGAGAATCGCTACCGTTATTACGATCGCAAGCTCCGCCCGCTCTACCGCGATGTGTATTACGTACTGATGGCTCTACACCAAGCCAGCTTTGCAAACCGCTAAACCGCCCGATCCGCCATCGGGTATTACAGAGAGGTGAGAATGTCTTACGGTTATAACGACGACCAAGACATGTTGAACGCAGACAACAAGGGCGTCGAAGAAGCCCGCGGTCACCTGAGCAAGATGTGGCGCACGCTGCTCGTGGCGCGCGACATCGACGGTTGGAAATGGGATCGACTGATGCGGATCTATCTGACTGATCCGCGCAACGGTATCCAGAACAACTCCCGCGACCGGTCCTCGGCTCGCGGTAACCTCAACAAGGAACTCAAGCGCGACGACATGACCTGGCGTGTGTTTGAGAAGGCCTTGAAGTTCCTCGATCCGATTCGTATCGTGTTCACTGTCCGTGTCACGTTCAAGGATGGCAAGACGGTCGAGGTTTCTTCCATGCCGCGTGACCGTGGCAAGATGCCGGAGTTTGAGCAGTCGGCACCTGAGGTCGATGAGATCCTCGACAACAGCGGCGATGGCGATCTTGTGCCCGAGCACTCGATGGCAACCGAGCATCGTCCTGATTTCCGCAACCGTCCGTCCCAGGACGTCCTGACTCCTCAGGGCGTGATTGACGCCATCAACAGGAAAAAGAAGAAATGACCAAGCGCAAGACGAGCGCAATCGTGTATGACCGTGAGTCCGACGGTGTGGACTATATCGCCATCTCCAGCCGTGCCCGCACGCGGCTGGGGCGGGCACTGGCGGCAGGTGGTCACCTGCCCAGTGAACATCGCGACTACGGTCGCTTCAACTCGATCGCCGGTCTGATCCGCTTCCTGGGCGGTGACCATCGTGAGATCAATCGCGAGATCAGTGGCGTGGAGTACGATGACGCGTACACCGACACGCTGGGTGAACAGTACGAGGAAGTCCTCCAAGACTACCTCAAGCAGGCGTTGAACTCGCTGTCTTACCTGAAGTCCGACATCCGTCAGGTGATCCGCGACAAGACGCCGTTTGCGGTGTTCCACGCCGTTGACGACGAGTGGGTCAACCTGCCGTGCCCGTTGTGGCTACAGGAGACACTCACTGCCCTGCTCAAGGCCCTGGCCGATCAGGACACCATGGAAAGCTCCATGGTGATGCAGATCATGTCCGTCGATCCGGGCACTGACCAGGGCGAGGCCTCCATCCTCTTGCACGCAACCAAGACGGCTGACGGTGTGACCTTGAAAGAGGTCAAGTCGTTGGACTGGGACGCTGAGGTAGTCCACCCCAGCTCGCCCCAGCGTTCACTGCTGCAGTTGCAAGCGGCCTATATCGAAGCCACCCAGGGCACCGATGCGGCAATCGACTTTGTCGTGAGCCAGGCCGAGTACGACAGCCTCCCCGAGAATGTTCGCACCATGATGGGGGATGCGCTGAAAATCCAACGGGCAATCGAAGGCACCGCCGTGCCTGCGCCGAAGAAGGAATAATGTGAGGGCGTCAACGCTCCACCTCCCACCTCCTTTCTAGGCGACCCTGAGCGCCAGATCCAACTGGCGCTTACCCGCCAAAGTGAACCACCATGTCCACCATCTTACCACTCCCCTCCGATGCACGACCCAAGCCGGAGAACGACGGCGTTGATCACATCAACGTCTGCTCCCACGGCAAGACGCCGTTGGGGCAGTTGGCAACGAACTTCGCTCACGTCCCGTTCCGACATCCAGTCCACGGCTTCTTCGCTTCTATGGAAGCCTACTGGTACTGGGTTAAAACCGGCATGAAGCACGAAACGCTGCGTCGCCTGTATGGCGCCACGGCGAAGACGGCCGGTATCCAGTTCCCCATCGTGATGATGCCGCAAGAAGAGTTCGTCAACCTGATGTGCGATGGCCTGCGCTGCAAGGTGATGCAAAACGCCAAGCTGCTCAAAGCCTTGAAGGATTCCACGCTGCCGTTGCGGCACTACTTCGTTCTGAACACCGGTGGGAACACCGTGGTCAACGAACCCAACCGCAACAAGTGGCTGTGGCGTTGTCTGGAAGAGATCCGCACGTTGCTGCAAGAGGACATGCAGATCAAGCTCAACGACGGCACGGTACTGTTCACCGACCTGATCAAGGAAGTACCGGAGAACCCGGTACCGGAGGACATGCAGCGTTATATCCCTCGCCAGTTGGAAGACGAGGACGTCACGCGCGAGCGCGAAGACTGACCTGAGACCCCCTGCCCAAACGGGCAGGGGGCTTATGCCGTTTCTTTTTTGTCTCTTCAGCCTAGCGCAAAGGTATGATGACTCTTAAGGTAGATGTCCATGAGCAATAATCCCAATTACGTACCGATGACCGCGGCCAATGCCCCGAAGATCAACGTCGGTAATTCGCCGGGCGGCGGCTACAAAACCGAAAGTCTCCTGACCAACATCGTCAAGACCCAAGCCTCTAAGCTGGCAAAGGACCAAGCCACTAAGTTCATCAGTAAGAAGGCTAGCTCCTTGGTCAACGACAAGTTGGGCAAGGTGGGTCTTGGGGGTGGACTGGGCAGTAGTGCATTGAACAAAGCAACCGAAAGTGCGCGCTCGGCTTCGGAAAAGCTCAGTGGTGTACTGGGTGGTAAGCTCTCCTCCACCTTGGGGGCGGGACTGAGCAGCAAGTTGGGCGGCATCGCCGGAGGGGTGGCCAGTGGTCTGGTCAACAAGGGCGTGTCGGCACTGCAGGATGCGGGCACTAAGAAGCTCAACAACCTCGTCACGGGCGCCCAAAGCAAGCTCAGTAGTCTGGCCTCAGATAAGCTCGGGTCCGCCTTGGGCAGTGCCCTGGGCGGTCGTGCGAACGATCTGCTCAGTTCGGCCTTGTCCGGTCTCTCTGACAATGGTGTCAAGAATCTGGCCAGCGCCAAGATCGCCCAAGGTTTCCTCACCAACGGTCCCAAGGCTGAGACCCTGACTGAAGACGTCTATGGTGTCAGCGACAACAACGTCCTGAACGGTCTGGGTGAAAAGGTCAGTGGGTTTGCCAAGGATGCCTTCAATGACATCCGTAAGGCTCCGGGTCTGGTGACGGACCTGACCAAGATGGTGATGTCCGGCGGTAAGGACTGGAGCGTGCTCAAGGACGGCCTGGCTGACCGTGTAGTGAGCTCGCTCGGTGGTGCACGTGGGTTGGTCAGTAACTTGGGCTCGACCTTCAAGAACAGCCTTACCGGCGGTCTGGGACTGCCCGATGACATCTACGATGCCGTCGTGGTGACCATTGGCGATAAGACCTCCACCTTCCATGGTGAAGTCACTGGTGCCCGTCAGGTGTTCTCGCTGATCAACCAAGTCACCAAGTCCAGTCAGCTCTCTGGCTTCTTTGACGTGGGTAGTGAATCGGCGTTGATGTCCAGTGTGATGTCTGAAGCCATTGCACTGGGCGTGCCCGATGCCATCGAAGTACTGGTGGAAAACGCCAAGGACGATCAGATCGCTTACAACGCCCTGTATGCCAACATGCGGGTAGCGGTGGAGAACTCGGATCTGGATACGGTCTTGCTGATGATCGACAAGGTCGGCATCAACACCTTCCGTGCGCAGGTGCCCGATGCAGCCAGTATCTTGCTGTCCAATTACCAGTTGCCGCGTGACACCACCAGTGACGACTACGATGCAGAACTGCTTGCTTTGCAGGCCGTGCTGTTGAAGTTGGACAGTAACTGGAATCAGGTGCAGCGCAATGGCGAATGGATCCAGGACCTCACTCCGTATGCGGCCATCAGCGATGATGCGCGTACGCTGCTGATGCGCGATGACAACTTCATGGTGGCTAGCCTGATCTCCTCGCAGTTCCAGCAGCCGACCAACCTGATCGATGATCTGAAGAAGATGTACCCCCTGGCGCCGCTTTAACGGCATAATAAGCCCCCGCCCGTTTGGGCGGGGGCTTATAGTGGTTGTGTCGGTAGTCGTGTCCCTGTATTGGACCTTTCCCGGACCCGACGGGTCTTAGGCTTGGTGCTAGAGCGGGACACTTCTCCTACAAGATACAGCACTCGTACGTAAAAATTAATCCGTACGATCGGTTTCGGCGGAGAACACGTTGATGATTCGACCGGGCAACGTCTGCCCTGCCCACATCGACGCACGCGCCGGGGACTTCCAGCTGGTCCAGTTTTGCATCTGACGATAGCGGGCCAGACGCCAGCGCCGGTTGGCGTAGGTCATGTCCTGCCAGCTCAAACCACCCAGCACAGCCAGATAGTCGGTGAAGCTGTTATCGTCATCGTAGGTGCCCTTCTGGAAATACGAGGCCCACTCCTGTCCAGTCTGTCCGTTACCGGCCAGCGAACCCAGTGCGTCACCGGTGGCCTGCATGGCCATATCGGTCAGACCGAAGTTCGAGTGGATCGGCAGGTGCATGATCGAGGACAGGTCAGTGATCGTGAAGGTCACATCGATGCCCAGCGCATCACCGTCTTGCGTCCAGCCCAGGTTACCCACACCACGGGAGACCGACATCTCGGTGATCATGCCCAAGCGAATGGCATGACGACCGCGACAGTACGCCTCACAGATGAACGGTGAGGTGTAGGAGCGCTTACCGGTGGACAGCGGCAGCGCCGCAGCCAGCAGCATCGACAGCGGGATGTACAGGTTCATCAGACGCGACATGCGCGTACCGTAGGGGCTACGCAGTTTGATCGTGTACTGAGCGGTGGGCAGGTTAGCCGTGGAGTTGGACCACGTCTTGGGGATGTCCACAAACGCGTTACCGGCCAGCGCCAGCAGGCCCGACATCTGGAAGCCTTCCAGGGTACCGGAGACGAACTGATTGACCGCCGACATCACCTGATCCACACCGGGGATACCCAACTTACCGTTGGCCCAGTCAAAGCGAGCCGACTTGGCACTGGAGGAGGTGGAGTTGAACTTCTGTGCGATCTGGGACTCTTCCACCGAGGAAGAGAACGACTCTTGGGTCGAACCGGTGTAGGAGGTACGGAAGGTGACGTACTGCGCACCGTCGCGACGCTCGGCTTCAAACATCGACTTGAAGCTACCCAGCCAGCTCTGGTCGGCACCGGCTTCCTTACCCGAGCCCATGTTGTACCACGGACGGCCACCGTTTTCATCCACCGATTCCACTTCGGCGTTCATGTTCGGCGGGGGCTCGCCACTGGCCGACTGAGTCGGTGCTGGGGCAGGAGCCGGCGCATCAGCGCTGGCACCACCACCTTCCAGATCGGCCGTTGCAGTGGCTGCTGCCGTACCGTCCAGCTTGATGTAGTTCTTGGCAGCACCATCGGAGGTATTGCGATCGGAGGACATGTAGTCCTCGCGATACTTGTCGATGCCGTAGGACTCAACCTTCTTCAGACCGCCCTGCTTGAAGGCCCAGTCCGACAGTTCATTGATTGCGCCCTTGTTCCATTCACCCTTGATCTCGTTGACTGCGTTGAACAGCTGGGACGCATCGTTGAGAGTTTCCAGCTTGTTCTGCAGTTCGGTGTTGAAGACGTTGGCGATACGCTGCGCACGGTTGGCAATGGCGAACACGTCCAGACCGGCCGGCTTGTCACCAGAGCTCAGGAAGATGTCGGGCAGCACCTTCTGATACTCGGTCAGCATTTCCGCTTGGTTGCCGATATGGTTGGCGTCCAAGCCCATGACCTTGGTCTGTGCTTCGGTCAGGGCCATCGGGATCACACCGAGGTTGACCGCAATACCGTTGGCGATCGTGTTGACCGCTTGCCAGTACGGGTACATCGTCGGCTTCAGGTAGTAGTACTTGGAGGCAGGCCATGCACCGAGGTACTTGATGATCTGTCCACCCAAGATGATCGGCTGCAGTGGCAATGCCAGCAAGAAGCCGAAGGCCTTACCGGCGGTGGCAAAGACCGAAGAGATTCGACCGGTACGCGACACCAGCGCGGCATCGGTACTGTAGAAATTGCTGAAGAACTGAATCAGCGAGTTGTACTCCGGCACACCAAAACGCATCACAACGTCTTGGCCCCAGTCATCGATGGCTTCGCTGTAGTAGCGACCCATACCCGCACTGGGAGTGGTGTACTTGGAGTTGGGATTGTCACCGTCAGTCATGAACCGGCCAGTGGACATCATCCAGCGAATACCACCGCGAGTCGTGGACCCGTTGGTAGCACCGCGCGAATACGGTTCACTACCACCGACACGAATGTCAGCGTAGCGAGTGAATTGAGGCGGGGCGTTGATGGAGAAGTTACCGCCCAACGTGGTGTCGGTGAACTTGTATGCCGCCGACGTGAGGACGCGGCGACGCTGATCAACTTGGTCCAGTGCCGACTCCGGCAAAAGAAACGATTGCTGGACCCAGACCTTGTCCTTGATACGAAACGTCATGCGAATGCCTCGTGGTTATTGAAAGCCCCGGGGAGGAAACCCTCCCCGGTTCTCGTTTTCAACTACTTCAACCGCCTTGGTTGAAGCGCATGCTTACCGGCAGCGGCTTGCGTTGATTCTCCACCGGGCGATCCCGACGCGGAGTCACCGCCTTGGCCGGTTCGGCCGCCGGCGCTACCTGCTCTTCAGCCTTACCGGTGGTTCCGCCGCGCTGAAGGATCTGGCGCAGCATCGACACGGTGTCAGCGGTGTTTTGCTGGATGCCCTGTTGGACTTCCAGCGACTTCTGGAGGATCTGACCCACTGCGTTCATCTGGGCCTGGTCGGTAGCAGCCAGTCGCTGGGACTGGGCTTCGGCCTGACGCTGCTGCTGAGCCAATGCCTGACGCTGCTTCTCAGCAGCGGCCTGACGACTGGCCTCATCACGTGCAGCTGCCGCGGCAGCGGCATCCAGAGTGGAGGTCGTGTTGATGTCCGGTGTCGCCGCAGCCGTAGTCGGTGCAGCAGCCACAGCCGAAGCACCGCCAGCTGCCGCGGCAGCGTAACCGCCACCGGAGGACAACGAGTTGGTACCGGTGCTTCCCGCAGACACTGCCGGCGCGCTGCCCACGGCGGGCATCTTACCAGCCGCATCCGCACCACCCACACCACCGGTAGGACCGCTGGCCGTGGTGGTCGTGTTGACCGGCTTGTTGGCCGTACTGTCAACACTGGAGGTCACACCTGCAAACGCGTTGGTCGCAGTAGCAGCCGGCGCAGTGGGAGTACCACCTTGCTGACGACCACCGTACACAGCCTGGGCCTTGTTGACCTTCTGCTGCATCAACTGATAGACACCACCGACGGTCTTGGGGCTGGACAAGTTCGGAACGTTCTTGTTGCCCTGCTTCATCATGTCGTAGAAGATCCACTTGTTGGCCGCAGCTTCCTTGGGGAAGGTTGCCGGGGCATTCAAGTTGGGATCCTTAGACAGGAAGTTAGCTGCACCGCCTGCGCCCATGAAGTGGGCCATGTACATGTCCGTCTCATTGACGCCACGACCGATGCGACCCTTCAGGATATTGAAGTTGTCCTTCAGGAACATCGCACCCATCAACGCATTGGCCTTCGGATCAAACGGGCTAGCCGTCGGATTGATGCCGTAGGTCGAGCCGTACTTCTTCAGCATGCCATTCCAGGTACCGCGAATGAACTGGAACAGACCCGAGGCCGAAGAGGTCGGAGCTTTCGCACCGGGGTTGAACGTGGACTCGATCGAGCAGATGGCGTAGAGCATGTTCGGATCCACACCAGTCATCTTGGCCACAGCGTCGAACAGCGGCTTCAGTACTGCAAAGCGCTGGCCGGGCTTCATGGCCGCAATTTCTTCGTTGGACGGAACATTGGGCAAGGAGTTGATGTCACCACCGGTACCCTTACCCGGATGGGACAGTCCCGGACCAAAGCCCAGTGCGCCCATCGCTGCTTGTCCAGGCAGCATCGCTGCCCGACCCACCGTACTCAATGCGCCACTGACGTCACCGTTGGTGGCCTGGCCCCACGCGTCCTTGGCCATGTTCAGGCCACGAGTTGCGGTGTCATTGATCGTGTCAACCGTGCGACCCAACCAGTTACGATCATTCTTCGATCCCAGCATCCAATCAGAGGCTGCCGAGAAGTTGCTCTTCATGGTGTCCATCATGGCACCGAGCATACCGCGGTTTTCCTTGACCGCCGAATCCTGACCGGGCAGCTTCTCTTCTGCCATGGCCTTTCCTTCTGCCTGCTTACGCAGGACCAGCATCGATCCGGAGATCGCATTGGAATCGCTGGTGAGCTTTTCGTTGTCGCTCCACGGGGAGAAGGTCCACGACCAGATCGAACGTTCATCCGGACCCTTGGCGTTGAGCATCTTCTGCGCAACGGTCAACATCTGATCCGGCTTGAGCAGCTTCTCCGGCGCTTCCGGATCGGCGTTAGGCGACTGATCCTTGACGGCTTGCATGTAGGCCAACGCGACCGGCTTGAAGCGGTTGCCAAACCAGCCACACCAGCGAATGCGATCCTTCGGACTGTTGGGCGTCAACCCGAACAGACCGGCCGCGGCCATGTACACCTGTTCGGCATCCATGGGGAAATGCGCACGACCGCTACTGGACATCGACACCTTACGGAAGATGAGGTTTTCCAGTGCTTGCATCGCACGCACCCGATCGGTGTCCAGATTGGTCAGACCGTAGGCGCGGTAACGCATGGCTTGCAGAGCCGAGATCTTACCTAGGCGAGCCGTGGGCGTACTCAGGAAGTGATCGATACCTTCGGTGTTCTTGATCGAACCCTTGGTCTCCAGCATGTTCATGCCCGAGCTGGCCTCAGTGGTGGCGGCCGTCAACTTGGCCCCTTCCTTCTTGGCTTCGCTCTCATCCATCTTGTTCTGCACGTAGTTCATCAGCAATCCACCGCCGGGAACCAGCACAGCACTCAGACCCATGGCACGCTTCTTCCACTTATCAAGCGACTTCTGACCTTCCGACTTCCCAGCTTCCTTCATGGCCAGGTTATAGGCGTCTTCGATGTCGCCGACGTTGGTGACCGCAGGCTTACCGTCAAACGGACCCGCAGTGATTGCGTACAGGTTACGGGAGATGGTCCACGCCTTGTTGAGCAGCTTGGTCAGCGGCTCACCGCTGAGCTTCTCATCGGCATCGAGCAGGGCCATCTTCGGATCGATCTCACGCAGGGACTTGACCCACATCAGGAAGATCGGCTTGAAGCGCTGGTTGTACCAGATGTTGAACGCGGCACGTTCTTGGTTCTTGTTGCTGAACCAACCGTCCTCCATGTCCATCACCTTGTACACGTCTTCCATCGCAATGTCCTTGCCGCCCGAGCTGGACTTGGAGACAATCTCCAAACCACCGCCGCGCTCACCGATGTGATCGAGCAGCAACTCTTCGAGCTTGAAGACCATCTTGTTGTTACCTGCATCGCCCGGCTCAACACCGTACTGCAGATAACGGAAGCGACGCACCGGAGTGAGCGAACCGTACTTGAACTGCTTGTAGCCGTAGTAGATTGCCACACCAGCCGCGGCCACAGCCGCCGCACCGATGGCAATGGGGATCCAGATCGGAGCACCTACCACGGCAGCAGCCGTACCGGCCGTACCGGCAGCGACAGTACCCGCCGTAGCAGCAGCACCTGCGCCAGCGGCCGCCGTACCGGCAGCCGCAGCGGTGCCCGCTGCGGCAGTGCCCGCGGCTGCCGCGGTGCCTGCGGCCGCCGTACCTGCGGCTGCGGTGCCGGCCGCGGCAGTACCCGCCGCTGCAGTGCCTGCGCCGGCCGCGGTTGCACCACCACTGAACAGACTACCCAGCCACGGCAAGCCTCGGGCCAGCTGTGCGTACATAGCCACATCCGATGCGGTGTTGGCCACATCACCCACACCACCAATGACCTTACCGGTGGTGCTGTCTTCGTCTACACCCATGGCATCGGTTGCAGCACTCACACCGCCAGAGATCAGCATGCTGGCCAGCAGGGCCTTGGGATTCATCAACCCCTTGGCGCCACGCTTGAGCATACCCGGCTTCTTACCACGGGCAGCGCGTTGACGACGCAGCTTAGCAGCTTGGCGATTACGGGCGCGACCGCCCTTGGTCCCCTTACCGCGCTTGGCCTTTTCAGCAGCCTTCTTTTTCTTGGCTGCTTCATCGTCCTTACCGCCATCACCACCAGCGATGATCGTGGTGTCACCACCACCGCCGTCATCATCGTCATCGTCGTCCTCTTCGGAGTCGCCCCCGCCGAACAGACCCTTGGCCTTGTTCTTGAAGAACGACAGTAGGCCGCCGACGCCCCACTTCTTGTCCTTCTCGTCCTTTTCCTTCTCAGCCTTTTCGGCCTTAGCCTCTTCGGCATTGATTTCGTTCTGCTCCTGCCAGGAACCCTTACGGGCCTTCTTGCCGGGCAGACGCTCATCGAGCACCGAGAAGATCTTGGACAGCCATTCGACTTGCTTGGCCCCTTGCTTTTCAAAGGGGTTGAGCAATGCACCGAGGAACTTGAACGGAGCGCCGAGGACGCCACCACCAAAGCCCATCAGTCCACCGAACAGCTTCCCGTAGCCCTTCATAGCGCCGCCGAACAAAGCACCGGCACCCTTGACCATCGAGATCGCCGCACCGCCCAGAGCGCCAATGGCGCGCATCAGCGGGGTCTTCAGGGCCATGCCCCAACGACCAACGATACCCGGTTCATGGATTTCGGTTTCGTACAGAACGGTCTTGTCGTCCTTGGACGCCTTGTCTTGTCCAGGCAACAGCTCCTTGATGTCACCGTAGATGTCTTCGTAGGTGGTGACCACCTTACCCGTCTTCTTGGCACCGGCATTGTAGTACCGGCCGGTCTTCATCTTGGAGGCCATCAGACGCGGGGAGGACTCGCCCTTGACGTAGACGTCCACTTGCTTGTTGGTGGCCCACTTGAACGTGGCACCGATGGCCTTGACGCCCAACGCAGCAGCCTTGAACGGCAGGGCCGCCAGATTACCATAGAAGCTCACCGTGGCGCCGGCCAACGTCTTGATCGACTTGGTGGCCAGACGCACCATCCCTGCCGGACCCTTGACGAAGATACCCTTGTCAAAGCCTTCCTGATCCAGAATGGTTTCACCGTTGGTGACATCCATCACCGGACCGGTGACATCACGCCAACGGGTGATCTTGCGCTTGGTGTTCAGGTCAACGAAGTGACCCATCTTGATGCGCTCGGCCGTCATGATCGGCTTGCGTTCGCCTTGGACGTAGATGTCCTTGATCTGGCGCACGGCATTACCCAGTCGGGACGTTACACCGCCTGCCACAGCACCGGCGCCCTTGAAGACACCGCCCACTGCGCCAGCAGCGCCCTTGCCGACCATCTTGGTCCACCACATCGTGCCCTTACCGGCCAACTTTGCAGCGCCCCATGCACCCTTGATGCTACCCAGGGCAATGGAGTCCAAGAAGCCACGACGGAACCCACCGCCACCACCGCCGTCACCACCACCGCTGCCTTGGGCAGCGATCAGCTCAGCGATGATCTTCAGCAGGTCCACCTGTTCACTGTTCAGGCGCACCAGTTCCGGGTTGTCACCCAGAGACCCTGCTTCACGCGGAGTGAAGGGGTTGTTGGCCGCTTGTTGGTTGGCCGTGGTCTTGGTGGTGTTCATCGCCGCAGCGGCCTGTTCGACCTGCGCCTCAGCGCGAGCCTTCAGTTCTTCAGCGTTGGTCTGCTGTTCCACCGTACGACCATTGACACGACCACCGGCAGTGTTGACGGCATTGGACACCCAGTCCTGAGCCCCTTGCACATGCGCACGCAGGTTGAAGGTGACCTTCTCGCCTTTGTTGTTGCGCAGGCCCTTGGCCAGCTTCTCAATACCGATGATGGCATTGGAGGCCATGTCACGGACCGGACCCTTGATGTCTTCCCACTTACGGATGGGCAGACCGGAGACGGCGTCGCGATACGAACCGGCCAACAACTTGGCTTCGGTCAGCAGCGCTTCTTTACCACCTTCCTCAAACAGGTCCTTGGCCTTACCAAAGCGTCCCTTGACCTCACCTACGAACGCATTGCGCAGGCGCTCTTCCGGAGACATCTTCTTGGAACGGATGTCGTTGTAGTCAGCCTGTTCCACCATATCCAGAACCGCGCCCACATTCAGACGATCGTTACCGTCCTTATCACGGGTGAGCAAGTTCTGATCCATCAGCGCTTCACGTTGACCGATGGAACGGTAGACGCTGGAGGCGGTCACCGGTGCCTTAGCACCGAAGTTGATCTCGTGGTATTCTTTACTGCGATCACGCATCCACTCATTGCGACCAACCTTACCGTTACCCTTGCTGGTCTCCGACAGGATGGCCTGCAATTCCAGCTTGGCCTTGGCCGACAGTTCCGGTGTATCGCTGGCCGGAGAAGTTAGACGTTCCAAGTCAAACGGTTCGAGGTTCATCGAATCCAACAACACCTGACGGAACAGACCCTTGCGAGTCTCAGCACTGATGGGCCGATCGCCAATCAGTTCGTCGATGAAGTTGTTGACGTTGCGCTTGTCATTGGCGCGATCGTTGGGCGTGTAGATCTTCTTGGCTGCGTCACGACCCACAGCACCGACGGAGGTAAACTCACGACGGTCGTGGTTGTACATCTGAAGCTTGGCTTTGGGATCATGCAGACGAGCAATGCCGTGGTCGATGCGTGCGAGCAGACCCGGGATGACCTCCACCAACGTACGCTGGGAGAGCTTGTTCCACGAGGCCGGCTTGTCCAGACCACCCACCCCGTCGCGACCGACAGTGGTGTCAAAACGTTCCTTGCCCAGGATCGACTTGATGATGTCAATGCCTGCGCCCTTCATGCCCGTTTGCTTAGTCGAACTACGGGCCCAGCGGTTGGCTTCAAAGGGCAGGTTCTGAACCAGCGACTCCAAGTCGAAGCCGCTGTTCTCCACACCGGGGATGCGCTTGAGCAAGTGCTTGAGCGCAAAGCCCATGCCGTGCTTCATCGCACCGCCACCAGCCATCGCCGCCAGCATCTCCAGCAACGGAGGACCGTCACCGTCAGTGTCGAAATTACTCAGCGCCATATCGGCGCCGCCCAACACACCCTTCAGGGAGGACTTGGCACGGTCACCCATCTTGCGCAGGTAATTGGATGCGAACTTCGTTGCCGAGTTCTGCATGCCACCGAGCATCTTGGTGCGGAAGGTTTGCTTGGCGGTGTGTGCCAGATCTTGTTTGGCAATGTCGGGCATCGCCGAGTTCTTCTGGATCGCTTCCAGCAGCGCCGTATGGCGACGGGTGGTTTCCACCTGCAGACGCAAACTGTCACGGGCCACGAAGTACTGGCGCGTTTGCAGTTCCAGCGTCTTGCGCTGCCAACGGTTGGTGATCTGGTCTTGGTAGTCCACCAGTCGCATCATGCCCTGCTGCATGATGTTCAACGCATGCGACTGATCGCGCGTGCTCTTCATCAGCTGGGCGTGCTGGACCGAACGTTCCATGCGCTCTTCGGCCGAGCGACGTGCATCGCCCTCGGCCACCACTCCAAAGACCTCGCCGAAAATACGCTGCTGCTCGGCGGCCTGCAGTTCTGCCGGGGTGGCATTACGCGGCGGCGGCTTAGAGAAATCCTCCAGCTTGGCGTAGGTCTCCTTGTCCAATCGCGTCTTGAGCTTGGGCAGGTGACGGGCGGTAATACGACGCATGGCCGGCAATGAAGGTTCCAGCTCCTTCATAGCGACATTATGTAGCTCTTCTCCTTGTCGGACGACGTCGGAGGCAAGAGAGAAGACGTCACCATATCCCTTCGGGAGCGCTTTCTTCATCGCGTCCTGGAAGGTGGCAGGCGTCTTCAGGGCATCTTTTGCCCCTTGCTTGAAACTGGTGGCTACCCGCGTGATGACGCCACGCTTCGTTTGATTCGAAGCGGGCTTAAACGGGTCCTCGAACTCATAGTCGAGTGAGCGATCCCAATCGAGATCGCCCAGTTTTTGCTTCGTCATTGTTTTCTCCAGGCCTGATCTTATTAAGGCAGGCCGTAGGCCCTCATTCATAGTTTAAGGAACCTTTCCGATGTCTCCTTTGGAACTACCGTTCAATGTGGAGATCTTCCAGCCCACGGATGAACGGCTGCGACTCCTCAAGCCGGTCACCAGTACCGACTACCACGAGAACACCAAGGGCGACCTCCACGAGGACGGCCTGTTCTCGATCAGTATCTTCGGGCGCATCGGTGATGAAGCCCGCGATCGTCGGTTCTCGTTTATCGACATCAAAACTGAAATCTTCCACCCGATCATCTACAACCGTCTGATCCGACTGAAGAAGCTGTATGGGGCGATCCTCAACAGCGAGCAGTATGCCGTCTGGAACGAAGAAGCTCACGACTTCATGCCGTCCAATGAAATGGATGGTCGTACCGGTTATGCCTTCTTCTGCGAGCACTGGAAGAAGCTGGTGTTCAACCGCAACAAGTCCGACGTACGTGACTTGCGTGCCAAGCTGGTGGAGAAGTATCGTGGCGAAGCCATGACCTCCAAGATCTTGGTGTTGCCTGCGGGTCTGCGCGACATCGAGGTGGATGAAAACGGTCGCACCAACGTGCACGAGATCAACCCGCTGTACCTGAAGCTGTTGATCGCCTCGTCCACCTTGCCGGCCAGCGAATCGGTGCGAACCGATCCGACCTATGACCGAGCCCGTGTGCTGTTGCAGCGCGCCTTCAACGACATCTACGATCTGATTGAAACCATGCTCTCGGGCAAGAAGGGTTTCTTCCAGGACAAGTGGGCGGCCCGTAACGTGGCCAACTCCACCCGTAACGTGATCACCGCCATGGACACCTCCGTGGCTGAACTGGGTGCTGTCAATGCACCACGCTTCACCGACACGATCGTGGGCCTGTGGCAGTTGTCCAAGGCCGTACTGCCACTGACCATCCACCAACTGATGAAGGGTTACCTGAGTCAGGTCTTTGCATATGGCAATCGCCAAGCGCGTCTGGTCAACCCGGACACGCTGGAGGCAGAGATCGTGGAAGTGTCAGCTGACTACTACGACAAGTGGAACACCGTCGAAGGGTTGGAGAAGATCGTCACCAGCTACAAGGAACTGTCCTTGCGCAACAAGCCGGTCAAGATCGATGACTACTACTACATGGCCCTGCTGTACGCCCCGGCCAACCGTACGGTCTTCAAGATCTTCTCCGACATCAACGAGCTGCCCGAAGGGTTTGATCGCAAGGACGTGCGGCCGATCAACCTGATGGAACTGCTGTATTTGTCCGGGTACAAGATCTGGAACGACCAGGTCGGCACCGTGACCCGTTACCCGATCACCGGGTTGGGTAGCTGCTATCCCACTACGGTCTACGTCAAGACCACGGTGGTGGGTGAAGTGCGCGGTGAGCTCGATGACAACTGGGAACTGCCTGACTCAGGCACCGAGCATATCGCTCCGGAGTTCCCCACCTACGATCCGCTGGCCTACCAGGACAGCCTCGTAATCCCCAGTACCCGCCTTGCGGGTCTGAGTGCCGATAACCCGTAGCACAACTACGGGTAAGTCCCGTACAGATGTGAATCTGTGCGAGCATTCCCTTAATTGCTGGAAACTCCTGTTAGACTCAATGGCTACAACGTGGGACGAAAGTCCGAGCGTGAATGCTTGAAAACATTGAGGTAGGGACAATCAGCAGCTGATCCCCTTCGTGTACCTGCTTTTTAGCGTGGAGCATGGGGAGAGTTCAACGACTATCCGGTGGTGCGGAGTACATCGTAATTGGGCGATGGAAATAGGGAACTTCTACGAACCTGCGTCTGGGCAAAACGCTGCGTAGAAGAAGATATAGTCTGGCCTGCATGGAGACATGCAGCAGTGGATCTGTAGTTGCGGCAGACACCACGCGCTTGAGGGGAAACGACCACAAGCGGAACAAAGCGTTCGACGGCGATACCGCCAGCTTCATCGCATATTACACCAGCGCTAAGCAGGAGATCAAAGATTTCCTGAACAGCAAGCGTGCCTTCGTCAACCCCATTGGTGGTATCCAAACCAGTGCGGCAGTTGATACGGTCGTGCTGTTCATGCGTAGCTTCACTGGCCACCCTGAAGATTAATCCAAGGACAGTACGATGTTGAACAAAGACGAACAGGCTGTCGAGGAGAGTATCGCCAGCCTTGAGTCGCTGCGGGACTTTGAGGAACAACTGCTCGAAGGTGCAGTGAGCCTGGAGTCCGGTGGTGCCGAGGTGGATTACCTCAAGATTCGCCAGATGGAGGACTTGGAAGTCTCCGTGGGGATGGAAGCCAACACCATGCAGGTCGTGCGGGACGTGTTCTCCTCGATCGGTCGCATGTCGGTGGCCTTGGGCCATGGCTTCATGAAGTTCCTGGACAACATACACCGGGCCATTGACACCACCCATCTGGTGCGTACCCGTCAGACCCGTGAGAAGATCAAGTCCATCCCGGTGTCTGAGCACACTGTGAACAAGGGCCGGATGGAACGGGCCAAGCTGGCTGCTGGTCTGGCCATCGACGGTGACATCCCGTCCAACTTCCGCTCCTATGCTGATGGCATGGTCGACTTCTCCCGTCGCACCACCAACAATGTCATGAGTGATCTGGCTTCGCTGAGCCGTCAGATCGGCGCACGTCTGGAAGCCAAGCGTTGGATGGGCAACAATGCCTTCAACGCTGAAGTGGTTGAGATCGTGCGTATCATCGGCGCCTACAAGCTGCCGATGCAGCGTTACCCCGACACCGACTACCGTCGCCTGTTCCCGGGTAACCGTTCGATCTTCTCCAATATCAAGCCCAAGCGTCCGCGCCGTGAACCGGTGGAACAGACCCAGGCCGCCAAGAAGGTCATTGATGGTGTGTCCAATACGGTCATCGGCATCGCCGCCCGTCCGGACTACGTCAAGGGCAAGGCCGACACGATCCTGCCGATCCTCACGGTGGAGCAGCAGTTGGCCATGGTCGATGCAGCTGAGGTCCTGCTCAAGGAAGCTCAGCGCGTGGCTCAGGTGGCCAAGGCCTACAAGAAGGACAAGGTCCCCTCCACGTTCTCGATGATGATCTCCGGCTTCTTCCATGGCGTCAAGCGCCAGTTTGACGATGTCTGGACTGCCCAGGACGATGGCTATGATGTCATCGATACCAGCGGCGGTGTGCAGACCCGTCACAAGCCGGGCACGCGCAATCCCTTGGGTGGCGCCGCCTCCCGTCTGGCTGGTCAGATGGGTATGGGCATGGAATCGCTCACCGAAGACGAAGCACGGGCTCAGTTGGCCGTGTGGGTCAGTCGTTACCTCAAGCTGTCGCTGATTGATCATCAGCGTACGGCGCAGTCGTTGATCCTCTTGTTGGTGTCCGTGGCCAAGACGTACTTGGACTACGTCGATGAGAGCCTCGACTACTACACCTGATCGACAAGCCCTTTAGACTGGACGGAGGGCTTTCCTCCGTCCAGTTATCCTGTCAAAAGGCAATCGAAATGCTCAACCCGCTCAATCCCGCATCTTGGACGCTGCTGCCCAATCGCCCGGAGTATTTCCCGCCGGGCAATGGCGAATGCTACCAGAGCCCGCCTGAAGATGGTCTGCTGACCTTCAGCGCTGAGGCCTACGTCACTCTGGGCGAACAAGTCAGTCTGGAAGCCCAGCCGCTGTACACGCCTTACTTCCGTAAGTACGGTGTGCTGCGTGCTGTGCAGTTGGCTGCACCGCTGCTGAACAAGCTGACCGCCCTGGAACTGCCCAAGGACACCGTCCTGCATTACATGCCGGAAGATGAAACCGAAATCGGCATTCCGCAGAACCATTCGATCTTGGCCAACAACACCCGTTTGTTGATGACCGAGCACATCACCACGTTGGGTGACAACAAGGGTAATCCCCGTCCGTTGCCGGTACCGGCCGCGCAATTCAAGCGCGACTACCAGCGACTGAACCGCCGTACCCGTGAGATGACCAAGCCTGAAACCACGATGCGTGATCCGATCACGATCGTCGTGGAGAACTATGCGCTGCTCAATCACCTGTACCGCTACCCGACCAATTATTTCCGCGCCTACTCCAAGTGGTGGAACATCCAGGCAGCGCTGTGGACCCGTGCCGGTCAGATCGGTAAGGACTATCCGCACCGCAACCAGTTCCTGCAGTGCCGACTGCCCACGTTGCTGCCGACCATGGCACTGCTGCGTCGTGGCGAAGGGGAGATGACCCGCAACCTGCTCTCCAGCTTCACCCAGCCTGAGTCGCTGTTGATTCTGGAAATCTGGAAGTGGCTGGGCGAGCGTCGTGCTGAGTCGGTGCTCTCCAAGGCCGCCCCGGAGCATCTGGCCAACATGAACCTGATCTTTATCGAACAGGATCGTTGGTTGATGATCAACCTGGGCCTGCTGGACACCTGGCGCAAGCGTCCTGAAGAAGAAGGCGGCAATGACACCCACAAGGGCATCCTTGATCCGCTGATGATTCAGAAGCGCTTCTTGCGTTTGCTGATGTCGCTGATGGAAGTGCGCACCGGTAGTACCGGTGAGGCGCCGGTCAGTGAGATCGATACGGCCGTGGTGGCAGTGGATACCGAAACCGCTCCGGGCTCGGCTGAAACGCCGGATACGGTGATGACCGTCGCTCGTACTGAACCGGTCAAGCTGGTGGTGCCCACCGAAGATGGCAAGACCACCAAGGTCAAGCTGACGGCCAACCTGAATCTGGATCGCCTACCCACCGAGCTGGTGGAAGAGACCCCGGAAAACCAGGCGGCGATCGATGAAGCCATCACCCGCGATCTGGACGCACTGGATCGGGTCATGGCTCGCTTCCAAGAGCAGCGTACCGAAGGCGAAGAAGATGCACCTGTGGATACCTCCACCGGTGAGATCAGCGCCATGATCAAGTACGAGCCGCAGTGGCGTTCGCTCCAGTCGGGCGTGATGAACAAGATGGATCAGCTGGCCGACGCTGGCCTGTGCTCGGGTGCCGAGTACCGCCGTATGACGGCGCTGTCCACCGCCTACCAGCGTCTGCCCAATCCGTTCGGAGAGGGTGTGCTGGCGGACATGGCAGAGATCAAGCCGGAAGAGCTCACCCTTCCCACCGAAGCGCAGATCCCTGACATGGCCACGGTCCCTGACAAGACCATGCTCAAGAGCACGATCAAGGACTTTGACGCGCACTACTTGGAGAACGTCTACCGCAAGGACTTGGTCCGCTGCGTGCTGGCCGTGCAGAACTCCGGTGTGGCTGTCACGGGCTTCTCGGCCGATGAGTACAAAGACGTGCTCAACCACTACGAGAAGTACTCCATCCAGCTGACGCCGGTGCAAGGTAAGGTCTCCACGATCAACGCCAAGCTGCCGCGCGTGAGTAACGATGGTACCTACGTGGACAACGGCTCGCGTTACCGCATGCGTAAGCAGCGTGGTGACATGCCGATTCGTAAGCTGTCCCCGGCCCGTGTGGCACTGACCTCGTATTACAACAAGGTCTTTGTGACGCGTTCGGAAAAGCAGGTCAGCAACTATCCGGGTTGGATCACCAACCAGATCGCTGCGATGGCCATCAACGAGTCCAACGAGAAGATCACCCATTCGATGCTGGCCGACGTGGCTGACACCACGATCATGACCCCGCGTATCTACTCGATCATGGCCGCACGCTTCCGCTCGTTCCACCTGACCGACAAGACCGGTGTGTACGAGTTCTTCTTCGACTACCATGCGCGTAAGGCCGAGTACGGTAGCGAGCTGGTGGAATCGCTGGAGAAGGACGGCCTGCTGGTGATCGGCCGCATGCAGGCCTCCAAGAACCTGTTGCTGGTAGATTCCACCAACACGCTGTATGAAGCGCAAGGGTTGGAACTGCGCACGATCGGTTCGATGGAGTCGCTGCTGGACTTGAACGGTCGCGCGCCGGCTGAGACCGCTGAGATTCGCATCTTCGGCAAGCAAGTGCCGGTGGGTCTGTTCCTGGCCTATCAGTTGGGTCTGACCGAACTGTTCAAGCTGATGGGTGTGACCCCGCGTAAGGTCCCCACCGGTACCCGTGCGTATATGGGCGAAGACGAAATTGCACTGCGCTTTGAAGATGAGATGTGGATCTTCCCGCAAGACCAAGGCTCGCGCACGCTGATCCTCTCCGGACTGGCCCAGTACGAGAAGATCACCCGCAACTACCCGGTGCACCTGTTCGATCGCAAGGACATCTATTACAACGTGTTGGAGCAAGCACGCATTGGCGTGCGCTACCTGCGCGAGATGGATTTGCTGGTGGAGATGTTCGTGGACCCGATCACTGAGGACATCCTCAAGGAAATGGGCGAACCCACTGACTTCATCAGCCTGGTCCTGCGCGCCTGCCAGTTGCTGGAGACCGATTGGTCGCCGGCCGAAACGGACATGGCGTACATGCGCCTGAAGGGCTACGAGCGTTTTGCTGGTGCGCTGTACGCAGAGATGGTCAAGGCGATCCGTCAGCAGCGCTCGCGCGGCTCGATGGCCAATGCCAAGATTGACATGCATCCTGATGCGGTGTGGATCGGTATCCAGTTGGATCCGGTGAAGAAGGCAGTGGAAGAGTCCAACCCCGTGCACAACGCACGTGAGCCTGAGGAAGTGACTTTCTCGGGCGTGGGTGGTCGTTCCAGTCGCTCGATGGTGGGCCGTACCCGTGTGTTCCATGAGAATGACATGGGCGTGATCTCTGAGTCCACCAAGGACTCGGCGGATGTGGCTATCACTACGTTCACCCCGGCCGATCCGACCCTGCTCAACGTTCGCGGCATCACCCGTCGCTTCGATCCGAGCAAGGATGGCATCACCTCGATCATGTCCACGCCGGCATTGCTGTCGCCGGGTGCCGATCGTGACGATCCCAAGCGTGTGAACTTCATCCCCATCCAGCACTCCTCCGGTACGTTCGCCAAGGGCTACCGTCCGACCCCGTTGCGTACGGGCTATGAGCGTGTGTTGGCCCACCGTTGCGATGACATGTTTGCCGCCGTGGCAGACCAAGACGGTGCGGTGACCTCGATCAATGATCGGGGTATGGTCATCACCTACGCCGATGGCAAGACCCGTTCGATTCAGCTGGGTCGTCGCTTTGGTAAGGGTGGTGGTTTGATGTTCCCGCATCAGCTTGTCTCGGACCTGACTGCCAACAGCACCTTCAAGAAGGGTGATGTGGTGGCCTACAACGAACGTTACTTCCAGGCAGATATGCTCACCCCCGGACAGGTGGTGTGGAAGGCGGGCTTGCTGGTCAACACGGCGATCATGGAAAACCCCGATACGCTGGAAGACTCCTCGGTCATCACCACCCGTGTGGCAAAGGAGTTGGAGACGGAGATCACCTTTGTACGCGACATCGTCGTGGGCTTTGATCAGAGCGTGCACAACCTGGTGGAAGCCGGGAGCGCGGTCGACATCGACAGTATCCTATGTACGATCGAGGACGCTGTGACGGCTGAGAACGGTTTGTTCGACGACAACTCGTTGGACATGCTGCGCTTGCTGGCCGCCAATACGCCGCGTGCGAAGTACAAGGGTCTGGTGGAGCGCGTTGAAGTGCTCTACCACGGCGAGATCGATGACATGTCCGCATCGCTGGCAGAGATTGCCTCCAACAGCGATCGTGAGCGCAAGCGTCAAGCACGTGCGCTGGCCCAGCAGTCGCTGACCGGTAAGGTGGATTCTTCCACCCGTATCCAGTCCAAGCCGCTGCCGGTGGACAACATGGTCATCCGCGTTTACATCACCAGTCCTGCTTCGGCAGGTGTCGGCGACAAGGCTGTGTTCGGCAACCAGCTGAAGACGGTGATCGGTCGTGTGATGACCGGTGTGAACGAGACCAAGTCGGGTATCCCGCTGGATGCCATCTTCAGCTACGCTTCGATCTCCAACCGAATCGTGCGCAGTCCTGAACTCATGGGCGTCACCAACGTCCTCCTCAAGCTCATCAGTCAGCGCATGGTAAATGCGTACAAGGGAAAGTAAGTCATGTCCAACATCCAACAGAAAGCGCTGCAGCGCTCCAACGTGCCGTTGCTTGCCAACGCGCTCGAATTGGGCGCGCAGGGCATCCTTCAGGTCGCAGGCAATGCCATCACCAATACGGTTGATGGTAAGCCGCTGACGCCGGCGTTCCTGCATTCGGCCCTCGCGGGCCGGGTGCAGTCGCTGATCAACAACAACACCAAGACCGGGAGCTGATCGCCATGTCCCTGAGCAATACTTCGGTGGGCATGGCCCAGATCGTCAGCCAGTCCCTGCAGAACAAGGGCATCGAACTGTCCGCTGTTCCTGAAACCCCGGTCGGCGTGCTGACCGACCTGTCGACCCAGCAACTGGTCATCGACGAAAACGCCAAGCTCGCCGCCGGCGGCTACGAACGTCCGGAGCTGAACGTCTCGTTGCTCTCCGGTGCCGACGACGCCCTGCCGGGTCAGCCGCACTCGGCCCACTCGCTCCAGATGGAGCAGTCGGTGCAGATGCTGACCACTGCCCTGAACGGTGCGCTGGACCTGGCCCAGAACGTGGTCACCCCGACCATCGATCGCTGCGTCAAGGCCGTGGCCGATTCCATCAGTGCCGCCCTGGAAGCGACCCAGTCGCCGCTGGAGATCATCCAGCAGCGTCCGGATCCGATCTTCTCCTCGGCCTACCTGCAGGAATCCACCGAGCGCTACGTCAACCAAAACCGCGTCATCTCCCTGCGTTCGCTGGGTCTGAATGCTGCCAGCATCGCCGGCAACATCCGCGCTCTGGTCCTGACCGGTCATGCCGGTATGGACGAGCAGCTGACCGCGTTCATGGACCGCGTCGGTGATGACTTCGTCGTGAGCGTGTGGGACCGCATCTTCGGTGCGGCCTGTGCAACCTCCGACGACGTCTACTCGCGTCAAGGCCAGGAAAAGGAAGCCGTGCTGGCTTACTTCTTCGGTGCCAAGATGGCGCAGGAAATCCCCTCGGGCCTGAACATCGAGCTGGGTGCCTACCGCGACCATTGCGCTTCGGTGCTGGCCTCGGCCGGTGCGTCGATCCAGAACTTCTACCGTCAGCGTGAGCAGAGCGCCACCAGCGGCCGGATGGTTCTGACCTATCCGATGCAGGAACAGCCGCACGGTTCGGTCGTGGTCGACGGCGACAAGTACGCACTGTGGATCAGCCAGGGCGGTTCGCCCGAAGCGCTGTTTGCCACCGTCTACGGTGATCGCAACTTCGACAACGCCCGCATGATCGATCGCAAGGAACACCTGACCGGCGACTGGTCGCGCGTGATGGCCATGTACCAGAGCACGATCGCTTCCAAGCGCTTCGACGCTGCGGTGCAGGGCCTGAAGAACCAGCTCACCACCGAGATCAACGAGATCCCGGACAACGAGCTGGTCGGCGAGCGCGCCGAGTACCATGCCCGTCTGCGTGAGCGCCTGAGCCACGCCAAGATGCGCGACCTGGATGACCAGTGGCACTGGGCCCGCAAGGCCGTCTGCCGCGTGCTCTATCCGCACACCGACGCCGAAGCCCTGCTGCAGGGCATCGACGAGCAGGCCAAGCACAACCCGGAAACCCCGGTGCGTGAACTGGCCCTGTACGCCACGATCGACCTGGTCGCTCGCTGGCTGGTGAATCAGCTGGCTCGCCAGCACCACAACTGAGGTGATCCATGGATCCTTCAGTGTTGAAACGTGATGCCAGCAAGGTCAAAGCTGCGCTGGTGGAACAACCTGACGGATCGGTGCTCACCACTCGCCCGCTCAAGATCTACGTACCTGAAAAGTACATGGAGAAGGGGCTGGGCGAGATCGGGTCGGAAACGTACATCGTGGGTGTCTTTGCGATGGTGGTGGATGACAAGTATTACGGCGTGAGTAAGATCAACGCCATGATGCGAATCAAGCCCACCACCATTTCCACGGTGAAGTTCGATGGCGACTCCTACTTGGAGTTTTACTTCGAACCGGGTTCGGTGGTCATTGCGACCACCGACCTGCTCAAGACCGACACGTTGGTCTACCACATCTTCTACTACTTCATCTCCAATGGCTCTGTGCCGTGGTTCATGTCGTATGAGGACGTGGCGACCTTGTTTGAAAGCGCCGACCGTCATGCAGGCGTGAGTCTGTCTCGAAGCCACACGATCCTGGAGATGTTTGCCGCAGCCATTGCGCGTAACCCGAACCAGCGAACCGAGTACTTCCGGCATACCCTTGATGACACTGCTGTCAAACCGACCAATGCGCCGGCGTGGATTGCCCTGCGAAATATCTCGCTGGGTGCGACCAACACCACCGCACGCCTGATGGGTTCCTATTGGGCTGACGGTCTGACTTCCGCTCTGACCAATCCGAGCAGCCGCTTGGAACGGATCGAGCAACTTCTGCGCAGTTAAGGAAAAGGCGATGAGTGGTTTCTCCCTGTCCTGCACCGCGCTCTTGGGTACCAACAAAGCCGGAACCCTGAAGCCCGATGCAGATGGCTATTACACCGTGGTGTTGGGCGCGCTTGACGTGTTCAACTCCGGCGGTGCGTTCTACCCCGAGGCTTCGGCCAAACACCTGTTCCAGCAGTCCTCCTCGCTGATGCGTCGTATTGCCTCGGGCAATCTGCGCGGCGAGTACGGTCATCCGCGCCCGCAGCCCGGCATGTCTTCGGACGAGTGGGTCAATCGCGTGCGCGACATCTACGAGCCGAATGTGTGTATGCACATTCGCAAGGTGACCGTGGACTACACCTCCTTCCGCAACGCACAGGGCCAGCCGATCATCACGATCGTCGGCGAAGTGCGCCCGTCCGGCCCGCAGGGTCCGGCGCTGAAGGAACAGCTGGACAACCGCCACGAGGACGTGTGCTTCTCGATTCGTTCGCTGACCAATGATGACTTCCAGTACGGGCGCGTTACCAAGCACCTGAAGCTGATCGTCACCTGGGACTACGTGAACGAGCCGGGTCTGGCACAGGCCCACAAGTGGAACTCCCCGTCGCTGGAATCGCGTGACAAGGACACCATGGTGTCTTATGGCAACGATGAAGCACGTTCGCTGGCTGAGCAACTGATCCTGCCGGGTCAGATCATGGCCATGAACAAGCGCCAGCGCGCCATGGGCGTTTCGATGGAATCGGACGGCGGTGTCTCGCTGGAATCGATCGTCGAGGCGATCACCGTGGAACCTGAAGCACAGCGGCCGGTCTCGGCTCGCTGGTAAGCAGCATACGCCCCCGCCTTCGGGCGGGGGTTTATGTCGTCGGTAAAAAAAGAATAGACCCGTACTATTGATATGCAGAGGCCCCTAAGTGGCCTGACCTGCTAACCCTGTAGAGGAGCAATGCCCATGAAGGACACCACCGGCTTCGTCTCGCAGACGACGCCCGATTGGATCGATGGCTTCGGCGAAGGTCTGCGCAACGGTTGCGATGAGACCGTCGGCGGCCTGATCGAACGCGACGGCATCTGATCGAACAGCCTGGCCGCCCCACCCTTCGGGGTGGGGCTTTATGGCGTGTGAAGGAAACGTGTAAAGTTTGACAGGTCGGCAAGGTCTTGTAGACTTTCTCCAGCCCGCCGCCATGAACGAACTTTTCGCAGCCTACACTGAGCTGCTCAAAACCAATCCTTTGGTCGCTTCAATCCTACCGCTCTACGTGGCTGGTGTGGCGACGTTCTTCTTTCGCAACGTCCCCATCAAGATCTGGACGACTATCAAGAACCAGTCGACCACCACACTGAACATGCTTTCCACGGGTGCTGGTTCGGCTGACATGCAGTACTTCAGTTTTCTGGAATGGTTCGTCAAGCGCGGCTTCATGCGCTGGTCCCGTTCACTGGCCGTTGAGTCGGCCTACAGCAAGGACGCCGATGGTAAGGTGTTGCCGGGTAACGGTATCCACTACTTCATCTGGAAAGGTCGGCTGTGTTGGTTACAGAAGTCGCGTGTGGAACAAGGCGGTACGCAATGGCAGATCACCCATTCGATCACAGTGGGTATGATTGGTCGTAATCAGCAGTTGCTGCAGGATATGGTCGACGAGTTCCGCTGGAAGCCCAGTAAGGAACGCGGCCATCTGTTCACTGCCGATCTGGCCGCTGCCAGCTGGTCGACACAGCACAAGATCTCCCCGCGTCGACTGGAGACCATCGTGCTCAATGCGGGCATCATGGAGGGCCTGGTTGACCGCATCCAGTGGTTCCTCGACAACCGTGACTGGTATGAAACCCGCGGCCTGCCTTACCGCTTGGTCATCTTGCTGGAAGGTCCGCCGGGTACGGGTAAGACCAGTCTGCTGCGCGCACTGACCACGCACTTCAAGCGTAACCTGTGTCCGCTGAATCTGGCCACGGCCAGTGAAGAGAAGCTTCCGTATCTGCTGCGTAATGCGCCGGCGGAGTCGTTCATCATCATGGAAGACTTCGATGCCTGCCCGGCCGTACTCAAGGCCGAAGCGCAGACCAAGGCCGACAACCCCGCTGCACAGATGGCGGAGATCTTCGGTCGCTCGGGCAAGTCGGCGCTGCTGCAAGCGCTGGACGGGGTGGACGTGTTGGATGGTCAGGTGATCTTCCTGACGACCAACTACATCGAACGCATCGAGCCGGCGGTGATCCGCGATGAGCGCGTCAACGAACAGGTCCATCTGGGTCTGCTCAACGACGAAGCCATCCACCGTTATATCGGACGAGTATTCCCCGAACACACTGGCGAGCCGCCGGTGGTCTACGCGCCTATCGCAGGTGCGACGTTGCAAAAGTTGTACGTGCGTAATCACGAATCCTACCGGGACTTCATCACTGCCATCCCGGTGGCCAATCCCGACGCATTGTCGGTCAATCAGGAAGAGGAGGTTGTGTAATGGGTCATGTCACCCGTCATGAAGTTGGCGAGTTGATCAAGCGTTTCGAAGACCGCGTCATGCCCAAGAGCATGTCGCTGGGGATGCCCGGTCTGCTGTATCAGGGTATCAACGCGGTCAAGTTCGAGCTGAGCAAAACGACCGGGGCGCCGGAGCTCCAGTTGCGCAACTACGCACGGGTGCTGAAGCATTACATCGAAGCGCCGGTGGATCCGAAGAACATCTACTACGCCAACACCGCGATCCATCTGGTGGGCGAGAACAAGATGGATGCAACGGCCGCCATCAAGAAGGCTCGCAAGACCTATGAAGCGATGATGGACCCCAAGCGTATCCAGAAGGATGCGAAGAAGGCCATGCAGCGCATCCAGGCCGAAGAACAGCGGCAGGCCGAACAGCTCGCTACGCAGCAGCGTGGTGTGGCCGCTGAGCAGTCCGCTCAGCAGTCGGCCGGTTAAACCACAGCATAGGCGGGAGGGCAACCTCCCGCTTTATGCCCTACACAGAGGAAACAATGAGCGCAACGAACGATACGGGCAACGTCGTCCACTTCAACTCCAAGCTCATCGGCAATAGCGCGCAGGAGATGGTGAATTATCTCAAGGCCGTCGGTGCGCCGATTGCACTGCAGAAGATTCTGTTGGGGGCCTCCAAAGACCACTTCACCCTGTTCAACGCCAACGGCAAGCTTTCGTTCAACTTGAACGCGCGTGTCACCCGCGGTATCTTCGAAATGCGTCTTTCGACCGACGATCCTGAAAATGAAGGGTCGGTCATTCCGTTGGTGTTCGTCTCCAGCAGTATGATGCACATGGGCCATTACGCCGCTGTGTCCGGTCTGACGCCGGTAGAAATTCCCGACTGGGACAGTACGTCGAAATTCTTCAGTGGGGAACTTCACGGCATCACCGATGCGGTCGGGTCGGTGACTGATACGCCAGGGCTTAACGAAGCCTTTGCCTTCGGCCTGAATATCTTGGGCGACTTGGTACGGTACACATCTCAGGTCTACGTCACCGTCGAGGAATCGAAGGACAACACCGGCAGTCGTCACTACATGTCCATGGTCCCCATTGAGGATGAAGACGAGTGCGAGTTCATTTCTGTGACCTTTACGGAAATGGGCATTAAGCTCAACAAGGAGCACAACCTCAAAGCGGCCAAGGCAGTGATGCCTTCCTTTGCTCCGATGTGGACCAATGACGAGGACGGCACGATCAAGGCTACCTTGACCATGCACAAGGAATCCTCACCCCTGTTCAAAGGGCAGAAGCCGCATGTGTGGGAAGAGATCATCGGTACGGACCGCAAGGCCATGGAGGCCCACATCCGTAAGTCCATGAAGTGGTTGGCCCACTACGGGATCTACTACAACACCGAAGGGTGGGAATACAACGTCAAGTGGGGCACCCACAAGCCCAAGAAAAAGAAGGAATAAACGGGTTTCGAACCCGTACTATCCCCTTGCACGGCTTCCATCAAAAGCTGTTGCGAGCTCGCAACACCCCTGTATTTTGTTATTGACCCGTCTGTAGCATGTGCAGGACGCTTACAATCCTTTCCAAAGACCAATCGAACAAGAGGTACACCGCATGACCACCGCAACCAAGTCCGCCCCGAAGGCCGCCGCCAGCGATGCCATCGACTACAAGATCACCGAAGCTGTCGACACCCTGGGCGGCATCTACGGCGGCAGCATGAAGGTCGAGTCCGTCGCCAAGGGCGTCAAGGAAGCCCAGATCGTCATCGACGGCGACATCGTCCACGACAACCTGCCGCCGGGCCACACCGCTGCCTCGATCAAGGAACACCAGAAGCTGCGCGGCCAGGTCGTCGCCGCCCTGGCTACCGCCGCCGGCGCTGTGGCTCTGCCGGCCCTGGCCAAGAACAAGGAACTGGACCGCGTCACCATGAGCACCAAGTTCGGCAACGACAAGATCGAGCTGGCCGTCGAGCGCAACCGCGAATTCGGCGACGGCAACGGCGGCAAGGTGCAGAAGTTCGGCCACGTCAACCTGGGCTACACCGTCTCCGGCGCCACCAATGCCGGCGACTTCAAGAAGGTGCGCGCGCGCATCGGCGACGAAGCCAAGGCCCTGTTCGGCGGCTGATCCTGGCCGGCGCGTTTACGCGTCGACATGCGGCGGGGTCCTTCGGGGCCCCGCTGCGCTATGCAGTCCACATCTTTTTTAGCGGTAGAAGGAAGTAGTAGTGCAACCTAACAAGGATTCAGTGAGCGTATCGGAGATGGTCCGCACGTTGCGAGCACGCAACTACGCGATAGATGCCATTGCCCAAGCGACAGGTTTGCCTGTCAAACACGTCAAGCAGATCATCTCCGATGAGACTCCCTCGATTTTCCCTGAGCGGTTCAAGAAGCCCAGTTAAGGAGTAAGCCGTGCCCAAAGTCTTTACCATGCAGGTCGGTAAGTGGCGTCTGGCCAAAGACCGCGACATCAAGATCATGGACACCACGGTCAAGTCCGGGTATTCGATCTTCGCTCCGACGTGGGACATGGTCCTTGGGCATAAGAACGGCTCGATGGATGATGACACCTACAGTCGGCTTTACCGGGACATGCTGGTTCGGTCCTGGACGGAGAACCGCCAGAAATGGATGGACTTCCTCCAGTCTGATGACCAGTTTGCACTGGCGTGCTACTGCAAGGCCGGTGTGTTCTGCCACCGTCATTTGCTAATCAAGTTCCTGAGCCAACTGTGTAAGCAGCTGGGCATCCATTTTGAGTACTATGGCGAGCTTACCGATGAACCTCTCCCTGAGCATCCCCACCCTGTTTCGCAACATCCGATCCAAGACACCGGTGGCAGTCCCGCCGGCCGAACCGATCAGCCAGCCCCCGCTGGTGGCGATGGTTGAGATCACTGACAATCGCTTGGTGATCTTGGCGCTGTTGGAAGAAGTGGCTGACATTCTCCAGCTGAACCTGTACAACACCCAGACCCATCGCGACTACCGGCTGGTGCTCGAACCAGCCACGCAGCTGCAGAAGATCTTCAACGCACCCTTCGTTACCGAAGGCGGTGATGAGGTCTACCTTGATCGTATCGTGAGTCCGTGGATACATTACGAACTCCTCGATCAGGAGCAGATGTGGATGTGGATTAGTGCCGACCGCTTGCCGGCGGATTTCCGTACTGACTTGGTTCGCCACCTGTGCCATCGTGATGAGCTCCAAGAGCACATCGCTGGGCTGAGTCAGACCCGTTACGAACGTCTTCGCACCTGGACCAATACTCATGTCTGATATGCCCCATGAAGAACCGATCGGCCTGATCGCGGTTGACCCCAAGCAGGCCATACGCGATGAAGTGGATGCCTACGAGGAACTGTCCGCTGCAGCGGCCAACCCCAGTGGTGAACTGACGGTCGTGCAGGCTCAGTTGGTTTATCAGATGCTGATGGCAGGTCTGGTCAGCCGGCTGTTCCTGTACCTGTACGGGGAGCTGGACCGGATCCGTGTTGAGATGGTCTGTGAGGCCATTGAAGCGCATCGGCTGGAGAACCGCGACAACGTGTACACCGACATCGTCGAACGCGGTGTAGGGCCGCTCAGGGCCGTCTACGAGCATCTGATCGCTGAAGGCCTGATCGAGCGCGAAGCGCTGGGTGCTGAAGCCAACGCCCATCTGGATCTGCAGGACAAGATCCAGAGTCGCATCGTCAAAGAGCCCTCGTCCTACAAGGACATGGAAGACGTGCCGGCTCCGCCGACCTACTCGGTGCCCGCCGCGGTCAACATGGTACACGTCGGTCCGGTACCAGTACCCACCCCGCTCGGACCGTGTGATCCCAGCAAGGTCACCTTCTGGGGTGGTAAGGTGGAGGCTGCTCCTGACAGCGCGCTGGTTGAAATCTCCAACGAGCGTGCTCGGCAGATGTGGGACAAGATGGACCTCAACGGCAACATCCCGCCGGGTGCGGCGTCTCGCTACACCCTATTGTATAAACCCCCATCTGAGCTCGGTGAGTGAGATGACCGCAGTGTGCTACGACGGTGATACGATTGCAGCCGACCGGCTGTCGCGCATCACCACCAAGGACGGCACCAAGGTAGTGAAGTCGATGGAGCAGGAGAAGATCTCCATCGACTACAAGACGACCATGTTCGATGGCGAGCATGTGTGTGCGGTAGGACGCGCCGGGCACCTGAAGGTGTCGCTGGAGTTGTTGCGCCTGCTGCGTGATTCGAAGGACCTGTATACCGAGCTGGATTCGATCCCGGCTCGGCTCAAGTCGGTGTTGGATGATGAAGTGGCGCGCAGCGCTGCTTTGTTGGTCATGACCCAGCACCACGTCTACCGCATGCGTGTGGACAAGCACGGCAAGTGCCGTTGCGAAAAGTTTGACCGTTCAAAAAAGTTGGCTATCGGGTCGGGATGCGCAACCGCAGTGTTTCTGATGGAACACGCCGGCCTGAACGCAGTGGACGCAGTCGCCGCCATGGAACTGGCGCATGACTGTTGTGGGGGTGGTGTCACGTACACCACACGTCTGGTTGCCAACTTCCCCGAACCATTGCGTATCCGGGAACACACTGATAAGAAGACGGTCACTCAGCGCATGCTTACTGCGCTGTTGAAGGCCAGCGCTGTCCGCCTCTCTACTCAATGTGCATAAGACACCCCGGCTTCGGCCGGGGCTTTATGCCATCGCGAGGACCCAATGAAAGTCGAAGAACAAATCGCCCAGCTGCTGCCGCATTGCGCTAGCATCCCTAAGAAAAGCTACAAGCACAAGAACATCCTCTGTCGTTGCATTTACGGCATGTCGTATGCGGCGGCCCTGTCGGCAGAGTCGGAGGGACGCCAGTTGATTCCGGAAATGAGCGCTGCACGCACTAAGGAACTGGCGGCGATTCACGGTAAATGGATCCATGAACTGGTCGAGACCACCACTCAGTTCCTCACTCACAATGTGGTCGAACCGGGGGCATGCATCAAACTGGGCGATTACCTGTTAGTGGCCAACGAAAAGGTCTTTCTGGCACATGTGCTGAGGACCTACCGAGCCCAGAACTCTTTGGCAAGTCCCAACGCTGTTGCACACTTCTTGTTGCAGAAGAAGATGGTCACCTCCGTGACTGAGCATCCGGACGTCAGCTACGCCTACACTTGGTAAGGGATTAGAAAATGCAACTGAACATCAACGACTCGTTCTTCGACGGTGCTTCTGATACCGTCCTGCAGGACATGCGCACGATGATCGATCGTGTGCTACTCGCACGAGGTAAAAGCGAGACGCCGAAGTTGGCCACTCCCTCGTACATGGAGCTGATTGACCTGGGCTCCTCCCAGCTCACTGACTTGATCGACAATGCGATCGAAGCTCGTCGTCACTGCGACATGCTGGCAGAGGTGCAGGTACTGGCACTTTGGCGGGTTGGCCCGCCTCAGAACCTGCCGGTCTTTACCGAAGACACCGAAGGCTGGCTGCTGCACTTCACCGTCGAGAGCAAGATGGAGAAGTTCGAAATGCGTGCACTGGCCAGCGGACTGTGGGGGTCGGGTCTGCAACTGACCGAACAGATCACCGATGCGTTCGAGGCAACGAAAGAGTTCCTGACCAAGGAACACTTCCCCGACACCGACGCCCAGTACGTGTTGGAATGCGTCACCGATCTGACCGGTGCAGTTGTCGCCTGCTGAGGAGTTCCCATGTCCCGACGTAATCTTGAGATCATCTCGATCTCCAACAGCGAGACGCTGCCGTTCATCGCACCTGGCTATTGCTTGGCCACGTGCTACATCCGGCCGCAGACGTTTGCGGCCGTCACCTTCAAGATGGCTGAGACCGAGCGCGATCCCCACACGTTGATCCCCGAGTTGCTTGAGCAGTTCATCCATCTGATGACGCTGGACGATCAGCGGGCACGTGGAATCTTCGACATCCACCCGGATGCGCCGTTGTTCATTACTGACGTGCGTGTCCTGCAGATCATCGAAGGGACTCCCCGTGCCTTCTGAGGGGACTGACAAGTACGTGGACATCGATCAGGCCTGTCGTGATGTGGCAGGCTTGAACTTTGGTACCCACTACAACGTCTTTGCAGATGCACCGGTTAAGCAATACGATCCCAACAAGCCCCCGCGTCCTTCGACCCAGTACACGATCCTTGATGGACTGGGGTGGGTGTTTGGTGCTGCGTTGGGTGCACGGCGGTAATAAAGAGCCCTCCACCCTTCGGGGTGGAGGGCATATGCTGTCTTTTCTTTTTTGTCCTCGGCAGCATAAAACCCCGCCACCTTTCTTAAGGGTGGCGGGGCACAACAGTCCAAGGGGTAGCGAATCCCTTGATCGGGCTGGTCGAAGAGGGAGAGAGATACCCTGCGACCGGTCAGATGCTCTTGAGACAAATGTCTCTACATACCATACAGCATAAAGCGGGAGGTTTCCCTCCCGCTTTAGACTATTGACTTCACCAGGCCGAATTAACGGGCCATGGTGTTGCCGCTGGTGGCGACCTTGGCCAGCTGTTCCGCATAACCGTTGTCGGTGTTGCGGACGTACGGGTCGATCTCGTTCACGAACGCGTTCTGGAAGTTCGGGTTCATGCCGTTGAGCGACATCGCAGTCAGGCGGGCCTGGGCGAACTCGGTCACGCGGGTACCGACCTGGGTCAGCGCGGTGAACTCGACGTTGTAGTCGAGCGACTCGCCGCCCTGGGTCAGATCGCGACGGCCGGTGTTCTCGGCCACCTGGTTGTTCGGACGCATGTTGGTGCACAGCCAGGCCTTGCTCACCTTGGTGAAGGTCGGGTCGGGCTCGAAGAACAGCATGGTCGCGCCGTTGTAGTCCGGCAGCAGGTCCGACGGACGCTTGCCCGTGGCAATGATGCCCGGTGCCTTGGTCGTCGGATCCATGATCAGCATCTGCACCCAGCCTTCAAGGAAGGCGCGGACCGGCATGCCGTACTTTTCGTTCCACACGAAGGTGGGGGTCGAACGTGCACGGGTGACGTTGCTGACGTCCTGCTGCATTTCACCTGCGCCGCCGACAGCGTTCTCGACGTGTTCGACGGTCAGGGTGGACTGCAGGCCTTCGATCGACTTGGGATGCAGCTCGACCAACGACTTCAGGGTCTGCTCCCAGATCTCCGGGTTGTCCAGGTCACGGAAGCCGCGCGGCGCGGCAACCAGCTGGCAGATGATGTTCCGGCGGACGTAGGACGAGTTGGCCGCGTAACCGACGAAGTCGGTCATCGGACCTTGCTGACCACCGACCTGCAGGTTCACCATCGGGGCCTGGGAGCCCTGCCCGTAGGCACGGTTACCCAGGATGGTGTTTTGCATGCGAGAGTTGCTCATTTCAGGGTTTCCTCAGAAACAGTGTTCAGCGAAGGAGCTGGCTTACGCCAACTCCAGTTCGCTGGAACGGTGGGCGACGATGGTGGCGGTGCCCACGGTACGCATGTTCTCGCCGTACATGTGGATGTCCGTACGCCAGCTGTAACCACGCTGTTCGTCGGCCGCGGTGAAGTAGGTATCCGGACGGATCGTGACCCGGCCGTCGTACTTGCCTTCGGTGCGGTCCATGATCATCTGGTTGGAGCGCTGGATGAACACAGCCTTGGTCATCTTGCCGCTGGTGCCGACCAGGTCACGCCAGGTGCGCTGAGCAACCTTCTCCAGGTCGATGGCGATGGCCATGTTGAAGAAGTTGTTCAGGATCGAGGTGTCGTTGTCGTACACCGTCTGCAGGGCCGGCCAGAAGATCGAACGCATGTCGTAGTTCTGCGCCCAGATCAGGCCGTTGCGCCAGTCGTTCTGACGAGCGTTGGCCGACTTGAACGTCACGTTCAGGTTCTTGAACTTCTGGACCTGGTTCATCGGCGCCTGGTCGTAGGCATTGGCCGAAGCCCAGATGCCGGTACCGGCACCCATGTAAGCTGCAGCCTTGGCAGCGAACTCGATGGTCAGCGGCAGGTGCTTGTGGCCGTTCGGGCCCTTGTACTTGGAACCGATCAATTCACCGGCATGGCCGACGACGATCGCACGGCACACCGGGGTGCCATGGATTTCCGATTCCGGGTACAGGCGCGCAGCGTTCTTCAGGGTGATCGCCATCGAGGATTCCACCGAGGCGCTGTTCAGCGGCTGGGAGACGTCCTGGGTGGAGAGGATCACGCCGACGTCCTTGCGGTGGCCCAGCGGGCTCAGCAGCGACAGCTTGGTGTCCAGGGTGAAGCCCGAGTCGTAGTAGAACGAGAACGGGTACTTGGCATCGTCCAGCAGATCCAGCGTGCTGGTGGCGTAGCTGAGCATGGCGTTGCGGACCAGGCCGTCGTGGACTGCGAAGTCCATCGTACCGTCCGAACCGCCGGCAGCCCACACCGCGGTGGATTCGCTGAAGCGGGTACCACCGGCGGCTGCACCTTCCAGCTCGTAGCTGTAGTACGGGGTGCCCTGCGGCGAGGTGGCGCCGAACAGGTTGACCACGTGCAGGTACTCGGAGTCCTCGTCCATGGTCAGCTCGGGGAGCAGACCCAGCGGGGCTTCCAGTTCACCGACCATGGCCAGCAGCTGAGCCAGGTTTTCGTGGTAGACCTTGACGCGACCGAACGGACCGTAGATCGGGCTCATGCCCGAGGCCGGATCTGCCGACTGGTAGGTGTTCAGGAACACGTCTTCCAGCGAGATCTCGGTGTCGCTGGACGGATCCACGGCACCTTCCTTGAAGGCGAAGTCGATCGACTGGTCACCGCCCAGGGTCGGGCTGATGTTGACGGTCGAGCTTTCGTCCAGGCGGTTCACCAGGGACAGGCGATAGACGTAGGCCTTGACGGACTCGACCAGATCGCTGTTCAGGGTGACGGCCGACTTCAGGGTCGGGGCGGTCAGGCGCAGGCCCAGGTTGTTACCGTAGGCGCCGAAGAAGTTCGCTTCCAGCTCCAGGATCGGGTAGACCGTAGACTGGGCGTCGGCACTGGAGGTGATCGAACCGACCTTGGCAGTGACTTCACCGAAGGGCTGCACGGTCGAGCCGGCGGTCCAGTCGTTGATGACGAACTTGCCGCGGGTACCGGCGATCTTGGCAGCGCCACCGGTGAGCGGGATCTTGTTGCCGTCGGTGCCCAGCTTGAAGCTGCCGTCCGGATTGCGCTCGTACTGCTGGATCTGATCGGCGACGACGTCGAGGCTGATCAGCAGGCGCGCATTCGGGCCGGCATCGGCCGGCTTCAGGCGCTGAACGAAGATCGAGTTGCCAGCACCCATGACGGTGGCGGCCAGCTCGCTCTGGTGGTTGTAGTAGGCGCTGCGCGAATCCAGGGTCTTGCTGCCGAACAGCGTCTGGAAGACGCCGCCGGAGGCCAGGGAGATTTCCGGGCCCTTCTCAGCGAAAAGGAAAACGTGCGGCAGGTGGGTGGGGACTTGCTCGGGCTCCTGCACGGGCGCACGGATGGAATCATCCCGGATGCCCTGCAGATTGAGGAACGGAGCAGCGCTGATGGAGTTGCTCATTTGGAAAAAGCTCCTTGAACTGGGACCAGTTGATCCTGAGCCAACACAATTCCCGGAACGCGACTCCAGAAATAAAGCTGGTTGACACAGGTGGTGCTGACTAATGCTATAGCAATGGAGTGATGTCGCGCATCATAGTAATACACGCACAACATCACGCAAATGTGCGCTATAGCGTTTTCGATGAAAAATAACAGCAGGAGTGCGAACAGATGTTCCTTACCCCGTATCAAACCACTGCGTGCTCCGCAACCGCTGGATTGCCGAGTTTGCAGGACGCGCTCAAGCGAGCGCTCGTCCATGAAGATCTGCCGCCGGCAGTCACCTTGAAGGGACACGTCGTGGACGGTGTCTACATGGTTCCTCCATACCTTAAGGATGCCAAGCCCTTCCATCTGCCGCTACCTTTCCAGACTCCGGAAGGCAAGCAGGCAGTTGCGATTGATGTGCGCGGTATCACCAAGCTGCAGGGCGAGCGTCAGCTGAAGATCGTGGCCGGTGGTGAGTATGAAGGCGCTGTGCTGCGCGCCGCGCTCACCAAGGCGTGGCTGGAAGGGGCTGCCAATGACATGCGTCGTTGGAATGACATCTCTGCACGGGTGTTCATCCGTCTGCTCAGTGAAGCGCTGGTGCGTCGCCTGAACCTGTCCCCGCTGGATCAACAGGGCGTGGTGATCGCCACCGGTCTGCTGTACTACTCCAACTTCCACGACTTCGCCAAGGGGCCGATGGACAAGGACGACCTGGAGCGGGTGGGTGTGGCCGTGGCACGTGCAACGCGCCTGAGTCCGCAGACGGTGGTGGGAATGCTGACCACCGATGTCCCGCAGGTCACCAACCTGGATGACTATTGCAAGGCCTTGCAGCACATCGTGCAGAACCCGCGTCTGGAGAAGATCGATGCGGCCTTTATCGTCACCCTGATGGGCGGCATGTGGTTCGGCGGTCAGGCACGCCTGATCACGGCCGTGGCGTTGGAATACCCGCCGGTGTGGCTGGGTCTGGTTTACCAGGCACTGACCGACCGCAGCTTCCACTCCGCTGGCCTGACCAAGATGGTTGAGACCGAGAACCGTGGCAACGCTGGCGCGCAGTTCATTCGCGACGTTAGCTCCTACCTGGACCTTCTGAGCAATGAGTGACTTCCTGGTCAACCACGCGGTACAAAACGTGTGGTGCAATCCGCAACAGGATTTGCAGGTGACCTACAAGCCTCAGCGCATTTCAACTCGCCGCGGTGTGCGTGGTCGGATCTCCCATATGTGGACGTCCATCAACATGCCCACCCCGACCGACGTGTACCACGTTTACCAGATCGGTCAGTACCACGCTTCTCTGATCGGGCTCAGCCCGGCACGGGGTAAGTGGCGCGTGCTGGCCGAACTGATGAACGAGGAGTTCCTGTTCGCCGATGTCTACACCATCAATGGTCAGCATCTGAGCCGGTTCCACACGTACGTGTTGGTTACCCCCGAGAAGAATGTGCTGGTGGCTATCCGTGAGCAAGCCAAGATCGTTGATCTGAAGGTCACGGACATCTACCTGCGCCTGTACTCCAACTCCTTCTTCGACTCGGTGCGTTCGGACGACTACGCCCATGGCATCATCTGCCGTGGTGCTCGCGTCATGAATGCCACCCAAGCCTTGAACCTGCAGCGTGACTACCTGGAACTGAAAGCGCGTACGCGCGGCCATACCTGGATCTACGTCAACGGCTGGTACCGCGATGATTACAAGCCGGCAGATTTCTCGGCCGGTGATTACGTGGAATACGTCTACGACAGCTCGGTCAAGGCGGTCAAGGAATTCAACATCAATGGTCTGCCGACCTTTGACAGCATCAAAGATGCCAAGCGCAAGTTCCTGTTGCACTACAGCGGCGCCCAAGCCGGTGGGGTCAACATCGACTACCGCGATGACATCGATGTGTACCTGATCAAGCCGGGTACCACCTCCGGCCGGTTCACTGGCGTGTACTACCACAAGAACAACGATGACGCCCTGCGTCAGGTCACCCACCGTGACTATGCGTTGGTGGTCGATTATGTCCGTGCTCACCAGCAAGCCATGGTTAGCCAAGGCTGGACCAACATCAATCAGTTGCGCGCTCGACTGTTCATTCGCCACGCCGGCTACAAGCGCCCGCTGGTCTTTGAACACCATCGCATCCAGGAGCTGTACAAGCTGCCCGATGCTGACATCCGTCGCGCCCTGCTGGGGCAGGACTCCACCGTGAAGGTGTGGCGTGCTGACGAGTTGGAAAACTCCGAGTACGTCAAGATCATGGACGTGCGCAAGCGTGCGATCCAACCGGATCTGGTCAAGGATGCCTACGGGTACAACGCCATTGCCAAGCTGATCGGCGACACGCCCAGTAAGGTACAGAACCTGTCCGGTCGTCAGGCTGTACCGCTGCCCTATGGCACGCAGGTGGACTCCACCGCCTATGAGATCGATGCGGCAGGCAAGTTGATTGCCTCTTATATCCACACCTCGGGTATCGAGTACACCCCGTTCAGCGCCAACTGCAAGCTGGTGGAAATGATCGTCGGTCGCGGCGGTCAGCGTCTGGACATGGCGTTCAACAAGCAAGACGCAGCAATTGATCCGCGTTACTCCTACCGCTTCTATGTTGCTCCGATCGCCCATGGCGAACTGCGCAATGACCAGTGGGAGGACGTCACCGGTGATGCCACCAAGTACCAGATCATCAACGGCAAGGTGCATTGGTTTGTCGACCTGCAGTACAACGCAGTGTGCGCCAAGTCCGATGCGTACTTCCTGAGCTACGAGCTGAGCTTGGCCGCCGACAACGGCGTACTGCGTTTCTCCATCGGTGCCACCACTGACTGGAACGGCACCAGCCTGTCCAGCCTGTTGTATATCCCGCCGGGTCGACTGGATGTGTGGATCAACAACGAAGTGCTGATTGAAGGATTGGACTATTTGGTCCAGTGGCCGCAGGTGGTGATCACCAACAAGCAGTATCTGGTGGATGGTCAGGCCCAGCGCATCCGCGTGCGCGGCACCGGTTTCTGTAACAAGGACCTGTCCCGTCAGCCGCCCAAGGAGTTCGGCTTTGTGCGTTGGGGTAAGCTCTCGCGCAACAACCGCTATGACCTGCGCGATGATCGCGTGTTGCGTCTGGTGGTAAATGGCCGCACTTTCCATCGTGATGATGTGTACTTCACTGAAGGCAATCCGGCACTGTGGATGAACAACGTCCCCAACGGTGCCCCGTACCTGCTGGACGATCTGATCGTTCCGCTGCGTGCCATTGTGAGTGAGGACACCTACGCCCTGCGTGAGAAGTCGTTGGTGGTGGACCAGGCCGTCTCGGACTACCTGACCATGAAGCTGCCCGAACCGATCCCGGCCAACCCGGATCCGATCTTGGAGCGCTACGCCATCTACAGTCCGTTCTCGGCCTCGATCATGTACGACCTGCTCACCGGCCGGTTGTCCACGGAGAAGTTCCGTGGTCAGTACAGCGATCAGGAAGTGCGCGACTACCTGAAGGACTACGAGTGGCTGCTCGATTACGAGCCCACCCGTCGCGACTTGGATCTGGAACACGTCATCGTGCACCCGCACGAGCGTACCACCGTGATCCAGCTCGATGCCTACCAGTACTTCCTGCTGCGGCGTGCCATCAAGGTCTTCCTTGAGGATAAGGTGGACATCACGCGCTTTGTGCGCATCAAGGATTCCTTCATCGACGATTGACCCTTTTGACTTTGCAACAGACGGCGCTGGCCCCCGCGGGTTAGGCTACTACTTTTAGTGGTCAGCGCCGTCGCTTTGCAGGTCCGCCTTTAGGAAGCTTTCCACCATGTCCAATACCGTTCTTCCCGCGACTGTCATCGTGGACCCCAACCGGGGTTACCGCGAATGGCACATTCGCGAAATCTATGCGCCGGGCAATTCGTCCAGTGCGGGCCAGTACGTCCCCAACGTGGACGACTCGGTGCGCGACTGGACGCAAGGTATCCTGCGCGTCATCTCGGTGGATCACACCACCGGTATCTCCATCCTTCGCAAGTGGTCCGAACCGGTCGATCCGGGCAAGGTCACTGATGAAGACATCCTGCTGGGTGCAGGACCGGGCACGCAGTCTGAGTCCTACCGTGCCTACTTGGATCAGTCGATCTTCCCGCACTCGCTGTCCTTGGACAGTCGCCTGCACTTCTACGGCACCACGGTCAACTCGGTCAAGGTCTTCCTGGGTACGGACATCTCCGAAAACGGTGACGTCATTTCCCAGTTCCATGACTCGGCCGGCAACCTGCTCGGTGAGAACATCCCGGTCGAGCCGGTGGCCTTCTTCTCGGCAGGTGTGACCATTCCGGGTCAGGCCGCATCGGACTACAACCGCGCCGTGTCCTCGGCTGTGGTGGGTCAGACCTCGCGCAAGTTGGTCGACGGTGAAGTGGTGACGGTGGTTTCCTATGACCTCGCCGGTCAGGCGGTGAGCCAGGCCAAGCTGCTGATCAAGAACACCGCCTTCGTGCGTCAGACCGATGCCTCGCTGAAGTACGTGGCTGACATCTCGGTGGAGACCCCGTTCCTGCTGGCCAGCGATCAGCGCGTGATCGAATACCCGATCAACATGCCGGTCGATGCGCTGAACCTGATCGGACTGGTGACCTACTCCGACGGCTCGCAGATCCGCCTGCCCATCGACGGCACCAAGTTCGAGATGGTCGGTCTGCGCAACTACGTGGCCACCATCCAAGGTCAGTCGGTGGATCTGATGCTGTCCTATCAGCTCAGCCCGCTCGAATCGGCCTACCTGAAAGCGCCTTCGCCGAACCGCCGGCTCAACGAGCCGTACGTGGCTCGCACCAAGGAATCCGATGGTGCGTACTCGGTCAAGCTGTTCGCCTACCCGATCTGGGTTGACCAGCTGTCCGGCTACCGCCTGGAGTACTTCCTGTACAACTTGGACCGCAAGCAGGTCTATCGTGTGACCAACCTGATCACCCAGGCGGCCAACTCGGCGCCGTTCGATCCGCTGCTGTACAACGTCAAGCAGCGGATCAACGTGGGTATCAACATGAACCAGGTCGATCCCCTGTTTGACATGTGGCGTCACACCCAGCTGTTTGAGATCACCTTGATCCGTCCGGGCAACCAGGACATCGGCGACAACTGGACGGTGGGCTTCACTGCCGAACAGAACCCGCCCTACGGCCCCAACGTCAAGGCGAACTCCCGCTTCATCAACGTCAACAACGCCACGCTGGACATCAGCTGTGGTTGTGAGACGTTGGACGAATGGTTGGCAACGGTGTACTACCCGACCCAGCCGCTGTTCGATGCGCGTACCGAAACCGGCCCGCTGGTTCCGAACTTCTTCGTGCTTGTCTCGGAGAACAACCGTGTCGAACTGCCCATCGCCGATTGGAAGAAGGTCATCAGCGTCGAACGCACTCCTGCGGAAGGCAAGCTGGTGTACATCGAGTTCCTGCGGAAGATGGCCGACAATGATCTGCAGCTCTCCGTGGCTGGCCTGATCACCCATCAGCAACAAGTCGTTTAACGGTCCAACCCGGTCGGTGGGGAGCTTTGGCTCCTCACCGGCTGGGCCTATGGACAAAGGATGTTTTATGATTCTCTTCGAATCAGACTGGCAACGATACCCCTCGGCCATTGCCGATTTCCAGACCAGCAACAAAACGTTCCTCCGCTTGGCTCAGGTCTACAAGAGCATGGGCGTGAAGAACAACGTCTTCCATCTTTCTCTGTTGAACCCGGATCTGCAAGGCGTGGATCCTTTCTCTGAGAACCTGACCCCGCAGCAGAAAGTGGCCATCGGCTTTGAGTGTGCTCAAAACCCGTGGTACTTCTTCCGTGAAGTGGTACGCGTGCCGCCGCAATCCGGTCCGCGTCCGGTTCCCCTGCGAGCCAACCGTGGTAACATCGGCCTGTTCTGGTCGTTCTTCAACCACATCGACGTTGCGCTGATCCAACCCCGACAGACGGGCAAGTCTGTGTCCACCGACTGTTTGATGACCAACATCACCTACATGTCCACGGACAACACCACGGTGACGATGATCACCAAGGATAACGACCTGCGTCGTAAGAACGTGGATCGTCTGAAGAAGATCCGCGACCTTCTGCCCAAGTACCTGATCGTGCTGGGCCCGGACGATGCCGACAACCAGGTCGAGCTGACCTACAAGACCCGTAAGAACTCGTACATGACCGCCGTGGCTCAGAACAACGAGTCCAGCGCCAATAACGTGGGTCGTGGTTTGACCTCCCCGATCCTGCACTCGGACGAAGGCCCGTTCACCGGCTTCATCCACGTGACGCTGCCGGCCGCACTGGCAGCAGGTACGGCTGCGCGTAGCGAAGCCAAGCTCAACGGTCGCCCCTATGGCAACATCTTCACCACAACGGCGGGGAAGAAGGACACCAAGGAAGGCAAGTACATGTACGACCTGATCCACGGTGGTGCTACGTGGGATGAGCGTCTGGCATTTGACAGCGTCAGTGAAGAAGACCTGCGTTCGCGCGTGCTCAAGAACTGTGCGGGTATGCCCAACCAGAAGAAGGGCTCGCCCAAGCGTGCGCTGTTCAATATCACCCTGTCGCACAAGCAGCTGGGTGAAACCGATGACTGGCTGATGGAGGCCATCGCCAACGCCGGTGGTACGGCCGAAACGATCGACCGCGACTTCATGAATCGTTGGACCTCCGGTTCGCTGCGCTCGCCGCTGTCAACCGAACTCAACGAACGCATCTTGAACTCGGTCAAGCCGGTACAGTTCATGGAGTTCTCTTCGGAGAACTACTGTCTGAACTGGTACATCCCCGAGCGCGACATCTCGCGGATGATGGAGGAAGGTCGTTTCGTAGCAGGGCTGGATACCTCCGAAGCGGTGGGTCGAGATGCCATTGCGATGGTGATCATCGACGTGGAGGATCTGTCGGTGGTGGCCACTGGCACCTACAACGAAACCAACCTGATCACGTTCTCCCATTACTTGGGTAAGCTGTTGATCAAGTACCCCAACATCACCTTGGTGCCGGAGCGTAAGTCCACCGGCGGTATGATCGTGGACTACCTGATCCTGCAGCTGACCAACGCCGGGCAAGATCCCTTCAAGCGCATTTTCAACCGCATCGTGGAAGAAGCCGCGTTCAAGAAGGAAGAGTACCAGGAACTGCAACGTCCTGTGACCATGCGTTCGGAAAGCTTCTACGAGACGCGCAAGCGTGAGTTCGGCTTTGTTACCAATGCCGACAACCGCAACCTGCTCTACACCACCATCTTGCAGAACGCTGCAAAGAACGGTGGTGGGGCAGTGCACAGCGAACGGCTGTCCTCGGAGATCCGTGGGTTGGTGGTCAAGAACGATCGCATCGACCATGCCAACTCCGGCCACGATGACCACGTCATTGCCTGGCTGTTGGCCCACTGGTTCATCACCCAAGCCCGCAACTTGGTCCACTACGGGATCGACACGGGTCTGGTCATGTCGGCGCTGCGCATCTTCGCCGATCGTGAGGAAACCCCGCAGGAGATCTACAACCGGGAGCTGCAGCAGAAGTTGCTGTATGAAGCCACCCAGTTGCTGGAGCAGCTCAACTCCGAGCGCGATGTGATGGTGCTGGCCAAGCTCGAAGGTCGCCTGCGTTCGCTGTCGGGGCGTCTGGTTGATGACGGGGATACCTCCTACGTGCAGACCATCGATGCGGCCATCAACGAGTCGCGTGAGAACCGTGAAAAGCTCAAGCGCCTGCAGTCGCGTGGACCCGGTGGTGGTATGGGCGGGTTCCGTCCGATGGATCGTCAGGTCGGTTACGGTAGCGGCTACGGCCTGCCCCGTAGTGACATGAACCATCGTTTCAGCTACGCCTAAAACAAAAGGCAGCATAAGCCCCCTCCCGTTTGGGAGGGGGCGTTATGTTGTTTACATGGCAGCAGCGCGCTGGCGAATCTGACGCAGGTTATCGATGGTGGCCGCATGGATCACTTCCATGCCCACCAGTTCCAGGCCGCGCTCGAAAGACATGCGGATGGTTTTGGTGGAGGTAAACTTACGGCCGTCCTTGAGTTCCAAGGTAGCGGTCATGTCCCAGCTTTCCAGGACCTGATCGGCATGCCAAGGGTACAAGAACTTGCGCGTGGTGGTCATCAAGGTTGCCTCGATGCGCACCTTACGCATATCCCGGGGAGCCCGGGGAAACACGCGAAGCAATTCCACGGTGTCGCCAAAGACGTTGGTGATCCGGCTCGGGCCTTCGATAATCTGCTGAAGATTCATAGCTCGCACTTGATGGTCGGATAAAAGGGACCCATACGTTCCAGGAATGCATGCAGGGCATACAAATGCGGGAACTGGGAATGGCGGAGCAGGGAGTTGCAAAGCTGCGGATAAACGCACGGCTCAAAAAGCCGCTCATCCAGCTGCGCCCGGACTTCATCAGGCGCAAAGGCAAGAACGCGATATACCGAGTGGGTGGTCGGAAGCAACCACCACCGTCGGTACCGGGTCGTGTAGGTGATCTGTGTCACCGTCACGCCGATTTCCACATCAGCATCTGCAAGGGACGGCCGCAGCATGAGCTGCCGGTGCGCCACCTTGCCCTTGTACTCTACCGTTGTACGGTCTCCTACGATCCAATCGACCATCTCGCCAATCTTTTCCAGCAACCAGTCCATGACAGGTCTCCGGTTAGGGGCGGGGAGGGTTAAGGGGATGTACCCTGATAGTACTGCATGGCCATGGCGCGCAACACCAAATACAACTGCACGCCCGTACGCACCGCTGCGATGACCGAATCATTCTTGGTCTTGATCGCTTGGGTGACCACACGCTCAGACAAGGCTTTCGTCTTGAGCAGTGATTCGTTGGACATTCGCGAGGCCATGTACATCGAGCGCAGCTTCGCAATCAGCGGGGTCAACCCGCCGCGCGTGTTGTAGAGGCTCCGGTCAGATGCGATCAAATCGAACGCATAGATCAGGGACTCATCAGCCAGCTCGGTGATGTACTCATGCCGGGCAACCAGACGGTTCCGGCTCATCCACTCCAGTGTCTCCACCAGGTGGCGCGGGTTCATCGTGTGCATTGCATCAGCCACCACGTCCACCAGCTCGTCGCGCACGAACGACTTGGGGTCGTCCATGACTTCATGCAGGTAACGGATGAACGTGGAGAACTGTCGGGACTTGTCCTGTAGGACCACGTCACCTTCAATCTCACGCACGCTCTTCTCAGTGTTGACACGCACACCCTTCGAATGTAGATCGTAGAAGATCTTGCTGATCGACTTGATCAATTCCTTCAGACGGTTCTGAATGTCGTTGATCATCCGAATCACATCATCGTCCGACCGCATTTCCATGTAAGCGCGGCGATGAACGCTGCGCGTCGAGACCATTTCCTTGGCACGCTTCTCGAGCAGGTCATGCCAGCTCTTGGAAGTCTTGATCAAAAACTTGCGGGACATCGCAGCCAGGGTCGCCTGGGCAGTTCCTTGGTCGGCTGGGTACTTCCAATAGTGCGAAAGTAGCGAGCCCAGGAACTTGTACTGCATGATCTGGATTGTCAGTGTTGCTCCCTCCTCCTTCAAAGCCGGGGAGAGATTGGAGTTCATGATGCGGTGGGTGAGCCACACGCAGGACTGATTGAACACGTCGTTGGCGCGAACCCAGGTTTGGTCATGGGGCAGACGCTTGATCCCTTCTTCGACCAACAGGTCGTCGATGTCAAGGATCTCGCTGAACCACTTGTCCTGGTCCGAGGGGCGAAAGCGCATCGAGTGAACACCGGTGAGGTTACCGCCGAAGAAGGCGATATGGTCCTCGTTGCGGTTCACGAAGCTGCGCTCAAACTCCCGGAGACGTTGGATCAGTTTCGCATCGACGACGAAGTCCGTTGCCGCGTCGTCGAATACCGATTTGATCGTTTCCACGTGATGCTCCAGTGGGGCTTGTATGTTTGACTATACAATGGAGCGGCAGGTGAGGTTCGAACATAGACTCTTGTCAACGAAGTATGAAATTACTGTGAAGATCGTGTTAAGTATTTTTCTACTTCAATGACTCTAAGTGTAGGACCCATTTTTACTAGTACTACGTAAGTAGTACTTACTATAGTAACTATATGGGAGGGTCTGTTTGAGACCGGAGGTCGAAAATGGACAAAAAATCACCACATCGCTCAGCCTTGGGGGCTGAGCTGTTTATGCCCGTCTTCACGCTAGGGGATTTTTGGGATCCCCTAGCTCTACCCTATGAAAGATTACTCACTGGAGTGTAACTGTGACCAACCACCTGTCGTCCACTCGAGTGGACGTGATCTGCAGTAGCGAAGTCCAGGCTGCGCTTGAGGCGCATCTGGATTCGCAGATCTACCGTTTCCCCCATACCAGCGTTTCGCTGGAAACCCAACAGCTCGATGAAGCCAAGAAGGTTTCTGATCTGGCGGAACACCACGAAAACATCAAGAGGCTGCTGAAGGCCGAAAAGCCCACCGGTGTTCCGCACCTGTTCGTGCTGGACGCCAAGGCGCTGGCCAGCGGTGATGCTCAGTCTCAGTCGGTACTGCAAGCACTGGCCAGCCAGCAGTTCAACCGCAACACCTCTGTGGCGCTGCTGCCTCCGATTACCGAGCGTACCCCCGAGGTCGAACTGGCAGCGCAAACCATCAAGGATGGCCTGTTGCAGGAAGCCGGTGTCGTGGCGCTGGAATCGGTGGAGGCCATCAACAAGTTCTTCGGCACCGTCCGGGCGACACCGGCGCTGGAAGGTCTGGAAGTCAGCATGGAAAAGATCGGCTTCCTGCGCCGGCTGTTCGAATCCAAGGAAGCCTACCGTGGTACGGTCACCCAGCAGCAGATCCTCAGTCTGCTCAAGCAACACGATGCCACGATTTATCCGTGGAGCGAAGAAGACATCGAGCGTGTGGAGAAGACCCTGAAGGTCCGCTTCCACCACGATTCCCATCGCCTGCTGGCCAACATCGGCGCGATTCGTCTGGGACCGCTGGTCACCTACGGTCCGACGGAGATGATCGAAAAGACCGCATGGCTCAATGAGCTGTGTCCGGTTCCGAAGAGTTGGGTGTTGATCTCCTCGCAGACCTACGCTGACGAGCCGGACAACCCGTACTTTGTGATCCTCAACACCTCCACCGGCAAGTGCTCGGCCTTCCCGCTGCAGGGTGGGTTCATCACTGACCCGAAGATGCCGTTCAGCAATATCCTGCTGTCGGCTGTCCGTGAAGTGATTCGCTGACCATAAGTCCCCACCCTTCGGGGTGGGGTTTATGCCGTCGAAAAAAATACGATTGAAACGGATCTGACAAATATATTACTTTTACGACAGCGTACCTGAACTTGGTACTCCTGAGTCTGCGGTGGGGGCCTTGAGTGCTTGTTGGCAGATTTGCCCCTTGCCAGCAAGGTGCGAGCTCCTGTGCCCCCACCACCTATTCCAACCAAGGATCGATCATGCAATTCCAGAAAGCCTACCGTCGTCAAACCCTCAAAGTCGTTTACGGCTTGGTCCTGTTCTTCAACGAGAACCGCGACGGTCCCAGCATCGAAGTCGCAATGGAAACCTTGGCTGAGTATTTCCCGGATGTCGAAGTGGAAGTGCGTCACGTCGATCAGCCCAAGCGCTTCCAACTGCAGAGCGGTATCACCCTGTCCTTGGAGAATATCCAGGAGCAGATGTACAACTCGCTCAAGGGGCAAGACAGCACCACCTTGCAGATCAAGTCCGGCTCCAGCTGGCATGACTCGATCGTCCAGGCCATCGCCGGTCTGAAAGACATCCAGGAGACCTGCGGGATTTCTCGCCTGTACGATGCCCTCAAGTACCTGACCATTCCCAGTGAAGACCGTAAGGAAATCCTGGACCTGTACATGAAGGTGGTGGTCAAGGGTACCCCGCTGCCGGAAAACGAGACCATCTACGATCCGGTGGGCTCTACCTTCCGTATCGACCCGTTGGCCTTGGCCGAAGTTCTGGCCAAGCCCGACGCACCCAACGAAGAAGAACTGGTCGACCCCACGTACTTCAATCCGTGGAATGACCTGTTCCCGCGCATCTTCGGGAACTACAGCAGTGCGATGGATGATCTGTTCATCTACGCCCTCAAGGCCGTTGCCAATCACGGCCATCGGGCCTTCCGCGAGCAGTACGGTGAAGAGCTGGCCGAGCTGGTCCTCTACACCTTGGCCGGTCATGATCTTACCGAATACGGCACCTCTCCGCGGACGGCCTACCCGAACCCGCAGGTGGCCGATCAGTGGGACCTGCTGATCACCAAGTGGGAGAACTACCGTACGGCCAACGACACCAAGGCCGACGGCACCCGCCACGACTGACCGCAGTAAGCTTCAACACATTCACCTTCCCTGTATACACCGCCCTTCCTTTCGAGATCAATCTCCATGAACGTCCAGTCCATCAAGAAGTCCTTCACCCGTTCGCTGCGTGGCATGGTCCACAGCCTGTTCCACAACAGCTCCAATCCGGCCGTTGTGGGTCGCAACGAACACCACCTGGAAAACGAGTACCGTCGCCGCCTGTCCTCTCCGTTGGGTGCAGCGGCGCTGCTGGGTAGCTGGATCTTCGAGGACGAGCACGTCCTGGAGGTCCTGAGCAAGAACCCGGCCACCCAGCCGCAGTTGATGCGCGTTGCGGTGATCGGTGACGAAATCCGCATCAACTTGTTCCGCCTGGAGCGTTTCCCCGGCGGCCCGCTGACCCCGGCCTACAACGACAACTGGCAGAAGGACGGCATCATCGACTTCGTCATGACCCAGGCTGTGGTTGGTAAGTCCAATGTGGCCGATGTCCCCGCTTACCGTCAGGAGTACAAGCACCTGGTGCGTGAGCTGCAGGCTGACCTCAGCTACGACGCCTACGAACCGTACGCCTCGCTCACGCTCCCGCTGGTGCCGGAGGAGATGGGTGAGATCAACGCAGTCACCACTCCGGCCTGGAGGCAGCTCTCCTAACGGAGACTGTCTCATGCATCAACCCCTCAACTTCCAAAGGTATCCACCATGAAACTGAAGTCCACGATGGCCCTGCTGGCCGCCCTGCTGATGGTTGGCTGTGTGCCCACCACCAATTCCTCCACCCCGGCGCAGCGTCTGGATCGTGCCGAGCGCACGGCCGAGACCCTGCAGAAGAGCGAAAGCCCGAACATGGCCTTCGTTCCGCCCACCACCCAGGCCCAGTACGCGGTCGCTCCGGCTCCGCTGACCAACGCCACCAAGCAGCAGGCAGTGCCGGCTGACAGCACCGAGTACCAGGTCGATCTGGTCGAGATGACCCAGGCCATCAACACCAGCAACGCCGGCCGCTTCGTTGGCCTGCCCACCGGCTTCAAGCACGGCTACCCGATCTTCCCGGCCACCTGCATCTTCGATCCGGGCAATGCCACCTGCCAGCTGGCCGATGGTGAAGAAGTCGATGAAGCTTATCTGGTGGCCCACACCACCGTGATCCGCAACATCGATGTGCTGGGTCTGACCTGCGGTCTGATCTGCGTGGACGAGGACGGCAACGTTCTGGGCCACGTGTCCAAGGAAATGATCGCATGGCGCGATCGCAATTGCACCTGGGTGGACTACGGCACCCCCAAGTGTAAGTAACACCCCTGCCGTCAACTACCTCACTAAGAGAATAAGAAGAAACTAAAATGATTGAAACGATTACTATCCAACACAACGCCTTCGCCTCCACTGCTGCTGTGGACGCTTTCAAGGCAATCCTGGCTGAACTGCTGGCTGAGGAAGGCTCCACGCCGACCATCATCGTCCAGAAGGTCAAGCCGTTCCAGCTCGACGGCAACCAGTTCCGCGTGGTCTGGCTGGGCGGCTACAGCTTCACCTCCCCGGATGAGCACTTCAAATTCCACGAAGACAACCTCCGTGCGGAAGTGGAAGCGACCGACCTGGACTTCGATGTCTACACCAAGCTGGTGGCTGCTCGCAGTCGTCAGTTGGTCATGGGCTACCGCAACGCACTGCGTGGCGTGTACAACATGACCGTGGACCTCAATGCCGGCGTGAGTGCCTACGTCCCGGTGATGCCGGTGAACGAGTACGTCCAGAAGACGTTGGAAGCGGCCCTGACCGCCTTCCCCAACACCAACTGACGGCATAACCAGAGGACTCCCACTCGGGAGTCCTCTGGCGTCTGTGCCGTTTTCTTTTTGGCTTAGTTGTTGCCGCCCACGATCATCCGAAGCATGCGCTCCTTGGTACGGGTATCGTCCATGTGCATGACCTTCTGGAACACGTCACGGAAGTACTCTTTGTACATCTGGTTGGCATCGGAGTAGCTGTCCACCGTTTCACGGAAGACGCCCAGCTCCATACCACCCACCAGCTGACCCATGCCGATGCGGATACGGCCCTTGGTGTAGATGTAGGCCTTGATGGCGTATTCCACCAACTGACTGAAGTGCGGCTGGGCCGGACCACTCAGGGTGGAGAACTCATCGTCCTGTTCCAGGAAACAACGCAGGAACGAGGCGCGCGGCAAGGACAGGTAGTCACTGACCAACACGGTGTTCTCGGCGATCAACCGGATATAGGCGGTGGAGACGATCGGGATACCCGCTTGGGCACTCATCAATCCTTGAGCTGCTTCCAGAATCTGGGAGTAGCCTTCCACACCCATGTACGAGGTGTTCATCATCGTGGACTGGCCGATGGTCAACCCCAGCACGCGCGAGATGCGCCGGTTCTGGGTGAGAGACATCGGAATGCGGTAGACGATCTTGTACATGTCCACCTGTTCAGGAGTCACCCCATGCAAGGGTAGCTCCACTTGCGTACCGCCTACCAACTTGCAGTCGGGCATCACGCGGGCATCGATGACCTTCTCACGGATCATCGTGTCCAGCGACACCGGCAGCTGCTGCTGGCCGAATTCACGCTTGAGGAAGATCTCCTGGAGGATCTCTTCAGGAATCTCCCACTTGGCGTCTTGGATTGCTTTGTCAATTGCACCCATGGTGGGCTCCTAATAGAACTTCATAGGAATACCCCACGAATCAACCAACTTTCAAAACTAGAATATCTACTTGAGCAGTCTGAATGAACATCTGTAATTTTTCGCTCAGGCAGCTTCATGGTTTGATCTGTCAACCGTGCCTCTGGAGGCCACCCGTGTCAAAGTCCCCGTTAGGAGATAACACCGGCTGGGTGGTGAACACCGACCGCCACTATGCTTCACGTGAACTGGATCAACCCACTCACGACATGCTGGCGCTGGTGGCAGTGGCGCTGGATCCTGAACTGTCCCAGATGGAACGCTTCTTTCCGGAGCGGGTGATCTTGGCAGTCAGGGTCGGAAAGCGTACGCTGCACATCCGGGCTTACAACCGTGACGAAGTGGAACGACGGCCTGATGAAATGGCTTCTCGCTCTGCCTACCGCGATACCTACACGTACATCGCCTTTGATCTGCACGACAACAAACCTAAGTTGTTGGAAGGTCAACTGCGCGATGATGCTCAAGGCCATCGTCCCATGCTGTACGGCGATCGCCGTCTCAGTGCTGAACGGGTGTATGAACTGGACCAGTTGCAGGCCAAGTTCCTCAGGCGCCTTCCGCTGACCGCGGCAGGGGCTCTGTTGGAAATGACGGCCCTTGCGATTTTCCAAGACAAACCTTCCAACTCCATCGAAACCGCTGCATAAGGGAAACAACATGTCGCAGAACAACGCCAACCTTCCGCCGCACGGCACCTTCCGTATCTACGGCGCTGGCGGCGCTGGTATCAACATCGTCGGTGGCTGGAACTCGGTCAACGGTACCAAGCCGGGTCCGGGCACGGGCCTGACCGAGCTGGCCTACATCGACACCTCCCGCTCCAACCTGCCGGCCGGCGTCGACCCGGACCTGGTCTTCGTGCTGGAAGGCGTGGACGGTTCGGGTAAGGTGCGCGCTGAGAACCACGTGGAAATCGGCCGCAACATCCGCAACGTCATCCAGCAGCACGAGCCGGGCGATCTCAACGTGGTGGTGTTCTCCGCCTCCGGCGGCTCCGGCTCGGTCTTCGGTCCGCTGCTGGTGTCTGAGCTGATCGAACGCGGTCAGCCGGTGCTGGCCATCGTGATCGGTTCGGAAGAATCCAACATCACCGCCAAGAACACCCTCAACACCCTGAAGTCGCTCGAAGCGATCTCCAAGAAGAAGGGCGTGCCGGTGGTGATGGCCTACCTGCACAACGAGCGCAATGCCAAGCGTTCGGACGTGGACACCCGGGCCCGCTACGTGATGTCGACCCTGGCCATGCTGGCCAGCCGTCGCAACCACGCTCTGGACACCAAGGACCTGATCCACTTCTTCAACTTCTCCAAGGTCACCTCGGTGGAAGCGCAGCTGGCACTGCTGCACGTCTACTCCGACCCCAACGAAGTGGACGCTGCGTCCGGCCCGATCGCCATCGCCTCGCTGATGCGTGATCCGGACCAGGTCGGCTACACGATCACCCCCGAGTACGAAACCACCGGCTACCCGTCCGAAGCCATCGACACCTTCGACCAGCTGCACTTCGTGATCACCACCGACGGCGTCCAGGGCATCAACAAGACCCTGAACTCGCGCATCGATGAAGTCACCAAGAACAGCGCCGCCCGCGTCAAGCACGATTCGATCGTGACGGCCAGCGACGCGGTCACCGACGACGGCCTGGTCCTGTAAGGACCCCTGACTCCCAGACCCCTGCTTCGGCGGGGGTCTGGAGTCTATGCCTTTTCTCTTGAGGTCCACCATGAACGATCTGTTCGTTTGCGACAAGTGCAACAACATCGATGCGCTGGAGTTTGCGTACCCCGATGGCTACACCCCCGGTCTTCCCTACGAGTGCACCCAATGTCAAACTGGTCAATGGCACGGCCTGCTCCACCAGCGAGCCTACGACCCGGAGAAGGATACGGTAGTGAACCGTCCAACGGGTATCGGGATGAGCTAACGCTCGTCATCCGACAGAACCCCTACCAAGACCTTTCCGAGTACAGCCAGCAGATCCTCCATGGGTTTGGTGTGGATGGACACTGGCTGTTTACCCTTTTCGTTGATCTGATCCAGAAGGGTCACGTCGACACCAGCAATACCCGATGGCAGTACGATGGTAGCTTTGCCCGCATGATGCTGGCCGCTGAAGATCTCTTCACCACATGGCTGATCCAAGCTGCTGAAGGGGAAGGCATGTGCGATGATCAGCTGGCTATCCTCGACGCTGTGGCTGAAGAGGAAGTCCCCACGCTGATTGGCGAGGCTGAACCGATCCTGTACCAGATGTGCCTGCTCTTGAGCAGCATGTCGCCCCCGCCCGGGATGCAACACCAGCGACTGGACAAGTATCTGGTGGGCTACTCGATGAACGGCCTGCACGCAGGCTATCTCCACTTCCAGTTCAACGACCTATGAAGATCGTCATTCCCTACGCCCCCGAAGAGCTGTTCTCTGACGCAGACCATCATCTGATGTCCTCGCTGGGGTTGGACCCGATCTTCCTGTTCAACCGAGCACTGGAAGATTGGACGCTCTATTCCTACGGCCAGGCGTGGGATAAATACGAGAACACCGTGGATTGCATTCACGAACATCTCTACGTGAAATACCAGCACAACCCGCAGCTGTTGGAATCGAGTGAGACCTTGCTCAACGACCGCGCTGACGAAGTCACCTTGATGATCGTCCAAGTGGCCGGGTATCTGCACCGGGTCTTACAGGACATCCCTGATGATGTCGTGCGTGAAAGTCTCAACAGCGATGTCTACCACGTCCTGCGCGTGGAGAAGCTCGATCCCATCGGCCGCTACGGGCAGCTGTTCTCTCAGTCCGAACCCATGTACGCCTGACCTCGTGTCAGGCGTTATGCTGTCAAACGCGCTAGAACGCGTTCTGCGCCCCGTACGTTATTAAGTACATACAACCGTAATCTAGTGAGCAGGAAGGCCGCTGTGGCGCTTCTGAGGCCTTTCCTGAATCGAGTCCATTCCCATGCCCTTCAAGTCCAAGACGTTCAGTAACGGATTCATCTTCACCTTGCTACCCATTCTCGATGACCTCGAACCTGAGGTGAGTGGCGTGTACAAGGAACTGCACCTGTTGGATTACCCCTTCACCGAAAGTGATGTGGTGACCACTTGGGTCATGTACCAGCTGGAGCGCCACGCCCATCTGACGTTGGAGTTCAACGCACAGAAGGAAGCAGCCCAGCTCATCACCTCGCTGACTGATAAGCGGTTTTTCGATAGCCAGATCGCCGCGCGCGATCAGCTGCTGTCGCAGGTGTTGCCAGCGTTGACTTGTCGAGAGTCAATCCCTTACACCGAACGCATCTGCCGTGTCTGGACCCGCCTTCCGGACCTGCACTTGCAATTTCTCTGAGAGCTGACGTAGCAATGAACAAACTTCCCATCGGCACTGGTCTGTTGCTTCCGGCAGCGGATATGGGTGCTGGCATTCTGGAGCGAATGCAAGAGTTCGCTGAGCAACCGGGCATGGAGCCTATCAAGGCTGCCTTGGAGTACCGCCCTATTGCCAACGGCAAATGGGTAGGTATCAACCGTGCCTCGATCGCAGATCTGATCGCTTCGATCTATCTGGACATGCTGCACAACTTCAGCAAGTGGAACAAGGGCGCCACCGAGCAGTACACCCAAGCGCAGTGGATGCGTATGGTGGAAGGCTGGGAGTCGATCCCGACCAAGATCGAAAACGAGCTGTTCAACAAGGTCATCCGTGACGCCTACGAAGAAATCCACGACACGCTCAACTGGATGGATTCTGAGTGCGACGGCTGGAGCATCTGGTACGTGCGCCGCAGTGGCTACGATGTCGTGATCGTGCGGGGTGAAGACTTCCGCATCGCCGACTGGGAACGCCGCATGCAGGCTGGTGCGGATTACCTCAAGGCCAAGGAACTGGGTGAGGAACCGCCGTCCCACGCCTGGCTGCCGGACGAAGAAGCGACCCGCTTCATCTCGCTGGTGGAATACGAACAGCGCAACGCGGGCCCGCTGGGTAAAACCGCCATCGACGAGTTGGACAAGGAGCGCGCTGAAAGCAAGCGTCAGGCCTTTGGCAACCGTCGTCGGATGTTCCGTGGTGAGGCACCGAATCTGTGAGTCGCGCCGCTCCGGTCCCACGCATTCGCATCATCAGTGGTCGGGCTCTGACGGAGACCATCCACGGGATCTTGGAGCAGCACATCGGATTTGTCGCCGGGATGATCAATCTGGAGAGCATCGCTGAGTCATTGCTGGAGGAGTTCTTCTTCGGCCATAGCTTGCGCGATGACTTCGACGATACGATGCGTGGTTTCAGTATCCCAACCGATAAGGTCAGCTACGCACGCACTCGCATCTTGCAGTGTCTGTGTGAGCAAGTCCACATGGCCTTTGAGGGTATCTGGCCCAGCCGCCACTACAGCTATCAGTTCATCCCGGGTGGTGATCTGATCATCACTGAGACCTCAGCCGTACCGGTCTTTGGTAGGCTGACTCAATCGACATGGGATGCCCATGAAAGTAATCATCATCGCAATTCGGGACATCTGGATTCGCTTTGAGGAAGAAAGCCAAGCTCTGACGCATGCCGGACTGAGTGTGGAAGATGCAGTGAAGATGGCCTTTGGCTACGCAGCGTTGTCTAACCGCCGTCCATGGGGTCGACAAACGGTGCCGGTGGCCGTGGACATCTTCACTGCCGTGAGGAACCTGTTGATTGACCGCCTGCCCATGGATGATGACCGGCTGCCGTTTACCCGGCAGTCGGGTTATGGCGTCAATGACATGCTGGTCTACCGGGTGGTAGACATCATCGGTGAAATCTCACACATGCTGTCCAATGCTGTAATCATGCAACTGGGCCAATTCCCAGCGAACCTCCAACTGAACAGTTTCACAGGACTGGACTTAGTCCTCCACCTGAACTCCGAGGATTCACGTGTACCTCATCCTTTCGCCCCAAGTCAAACCCAAAGACCTGAGCGAGCGGGCTGACACGCTGGAGCCGGTGGGTGTTGACTACGCCGACCTGCTCCAACTGACCTTTGACAACTGGCGCCTGATCGATGGGGCCAGTACCGAAGAACTGCAAGCGATGGTGGAAGGCTACATCAACTCCACTTGGATTTGCCGACGCATGCATGACTACGGTCACATGCAGGAAGTTGCTTCGGCCATGGCCAGTGCGGTTCAGACGTTCCACGAAGGCTTGCAAAGCCAGCTTGCCCCGTTGCTGGAAAACACCGACTTTGGGTTGGACATCACCGTGCGCTTGTCGCGCATGATGCACAATGACATTGTCGTCCGCCTGGAGAACACCCTTTAATGGATACCACCATGGATCGTCGTACGTGGTTCACCATGGTCATGCCGGGCCGTGAGCTGATCATGGACTTTGAGCCGACCGACAACCTGCTCAAGTCCTTGGGTACCTCGGTCAAAGAAGTGATCGAGATGTTCATCAATACCTGGGCCGAGTACAAGACTGTGGAATACCACGGCTGGTCCATGTATTCATCCGCTCCTCGTCTCTACGAGCACGACCGTGACCATCCGGCCGTGGTGGAGTTGCGCCTGCAAGCCCGATGGTTGGTCACTGACATCATCCTTGAAAACGCCTACAAGCGCGTGGAGAAGGGCGAGATCACCAAGATCCGCGACATCGATCTGAAGGACGCTGAGAAGGTCATGATGTCACTGTGGGCCACTGTGTCTGAGTACATCTTCGCCCTGCTCGATGAACTGCGCGTCACTGACGAACAGATCAGCCACCTGCGCTTTGAACGTTGGCTCGGCGATGACTTCATCATCACCCTGCCCCGCATGAGCGGGATTTTTGACGTACGCCGCCAAGAGGAGATGAAACGTGTTGAGAACCTTCGGGCAGCGTCCCCGCTTTGTAACCACCACGGTCGTGGTTGGTCTGGATCTCACTGAGGGGCTGGACGAACATCCCCTCCGGTTGTTCCACCGGACCTATCCGATCTTGCTGGTGGGCAACTGCCTGTTTGATCTGATGGTCACCTCCAGCGCTGCGGAGTTCTCCGGCGCCGAACTGGCCCAGCACGTGGAAGAAAGCATCCATCGGATGACCGAGTGTCGACAGAGCCAGATCAACGTCAACGAGGAAGACGGATCAGTCCACGTCAACAACTACTCCCCGCGTTGGGCCGACGAACAGATCCCAGAGTTCCAGCGCTGGCCGATGCAGAACATCCTGGAAGTGATCTACGATCAGTTCTGCGGTACGATCTGGCCGTTGATCAAGGATGACCACCACCTGCGCATGACGACTTCGCTGGTCAACATTCATTGTGACCGTGCCGAGTTCAACCTCTATCGACTCTCGTAAGGACACCGTAATGGCTCCCAAAGTTTTGGTGCTCGATGGCAAGGAGGCCGTCGAGCGTGCGTTCAATTTGATCAACGGTATGGTCGAGCGTCCCAACAACCTGGACACCTTCGGCCGGACGATGGTGGATCTGATGGCGTTCCCTGACGCCAGCATCGATCAGATGGCCGACATTCTCCAACCGCTGGTGCAAGCCCACAGACTCGAGGGTGACGACCCCGGGTTTGACCAACGCATCATGTACGAGGCTGTGACCTACGCTGCTAAGAAGCTGCGTGCGGTCCTGCTGGAACAAGTACCTGACCTCACCCCTCAAGACTATCGCTTCCAGCGGTGGTTGGGTCGAGATCTGGTGCTTGAGTTACGCGGTAGTCTATGAGACTTTCTTTTTTTGTAGGCACCGACAATGTTGGATCAATCCAAGATCAAGCTGGAGAGCACGGTTTCCTTTGACCTGTATCCGGCTCATCAACTGCAAGCCAAGGTTACCAACGCCAAGGTGTTGGGTATCTTCACTGCAGCCACCGCGCAGTCGCTGGGCTTTGATGCCCCGGCCCTGCACGTCAACGTGTACCCCACCCTGCCCCCGGGCACGCCGAACAAGTTCGACCAGTACCTGTACATCTACGTCAAGCTGGCCAACGGCGAGAAGACCTTCTATGGTCTGCCGTGGATCAAGGAGACCACCTTCAAGGAAGAGGTGATCCGCACCATCGCCATCTACATCGATGCGATCTCCCCGGACCAGCAGAACCTGGCGGTCCAAGCCCTGTCGGCTATCGGCCTGACGGTGGCAAAAGTCGAGGTCCTGTAAGGACCCCGTATTTTGTTACGGGTTTGCACCTATGTTGTAGACGACACAGGCGGGTGGCGTCTAAACTCCCCGGACTCTCGCCAATCATTGTTATGGTTCTCGATTTCCCAGACAATGAAAGGCATCACCTTGAGAGGATGGGATAGCGGTGCCAATTGGTGCCGCCACGACCAAATGCGCTCGCACGTTTTGGACTGACGTGCTTGATGCGCTGGGAAGTGGGAGAGGGGGCCTCGGAAGAGGCCCCCTTCTTTTTATGCCGTCGATCTATTTTTCCTTTTTTACGTAGCCGCCGGAAGGTATGAACGGTAGAAGGAAATCAGATGGAACATTTCGTAAATGCCCCCGAATCCTACAAACGTAATGTGGACCTGCGCGCTACCTACGTGCAGGATGCGGCCACCTACGTTTCAAAGATGCGAGGGATCTCGCTGGAAGAAGCTCGAGACTTCGTCCTGCGTACCATTGCACCCACCGGCGCCAAGCCGATGAAAGACCCCATGACGATGGTTCTGGTCCGTCAGCCCAATGGCGACCGTGAACAAAAGCAGATGCACATGTCCGAGTTCCTCGGATCGGTGTACGAAAACCGCCAGATGCTTTCCCCCTCGATGACGGCCTATGTCCACCCGGACGTCGAGAAATCGCTGCTGGCCGTTTACATTGACAAGAACCTGGATCGTCGTAAAGCCGCCAAGGCTGAGATGTTTGCAGCCAAGATGGCAGGCGATGACGCTGCGGCCAACATCGGCAACTCCAAGCAGACCACGTTCAAGATCAAGAACAACTCCCTGTCCGGTGCACACAGCTCGCCGTACACGATCCTGTGGAACAAGTCCAGCCACTCCACGCTGACCTCGACTTGCCGTGTGGCCACCTCGTATGGCAACACCAACAACGAGAAGTTCCTCTACGGCAACCGGCACTACTGGTGCCCGGACATTGCCCGCAACAACATCATCTCCATCGTCAACCACACCGACCTGCCGCGCATGGAGCAGGTGATGACCACCTTTGGTCTGGTGGCACCGACGGTAGAAGAGTGCATGGGCATCATGCACCGGTGCTGTGACAACTACTGGCGCGATGATGCTGAGATGGACAACCTGCGTCAGCTGCTGAGTACGCTCAGCGACGTGGAACGTTCGGCCTTTGCCTACACCTCTGATCTGTATCACTTGGCTCAGTGTAACGATGCCTTCGTGCGCGAGTTCCTCAAGCGCCTGTCTCACCATCCGGCAGAACCGCAGTCGGTGGAGGAAGCCAAGGGTTGGATCAAACGGATGGACGGCAACTTGGAAGCGTTCGTGTTTATGCTCTGCTCCAAGGAACTGGCCGGTGGTACCCTGAAGGATGCTATGGGCGATAAGTCCAACATCCCGTTGCAGGAAGCCCGTCCGGAAGACTACGGTCGCATTGGTGCGGCTGCCAAGAGCGTGATCGACACCCTGGATTACTACCGTGATTTCATCCGGTGCTTCTGGGTCAGTGACAACCTGCCGGCATCGATCTTCCATGCCCCGGGTATCCTGCGTCGTTCGGCGGTGACCTCCGATACCGACTCGACCATCTTTACCGTTCAGCATTGGACGATCTGGTACCGCGGTCAGTTGGACTTCACCAAGGAGTCTGAGGACATCGCATCGACCACGGTGTATCTGGCCGGTCAGCTGATTCGCCACATTCTGGCCACCACCTCCGGTGCCATGGGTGTTGCCACTCAGTACGTCAACAAGCTTTCGATGAAGAACGAATACTACTTCCCGGTATTCAGCCTGACCTCGCGAGCCAAGCACTACTATGCCTACCGCGCCGCGCAGGAAGGTAACGTGCTCAAAGAGCTGGAGACGGAGATCAAGGGCGTGGCCCTGCGTAACTCCAACGTCCCGCCTGCAATCACCAAGAAAGCCCATGCGTTGATTCGCTATGTCATGGACAGCGTGATGGCCGGTCGCAAGCTCAACTCCAGTCAGGTGCTGCGTTATGTGGCCAAGGTGGAAGATGACATCCATCAAGGCGTGCTCAATGGCGATTACTCGCTGCTGGGTAAGATGCAGATCAAGTCGCCCGATGCCTACAAGAACCCTGAGAGCTCCCCATACGTCCACTACGGGCTGTGGCAAGCGGTCTTTGCCGATACGTACGGTCCGGCGCCGAGCCCGCCCTACGTCGCTGTCAAGGTCCCTGTGGATCTGGAACGAAAGACCGACGTGGCGGATTGGTTGAAGAATATGCCCGACCAAGCGATCGCTGATCGTCTGCGTACGTGGATGGAAGCCAACGGTAAGACCACGATGGCTGTGATGATGCTCCCCGAGCAGGTGTTGGCATTGACGGGTATCCCCAAGGAAATCGTCTCTACCGTGAACATTCGACCGCTGGTGATCCAGACGGTGGAATCGTTCTACCTGATCTTGGAATCGCTGGGCATCTTCATGAAGAACAAGGACCAGACCCGTCTGGTTTCTGATGAGAAGTGGTTGCTCGATCCTGAGTGGCCTTTGCCTGAACTTGAAATCGGCTAAGGGGCATAAGCCCCCACCCACGCTCCTTGACGGGGGCGTGGGTGGGGGCGGCTGCTTCAAAGGTACGGCACGATGCCGTAGTCGATGAAAATGGAGACGTCCTCGTACAGGTCGGCGGGCATGGCCGAGCGCATCGTGGTGTTTCCATCCATGTACTGCAACCAGCGCTTGATGTAATTCAAGTACTTCTGGTTCAGGTGGTTGTTGGTGTTCCGGTTGAACTGCACCAGGAAAGTGATCAGCGCCAGACGGGCCATCATGACACCCCATTGCAGCTGGGTGTTGTAGGGCATCTCCGGCAGCTTAAGCACGTGGTGTAAATTCTCAGCGCAGACCGTAGGTATGTGAGACACCAACGTGTCAAAGTCCCAGCGCTTGGGGCCGGCTTGTTCGAGGAACTTGTCCAACACCTTATCCATCTCCGTCGACCAGTCGGTGAGGTGATAGGGATGGCGGAAGGACTCGGCAACCGGCTGTGTACCGAAGAACCGGTTCATCAAGCGATTCAGGACGGCGATGTCGATTTGGCTGTCAAGCATGTTGGGCAGCGGGTAGGCCTGCAGGAACTGAGCAACGCCCCGCTCGGATTCATCCTGCTGGTTGTACGCCAGGCGCCACGCCCGGTACTGACTGGCCAACATGGGAACGTTGATCGTGATCACTGCCACACCCGGCTCAGACGACGCGAACTGAGCATCGGCCACCGGCAGTCGCAAGGTACTCATCGGATGCCACAGATAGCGGATGGGCGCAAGCTCCTCCCAATTCGCTAGACCGGCTTCGACGTCCCACGTATCAGCCGTGGCAATGATGATTTCCGTGGACCCTTTACCCAGAAAGGGCCCCGGACGCCAGACTTGCCCCTTGGACAGGGCTGAGGTCAGACGTAGGCTCTGCGTAAACAACAGAGCAATGTCGGCCACCTTGTCATTGTAGATGATGGGATCCATCTTCTGCGACACAGGCACGCTGTAGAGCAAGCGCGTCAGCAAGTGACCGCCCGGAAGGTAGCGGGGGTTCATCCTCCGGTACCGCTTGATCTTTTCAATGGACAACTGCAGCCCATCACGGATCCTGCGGAAGTCGGGGAAGATCAGTCCCCCGCCGAAATGGTTGGGAGACTCGTTCAACAACTGATACATGTCTCCTCCAACGGGGACGGTAAAGGGAGTTGGGAAAAGGCTATATAATTCCGGTCCGGAACCTGCTTACGTAATTTGTTACTCCAGAAGCCCTATGTTGTAGGGAATACGCTCCCTAGACATCCAACCGCAACTGGGTGTCGAGAAAGCCGAGGTATATTGTCTCCTACCTCTAGTTTGGTGTGGATTCGAAAGTTTTTCACAACTAGACTATACCCTTGACAACAGTAACGAGCAATCGGAACTGGTGTTCGCGCGAACTACCCATACCGCAACAATCCGCTAGCAATCGAAGATCCATAGAAGAGGAATACACCATGTCCGTTACCCGCGGCAGCGACAACAACAGCAACAACAAGAACACCTCGCAGAACGAAGGCGGCAGCCACACCTTCGGCACCTCGTTCAACCAGACCGGTGGTGCGCAGACCGCCGGCAACGCGCAGGCCTCCGGCGCCAACGGTCGCGTGACCTCCAGCCGTGGTGGCCTGGGCAAGCTGCTGGGCATGCGTTCGGGCGTGGGCCGTCGTCGTCCGGCGGCTGAACTGCAGAAGATGCAGGAAGCCTTCGTCGAAGAGTTCAAGGCCTACGAAGGCAGCCCGGTCCTGCCGGAAGCGCAGCCGCACCGCCTGATCATGGCCGACCGCGGCCGTCTGAACAAGAAGGTCGACGCCCTGATCGTCGCCCTGCCGGTCCAGCACGAAGGCGGCATCCACATGGTCATCCACACCCTGCTGGTCGAAGACGCCAACGACGTCTACGAAGCCAACCAGTGGCAGGTGGGCGGCAAGCAGTACCGCATCAGCACCGTGGTCGGTGACGTCTACGACGCCGCCTTCGCTTCGACCATCGTCGAAGTGGTGCGCGAGCAGACCGGCGTGAACTTCACCTCGTACGACGCCGGTCACCAGACCCTGCCGGCCGAGATGAACATCCTGGACAAGGAAGCCATCCACAAGATCGCCTTCTTCGTCGCCGAAGCCCTGCTGCGTACGGCGCTGTCGCAGGTCATCAAGACCACCGCCGACGTCATCTCCCTGTCCGACCTGGGCGAGAACATCCAGACCACCGCGGCCATCGACTTCCGCAACGTCCAGAGCCAGACCGCCGCCGGCCTGCCCCTGCTGGGCGAGTTCGACGTCAAGCTGCGCTACAGCGAAGGCACCACCTCCGGCAACACCGGCGGCGCCAAGGCCTTCGACCTGGGCAACCAGATCCCGCTGGGCGGCGCTGAAGGCTTCATCGACCTGTCGTACTCCGAGCCGCCGGCAGCTGGTTTCGGCCAGCAGCCGATCACCCAGCAGTACTACGCCAAGGCCGTGCTGACCCGCCTGGACACCGACCAGGACGTCATCACCCCGGAACTGCAGATGCTGGCGCTGCTCGGCGCGACCCTGGTCGGCCGCAACATGAACTGGGCCCGCACCTGGTCGCCGTCCTTCCGTGGCCTGAACGCCGACCTGAACGACATCGGCGCGATCGGCTACGAGATCCCGGCTCCGGACGGCAACCCGATGGGCCGCATCGACACCACCTCGGCGCAGTTCGACGACGCCGCGCTGGCACGCCTGGTGATGACCTTCGTCCACGCACAGCCGCTGGTGGCCATCGACGTGGAAGAAGCTGGTGAGCTGTCCTGGCTGAACCGTACGCTGCTGGACGCAGCGGCCGGCAACGCCGATGCCGAGCAGGCCATCGTGACCGCGATGAACAACCTGACCGCGGGCAACTTCAGCCAGATCTGGAACGGTGGCGAGATCGTCATCGACGACCAGAACCGCATCCACCTGGGCTACTACCAGGCCGATGACGGCGTCAACAGCCGCGTGGACCTGCGCGACCTGCGTTACCTGTCGGTGCTGAACCGCTACGCGGACGTCGACCCGTCGATGATCGTGAAGTGGCAGGCCACCTTCGACGACGTCGGCGTGGATGCTGACGTGCGCCTGGCCGAACGTGAAGACCTGATCCGCAAGATCCTGGGCCCGACCGTTCGCATCACCGGCTACGCTCGCCGCCTGACCTTCACCCCGGACTTCCTGGACAAGGCGCTGGAAGCTGCCGGCCAGGCCGGTCTGCGCATCCGTCCGGAGAACACCCTGATCGGCTTCGGCCACACCGCGGTTCGCGGTCGCGCCAACATGGCCGACCTGACCTTCGGTGGTGGCGGCGGTCGCGCCGTGTTCAACTCGGGCGCCGGCGCTGCCGGTGGTCGTAACCTGAACCGTCCGTTCACCGGTCGCGGCAACACCTGGGGCCGCTAAGTCTACGACGTGAGTCGTTGACGAAGGTCAAATAGCAGTACGTGAGAAAGGCCGCCCTCCGGGGCGGCCTTTCTTTTTTGCCGTCCACGTGTAAAAAGCAACTCAACGCATTAATAGAATGATCCGGTGTTTTGCTGGGCTAGCCCCGGAATTAGAATAATCGAAGAGCCCAGTGCAACAAGGGGAAGTATCATTGACGCACTAATCGAATTCGACCCCGAGTCGATCGATCCACCCCTGCGCGCCCGCCGACGCGCAGGCATTGACAAGTGTCGGAAGTTCGACGGCATTACCACGCGTCTGGTGGACCTCGATCGCGACTTTGAGACGGCGGCTAACCCGCCGGTGATTGTCAACACCTTCAACGTCAACACTGCTGAAGACAAGCAGTTGCTGGACAACCTGATCTACACCTACTACGAAGGCGATAGCCTGAATGTGATTCCGACCTGTGACTGCGGTCGGACCAAGGGTGCATCCAAGATCGGCAGTCGCTGCCCCAAGTGCAATGGTGAGATCCGTCCGGTCAGTGAACGACCGCTGGAATCGCTGTTGTGGCTGGCTCCGCCTGACGGCGTGAGTACGTTCATCAATCCGCAGGTCTGGACCATGTTGTCCAAGGCCCTGACCCACGGTGGTGTGAACGGACTGGCATGGCTGTGCGATCCGACGATGTCGGTGGGCAACGAGCCCCATCGCGAGATCCGCAAGATGATGGATCTGGGCATCGAACGTGGTATCAACAACTTCCACGAGAACTTCGATGAGATCATCGAGCGTCTGTTCGGGGCCGGGGTGATCTCCGGTACCAGCCGCCGTCAGAAAGATGACCTGCACCTGTTCATCAAGCTCAACCGTGACAAGATCTTCTGCCGCCACCTGCCGATCCCCTCGCGCTTGGGTTTTGTGGCTGAACGATCCACCACCGGCTCCTTCGCCGATACCACGATGAAGACGGCCATCGAAGCGATCCGCACGATCTCGGCAACCGTGCACTCGCTGATCCCGTTGGACATCCGTCGCCTGCAAGCGCGTACGGTCAAGGCCAACGAGTACCTGGCAGAGTATCACCAGGAGTACATGTCTGCTACGCTGACGTCCAAGCGTGGCTGGCTGCGTAAGAACGTGTTCGGCTCCCCGCTGTACTTCACGTTCCGCGCGGTGATCTCCTCGCTGTCTGAGCGTCACGAGTACGACGAACTGCATCTTCCGTGGGGTGTGGCAGTTTCCACCTATGCCATCCACCTGACGTCCAAGATGTATCGGATGATCAACCCGGACACCAACCGTCCGTTCACTCCCAACGAAGTGCTCAAGCATCTTCGTGAGCACACGCTGCGTTACAGTCCGCTGCTGGACCAGCTGTTCAAGGAGTTGATCGCCGAATCGCCGTACAAGGGCCTGCCAGTCCTGTTCAACCGCAATCCGTCGCTGGACCGCGGTTCGATCCAGGAGTTCTTCGTCACCAAGATCAACCCCGATCCGAAGATCAACGCCGTGGCCATGTCGGTCCTGACGCTGAAGGCGCCCAACGCCGACTTCGACGGTGACGCATTGAACGGCACACCGCTGTTGTCCAACCGCCTGGAGCGTGCGTTTAGCGTACTGGCTCCGCACCAAGGTGTTCTGGACTTGGACCGTCCACGCCAGATGTCCAAGAACCAGGCCATGCCGCCGCCGGTCGCAAGTACCATCGCGAACTGGTTGCACCGCGGCAAGTAAGAGTGAGGCCCTTCGGGGCCTCTGTTTTCCTACCCAATCGAGAACGAGCAATGACCCAGAAGACCGATACCGATTTCGCCCGCGCACTGGCCCTGTCGCTGAACCAGGTTCTGCCGATCGCCAAGCGTGCCGCCCAGGCCGACGGCGTGGCCAACGCCAATGCCAACCTGCGTCACCTCAATGACGTCAATGCCAACGGCGAAACGGACGCGTCCAACTTCAACAAGGCTCAGCTGGAGAAGGACGTGGCCGCCCACCGCGCCGACAACCAGCGCCTGCAGCGTGCCTCGCACCTGCTGCAGCAGTTCGACCAGACCGAGCAGCACGTGCGCGATCTGCCGGAGGACCATTTCGATGGCTCCTTCGAAGTGAAGTTCGAAGACTAAGCGCCGGCATACAGCGGAGGGCCCAAGTGGCCCTCCGTCCTGTGCCCTCAATTGGATTTTTCTTTATGTCTGACGTCAAGCCGACTTCGCTCTACCCCAAGCTGCCGGTCCTCAACCTCAGCTATGACAACACCCGTTACAGCTGCACCCCGATGTTGTCCTGTAGCGATACGGCCGAGATCCGCATCACAACGCGCGTCGGCCTGTTTGGTGATGAGGTGGTCCACCGCTATTCGATGGACCTGATGCGGCAGCTGCGCAATGACAAGCGCCAGTTGCCGGTCAAAGCCGTGCACGAGGCTAACCTGCGCTACCTCAACCGCATCGCAGGGCGCATGTTGCACGATGCAGGTGCCGGCCACAGTGAGCTGTGGCCTGTGGCAATCGTTGTCCAGTTGTCGCCAGATCTGGAAGCCTACCGGCGCTCTTTCGATGTCGAGGAATGGCAGCTGATCTTGACCGGTCTGGTATCGGGGGACGTGTTGGCCATGGATGTTGAGGCAGACGGGACCGTTCGCGGGAAGTCCTCCATTCGTAACTAGGAGCCCACCATGTACTTTGTCAATGGCGTCAACAGCCTCGGTGATCCGTACACCATTCATTTCTACCAGCACAACGGTGGCCTGATGGGCGAGGTCACTCCAGCCCACTCGTTGCCGAGGGGTGAGTTGGAGAAGGTGATGGCCGATTGGGGTAACGCCCATCTCCATGTGTTTGATCAACTGCCTGACTTCAATACCTCCCGCATCCAGAACATCATTGAAAAGTCCATGGCTGAGTTCCGTAAGGACCTCAGCACCATCACCCATGGTCTGCGGGAACGTCAGCAAGCATCCGACAACCTGACCCAGTTCTTGGGCGTCAGCCTGCGCGGTGTGTTACCCTACGCCATCGAGAGCGTGGCACAGCGCCGCTACCAGGCACAGCTCAACGAAGACCCCGAGGCCGCCGCCTCGGTAGCGCTGGCTCATCGTCAGATCGACCGCGCCGAAGCTGCACTGACAGCCTTGCGCGAATCGGACCTCAACATCGAAGCATTGAATGACGACGAACTTGATGGTGAGTTCACGATCGTCTTCGAGGAGTGATTATGGACATCAACAAACAGACGGCCGCCCGTGTCTGCAATCTGGTGGTCGAAGGCGTCAGTCCGCAGGTGGCTGCCCTCCAGGTGCTGGGGAGTGTCAATCATCCGGCTGTCGATGTGATCGAACAGTTGCAGCGTGCGGAAGGTGAGGACTATTCCCGTGCCATCCTGAAAGTGGCGGCCAAGGGGCTGGAGGAAATCGCCCCCGACCCCCGAGCTGACAACCTCGGCCGTGCTTTTGAGGTGATGGAGAATAAGCTGTATCAGGTTGGAGAGGAAATAAACAAGGAACGTAGGTTGACCTGCGCCTTGGGCGTCGCCCTCCGTCAGGTATTGCCGTTTGCCGAAAACGAAGTGGCCAGTCTGCACGACGATGCACAACGAGATGGTGATGAGGGGTTTGCCGAACAGGCCGAAGAGGGCAGTCGCTCCCTCCACCGTGCTCGAGTGCTGTTGGACAAGCTTGATAAGGGTCCCCTCTCGATTCGTCACACGAAGGACGACGCCTTCGATGAAGAGTTCCAGATCAAGTTCGAGGACTAACCGGATCTGAAAACTATACCATCTCTTTGTAACAACAAGAGAAGGTTTAGGATGCAGTTCAGGTGAAGTGGATTTTTACAGGCCTTTCTAACACTATAGACTTCCAAGGGAAACGAAATGGCAGTTTTGATTGATGGCGATGCCACGTCGTTTAGCGCGGCGCTCTATGGACGGCCACGCCAAGAGACCGTGCAGTTTCTGCAGCAACAGTTCGATGACCCTACCCGGGCCATGAACTTCGCCAACAGTTCGTTCTACGAACGTTCGCGGCAGGTCTTTGAGGTGAAGTTCAGTGACGAAGCAATGGCCAAGTACGATGCCGTTGCCCGTAGCCTGAACCGTATGTGGGACACGGACAACATCCGTGAGCTGCACACGCTGGAGGAGTTCAGGAACGCCAAACCGCGCATGCAGCGCTGGGTCATGGCCAACCCGTTCATCCGTACCCAGTTCAAGCAAGGACGTGTCGCCGGCTACGGCGAATCGTATATCGACCACAAGCAGCAGGGCATCGGCGAAGACCACTACGACTACCAGCTGGCGCGTAGCGGCTTTGCCACGTTCGACGATGAGAATGGGTGGACAGCGACCACCTACGCCGTCGAGCTGCTGGATGGCGATGAAGCACCGACGTTCTCCGAGCAGGTGGACATCGACCGGACCTGGGCACGCGCTGAAGCGCTGCTGATGTTTGGTAGTGATGACCCGACCTCGCCCGAAGGCGGCAAGTGGGGCTAATTGAAAAAACCGGGACCCTTCGGGGTCCCGGTCTCTGGAGAGAGATTTTCTTTTTCAAGGCTTAGCCATGGTTACCCAAGTAATCCCCACGCTCAGCTTGGCCGGTTTTGTCCAGGACATGCCGACCAAGATTGACCGTATGCTGGCGTACTACCTGACCAGCGACTACTCCCAGTCCAACGTGTTCAAGGGCAGGATCCTGTCCCTGCAAAAGCACGTGCAGGCTTATCAGCATGACCTGCGCACGTTGACCACCAAGGTACGTGAAGATCTGGAAGGTTATTTCGGCGCGGTGTGTGATGCACAAACCATCTCCGTGTCCGCAGAGACCCCCAACCCTGACGACCCCAACCGTATCAACCTGTCGATCTCGGCCATGCTGTACAAGGACGGCAAGGGCTACAGTCTGGGCAAACTGATTGAGACTCAAAACTCGATCACCCTGAGCATCATCAACCTGAACAACGAAGGCGTCGTTTCGTCATGACCACCAAGCCGGCCAAGAAGGCCACCAAGAAAAGCACCGCTGTCCCCGCAGGCAAGGTCAACCTGACCCGCAAGCCGACCAAGCGGGTGGCTACACCCGCCACCCAGGCCCTGCTGGACAAACTCAACAGCGCCGATCCGACGCCCGCTCTGTCTGAAGCTGAACGTCGCGAACAGGGCCGTCAGTTCGCCGGCAAGATGCTGGGCGACATCGCCCGCCTGAACAACCAGGTCGCCTTCCTGCACGATCAGAACCAGAGCCACTTCCAGGAAATCAGCGACCAGCTGATCTTCCAGCACGAATGCATCCGCGTTCTGTTCGAGCACGCCCACCTGCCGATGCCGGTGCGCCAGCCGCGCCTGGTCGATGCCAAGATCGAACTGATCGCCCCGGCCGATGCCACCGACGAAGACAAGACCCTCGAGCTGAAGGTCGCCGTCCACAAGAAGGCCCACCCGGTCTTCGGCAACGTCGAACTGATCCTGGGCGTGGGCAGTGATGCCAGCACGATCACCATCGACAAGCTCAACCCGCTGGTCGGTCAGCGCCTGCAGGAATCGATCGCCGAGCTGAAGGCGACCAAGAAGCTCAAGTACGGCCAGTACTACTTCGTGAAGACCCTGCTCTTCCACGCCCGGCCGGTCACCGAAGACAGCCAGCCGGTCAACGGCGGCGCTGGCGAGGAAAACGGCGATGTCGAACAAGCATAACGACATTCCGCAGGACCCGGCGGAAAACCTTCCGGACATCACCGAAGCCTTTGCCATTTTGGCAGAGGCCACCCAGGTGGAAATCCCGAAGATGCCCGAGCCGATGTTCCGTGAGCATCTGCTGCCGATGCTCTCTGCGCCGGCCGGGGTCAAGACCGATCTGACCAAGTGGTTGGACGTGGCCGGCACGCCGCTGCGCGCCATTGACGTGGTTGATCCCATCACCGGTGTCACGCTGTTCCGTGTACCGCCGCTGATGCGTTCACTGCCCACGGTCTACCAGCAGGAAGTGAACTACTCCAACATCATCGTCGAAGCCAAGGCGCATGGTAACGTGCACTCCAGTCAGGAGGACATGTATCTGCGTCGTGAGTTGGCCAAAGCCAACATCGCCGGACCGAAGATCGATCTGGAAACGGCCGCGCAGTGGAATCTTATTCTGGCGCGCTATGATCTGCCCCTGCTGCCGATCCCCGGTGCAGAGCAGGCAGCAGCCTCCGGCGGGCTCCCGCTTCCGGCAGGTGCCGGCGCGTTGTCGGTCTCCGATGACCAGGACGATTTCTAAGTAGGACAGCATGAAGCCCGATTTGTATCTCGCCTCACTTTCAGACATCCACACCGGCCACCCCAAGACATTGACGGAGGCCATCATCAACAGCCTGCGTCGTGCTTTGCCGGACGTGGAGTCCACGCATAAGCTGGACCTGATCCTGTTTGGTGGCGACTTCTTTGATCGGCTTCTCCAGCTGAATCAATGGGACGTGCCCATGATCCTTGAATGGGCCGGCCTGTTCTTCCAGATGGCCGAACGGGAAAAGATCTACGTGTATTTCATGGAAGGTACTCCCTCCCATGACTGGGGCCAGCAGCGCGTGCTGCAGGTCCTGAAGAAGCTGGGCATGGGTAAGCGCTATGTCCACTTTGTTGATGAGCTGAGCATCGTCCACAACGACGATCTGGATCTGGACATTCTCTTCGTCCCTGACGAATGGCGTCCTGAACCGGATGACACGTGGATGGAAGTGCGTCAGCTGATGATGGACAAGGGTTTGGAACAGGTGGATTTCACGGTGCTACATGGCGCCTTTGATTTCCAGCTGCCCGCCCATGTCACCGTGCCCAAGCACATGTCTGAGCGCTACCAGAGCATCACCCGACATCGGGTGTACGGCGCACATATCCACACCCCTTCGGTCAATGGCAACATTCGAGTGAACGGGTCCCTGGAGCGGCTTTCTCACAACGAGGAAGAAGACAAGGGGCACTGGCGCTGTCAGTTCCGCGACGGTCAGGTGTTCAAAGACACCTTCGTTGTCAATGAAGGCGCCAAGATTTACAAGACCTTCGATTACTCTGGATCGCAGGTAGATGAGGCCTTGGAATCCATCTCCGCCGAGGTGGTAAAATTGCCTGATGATAGTCACGTCCGGATCAAGGCCAACAAGGGCGATGGAATCTTGTCCAGCTTTGATGTGCTACGCAAGCGCTTCCCCAAGATCCACTGGTCCTCCAAGGCGACCGAAGCTGAGGTCGTACAGAAGAACCTGCTGGTGGATCTGCGTGGTACCTTTGCCCAAGTGCAAATCACGCCCGACAATATCGCCGAGTTGCTCAGTGACCGACTGGACGGGTTGCGTCTGGATCCAATTGTCCTTGAGCGTTGTCAACAACGTATCCGGGAGATTGCCCGATGAACCACGTCATGCTGGCGGCACTGGAAAACCGCGAGAAAGGACAGATCCCGGTTTCGATCGGGACGTCCTTGGCACTGGAAGCAGGGGCCGGGACTTACCCCGACCGCCCGGAGAGTCCGCCTCCGTTTACCCGTGCCAAGCAATTGTGGATTAATCTGCGCACGATTGTCCGTAATTTATATGGGTGCCTGTCCACTGATCTGAGAGAGTCAGTTCTACCGGATGATGTGTGGCAAGTGGCTCTTGAAGAGCTTGCCATCATCGACGCTGCGGTTGCCAAAGCGTCCATGGGCAACACCCAAGTAGTGTACTATGTCAGCGACTACAAGGGACTGGCAAAGCGCTACCCTGGGGCAATCTTGAAGGAGGCCAAGACCTCCCGACAGGTGATCCAACAAGAGCTGGAGAACCGCACCCTGAAGCTGATGCTCGAACACAACCATCAGCAGAAGAACGTGCAGTTCTTTGACTTTGAAATCGAAGGTCAGCATCCTGACAGCTTCATCATGACCCACCTGCCGGTGGACCTGCTGGCTCGCTACCGGTTTTCACGGCTGGAGCTGCTGGAGTCCCACACCGGCAAGATCAAAGGTCCTGCGGAGTGGAACACGAAACTGACCAACGGAAAAGAGCTGGCGAACATTCCGTTCAATAGCTTCACCCTGCAACTCTTCGGGGACAATGGCAACATGTTTTCTCCCCAGTCCATTTCGATTCGTCGCGTCCTTTTGGAGGCGGCTCAGAAGTGGGGCTGGACCAACGTCAGCGGTATGGAACGAGTGCGTGACACGATCGGCAAGATCGCTAACGACCATCATCGTGAACAGCTGGTGAAGTTGCTGTAAAAAGAGACGCACAAGTCTAATCCCTTGAGGACTATTAACTGGAACCCGCGACGATGTCCGACGGCTACAATCGAAACAACAATCAACAGAACCCCAACGCCAAGCCGCCGAACGCGCTGAACGAGTTCAGCCTGAAGCTGACCGGCGAGCCGATCAACGGCAGCAAGCGTTCGCCCTCGCTGATGCTCAACGTCAAGCGTGACGGCAAGGCCGGTCCGTGGATGGTCAACTGCGAAGCGCGTACCGGCGTGGATGATGACAAGGACTACGGCAAGATCCCGTTCCTGCTGGACATCCCGACCGCCTTCATGGTGCTCGATGCCATCACCAAGCATGCCGACGCTGCGGCAGCTGGCAAGGAAGGCGATTTCACCAAGATCGAAATCTCCAACCGCCGCTTCATGCGCAACCAGAACGCATGGTCGAAGGAACCGATGCTGGAAGGCTCGATCACCATCGGTCACACCACGGCCAAGCCCGAAGGCGGCGGCGGTGTGGTCTACATCGGCGTCAAGTCGTGGGATACCAACCGTCCGATCTGCAAGTTCCTGCTGAAGCCGATCGTCGACTTCCGTCGTGCGGTCAAGCTGTACCAGAAGGACGGCACCGAATGGGCCGAAGGTCCGCTGTCGCAGACCTACGCCCGTGCCTGGGCTCGCGCCATGGGCCACATCCTGACCCAGCTGTACGCCGACGAGTTCGTCCCGCTTCCCCCGCGTGAGCAGGGTGGTAACGGTGGCGGCGGTGGTGGCTACGGCGGCGGTGGCGGTGGTAACCGCGGTGGTGGCAATTACGGTGGTGGTGGCGGCAACCGCAATGGCGGTGGCGGCGGCTACAACGGTGGCAACAACAATTCCGGCGGCGGCAACTCCGACGGTGGCGGCGCAGCGGCCAGTGGCGGCTGGGACGACGACATTCCGATGTAATAATCGGGCAACGGCGGAATGGGGCCTTCGGGCCCCGTTCTTCTCCCCCATTCATTAGGCCCTTTAGAAAGCCTAATGCTATTAGCCGAGGAACTTCATGAAACCTGTGACGTCCGTGGTGACCTTGTAAGACCTGTAAAGACCAATCGAAAACTCTCGCTCACAATGACGCTGATGCGCATTGCGGGCGGGTAGGAGACATGGTGTCTCCACCAGAGTGGGACGGTATGCCGCATAAAAGCTTCGAGAATCTAGTCCATTCAAAAAAGAAACAGGCGTATACTATCCCCATGTAAGTCATCCCGCAAGGATAAACACCCGCCATGAAAATCAGTGCAGTAGCGGCCCCCAACTCTGGCTTGAGCATGATCAAGCTGGAACACAAGGGCAGGTTCAACACGTGGGACGTGTCCAGCACGTACTCGCGCACGCAAAACAGCAACAAGGAGAAAGAGGAGGAAATCGACACCGCCACTCTCTTCGCCGAAATCAATGACTACTGGGCCAGCCTCTCTCCCGAGCGGCAGGATGGTATCTTCGAGACCTACCAGAGCATCAGCGAAATCTTCGAGGCCGACTACCAGCTGGAAACGGCCACCAACAAGCTGCGCCAGAAAGTGGCGCTGCTGTACAACTACCAGCCGCTGGGCGAGATCCAGCACTTCTTGAAGTTCCACGCTGACATCCAGTATCCGTCTTCGGTGCGCGAGAGCTTGGACAGTGCCAACAGCAATAGCCGTGCAGAGCGTACGTACCTGCGCAGCGATTACTTCGGCCTGGTTTCCCTTGCGGTGGCCCTGCGCCCGATGATTCCGATCTGGGGCCAGTTCATCGAGCACTCCCGCCGAGAACTCGGGAACAACTACAAGGAGTACATGGCCTTTGGTCTGCTGAAGAATACCCAGCTGGCCCGTTGCCATGAACTGGAGCGCCTGCGCGAGTTCATCCATTCCTCGATCGCCAGTCAGACCACCGGCGATAAGACCTTCACCACCGTCCTCGGTGGCCTGGGTACGGAGGAACTGCCGGTGTGGCTGATGGCCATGACCGCCGTGCGTCGTCTGGCTTCCTCGACCGTTTCCGGTCCGGGTGACAGCGTCAACCTGATCGCCAAGGTCCACTACTACGTGGACAGCAAGATGAAGTCGCTGGACCGGGACTTCGGACGCGCCTTCGGTGGTAAGGTGTCGGAGAAGAAGCAGACCGGCAGCGCTGATGGCGACAACACCTCCCACGTGGAGATGTACAAGATCAAACCGGACATCTCTGACGGTGACATTGTCAGCCTGAACGTCTACGCTGAAGATCCGTATCGACTGCTGGCTGCACGCGAGCCGTCGGTGCCGGTGGATTACCTGGAGCAGTGCCTGGCCGTGACCAGGAAGCTGGACCAACAGGACATCCAGCCACATCAGCTGTGGTTGATCAAGTGGGCGATCTACCCGACCCTGCCGCCGCGGGGCATCGACGTGATCACCATCGAACCGCTGCTGAACTGCATGGCCGTTGCGCAGGCTGTGCTGTGGCACTGGGGCTTCTTCGATCTGGCTGCGATGATCACTGCGACCCCGCAGATGACCACTGATGACCTGCTGATCGGCATGTCGGAAAACCGCTCCCGCATTCCCAAGGAACATCTGGGTCGGATGCAGGAGAACTACCCCTACACCCTGCCGGTGAAGAAGAATCAGTCTGCCCGCCAAGGCAACGTTGCGGCCCGCGCCGTTGACAAGCTGGCTGACATTCTCACGCGCAGCGACTGGATCCTCAACGCACCGCCTGCGTTGGTGGCAAAGACCAGCCGTATCGGCAATTCTCGTACGCTGAGCGCTCCGCCGGATCTGAAGATCCAGTTGAGCAATCTGCTCGAGCACCCCAACTTCGCAAAGTGAGTCGAGACTTACAATGAAAATCAACAAGATGATCCTGCTCGAAATGGGCACCTTCGACGAACAGTACCAGCGCCCGTTCCAGGCGTACGTCGACGGTACGTCCATGGCGGCCCTGCAGGAGGCCACGCACTACGGTCAGAACCTGACCCCGGCCGCTCTGGGCGCAGTCGGTGCGGACATCATGCGCGTTTCGGCAACCACCACCGGTACTGCGGCCATCGCCAATGGCTTTGACACCGGCCGCCTGTGCTTCATGATGGAAGTGGAGTTCCCGGGCACCGCCGGGATGGTGGCTGTGGAGTGGCTGCTGGGCTACACCGATCACGTCGGTGTCCAGCAGTCCGCCTTCGGTGGCGGACTGGTGTTCGACAAGAACATGCGCCTGTTCTTCAACAACGTGATGAAGGGCCGTCGTGTCGCCAATGCCAACGCCTTCGGTCGTGGCACGCACACCAACGTCAGCGGGTCCTACCAGCTGATCAACCACGACTTCCGCGCCAACATCAACAACCTGCAGCACCAGCCGCGTCTGATGCGTCCGCAGGACGTGTTCTACTCCTGGTCGATGGCCAACCAGCGTCACCTGCTGGGCGACGAGCTCCAAGACGTGCGTTCCACCCATGGTCCGGAACGCGTACAGGTGTCCAACCGCCAGAATGTCGTGCCGGGTCAGTACCTGTCGCGCATGCTGGAGACCTGGCGTACCCAGTCGGTTCTGGACGAAGTGGACTCCGGTTCGCTGAACTCCCAGATGGGTGCTTCGGTGGCTGAGCCGACGATCTCGCGCCTGCGTTCGCTGCAGGAGCTGTCGTTGGTGTCCGAACTGCGTGCAGGTGGCTCCATGACGTGGGGTCAGCTCCTGCAGGCCGAAGACACCGGCCGCCTGGAGGACATCGTGATGGTGGTGCTGGCCCAGTCCCAGCAGTACCGCAACAACCTGGCCCAGCGCGGCGCCTACGAAGGTTGGCACGGCAATGGCAACCACACCCTGATCGCCAACCAGATCGTCCAGTCGGTGCCGGGTGTGATGCTGCAGCTGATGCTGACCGAACTGGACTTCTCGGTCACCAACCAGACGCTCAACGGCGAATGGGAAGTGCTGTTTGAGAACGTACAGTCCTTCAACGATGGCGACAAGGTGCAGCAGATGCACGCCTTCCGCGCCAAGCTGACCAACGAGCTGATGTCGGGTATCTCCCGCGGCGGCTTGATCCCGATGGAAATCCACGCCAGCTTCAACGTCGTGGGTCAGACCTTTGTCCAGGTCAGCATCGATGGTGGTCCGTTCACTCCGTTCATGGCCCCCAGCTTCTGCGACGGGCTCTTCTCCAACATCCGCTCGCCCGACGCCACCACGTTGGACCGCTTTGCTGACAACCTGAACAAGATCACCACCAGCTTGCAGCAGGATTCCTCCGCCGGCGGCTTCGGCTACGAGCCGAACGACAGCCAGTTCACTCCTTCCATCATCGGTAACAACTATGAAAATCAGGGATCTCTATAAATCCATCCTCGAGGCTGTCGGCGCCACCATCAACGACGAAGGCCTGATCTCCATGCTGGTACCGGATTCCGATCCGGTGCCGATGCAGGTCAGCGACAAGCGTCTGGCGATGCCGCACGACAAGCTGCTCAACCAGGGTGCCTTCAACTCCGACGGTGGTCTGATCGCCTTCCATCCGATGTGTGAGAACGTCGTGCTGGAAACCTCGCCGGTGTTGGAAGCGTTGGAAAAGGCCATGCTGTTCCGCCTGACCTACATCCTGCGCGAACTGATCATGCAGCTCACCGCCGTGGCTGCTGACTCCAAGCAGCACAAGAAGCTGAAGATGGCCGCCCACGGTCTGCTCTCGGCGCTGCCGACGGCCGACGAGAAGACCCGCGATGCCTTCATCAAGGTGATGGAGAACACCAGCGTGATCGGCACCAAGAAGCTGATCTCGCTGTACACCCGCAAGGGCGGCACCTACGCTGGCGAAAAGGTCAGCCGTCTGGGCCGGTTCTTCCCCTCGATCATCGATCAGCTGGACGAGAAGGAACGCACCCTGCTGGGTGTGAACCTGCGCAAGGCCGACGTGGCTGCCTTCCCGGCACTGCTGCAGTACCTGCTGCCGGACTTCCGTGATCCGGACCAGTACGCCGCCCCGTCCAACAGCCAGGTGGCTCCGACCTTCCAGGCGCTGGTGAAGACCTACGCCAAGGTGGCCAAGCAGCTGAACAAGGTCGTGGCACTGCATGCCGACCACCTGTCCAACGCCGACTCGCTGACGATCGACGTGGAATGGCTGGACGCGGTGCAGGACCTGTCCAAGTACCGCGAGCTGATCCCGGTGCTGCCGGGCAACGACGGCGCCGATGGCACGAAGAATGCCAAGGCTACCGGCGCAGCCAAGCCGGCCAATGCACCCGTCGGTTACGGTCAGCCGGCACAGCCGGCGATCAACCGCAGTAGCAATGGCGTGAACGTGGATGATGCCCTGCGCGCAGTGATGCCGCAGCGTGCCTTCAACCCGCGTGCACAGACCGGCTGGGGCAGTGCTCGTCAGGATCCGGAAGCCGATCTGCCGCCGTGGGCTCGCACCCAGCAGCAGACCCAGTTCACCGCCCGCAGCGGTGCCTGGGGCAACACCGGCGGTACCGGGTCGCTGTAAGGCGGCATAAAGCGAGGGCCCCCATCGGGGCCCTCGCTCAGGTCAGGTAATTTTCTTCTGTCCGGTCAACGACACCGCCACCAGCTGTTGCAAGGTGGAACGTGCCGGAATCATCACCGTCACCGCTTCACCGTTGTACGCCGTCGACGAATACAGCCCGTTCACGCGCATCACAGTCCAGTGCATGTAACGCGGGATGTTCAACTCCGTCAACGCACCGAAGAAGTCACCTTCGTATTTGTACCCCAACTGGGGAGTGATCGCCACGACCTCCATTTCGGTGGAGGACCGCAACCACGTCAGATGGGATTCCACCAGAAGGCGCCAGGCTTTGGTGTAGTAAACATCAGAACCTGAATCGCCCATCTCGTTGAGAACCGACATGGCCATGGAACACACCTCAAAGTTATTTCGTATACATACTATTCCTTAGTAGGGTGACACCTACCAAGCCTGCTCCGCCTAGCAGATTGCTGTAACCAGCTTGAGGATTCAACACCAATGTTCAACTACCCCGTAAACGAGCACCGCGCAGAGCTGGCCTCGTCAGGTGGCTGGAACCCCCAGATCCAACACGACTCGTCCGCTCGTGTGCAGATGATGGGCAGCCACCTCAGCCAGGCCTTGCCGGTCATCGGATGCGAAATCCGCCGTATTCTCACCGGCATGGAGCGCGAGTTCGGTCGCGCTACGTTCGACATCTCACTTCCCTGCGATGCTGAGATCGTCAAGGTAATCCAGAAGTACCCGCCGACCATCGGCGCAGGTGGCATCAAGAAGAATCCGACGACTGCGATCGTCTACATGGATGCCAACACCAAGACCTTCGACATCTTGGAGTTCAACAACTACCACTGCATGCATCAGCACTTCGGTTTCAACTACGTGCTGACCAAGGACATGAAGCGCATCGTTCCGGGCGCTCGCATTCCGGCCGGTACCGTGCTGGGCCGTTCGCCCACGCTGGATGAGCAGGGCAACTATCGCCTGGGTACCAACCCGCGCGTGGCCATGATGTCCCTGCCGGGTATCATTGAGGACGGCGTGATTGCATCGCGCAGTTACTGCAAGGCCAACACCACCCACTGCATCGAAAGTCGTGATCGCAGCTGGGGCAAGAACTGGTTCCCACTGAACCTGTACGGCACCGATGAGATCTACAAGCCGTTCCCGGACATCGGTGACACCATTCGTGAAGACGGACTGATCTTTGCCTTGCGGCGCGCGCCGCAGGACGATGACATCATTCTGGCGCCGCTGATGATGTCCAAGGCCGCACTGCGCGAAGTGGACTACTTCTTCGACCGTTGCGAATACGGCCACCCCGGTGCCACGGTGACCAATATCACCGTCCGCCATGACGATCGACAGACACCGCCCACCCCGCCGGGGATGGAGGTGCAGACCATGAAGTACTACCGTGCTGAGTGCCTGTACCATCAGTCGATCCTGGATTGCCACCGGATGCTCTCCGGCCGCCATCGTGAGCACCTGCAGATCAGTCCGAAGTTCCAGGCCATGCTGCGCGAAGCACGCATGTACCTGCCGTGCCCGATCCGTTCCAAGTCCACCCAGATGTACCAGCTGCAACCGCTGGACGATTGGCGGGTGGATCTGACCTACGAGTACGAATTCGAACCGACCATCGGCTCCAAGGTCACCGGCCTGCACGGCGACAAGGGCGTGATCTGTCAGGTCTGGGAAGACGAAGACATGCCGGTGGATGCATGGGGCAACCGTGCGGACATCATCGTGGCTGCACTGTCGACCATGGACCGCATGAACATCGGCCGCCCGATCGAGCATGAAGTCAACGGCTCGATGGAAATGCTCACCGAGGCGATCCGTGAATCGCTCAACTGGCCGGCCGATCCGTCCAACCCGCAGCGTGAGTATGCCACCGCGCAGATCCATGCGAACATGGCCCGGCGCAACTACCCCAAGCCGGCCGCCCAGCGTAAGTACGAGGAAATCGTCGAACGCATTGGCGGTGACCCGGACAAGGCCTTTGCCGAACTGCTGAACTTCTACGAGCTGGCATCGCCGAAGATGCGCGCTCTGTTTGACAGTCCGGACTACAAGGGCAATCGCGACTACCACCTCCAGCAGGTCCTCAAGGATGGCATCTATCTCTGGGTGCCGCTGGATTCACCCAAGCCGTGGGTGCATGTGGAGTGGGACGAAACCGACTTCAACCGCGACGAATACGAAGCGGCCAAGGCGATCTACGAGGCCAAGGGTGATAGCGACCCGGATGCCATGATGCCCACGATGGATACCTACGGCGCCCGCTTCGTACGTTGGGGCGGTGTGGTGGGTGACCTGACTGAGCATTACCCGGCGCGTCGTGCACCGGTGTGGTTCCGTGGTCGCTCGGGTAACGAGTCGGTGACCACCGATCCGATCATGATTGCCCGTACGTACATGGTGTTGCTGGAAAAGACCGGTTCGGATTGGTCTGGTGTGGCCTCGGCCCGCCATCAGCATTACGGTCTGCCGGCCAAGCTCTCCAAGCAGGACAAGTACTCCTTGCCGGCGCGAGCCAACCCGGTGCGTATCTTCGGTGAGGCCGAAGTGCGACTGACCACCACCGCCACGCAGGATGACGTGGTGTCTGAAATGATGGAGATGTCCAACAGCCCGGCTGCCCACAAGAACGTGGTGGCCAATATCTTGCGGGCCCTGCGTCCGTCGGATATTGAAGACGTGCTCGATCGTAATGTGATCGCACACGGCTCCAACCGTGCTCAGATGTTTGTCAATCATGCCCTGCATTGTGCCGGGTTCCAACTCGTCTACGTCGATCACACCGACGAAGAAGAGATCTACCCTGCAGATCCGATCGGCATTCGTGCTGACTTGGGCTTGCCGGAGATCGAAGACGATGAGGACGATGACGGCGAAGAGACCGAGGGCGACGAAGAACCCACCGACGACTCCGACGAATAACGAGGTCAGATAATGCAATCCATCCATGCGCGCCAGTTGGCAGCAATGCCAAAGGACCAACTCTGGGCGCTCCCGGACGAAGATCTGATCATCGTGTTTGACGACGGGGAACTCGTCAGTGATCAGCGCAAGGCCATCTTCTCGGCGTACATGTGGGGGCTCTACAACGTGCTCCCCAATGCGCCGGCGAAGAAAAGCCATTTCATCGGCGATCAACGGGTGGGTACGGATACCCACCTGAAGATGATCAACAAGGTACGTTGGGATGCCCAGGATGCCTACGAGGCAGCCGGCCACCCGCTCAACGGCGAAGAGCTGTCGCGCGAGTGTCTGATCCTGGTCAACGACTACTACAACGACATGACCGAACGGCTCGAGCCGGAAGTGACGTCGCTGGGTATGCTCGACATCATCGAGGTGATGGCCCATCCGGAAGTGTTGGACGTGAACCAGAACGTGTCGAGTGCGGACAAGTCCATTGTCCATGCTCACCGTACGATCGAGCGGGTCCTCAAGGACCCACGTGAGCTGGATACCAACATCCTGGCTCGTTCGGTTCGCAGTGGTCTGGTCAAGATCGGTCAGGTGTTGCAGTGCGTCGGTCCTCGCGGATCGGTCACCGACATCGACTCCAACATCTTCCCCTACCCCACCCAGACCGGCTTCGCCGCTGGTCTCTACCGGTTCTACGACAGCTTCATCGAGTCGCGTACGGCGGCCAAGTCGCTGACGTTCACCGAAAAGCCGCTGCAGGATACCGAGTACTTCAACCGCCGCCTGCAGTTGCTGGCTGCCACGATCTTGGACATCTACGATGGCGACTGCGGTACGCCGGACTACCTGACCTGGTATATGGCCGCAGGCGATCTGGCAGCGTTTGCCGGTAAGTACTACCTGTTGCCCGACGGCGACGGGGCACTGGGTGTGATCCAAGACGATGACTGGTGTCGAAAGAACCTGGTCGGTAAGACGTTGAAGATCCGCTCGGTCCTGCACTGCGATACGCCTGACTCAGGCTTTGTCTGTGCGACCTGTTACGGCGACCTGCATCGCTCGATCCCCTACGCTACCAACATCGGTCACGTGGCGGCGACTTCGCTGTGTAAGCAGGCCTCCCAGCAGGTGCTGTCGGTCAAGCACTTGGATACCTCGGCCAGCTCCTCCGGCCTGCGGTTGTCTGAGTACGAGCAGCGCTTCGTGCGTCTGGGCAATGACCCCAACCTGCTGTTCCTGTCCCAGCGACTGGAAGGCATGAAGGTCTTCCTGTACGTGCGCAGTGTCGAGGCGGAGCGTCTGTCGGAAGTCAAGGCAGTGGAGAACATCGAGGTTCTGCTGCCCACCCACGTCAGCTCGCTCACGCAGGTTGGTTTCCGGGTCTACCACAAGGACCGCACCGAGCCGGAGGCAGATCTGGTTCAGGTCTCCAACGGCAGCCGCACCAGCTCGCTCTCGCGTGAGATGTTGGCCTACCTGCGCCAGCATTCGTGGAACCTGACCAAGGAAGGCGATGTCGAAATCGACCTGACCAACTGGGACGTGGATCAGCCGCTGTTCTCCACCCCGCGTCGTCAGGAGAACATGCTGGACTACATGGCCACCATTGAGAAGTTCCTCAAGGCGGTCAAGCGTGGTGGACCGGTCAAGTCCTTGAAGGATTTCGATACGGTCGATGATGCCCTGCGTGGGTTCTTCGAGCTGGTGAGTTCTCGCCTGTTTGTGAACATCGTCCACCAGGAACTGCTGGTCAAGGCCTGTCAGGTGCGCTCCTCCCGGCACCGTGACTATCGCGTTCCGTTGCGCGGCAACAAGTTGGAGTTCGGCAAGTTCGACTTCAACATCTTCAACCGCTCCGACGGCGCTGCGATGGCGTACCAGAACCACAAGCAGCAGTGGAACAACCCGGCGACGTACTTGGTCGACAAGCGCCCGCCGCATCCGCTGGATCAGATCCTTCTGCCCAGGCCGCGCAAATGAGCGGCCTTTATTCCAGGAAGCCGAACATGCCCGAACTGTACGAAAAGCTCAGTGAACTCAGTGGTATCTCCGCTGAGCGCTTGCAGGAACTGCGTGAAGGGGAAAACGTCCAGATGACGCTGGATGAAACCCAGTTGCTGGCCAACGCGCTGCTGGCCCTGCCGGATCAGCAGCTTTACGGGTTGGTTGATCTGTAAGGTAGAAAGTGAAATGATGTGACGGTATGGCGGTGGGGTAACTCCCACCGCCCATGCTGAAGGTTATTTTCATTTGGAGAATAGGAATGTCGGCGATTTCAACGGAGCAAGCTCCACCGTCGAAAGGGTTTACTGCCGACGACATCATCAAGGCTGTGATGGCACCACGGGCCCGGATCGATGTCTGGAGCCACGGCTGTCGAATCAGTGACTTCGGTGCGGAGATCCGCACCTTGATGATTGAACTCTGCCGCCAAAGCTGGGGCGAGTACGGCACTGTCAGTGTGGGACGTTTCCGCACTGAGCAGAAAATCAAGCGCGTGTTTGTGGGCACGAACAAAGAACGTTCGCAGTTCCACTTCCACCGCAATCAGCTGGGCTTTGTCCTGAACCGACTGGGCAAGCTGAACATCCTCGAAGACCGCCTCAATATCGTACGTCATGAGACGTACGAACCGGTCACCGTGGAACACCCCCTTAACGATGACCGACCGCCGCGCGAAAAGCAGGTACCGATCATCGAATACGTCATAGCGCCGCCAGATGCGCGCTACGCTCCGTCCAAGGTGGTCACGCTGCAAACGGGCGGGGGCAAGACGTTCCTCGCTCTGTACGCCCTGCGCAAGCTGAGCAAGCGCACCGCGATCATCCTCAAGGGCATGTACATCGACAAGTGGATTGGCGACATCGAAGGCGCATACGGCGCTGAGAAAGGTTCGCTGATGGTCATCCGTGGTATCCCGCAATTGCGGGCTGCGTTGGAGATGGCCCGCTTGGGTAATTTCAAGCCGCGCGTGGTGGTCTTCTCGCAGAAGACCATGCAGATGTATCTGCAGTACTACGAGCAGCACGGGGTGGATGAGTTCATCCCCGTCGCGCCCATGGATCTATACCAGTACTTGGGCATCGGCGTACGCCTGATCGACGAAGTCCATCAGGAGTTCCACTGCAACTTCCGCCAAGACCTGTACACGAATATCCCCCTGACCATCTCCCTCTCTGCAACCCTGGAGCCGGATCAGAAGTTCATCGAGGATATGTACCGGATCCTGTGGCCGGTGGGCACCTGGGCTCCTGAGATGGAGTATGACAAGTTCATTGCCGTCAAGGCTCTGTGGTATCGCATCCGCGAACCGGAGAAGCTGCGCTGGGTGAACTTCATGCGTCAGTACAACCATACTGAGCTGGAGAAATCCATCTTCAAGCGCCCGCGTGTGCTTGAGGCCTACACTGACATGATCATTGACATCGTCAACAAGACCTTTATCCAGCGCATGGAGAAGGGACAGAAGATGATCATCTACGTGGCCACGGTTCAGTTGGCAACCTTGCTGTCTGATCAATTGGCAGCCATCTACCCGCATCTGCTGGTGAATCGTTACGTCTCTGAAGACGAATACGAGGATCTGGTGGCCGCTGACATCTCGGTGACCACCCTGCAATCGGCAGGCACTGGCGTGGACATTCCCAATCTGCGTATTAACCTTATGACGACCGCTTTGAGCAGCAAGCAGTCCAACATTCAGGTGTTGGGTCGCACGCGTCGCTTGAAGGACTGGCCTGACGTAACTCCCGAGTTCTACTTCCTCTCGGCGCTGGACATCGACAAGCATGTTCAGTACACCAAGCAGAAGAAGGAAAAGCTTGAGGGTAAGGTTCTTTCGTTCCAGGAATTGCGAACGGATTACGTGGTGTAAGGGGTGAGGTATGTCGGACCAAACTGACAACGTTGTGGATGAGGTGGGTACTTTCGTCTATGACAACCCGGAGGCTGAGTGGGCGGCGGTGTTGGCCGTCGCTCCTGCCATGGATCGCTTGCCGGATATGGTGGCCAACACCTACGAAGGTTACGGACTGCCGCAGGGCTACTCCGTAGAGGAGCTGAGGAGCCGGGTTCGCGATCGCATTCGCACCGGCTCGATCTTCGTGTTCAAGCTGATTGACAACAACGTCAATCTGCTGTTTGAAAACTTCTCCGTCCATTTCGGTCAGGGCATCGACCTGCTGATGGACGATCTGGAAGTGGCCATGAGCTCGGACATTGAGGCCGTGGAAAATTACACGGGCGAGGAAGTCTGTGGCAGGCTGTTTGCCTATATCGCCATGGACATCCACACCCAGAACCGGGATAAAGAAAACCCCAATTTGGACATGGTCGATGAAGAGACCGGCCTGTACAAGGACATGGACTACACCGCCTGCCGCATGCACTTGGACGATGTCCTCAAGTCGGTACGGATGACCCCTGAGTTTGCTGCTGAGGCCCGCGAGTGGGGCTTGGCCAGCATTCGAGCACAGATCTTCATGCTGGCCGAACTTCCGGCCGGTGCGCGCTTGCACTAAAACGAGAGAGACAATGGAATCCACCGCACTGGCTTCTCCGGGCGAGGTACTCACCGCCCTGACCCCATCGCGCCTCCACTGGAAACAGCTGGTGTCCCGATTTGGTGAACTGGATCAGCTGGTGCAGGCCATTGCCACCACCCCGCTTTTCCAACACTCCTACTTTGCGCTCTACGGTAGGCACGTGGAGGAAATGCTGCAAGACATCCGCTCGGCCACCAGCTTGCTGCTGTGTAACATGTTCACCCAGGCCGAGTTGGACGCTTTCAAGGAACGCGACGTGCTGCACTACGTCAACCAAGGACTGGCGTTGGCTGTACCCCACCTGCGTAAGCGGTTGGTCACGGTCGATCAAAGTCGCTGTGTTGAGGTGTGCCGGATGGCATGCTTTGGCTTTATCTTCAAGCAGATTGCGGAGGACCTAGCGGATCCTCGCCCCTTGCTCACCGAACTGGTGGAGCAGTTGGAGATCGAACCCAGCCAACGGATGTCCCTGATCGCTTCGGTGGTCACGTTGTTCTGCCCGCAGTCGCGTAGCTTCACCCTACATTAGTCGCCCACCTCGTACCGCTAGTCACGGTGCGGGGTGGGTTTTTGCTCGCTATACAAGGAGAGAGAATGACCAGCTTCCACGATAAGAAACCGTCCCAGAAGATCAAGGACATGATGGCGATGTTACCACCGGTGCCCAATCACTGGCATGGCCGTCCGGTCACCACGCTGTTCCGGGTTCTGGATAGCAGCGGCGGACGGGTACTGTTCACCCAGTGGGAGGAGGATGACCACAGCGACCGACCCTCGGAAGGTATTGCTGTCTTCCCGCCGGGCTTCAAGGCGGGTGTGGTTCACTCCGATGGTGAGGTCCGCGGTATCGCCGACATTGGCTGTAGTCGCATGGTCATGATGAGCTACCAGTCCGGCTGGCTCATCACCGTGTTGGAGCTGCCCGAGGCTTGGCCGGTCACTATCGATCCCCAGCGCCTTGCCGCACGCATTACCAAGGAATTGACGCCTGAGTCCCTGCAGCAGGAGATGATCCTGCGGGTCATGGGTGATGTCCCGCGCAGCTATGAGGAATACCTCACCTGCGTCCACGACTACCACCGCCACCTTCAGCGCCAGCATCCGCATTACGACGAACCCTCCATCACTTACGCCTGAGTCTAGGCTCGCACGAAAACAAGGCCCGATGAAAAACAACAATACCTTGTCTCGCATTCGGCAGACTTTGCTGCCGATGGCCTGCAGCCTGATGGAGAAGAGCCCGCATCTCCAGGAGTTGCAAGAGGGAGCCATCTTGCAGTTGAAGGTGGTCAACAACTTCAAGGCGGTGTTCCAGTGGTTTGGGGAGCACGGTACGGGAGAGGAGCTGTTCATGGCCCTCACTCAGAAAGAGCCGGCGCCCCTGCTCAATGAAGTGTACGTGGTCACCAAGGTCCGCAATCCATTCATGCGTTTCTGGCGCAAGCACACCATCGGTGGCAAGTACTACCTGAAGCTGGTGGAGCCGGGGTTCAATGAGAACCTGCGGATTTACTTCTCCGACACGCTCAAGTCCTTCAAGTACCGCGAAGTGATGTTCTAAGCGGCATAGCGCCCCAGTACCCTTGACGGGTACTGGGGCGTATGTGCTGCCTATTCTTTTTAGGCAGCTTCCAGCATGGGCGCTGGGGTGGGGGACGGGTCAGACGGGTGCTGCTTGTCGAACTCGGCCAACAGATCATTGAAGCTCGGGGCTGCATAGATTTGCTGACAGATTTCAACGGCGTTAACGAAGCCGCCAGAGAGGTTCACACCGACCGCGCGGCGATAGATCTCATGGACCCCTTGGATGTAGCACAGCTCCTGCGCAGTGGTCTGCTTGGAGATGTTCATCAGGATCTCAACGTTGGGATAGGTACCTTCCACGTCAAGGTCGGCCACGTGTGCACGCACATAGCTGCGCACGTCCGGCAAGTCCTCAAACAGGCACAAGCCGTTTTCCTCCACCAGATGGGAGGGTAGGGTGACGATCCAGTCGGTGATGTCGATCACATGCTGGTCGTTGTCATCCACCATCTTGTTGGAGGTGGAGGCGCACACCAAGTTGTTGTCCAAAGCCAGGAAGTGCAAGTCGTCACAGGTACGACGCGGCTGGCTGGGGAAACGCTTGTACTCGGAGTGGGCACACATCAGAGAGATCATCGACTGCAAGTCGGTAGTCTTCTCATCGAGCATCTCAACGGAAATACAGTCAAACAGGTTGTAGATGCAGTATTCGACCTTGTACTTGGTCTGCATCTCCTTGTGCCAGCTGGGGCCAGAGAGATGATCGCACTGCTTGAACTTCAGCTTGCGAATACCAAGCACCTTGTTCAAGATCGCATCCAGCGAATACGACGGTTCCTTACCGCCGGCAATACGCAGCTTCAGATAGACGCACATCGCATCCAGTGCGTACCACTTGGCCGGGGTGATCACTTCGTGCCAGCGCTCAGCCGGCGCCAGAGCCATGGTCTTACCCGAAGCGGTAACCTTCTGGGAGGGACCTTGCTTGTACTCAAACTGCTTGAACGGTTCGGGGATCTCAGGATCGGAGAACACGTGGGCCAGGTTGTAGCCACGCTTGTCCAAGGCCTGGATCATCTTGTTCATATCGAAGTCGATGTTCCAAAACGCCATGATGTCAGGTGACCACTCATGGGCTGTTTCAATCACCCGCTTGGCCGCTTGGCCGGCATCGTCGACGAACTCGATTTCCAGCTTGATACCACGCTGCTTGACCAGATCCACTTGGATCGTCTGGCCCTTCTTCTTCGGGTCCGGCGCAGTCATGTCGCCCAGGTAGTACTGGAACTGACGCTGGATCTCAACTTCCGGATCACGGACCCCATTGAGGAACTCACGCACCACGATCAGGCGCGCTTGACCCTTCATGGTGATCGAGGCCATGATGATTTCTTCATGCCCGTGGATCATGTCCGTTTCGGTATCGACCACCGCCACCTTGTTGTTGGACACCCGATGGGGCCACTTGGTCAGGTGATGATGCTTGGCCAATACGCAGGAGTTGACGTCAGTACCGTAGACGTACGGAGACTGTGCCACCTGACGCAGGTCCATCCGTCCGCTGGGGAAGCGGCCCAGCTTGCGCATGATGTCCGCGCACAGGTCAGACTCGGTGGCCTTGTGCATGACCAGCCGCTCCTGCTTCTCCCACTCCTTCTTGTCCTTGTGGTTCTGGTAGATCTCTTTGGTGATCCAGTACGGCCGCTTCTGGTTGTAGATCTGACGCAGTCGGCTGTACGGCTCCCGGCCATCCATGGGGTAGACGTTTTCCTTCAACAGCAACAGGTCATTGTTACTGCCATCCTGAGCGGTGAAGTACAAGGCGTGCTTGCACTCCAACTCATCAGTCTTGGAAGGCTTTTGTTGCTCACTCATTCTCGATTACCTGCTTTTACCTTGCCCGGTATAGTATTGATATGAAGCATATCTTTTCACTTTCCCTTTAACCTTGAGGCACCCACATGAAAAATGTGCCATTGCCGAGGGTCTCACTTGAAGCCATTTCCTACCAAGGAAAGTCGTTGCTGTATTTCGACTTGGTGGCTTTGGTGGACAACCTCAGGCTTCAGCCCGATCTGAGCCAGCGTTCGCTGGACGGTTCGGGCCTGTCTGCAATCATCAAGAAGCGTACCAAGATGAACGTCATCGTCCGACTGCAGTCGGACGGCCAGGATGATGGGTACTTCTACGCCGAACCGCCCCTGTTGGATGCGGGCAATCCCTTCTACGAGTTGATCTCCAAAATCAGCTCGGCAGATGAACGCTCCCATGCCATCGACCGCTACCAGCGCGCTGTGCGGTTGGCCAAGGAAAGCACCGGTTGGGTGGATCTGAAGCTGGGGCAAGTCGGCGGTCTGTTGGCCACGCTGCCCTGCTACCTCTACCTGTCGCGTGATCTGATCTACGACCGCAACTACAGCTCCGAAGAGCTGGCGGCAATGATCCTGCACGAGCTGGGTCACATCTACTCCTTCTTCGAGACCTTGTGGTACACCTCGGTCAGCAACATGGTGATCTCCACGGCGGTGGATGCCATGAAGACCGAAGCTGATACCACGGTCCGGATCAAGCTGGTCTCCCAAGCACTGGGTGCCTTTGGTACGGTCGATCCGGAAGCGGCCAGTCTGATTGGCGGTGCAGCTGATGAAACCAGTCAGCGCGTGCTGTTCCTGAAGACCTTCGAAGAAGGCGAGCGTCAGCGCGTCAAGCAACTGGTCGATCGCGACGATACCTACAACGTGCGCTCGATTGAGTTCATGGCCGATCAGTTCGCCGTGCGTCACGGTGCTACGCTGGCCCTGGCCAATGCACAGCACAAGATGGCCATGCGTACCCGCTCCGGTTACGGTATCAACCACAGTAGCTTCCTGGCCGCCCAGGCGGTCCGCTACGCCCTGTTGGCCGGCGTAAGCTACGTTGTCCCGCCCTTGGGCTTGGTGATCGGTGTGGTGGCCTCTCTGCTCCAAGCAGCGCAGGTAGCCAACGACGACGTCAACCCGGACCCGATCGAACGCCTGACGCGTTTGAAGGGCGATCTGGTACAGCTGCTCAAGAACACCCGCCTGTCCCCGCAGATGCGCAAGCAGATCCTGCAGGACATCGAAGCGTTGGACGCCCTGCGTACCACGATGAAAGAAAACGGCGGCCTGTTCCGATTCATCTGGCGCAACGTGGCTCCGGCCGGTCGCAGGCGCTCGACGCTGCGCGAAATGCAGAAGGGGTTGGAAGACCTCATCAACAACGACCTTTTCACCCAAGCAGCGCGCATCCGCTCGTTGTAACAACCCTTAGGACACTTCAATGAAGATCAACGTTTCCGACATCGCCTCCACCATCAACGAACTGGGCATCCCCTTCGAAGCCCAGTCGCGCTACCTGGTGGCTGCTCTGGCCCGCGTGCTGGCCTACATGCTGCCGATCCCGGCCAACAACGTGGCCGGCACTCCCGGCGAGATGTTCCAGTCCACCTACGGTGCGCAGGTCACTGCCGCCCTGGACGCGCTGAACGAGCGCATGCCGGTGGACTACCAGCAGGTGCTGGAGCTGACCCAGAAGATCTGGGAAGTGCGCTACCACCTGGTGCACCCGAACCGCGACGCCCAGGCATGGGCGGCCATCGACTGCTGCGTGCAGAAGGCCAACCTGGGCTTTGAGATCGACTTCACCGACGCTGCCCTGCAGCGCCTGGGCCAGGTGATCACCCAAGGCGTGGAAGGCTAACGTGTCCGGCGGTGACACCACCGCCGTGCCCGAACTGTCGCTGGGCCAGCTGGAGGGCAACCTCCAGCTGGTTATGGCCGTTCGTGCCCAAATCGAAAAGACCGGTACGGTCCACCGCGAACAAATGCGCGTGGCCTGTGAGTCGATCGGTTTGGAACTGCCGGCGGATCTGCCTCTGAACTCCTACACCCAAGTGCCCTCGACCACCAACCTGGAACGCACCAAGCATGTGCTCACTGCGCATCAGGAAAAGGCGTTGGTCAACTTGGTAGGCAGCTTCAAGCGCAATGCGACCCAAACTTGGGGGAAGATCCAAGACGGTCGCTTCCGCGCCTATCCGGACCTGCGTCCGAAGTTGAACCATCTGCAGAGGGTGGCCTCGCGCTACGATGGTCTTGATGTGGCTAACACGGTTGATCGGGATGAGCCGGCTATCAAGGCCGAATGCGATCTGATCAGCCATGTGATGGACACGCTGAGGAGTCTCAACCAGCTGGGTCAGGATTCGATCTGTCCCTTCACTGGTCTGCGTCGGGAAGCCGAACAGGTCTTGGTCCACATCAACGAAGCCATCGCCACCAAGCTGCACTTCCAAGGCGATGCTGCGGTGGAGCAGTTCGTTGCGATGATCGGCAAGTTCACCTGCAAGGTCTCTGCAGCCAGTTACTCGGAGGTGGAGAACGCTCTCAGTGCCGACGGTATCGTACAGGCCGTGACGGAAGCTGGCCAGCACTATGAAGGTCCGATTGCTCCCCAAGTGGAGACGATCGAGCTGGATCTGGAAAGTCTCTCTGAACAACAGGTGCTGGAATCGCAACTGGGTAAGGTACTCGATGCCATCAACGAGTTCATCTTCTACAGCTGGAAGGTGGATGATGCGTTTGCCCAAGCCACCAACACGGCTGTGGAAACGGCCAAGAGCCTGTACCATCTGAAGGTACTGACGGCATAAAAGCCAGCCCCGCAAGGGGCTGGTCTTTATAGCGCTTAGATCAGCGGGGCCGGGATGGCCGGCAACGGCTGCGCCAGCTTCTTGGCCTTGGTCTGGCCCTTCTTGACCGTCGCCCTGGTGACGTTGTCGACCGTGGTCTTGGCCGCAGCCTTCTTGTCGGTCGGTGCCATCTTCGACAAGGTACGATTCACTTCGTTGACGATCCTCAAACTCGCTTCGCGCTTCTGGCGCGCCTTCTCACGCCGCCGTCGCAAGACGTCCTGATAGTCGTTCCAAGCATAGCGGGCCTTCTCAGCCTCATGCCAGTTGGTGGGCATGCCGTCGCTGGCGACCTTGAAGTTCTTACCCCGCAGGAAGTTGGGATCCAGAGTCAACGTGTTGACCCACGTCGGCTTGCGCTTGGCGAAAGCCTCGCCGACGCGCCTGCCATTGGCCCGGCTGTAATAGATAGTAACGTGCTTGCTCATGGGATCCCCCGGAATGTGAGTACGTATATGACACATGTGTTTCCCATGCCGTAAAGAAAAACGGATCCCCGTAAACTTTTGACATTCCGCAGGATTATCCCAATGAGCAACACCTTCAGCACCAACACCGCATTGTTCCCGCCGGAGCAGCAGATCATCCTGCAAGCCGTACAGGATCGTCTGGACGAATATGTCCTCAAGATGGCTCCGGGTCGTCCGATCTCCTCGGCCGATGGTTCCTTCCAGCAGCGCCAGCTCTGGCAGGGTGTGATCCTGGCACTGCTCAAGCTGCCGGCACCGTCCTTCCTGGCCGGCTGGACCAGCTTCCTCAACTTCGTCAACGTGCACCGCAAGGGCGCGTTCAGTCCGGCCTATATCCATCGCTTCCGCGAGGAGACCCAGCTGGGCATGAGCGATCGTCGCAACTTCGAGCGCCTGCTGCACCTGGCCTACGTCTCGGCTGATCCGGGCACCCGTGCGCTGGCCATGAAGCAGGTGGACATGCATCAGATCCTTTCGATGCTGCCCTCTGAAGACATGCGCCAGAAGTTCGTGGAGTTCTACTCCCTGTAACTGGTATAGACCCCCGCCCCGAAGGGCGGGGGCTTATGCTGGCCTTACTTGTTACGCATGGCGTAGCCGATGATGACGCTCATGTAGGAAATCGAAGTCGCACGCTGCTGCAGCGCCACGCGTGCAGTGCCGACACAGTAGTTAACCGCATTCGAGACACCATACAGACGTTCACCGTACTCCTCATCGAAATACTGATTGGGGTCGTCGATGGCGGCAGTGATCCAGTTGCTCAGGTCCTCATACGTCTTGAGAAGGTCCTTACTCAACTTCCTTGCTTCTTCGATGTATTGTTCACTGGTCTTGACTGCAGACTCCAACGTCGACCGAACCTTGTTGCTCGTCAGACGAAGCTCCATCCGCTTCTCGCCAGCCATCAAAGCACGATACTTGATGTCGGTGGGCCGGGGAATGGCCCGGAAAACACTGCCGACGTAGTTGTGGTCAATGGGGATCTCACGGATACGTTCGCCGAAGTCGGCGACCTTGTCCCAATCACCAGCGCCAGCGTTACCCATGAACAACCATCCACGCACACCCACGAGAACCCGGTCGACCACCGGTACCAGGCTCTGATCGGGAGTCTTCGGATCCTTGGCCAGATCGACCAATTCCTTCAGGCGGCTGCGCATGAACTGCGCATCACGTACGCCGTCGTGACCTTCACCGCGCAAAATGCGCAGCGCTTCGCATTCCTGCGATTCGGTGGCCACCACGACCAGTTCGCCAACCAAGAGCTTCTCGATCTTGGCCACCAGCGGCTGGATGGAACGCTTGGCCTGGGCGATCTTTTGGCCAAACCATTCGATCACCTTGCCGAGTGTCTGAGCGATGAACGTGATCAGCTTGGGGATCTTGTCCTTGAGGAAGGCCATGACGCGCTTTACAACGCTCGGCTTGGTTTCCTCGTCTTCGCTCTCCAGACTCACAGCCTGCAGTTCCGGGGTTTCATGGCGATAGAGTGCCATGAACTCACCCAGCCTTTCCGTCTTGCCGCTCAGGAAATGCTGCAGGAACTCATTGTCCCGGTTGTAGGCTTCGAGCGAAGCGTCCAATTCCTGGAACAGGTACGTACCTTCATCAACCGCATGTGCGCTGAGGTTGAAGTGTTGATGCAAACGCGTCATGATGACACAGCCTTGTGTTTAGTGTTAACACATGATTAGACAACATAAGCCCCCGCCCGAAGGCGGGGGCAGTATGCGCTTATGTGGCTCGATGGCCAGCCCCTTGATGCGGGACTCTTGTTAGGTCTGGAGCTTCCAGCCAGACCACTGGCGAAGGTGATGGCCGGGGCTTCACTTCACAGGTCTGTACCCCGCCGTGGAAAGTTACACAGCCGCCTTATGACAGCATGTTCTCCAGATCCAGCTTCACCGTCTTCATCGACTTACCGTGCATGGCCGCCATGAACAACGCCAGGAACGTCGAGCCGATGGCCGCAGCGTAAGCACTCAGTGCCTCCGGCGTTGCAGCGATGTTGTCACCGATACACTTGGTGCAGAAGTTGGCACCTTCGGTATGGCAGTACAGCGGCGAGCGCACTTGGATGGTCTGACCCACCAACGACTTGAGTTCGTCTTCGGTCAGCACCTTGGGTACGCCACCAACCAGCCGATAGTTGCTGATGTAGTGTGGAACCTTGTCTTCAGTCATCAGTACGCTGATGCCGCGCTTGGACCCACAGTCATCCTCACCCACCGTGGAGTTCTGGAAGATGCGGTTGTTGAACTTCACTTCCACACCGCCCAGTGCGGTCTGTGCACCACGGGAGAACGAACCGTCACGCAGCTGGTTGACCATCGCCGGGAGCTTGGAGATGTCCCACGCTTCATCCAGCGAAGTTGGAATCAGATCACCGGCCTCACCGAAGCCAGAGCTGATGCCCTGCATGATGAACACCTTCAACCGGATCACGTCGTAGGACTTGGCCTTGACGTAGAAGCGATCACCCGGATCGCCCTTCATCCATGCACGGTCCATCTTGGTCAGTTCGTCCAAGATGCGCGAGAGCACCACCGGATCGTGCAGCTGACCCTTGTGCTCTGCCAGCAGTTCATCACGGCGCTTGATCATGGCCGGATCAGCAGTCATGGTCTTACGCGTGGCCGAGGGTACGCAGAGCTGGTTCAGACCCGGCAGCTGGCCGACGGCTTCGTTGAACTTGTGGTACTCAGCCGTGGTGAGCGGTTGCTTGTCCGGCGGGAGCTGATCGGACTGCACGTTGTCATCCCAGCGCCGCTGAATGATCTTCTCAATCCCCTGCACGCTCATAGGACCGGCGATGTACCCGATCTTGTTGCCGAAGGGATAGACCAGGATCATCTGGTTGACCAGTGCGTTGCCGTAGGTGGACACCACCGGCTCAGTCACGTTGGCCAAATCACCCGGACGCAACACCAGCTTTTCCAGCGGGCGGAACATCGGCTCACCGGGCATGGCATCTTCGATGATCTGATAGCCGTCATCGTGCTCCTTGTCCACCATCGCATAACGACCGTCGTCGATGACGATCAGGTTGTGCACGTAGGCCACCGGACCGGGCTTGGGGCGGGAGACTGCAAACGCTTCGAGAATCCAGCGCTTGTGCATGAACAGGCCTTCTTGCATGGCCTTCAAGAAATAATCGCGCTTGAACATGAGGCGTCCTTAAAGCAGCTTCTTGATCGCCGAGTCCAGCTCGAGCAGATCAGTGATCGACAGGTGGAAGGATTCCTTCAACCGGTTCAGGGTGGGCGGGATCTCATCAGTGGCCAGTGCCGAGGCAAAGGCGAAGGCCACTAGATCCGCAGCAAGCTTAGCCGGCTTCTGCGCGTACAGCTCTTCCAGCCACGGCTGGAGCATCAACTCAAAGCTCAGGCCCAGACGCAGGCCCTGATCCAGTGCCTTGACGAACACGCTGTCCTCACCCAGTGCGCCCTTGTTGAGCAGACCACGCAGGCGCATCTGTGCGGCAGCCACAGCGACCGAATCCGGTTGCGGTTCCGGACGCTCTTCGCTGGTGAGTTCATTGATGCGGGTGATCAGATCCGGACTGACCCGCTCCAGTGCGTTCATGTAGTCGCCGATGGTGAGTTCACCGACGATGACCAGCATATCGGCCAGTGCCGCTTCCTCGCCTTCCAGCGCCGCCGTCAGGCCGTTGATCGTGGTCGGGTCGTCCCACTCTTCCAACAGCTGGATCCCCTTGAGGATCGAGTTGGCCGTGCGCAGATCGGTCTCATCGCTGAGGTAAACGCCGAACTGACGCAGGGTTTGACTGAGATTGCTCATCAGCACCGACTGCAGACTTTCCAGTGCCGCATCCGGTTCCAGACCATCGGCAATGTCCATGGCTTGCTGCAGTTGGTACAGGTGGATGTCTTGACCTGCGGCCGTCAAGGTACGGGTGGCATCCATGATCAGGTCGCTCAACGCCGGGGTGGTAATGGAGTCGAGATACTCCTGCATGCGATCCAACATAGCTATCTCCGAAGGTAGATGTATTAAAGTTTACAGCAAAACTGTTCTCATATGGAGAAGCTGCGTCTCACACATTAATTTTGGGTTACCGCCATGGGCAAGAACAACCGACACAGAACCGGGCCGAACAAGCCGATTTGGGACGTCCTTCTGGGGCTGTCTCGATCCGTTGGCCAAGTCACCAATGTCACGGCGATGCTGATTCCGTATCTGCAAGACCGTGAACTGCTGAGTCGTCTCAAAGACCCAGCAGCGTTCAACCGTTTGGGCTCACGATTGGATAGCGACATTCGCAATCTGACCTTGCGCTTCAACATCATCGCGAAACAGCACGAAGGCCGTCAGGGGCAAACTGCTGATCCGACTGAGTGGATGCGGGCCATCGACATCCAAGAGCAGTACATCGCTTGGGCATCTGACTTCGACGACATCGCCATTCCGACCTTCACGGAAATGATGGAGATGCTGCGCGCCGCTGGCGCAAAGAACATCGTCCAGATGCAGTCGGCCACCGCACTCGCACAGCAGCACTCACCCTGACCTGGAATGCTCCAATGAGTAACGAAAACAACCCGCCGGCCTCGGTGGGCATGGACGTCGAAGAGGACGTCGTCACCTCCATCCAGACCCCGGCCGAAGCCGCCTATGCTGCCGACGCTTCGGGTGAGCCCGTATCGGTAGCGGACGCTCCGGTGGTGCCGACCGTTGCCAATGTGCAGGTCGCCGCCGAGACCGTCCTGGAAAACCCCGCCGACGCAGACGTCGGCCTGCCCGCAGACAGCGAAGCTGCTGCCGAGGAAGACGAGCCGCTGCTGGCCGTGTTCCTGCGTCAGGGCATCAACCAGCTCGCCGAGCTGATGCAGGATCCCAGCACTGCGCTGGATTCGCGCAAGACCTTCGCAGATAGCGAACGCCTGTTCATCGTGCCGTGCACGTCGCAGGAATTCAACAACCTGGTGCTCAACGTGCGTCGCCTGGATCCCACTGGCTCGGCCGTGGGTCGTGCCTGGACCAATGCCATCGGCCAAGGCCAGCCGCACATGCCGCGTGCTGACATCGGCCTGAACGCTCTGACCCGTGAAGTCTCGCTGTGGCGCCAGAAGGTGCAGGCCGAAGGTCCGGGCAGCGTGGAAATCGGTGCCGGTCGTCCGGGCCTGGGTGAACGCAAAGGCAATGCCCCACTGGTGGGCGAAGAAGCCCTGCAGTACATGCAGACCATGATGGGTACCGGCCAGCTCTCGCGTATCCCGCTGTGGCACTCGGGCATCTGGATCAACATCAAGGCGCCGACCGAACAGCAGCTGCTGGAACTGGAACGTCGCATCGCCAACGAGAAGATCACCCTGGGTCGTGCGACCGCCGGCCTGGCGTACTCGAACATGTCGGTGTACCACAACGCCTTCCTGTTCAACTTCGTCCTGTCGCTGGTGTTCGACTGCTCGATCTCCGGCTTCACCGTGGACAAGCTCAAGCAGAAGATCCTGCTGCCGGACCTGCCGCTGCTGCTGTGGGGCCTGCTGTGCACGATCTACCCCAACGGCTACCGCTACCACCGTCCGTGCATCGCCGATCCGTCGGTGTGCCAGCACGTGACCGAAGAGCTGCTGGACATCTCCAAGCTGTGCTGGACCGACAACCTGGCCCTGACGCAGTCCCAGCGCAACCACATGGTGCGCAAGACCGCCAAGTTCACCGACATCGAGCTGGACAACTACGTGTCCCAGCACCGCTACAACGGCAAGGGTACGGTCAAGGTCAAGGAAGTGGGCGGCAACACCACCGCGGTGGAACTGCGCGTTCCCTCACTGGCCGACTACGAGCAGTCCGGCTACTCGTGGGTGGAAGGTATCGTGTCCACCACCGATCAGGCCTTCGGCTCCCAGCTGGGCGGCGATGAGCGCGATGAGTACATCCTGGATCAGGCACGCTCCACCAGCCTGCGCCAGTATGCGCATTGGCTCAAGCGCATCACCTTCAACGGCACGCACTCCATCGACGATCGCACCACGCTGGAGACGATGATCGCCCAGCTGACTGGCGACATCGAGGCGTCGGACAACTTCATGGATGGCGTGAGCCAGTTCATCAACGACAGCACCATCTCGTTGATCGCACTGCCCTCCTACAAGTGCCCGAACTGCCAGGCCGATCAGAAGAACCCGGAAGAGGCCAAGCATCCGCACCTCATCCCGCTGGACATCGGGGCGATTTTTTTTACCCTTCTCGGCCAGCGCACGCGCCGATTGCTGGATTCAGCGGTCATCTGATCAACCAAGAAGACGTGGAAGGGCATGTGCTCTTCCCCGGCTTCGGACAGGCCGCCGCCCAAGAGCTGTCTCCGGTCAAGCAATTGGCCGAGGCAGTGCGGCTGTCGTCTAAGAAGAGCTTGACCAGCATCGAAACGCAATTGATGTTGCGTGAGCTCTACGATCAGAACTTTGGTATCTCCCAGCACAACGATCCGCATCGACCACTGTCCATCGTGGCCATGCAGACCAAAGAAACGCTGGGTCCGTATTCAAGGACTTACCGACTGTACCACCGGTTTGCGTCACTGAACGTAGGGGATCTGTTCAAGATCTCGATCAATGACTTCCTTAACCAGCCTCGTGAGCTTGTCGAGATGATGTTCACCATCGCCGAACACCGAGCGCAGGCGAAGGGTCAAGAGGATGGCAACACGCTTCGCAACATCGAAAAGCAGTTGCAGCAAGAACTGAAGTAACCCCACCACTCCACAGGAGCGCTGATGATTCAGTACGAAGGGGCAGGTAACTTGTTTGCTTGTCACATGCAGACGATCATTTGCAGTATCAACACCGTTGGTGCAATGGGCAAAGGCATTGCGTTGTCGTTCAAGAACTACGTTCCTGGATTGTACGATTACTATCGCCAGCATTATCGGGACAAAGAGCCGCACTACCCGAGCGTGAACAAGCTTGAGATCTACACGGTGGACGAGGCCCGCAAGGTCTTGCTGTTTCCCACCAAGGACCATTTCAAGTACCCATCCAAACTGTGGATGATTGAGCAGAACCTTCGCCAGCTGGCACAGCGCTACGATGAGCTGGGGATTACCTCTCTGGGCTTGCCGTTGATTGGGTGTGGCTTTAACACCGGCCAGCTCAATTGGGAAACGCAGGTGCGTCCGATGGTCTATGACTATCTGGATCCCCTGCCGCTTCCCGTGAAGATCCTCACCGGTTGACCATAGACCCCCGCCTTCGGGCGGGGGCTTATGCTGTTGACTTAAAGGAATTTCAAACGTATACTGTTCTGGTGAGTTCGCACAGAACTCATTCATCGCCTAGGCAATGGAGTCTAGGTCAACCTTCAATGGAGTTTTATCATGTCCACCATCAACATCCTTGAGACCCTGCTGCTGTTGCAGGCCACCCAGCTGACCGAGCAGACGGTCGTGATTGAAACGCACATCACTGACCTGCGCCCGAAGGTCGAAGCGCGTGAAGCAATGTTCAACGGCATGGGCGGCCGTGTGTCGTTGGACGATTCGGCCCGTCGCTACGAGCTGATCGAAGAGCTGAACCGGCAGTACAGTCTCACTCAGGAAATGATCGAGATGAGTCTGGAGATGAAGCTCCAAGCCGAAGCCGACGCGCGCAAGCACATCGGCGACGTGCGTGTCAGTGGGCAGGTGCTCAATGACATGCTGGAAGCCACCCGCGTGTTTGCCAAGACCGCCGACGAATACATGGCCCTGATGGCCCGTTCGTCCTTCACCACCACCCAGATGCTCAAGGCCATCGGCGCCTAAGCCCCAAGCGGGACCTTCGGGTCCCGCTCCTTTTCGGAGATCCCTGTGAACAAGACCAACCAAATCAAGCTCGCTCTGCGTCTGGCAGACTTGCACACCGCAACCTTCCTGGCCGTGGCGCAGTATCTGGCCAACGTGTCCCACTTCGAGGACAACGTCCTGCAGACCAAGGCCGTGCGTGACTCGTTTGAGTCCGAAGCGCTCAGTGCCCGCCGTAAGCTGGTGCGTCGCCTGAACAAGCTGCGCGAGGTGATCGAGGAGTTCGGTCCGTTCAACTCGGCCTCGGTCGAAGAGAATGCCGCTGGGAAGGCCCTGAAGAAGCTGTACAACGGTTTCCTCGACGACCTGACCGACGGTGACGCCGACTTCACCGAAGCCCGTAGCACGGCGCTCAGGGCCAATGCACACGGTCGTGCGCCGGCCATGGGGGTCGACCATGCGTAAGGACCTGATCGATGCCCGACGCATCGCCCTGATCCAAGCCCTGAGTGATCTGGATGATGTTCGCCAGTTCCTTTTCGGCAACGTCAAGGCCCTGGTGGACAAGTCCGATGAGGTGGACAAGGTTCTGTTCAATCAGAACCGTGAGCGTCTGAAGAACCTGACCGCGATCCTGACCGAACAGATCACCGGTCTGGCCTACCGCGATCCGATGGACGCCGTCGAACACCTACAGCACCATGGTGCGGTTCCCACCCAGCCGGAGAAGTACGATGTCTTGACCGTGCGCCAGTTGCGTGCGATCCTGGCAACGTGGCCGTGCGAGGATGATGACGGCAACGACATGAAGGTGCGCGTGGGTGGTCCGGAGAACCTGGCCATGCCGGTGGCGTCACTGCGCCTGATCAACGACGGCGATCTGCTGTTGCGCCACAAGTGAGCATAAGCCCCTCCCACCGTAAGGTGGGAGGGGTCTGTGCCGGACGTTTTCTTTTTGTCCTTAGGTGCTGCTGTGCTGGACGAAGCTGACCGAGACGTCGTCTTCCACGCCAATGGTACCATCGGCCTTGGCCACGGCCTTCTTGCGAATGGACAGACGCGCCGAGTCATCGGTCAAGGAGACCGTGTCATACGGCGTGCTACCGCCCAGACCATCGACCTTGACACCGATCGTATCGCCGGACACCGCGCTTTCCAGTGCCGAGATAATGCCCGAGATGGTCACCACCGGATTCTGCAGCTGCTCGTGGATCACCACGATCGCCGCAGTGGTCAGCGCCGTACGCAGTGCCGCATCGCGGTACTGACTACCCGAGAGGTAGTAGGTGACCGAGAAGCTCTGTGCGGAGTTGATCGACACCGTCTTGTCTTCCATGACCCGCACATCGATATTGCCGAGCGTGGACTTGGGATAGAAGTACAGACTGGTCTGCTCCAGCAGCTGGTCTTGCACCAGCGCGATGTCCTCCTGCAACCAACCGGCAATCGTGGCCGGGATCTGACCACGGTAGTCGATGGTCTGCTGGTCCGTTGCAAACCAGTAGGCACCATCGATCAGCAGCAGGTCCACCTGACGCAGCATGCGACGACTGGACTCGACGATGGGTTGTCCTTCCACGTCCATCATCACATCCCCAGCGTAGTGACGCATCACCGGGTTGCCCTTGTCATCCAGGATCGGTGCGCCCTTGGCGTGCAACACCACGAACTGGATCTGACCGTCAGTGCCCACCACCCACTTGTTCGCACCGGTGAGCGGGTCGACTTCGTAGATGGTGTACTCGTAGACAGCCGGCACGTCGGCCAGATAGCGCTTGTAGTCTTGCGAGCTGGGGACCGAACGCGAGGCAGCCCACAGGCCCGGCATGGCCGTACCCAGTTCCACTGCCAGACGCTCTTGGGTCAAACCGATGGCATCGTTGGGCAGGATGTTCTTGCCCATCTCTTCATCGATCGTGGACGGCTCGAAACCTTCGATGGTCACCCCGGAGATCGCAAAGAACACTTCCATGTCAATGCTCAGCGGACAGCCGTAGACGTGCACCGGATCATCGAACTGCTGGAACGTGTTGACCATCAGGCTGTCATTGGCATCCAGATCGTACTCGGTGCCAATCAGGAAGGTGTACACGCGCTCACCGCTTTGGGTGGTGCCGGCCAGCGTACCGTTCTGGAACGCGCGGTTGCGCTCGCCGGTGGGGTAGAAGGCCAACTGCACGTGGACCTGCTCATCGAGCAGTTCCTTCCAGGTCTGGCCAGACTGCAAGACCACCGTGACCAGATAACCTTGGGTCACACGTGAGATCTGGTAGCTCTTGACCGACACGGCCAGTGCCGCAGTGGGGTTCTCGGCCACAAAGCTCTTGCTGTTGATCGCCGGGTTGTCCAGGAAGTACGCACGATGCTCAAAGCGCTCGTTGGTCATGTCCAAGACGTAGTGGAACGGCGAGTACAGGAAGTTGTTCTCGTTGATGCGACGGGCACGCACGTCGATGGGCATCGCGTTGAGCGAATCGATCGTGGTCTGCGGGACAATCGAGATCAGGCCGTTGACGTTCTGATACAGCGTGGACGGCAGCAGCGTGATGCGTTCGCCATTGTCCATCACCGTACCGAGCTGGGAGAGGTTCTCCATGGACTCGGTCATCGTCAGCATCGTACAGCCCGCACCGGAGACGGTGGTGCCATCGGTGGGCTCAGGCATCGAGCGGGTGGCCAGGAACTGACGGTTGGTGATGTTGTCCACATCCAACACCATGTCATAGCCCATGTCCGCAAGACGCGAACCGATGTTGACGTTGGTGATCGGGACGTTGACCTTACCCAGTGAGTTGGTGATCACTCGCTCACGCAGTGCGCTGAGCGTCAGCGGCGCACGACCGCCGGAGACGGCGTTGTCGGAGAACAGCGTGTAGGTGGTGAAGTCCTTCAGCGGCGTGACGTACGGACTGGTGCCGTTGTAGTCACGATCCAGCCACGTGGCCGTGTACTGACTGGGCGTGTAGTCAGCCAGGTTCAGCTCCAGCACACCCATGGTGCTGTAGATGTCCACGCGCAGTTCGCTGTTGACCATGTTCGTGGTCTGATAGACCTGAGGGATACTCAGTGTCAACACCTGACCGACCACCTGCAGCACCGCCGTCGGTACGCTGGGGTCAAACACCTGATCGGTATGCGTGGTGCGCATCTCCACCCACTGACCGGCCGAGTTGGTGTAGTACACCCGAGCGTAGTGGAAGTTGTCCTCGAAGGTCCAGCTGCGTTCAGCCAGCTGTGCCCGGTTCATCTGGAAGGTCTGCGACTGCACCTTGAACTGGTACATCGGAATTTCCAGCCGCAAGAACACTTGCCCGTCGAAGGTGATCGTGCTGGACTGCACCACGTTGGAAGCCAGTGCCTGCAACGGACTGGTCTGACTGGTGTCATACACCACCGACAGAGCGTTGTGCGTACCGATGCGGATTTCAATCGGATACTGCAGACTGAACACCACACCGGCCACTTCGACCTGGGTATGCTTGGGGATCACCATCTTGCGCGTACCGGTGTTACCCACCGCCACAGCACGCAGATAGATTTCATCACGCCCCAGCAAGAAGCTGAAGGTGGCCTTGGAGGGCTGACTGAAACGGTTGGCGTAGTCGCCATCGGACATGTGCAGATACAGGTCCGACTGCGTCAGGGCCATCGACGGATACATGCGGCGGTTGGTGGCTTCCTGTTCCAAGAACAGCGCCGAGACTTGCACGGCACCACCCTCCATCAGATGCATGTACGGGTTGGTGGCATTGGCAATGTCGATCGTACCGTTGAAGGTTGCCTCCAACTGATCCAACGCATCACTGATGACCAACTGCGGGTTCTGCAAATGCCGACGCGCGGCGGAAACCCAATTGGGGATACTGACCATTGAAGATCCTTAAGGTTGCGTGGCGGTGGGGGCGGTGGCCACAGCCGGAGCCAAGCCAGCTTGAGCGGTAGTGTTCTCCGCCATGCGCTTGTTGTACTCGGTCGTGAAGTCCCACCATTCCAGTTCGTTGGTATCCATGTTGATGCGCGGATAACCATTGTAGTTGTAGTTGAGCAGTTGCTCGCGGGAGATCTTGGTCATGTACTGATCCCGCATCAGCGAATTCATCGACGGGTTGAACATCTCCACCACGTCATTAAACTCACGCATCAGAATCGGATCCTGATACGTTGCACCGAAGCAACGGAACGGAATCGAGATCTGGCTGGCGCGACTTTGCTCGAACGGCGAGTCCGACGAGAAGTCAAACGCTTGACCCAACGCCGACGAATACGGGAAGGCTGCGCCGCAGGCAGCAATCTTCTGCACGTAGGTGCGCGTGGGGTCCAAGATGAGACGATAGATGCGCGTTTGATAATCGATCTCACGCAGCATCTCACTGTCCGGGTAGGGCACCATCCGTCCTTGGTACACCATGGACATGTAGATGAGCCAGACCTGGAAGAGTAAAGATATGGGATCTCCCACGATATTCCGGAAAGTCGCATTCAGATCGAAGCTGCTGTAGATGGAGTCAATACCATCGACCATGCCCCACGTCTCTTTCGCCAGACCTTCATCGGAGTTGTAGTACTCGGCCATCGGATCGGGCCAGCCACTGAGGGAGACCAGATTGTTGCCCAGCAGCGGGATAAACGGCAGGTTGGGATCAACCAACCCCGAACGATCACCGCCGTCATACAGCGCCTTGGACAGCTCCGGATCCAACCATTGGCGAATGGCTGATGGGTAGTGACCGAGCTTGTTGCCCTTACCTGCGCCGAGGATCGACAGGCGTCGGTCAGCACTGAGGTTATTGTATGACAAGTTAAGCCGCGGCCTGGTGAAAAAAGTCAAACCCTGGTTATCCTGATTATAGGGTACCGGGTTGCCGACTCCTCGATGGTTGATACCAATCAAGGTATTGACCATGGCCTCGGACAGGTTTCCCAAACCTGAACCGCGCGCCATCCAGTCGATTTGTTCAATCAGATTGTCGTAGATGTCACTCATTGTTTTAAAGTCCAGCAAGGAAAAACGAAAATGGTCGGTACAGTAGCCGCGAAGTCGATGGTCGTCGGCGCCCTAGGGGCGGTGGCGTCGATCGCCAAGACCCTCGCAACTTCCCAGAAGAACGATTCGTTGGTGCAGTTCACCAGCGTCCTGCGCGTCGAGCCGGTCACCATGATCGACAAGCGCCTGGAACGCGTGGACTACCTGCCCGACATCCTCCAGACGCTGCTCAGCATGTTCTGCGGTTTCTACATGCAGGCGGTGTCGTGTCTGGTCAAGGTGGGTGACATCAATGTCATCCGCATGCTCGACACCCTCAACCCCAGCCGTGATGGTACGCTGGCCGCCGGCTCGTTGATCGATGCGATCAATGGCAAGGGCTCGGTCGGTATGCTGTCGATGGAGTCCTATCAGCACGGCGCGCTGCCGCGCCCGAACCAAGCCAGCTTGGAAGCGATCAACCTCGGCAAGGCGCAGGCCTTCTTGAGCGACTCCGATACCTTCGCCAAGCGCACTGACATCCAGTACAAGCTCGATGCCAAGACTGGCGATGCCTCCAAGAACTTCAAGGCCGCCAGCGAGGCGGTGAACCTGGCAGTGGGCAAGATGCTCGACGTCACCGTCGAGTCCAATGGCAACCGTGGTTCGTTCCCGGTGGCCGTACGTCTGGCCACGGCCATCGTCGACCATGAAGTCCTGCTTCATATTCTTGGCTCTTCCGGCCAGGACAATAGCCTGCGTGAGCGCTGGCACCGCTGGAAATCCGGCGACCTGCAGCTGTGGCGCGACCTGATCTGGTGTCAGGATCTGATCGACAACGAGAAGCGCCTGCTCAACAAGGACAAGACCGGCGCCCTGGCCGAGCTCAGCCGCCGTCGGGCGATGAACTCCACCGCCGCTGTCCTGTCGGGCACGCCGTCGATCGCTTCGGCCTCGGCACTGGCGGTGATCTCCAAGGAGACTGCCACCGATCTGGAACGTCAGAACCTCGGTAAGTTCACCGACCTGAAGTTCCGCAACAAGATCATGCAGGAATCGATGTCCATGATTCTGGTCGTGGTCGACACCGATTACGAGAGCATCACGATTTATACCCGCGACATCCAGCTGCCGTCCAAGTTCGCCATCCGTGAACTGAAGGCGGCCAACAAGGGCACGGGTCCGGATCTGAACGAGCTGCTCAAGATGTACAAAGCCGGCCAGTCGCCGTCCTTCTGATTTACGGAGCCAAGACCCAACATGAACATCAAGTCCTTCCTGTCCTCGCTGGTTCCGCATTTCGAGCGCAACCGGATCATCGAGGACATCGACAGTCTGGCATCGGACGTCGAATCCAACCTTGCCCCCAGCTACAACGCTGCTGGCAAGCTCATCGCTTCGCGCAAGTTCGGCTCCACTGCCGGCAAGACCATGGAAGCGATGTTCCGTCATCGTTTCCGCAACGAGCGTGCCCTGAACCACATCGCCTTCATCGCCGGCCTGCTCCCGCAGTTGCTGGAGTCGCTCAAGCTGATCGAGCGCATGGTGCCGGAGCTGTTCGGTCGTGACGTCACCAAGGACTCGCTGACCTACAAGAAGGCAGCGGTCCTGCAGTACCTGGCGGTGGTGCGCTTCTTCAACGACTACGCCGGCCGTCACCTGCTGCGTGTGCTCGCCGGTGAAGACGCCGCGACCAAGGGTCAGCCGGAAGACACCGACCTGTTGCCGATCGACAAGAAGTTCTTCCAGGAGAACCTGGAGACCTTCCTGCAGGCACTGAACGTGCTGGCGCTGTCGCCGGACCAGATCGCTGAACGCCTGGGTCAGATGCAGGACATCCAGATCGTGGCCGACAAGATCGGCATGATCTCCTCGACGATGGGCGTTGAAAACGTCGACCCGCTGAAGCTGGGCTTCATGGGTCCGTCGGCCTCGTCCAGCCCGATCTACAAGATCCGCTCGGCCATCGCCACCTACCAGGTGGCCAACCACCAGCGCAACAAGGAACTGTCCAAGACGCTGCAACTGCGTCTGTTCGCGCTGAAGGACGCCTACGCCGGCCGCAGTGATCCCAAGCTGCAGGAACAGATCGAGTACAACACCGCTCGTCTGGCTCGCCTGCAGGAAGACATGGCCGCCTTCGAAGAGCGTTACGGCTAAGCCGCAACCGAGGAGATTCAGATGAACAGTACGATCATCGTCTACCCTCGCCTGTACACCTCTCGCCTTTTCGAAGGCGAGGGGGTACTGGTTTCTGAAGGTGACCAGAGCATCGAACTGCTGTTCCGGACGTTGGTGGATCGTACCACCAATACCCGGTCCTGGCCGTTCTACGAATCGGTCCTGACCAATGCGTTGCGCCTGTTTGGCGATCTCAACGACTGGTTCAAGGAACAACTGTCGAACCCGAACCTGATCGGCTACAACCGTCAGTTCATCCACGACACCATCAACTTCATCGAGGGCGGTCAGCGCGAGCTGCCGGTCCGGACGTGGTATGACCTCGTCAGTGAAGGCGGTGCGGGCCACCACGCCCATGCCATCCCGCAGCGTCTGCAGGACAACAAGCTGCTCCTCCGCGCTTCCGAACCTTCGCTGGAACTCATGCAAAAGTGGGTCAGCCAGCCTAATGGTTTGGAGGACCTGCTCAACACGATGCACCTGCTGTTTGGCAGGGCCCGCAACACCTAACTTTTCCCCTGGAGTCTCAGCACCATGAAGAATTCCCGTATCGCTGCGCAGCTGCGTAGCTTGACGCTCGCACCGTCGCTGGAGAGCGATGACACTGCCAGCACCACCGAGACCGGCCCGGGCAGCGAAGGCGTGGTCAAGACCGACGTCGACACCGACGCCGAGTCCCCCAACCAGACCACCGACGAAACCACCCCGGCCGAAGGCAAAGACCTGAGCGTCACCACTTCCGAAGTGGGCGAGCGTTCGGACCTGGAATCGGCCCAGACCCAGATCAAGCCGGGTGAAGGTGAGCCGACCGAAGTGTCGCTGGAAGCCTTCAGCACTGCCACCAAGGCCAAGATCCGTCGCTTCTTCGGCGGCGCGCTGTACACCGGCAAGCTGTACGAAAAGGTCGAGAAGATCGACGAGCAGATCCGTGCACTCGAAGAGCAGATCGCGGCCGTGGAGAAGACCAAGTCGGTCTCCAACGAAGGTCTGGAAGGCGCCAAGTGGGAAGGTGTCAAGGCCGACATGAAGGCCTCGTGGGGCTTCATGCCCGACCCGGATCGCCCCGGCAAGACCAAGTGGCGTTTCACCGGCAGTCCGATGAAGCTGGCCGCGGCCAAGGCCGAACAGCTGGAAGAGCTGGAGAACAAGAAGGCAAAGCTGGAAGAAAAGCTGCAGGCCCTGCTGGTTGCCAACAAGGGCAAGGTCTCCACCGAATCGGTCGTGGACCCGGACGAAATTCCGGACAACTCCAAGAACGTCGACGCCGACCGCGAGACCGGTCCGGGTGGCGAAGGTGTGGTCAAGCAGACCCTGGACACTCACGGCGAATCGCCGAACCAGACCACCGAAGAAACCACGCCGGCCGAGAACAAGGACCTGACCACCAAGACCGTCGAAGTCGGCGAGCGCGGTGAGCTGGAAAGCGCCGAAACCAATTCGGACAAGGACGGCGAGAACGTCGTCGTGTCGAGCGAGTCGCTGGTCGCTGCCGGCATCATCGGCCTGGCCGCTGGCTTCTCCACCTGGGCCGCCGGCAAGTTCGTGAAGGAGGTCGATTCGATCGCCGACCTGCAGAAGCGCATCAAGCAGGCCAAGGAAGACACCAAGAAGGCCGAACAGGAATTCGTCGATCGCGCCAAGGCTGTCGCCGCCGCCGCCAAGGCCAAGTCGCCGACCGTCTCGCAGGAAGCGGACAACGAGAAGGCCTCGCTGGGCCAGCAGCTGCGCGGTGCCGCCAGCGCCACGATCACCTCCGGTATCGGCGTGGTCGGCGGTTTCGCTCTGGGTGGTCCGATCGGTGCCGCTATCGGTGGTCTGATCATGGCCGGCGCCTGGACGATGGACATGAAGCGCGCTGCCAAGATCTGCCGCGACAAGCGCGCCGAACTGCTGGCCTTGGAACTGAAGCTGGCCGACCGTCAGCTGGAACTGGCCACCCGCGTGGCTGCTGCTGAGAAGCAGTACAAGGTTTCCAACGAAAGCCTGGACGAGTTCGAAGCCCTGTCGGTGTCGACCGAATCCTTCAAGTCGGTGATCAAGTTCATCGTCAGCAAGGAGCGCCGCCTGGAGTGGTCGCTGGAGCAGTCGCCGAAGTGGAACGCCGAGATCGACGCCGACATCGCTGATGTCCGTGAACGCATCGCCGCGGCCAAGAAGGCCGACAACCCGGCCAAGGTCCGCAAGCTGGAAGAAGAGCTGGCTTGGTACATCGAGCTGAAGGACGATGCGGCCGCCACCGACAAGGAGTTCCGTGAGGAACTGGCCCGTATCCGCGCCAAGAAGGCTGCCGCCCAGAAGGTCGTGTCCACCGAAGCGTTCGACGACGCCGCCGCTGCTGCCGCCGCTGCTTTCGCCGAAGGCGCTGCTGGTGCCGCTGAAGCCGCTGCTGCCGCCACCGGCGGTGACGCTGGCGAAGTGACCGAGCACGTGACCGAAGTCGCCGAAACCGTTGCCGAAACCGTGGCTGCCGATGTTGCCGAAGACGCTGGCGCTGACGCCGGTGCTGAAGCAGGCGAAGCCGCTGCCGAAGGCGACGTGGAAGACGTCTCCGATGACGAGCTGGCCGCCGGCGAAGCCGAGCTGAACGAACTGGACGGCTCGATCGAAGAGGCCGAAGGTCACGCCGAAGAGTACGAGCAGGCTGCTGCCACCATGGAATCGCTGATCGACGCGCTGCGTTCGGCCCAGCTGTCCGGTGGTCTGACCCCGCAGTCGGCGCAGTTCGCTACGATCACCTTCGAGTCGGTCGGTATCCGTCTGACCGGTGCTCCGTTCCAGAACGCCCACGGCGAATCGGCCATGCCGTCGCTGGAATCGTTCGGCGGCACGATGCGTCGTGACCAGGCCACCTCGATCTCCCTGGAGAACGCTGGCCAGTGGTTCGCCAAGATCTGGGAAGTGCTGAAGAACACCTGGGCGCAGATCAGCGCTTGGATTGCCAACTTCATCAAGGTCCTGTTCTCGCAGGGCGAGCGCTACAAGCAGCGCGCACTGAAGATCCAGCAGCTGTCCAAGGGCAACCTGCCGCAGCCGAAGAACCGCACGGTCAAGGCCGGCGCCGCTGGTGCCAAGATCGCGGTCGGCGACAAGCTGGACGTGAACAACATGTCCCTGCTGCTGAACTTCGCCACCGCCGTCAAGGGTACGATGAACAGCACTGAGGACGGCGAAGCCAACCTGGTCGCCTACGTCAACTCCTTCGACCAGGCCAAGATCGACGGCTACAAGAACGCGCAGGCCGGCGAACCGACCTTCGGTGCGATGGGTCCGTTCAAGAACCCGCAGGATGTGGATGGCAAGTCCGGTTTCGCTACCGACGTGATGCCGGGCAACTACCGCCTGGTCATCGTGCCGTCCGAGGCCAACGCTGTGGTCGCCAAGATCGCCAGCGTCCTGGGTCGCAACGCCGGTCCGACGCGGGTCATCAAGCGCGTGCAGGAAGAGGGTGGTGCCGGTGAAGATGCCACCATGAACCTGTGGTTGGGCCCGCAGATCGGTTCGGTCTGCACCCACGTGATCAAGACCCTGGACATCGTGGCTCAGATGCGTCCGGTCTGGGAAAAGGCAGCTTCGCTGAAGCTGACCCACAGCGGCAGTGCTGATTTCTCCGAAGAGGACCAGGCGGTCGTCAAGGAAATCATCAACGCCACCCAGCGTCGTTCCCGCGAAGAAGCCGCCGCCATCAAGGCGATCGGTCAGGCACTGGTCGCCACCAGCGGTCACTACCTGGACGTTTGCGCAGTGCACCTGAAGGAGTACGGCGTGAACGTGGGTCTGGCTGACAAGGCTGTCGCCGGTGTCAAGGATGCGGCCGCCAAGGCCGGTGAAGCCACCAGCAACGCTGCTGGCGCTGCCAAGGACGCTGCTGGCAAGGCTGCCGGCGCCGTGAAGGATGCTGCGGGTAACGCCGCTGCCGCCGTCAAGGGCGCTGTCAGCAAGCCGGCAACGGCTGCCTAAGCGATCCAAGTAACAGGCATAACGACGGGGCCCCTTCGGGGGTCCCGTCTTATGTCGTCTATTGTATGTGTCCCGCGAACTGTGCGCGGACCATGCACACTTTTTTCGCGAGAGAACCTCTGATGAAAAACAATCTTCGCTCCCATTTCACCCAGAACACCAGCTTGGAGTCGTTCGACGACGAAAGCGCGGTGCTCGGTCACACCGATGCGGTTGCCAGTGCCTATGCTGAAGAGCAGGTCCTGGATGGCCGTGATCGTGAGCTGCTGGAAGATCAGCTCAAGGCTGCCGAAGCCGACCACGAAACCCTGGCCAATCTGGCTTCGGCCGTGGAAGGTGAACGTGACGTCGGTCTGGAAGCCGGCTCGGCGGGCTTCATGCAGCTGACCCTGGCTTCGATCCAGAAGCGCCACGGCATCGATGAGAACGTCCAGACCCATGCGGCCATGCCGTCGCTGGAGTGCTTCGACGGTCGTATGGCCCGTGTGGCCACCTCGCTGTCGCTGGAATCGGTCCGCAACACCCAGGCCATCGTCAAGCAGACGGTGGACACCCTGCGGGCGCGTCTGGCTACCGAGACCAACTGACATGAAGCGCCTGGGCTTTGCAATCATGGCAGCGCACAACAACGCTGCAACGCGCGTCAGTTTCGAATCCCATGTGGATGAACTGAACGACCTGAACGTGTCGCTGGAAGCACAGCTGCAGGAGATCGATGATCTCACTCAGCTGGCCTCGGGCTTGGAAGGTGTGGTGACCTCGTTTGAGTCCATCGACCGTCCGACCTACCAGCACCACCTCAATGCACGCTCGCAGGCCCTGTCCCTGCTGCGTATGTCCGGCCTGTCGGCCAGTGAAAGCCGTCAGCTGGTTCCGTCGATGGAAGCCGGCGAAGCGTCCTCGGGCTGGCAGAAGTTCAAGGCCTTCCTGCTGAAGCTGTGGGAGATGGTCAAGGTTGCTGCCAAGAAGGTCTACGCCTTCATCGACAACATCCTCAAGTCCTCCACCGTGGCTGAGAAGGCTGCCATCCTCAAGCTGCGCGTCCTGCGTCAGAAGCTGGCGGCACGTTCGGGCAGTATGTCCGTCAAGGCCACCGTCCCGCTGCGTTCGGCCCACGGCTATATCGTCGGCAGTACTTTCAAGGGCCAGGATCTGACGCTGATGATCCCCCAGAGTGTCGAGGACGTCAACGCCACTGTTGCTGAATGGAAGAAGGGACGGAGCATCATCCAGACCAAGCTGCCGGCCACCCTCAAGCAGGTGAGCAAGGATCTGAAGGCTGCCATCGATGGACTGGCCCTGACCGGTACGGACGAAGAAGTCAGCACCTCGATCATCAACAGTCGCGATGTCATCCACGATGCCATCGACCCGATGTTCGGCGGCTACCTGAAGACCCATCTGGGTCTGGGTGTTCCGGGTGCGTTTGACATGTACCCGCTGGTCTACGATCGTGTCCTGAAATTCCATGGCGTCAGTGATGCCTCGGAAGGTCGCGAGTACGACAACCTCAGCGCCGCTGACCGCGAAGCCCTGCTCTCCGAGTATGGCGTGTCGGTGGAGCAGATTGACCTGGAAGACATCGCCAAAGAAGGCGTGTCCATCAGCGCCGCCTCCACCCGCGACATCGACAGCCTGCTCAAGTCGGCACAGCTGTTGCTGGATGAAGGCTACTCCTCCGACCAGAGCCGGTCCTGGAATTCCCTCAAGCGCAACCTGGACTTCTACGGCGCTGCCGTGGAAGGCGTACTGAAGGCTGTGCTCAAGCGCGAGAACCTGGACCAAGATGCCCGCAACCTGATCACCTTCGCACTGCATGCCCGTCGTGCCTTGCTGAAGTGGGCCTCTGCTCCGTACGCCCAGATCAACACCCTCAATGTTCGCGTGGTCGAATCCCTGCTGGCGCTGTGCTCTGACTTCATCACCAACTTGGACGAATCCGAGGTGGAGAAGCGTGAGCGCGACGTGGCTGAGAAGAAGACCAAGAAGGACGACAAGGACAAGTCCGGTAAGGACAAGTAAGACGGCGGCACTCCGGGGCGAAAGCTCCGGAGTGCCATCTTATGGCGTTTGCACAACAGGCCTGTGTGCTAGCCTTCCCTTTAAACATGGAATACGCGTATGTCCAACATTGCCAATGCTCTGCGTCGACTTGCCTCTGGACGGCATGTCAGCCTGGAGAATGATGTCGATCCGGCCGTCCAGGGCCAGGAAGACAACCTCGATGAAAACGAACTGAAGGGCGTGGCCGAGAAGGCCGCCGCTTCGGTGGATGGTGAAGAAGGTGCTGATGCCGGCGCTACCGGCGATACTGCCGGTGCCGATGACATCGGTGGTGACGTGCCGGGCGGCGAAGACGCCGCTGCTGGTGACGGTACCGATGCTCCTGCTGACGCCGGCGTCGACGCAGGTGCTGCTCCCGATGCCGTCGCTGCACCGCCGGCTGATGCCGCCCCGCCCGAACCGGGCGCTGACGAAATCCAGACCCCGGCCGAAGCCGAGTTCGAGGAAACCACCGGTGAGCAGACCGACACCGATCCGACCGATCCCAATGCCGACCCGCTCGACCCCGCCGGCGAAATCCCCGGCGGCGAAGACACTGGCGATGCTGGCCAGTCCACCGAAACCGCTGAAGCCGGCGAAGCTGCCGCTGCTGACGCAGGTGCTGACATCGGCGGTGAGATCCCCGGCGGTGAAGTGCCGGGCGCCGACGCTGCGGTGACCGATGCCCCGGCCGCTGCTGCTCCGACTCCCGAAGCTGCCGCTACTCCGGAAGCCGCCGCCCCGACCGACGTGGTTCCCCCGCCGGAAGGCAGTGCCGCTGCTGCTGATGCTCAGCCGGCCGAAGCGCCGGCCGCGACCCCCGAGTCGATCGAGAAGTCCGACGCGGTGCGCGAAGTGGTCGAGCTGACCGAAGCTGCTGCCAGTGCTGCCTCGGCTGAAGAAGTCCTTCAGCAGGCCCGTGGTGTGCAGGACGGTCTGACCGAACTGGCTGACACTGCCGATGCCATCAACGAATCCGGCGGCGTGGACATGCAGTCCTTCGCCGTGCTGACCCTGGCGGCCAAGGCCTTCACCAGCCAGCTGGATCGCCCCGAGCTGAAGTTCGGCGTGACCATGGAACAGCTGGCCGGTGGCAAGCGTGCCAAGGTGTCGCTGGAAGCCATCGAAGAGCTGGTCGGTGAAATGCAGCTGATCGATCCGGACCTGGAGCGTGAAGCCCTGAACGAGCTGGACCGCATGGTCTGCGCGATCAAGGACTCCCTGCCGGCTGCGCGCGATCGCGTGCGTGCCGTGGTGGCTCGCTCCAAGGCCAAGACTGCCGAGAACACCGGACAGATCGACCTGGATCCGAACCTGGCTGCGGCCCTGACCATCGACGGCCAGATGCCCGAAGACCTCTCCGACGGCCTGTTCAACTACATCGAACTGGGCAAGTCGCTGATCAACAGCTACAGCCCGGCTGCCTTCCGTGCCGCCACCGAAGCGTCCCTGCTGACCAACTCCGTCGAGTTCAACTCGGTGGAAGGTTTCTGGGAGAAGGTCGGTCAGCGCGTGGACGCCGTCAAGGATCCGCGTCACCTGATCCCGGCCTCGCTCCTGCAGACCTGTCTGCCGGGCGGTTCGGCCCTGTTCAGCGAAATGGCCGGTGGTGCCGAAGCTTCCAACCCGGTGGCCACCAAGCTGTACGAGTACGCCGACGGCCTGGTGCCGCTGGAAGCTACCGTGGCCGTGCGTGCGCAGGAAGGTGCTGGTGCTTCGTCCTACGCAGCGCTGGGCAACTCCAAGATCACCTCGATCGGTACGGGCTTCCTGGACGTACTGGACATGGAGAAGATCAACGACCTGCTCGAGCAGGGCTCCAAGTTGTGGCCGGACGCCAAGGGCGCTATCCGTCACCTGCGTGAAGTCCTGGACGGCGCGCCGGAAGAGATCACCAGCGTGGCTGGTGGTGAGTTCCCGCAGCTGGTGAAGTACATGGAAGTCAACTACTCGTTGGCGACCTGGCCGCTGTTGGTCTACCTGACCAACATGGTCTTCACTGCCAACGCGTTCGTGCTGCTGTCCGAGCTGTCCCTGAAGGCCGTGGAGACCACTCCGGAGCCGGTGGCTGCTGTGGAACCGACCGTGGATGCTGCCGTGGCTGAACCGACCCCGGTGGAAGGTACCGATCCGCTGGAGACCGAACTGCCGCCGGAACCGGTGACCACCGATGAACCGGCTGCTGATGCGGCTGTGGTCGACGACGCCGAACTGCCTCCGGCCTAAGGACTGACCGTGCTCACTAGCGAAATGCTGCTGACTGCAGCCGCACGAGCACAGGCAGAAGTGGGCGATGCGGTGAAGGAACAAACCTTGGAAGAGGGGCGGGACATCACCGTGGGACTGAGTGAGCTTGTCAATGAGCTCAACACTCAGAATGCCAACGGGGGCGTGGGAGTTGATTCCCTCGCCCTTGCCCATGTGGCCCTTGAGGCCATTGGGCGGCGTTCGGGTGTTCCGGTGGGTCTGACCATTGTCTCGCTGGAAGAAATCAGTGAAGACAAGAAGCATCAGATCGATACGGTTACCTTGGAGGCCCTGGTGGACTCCTGGGAATGGACCAATCGTCAGCTGGCCCGTGGCACCCAATCACTGGTATAAGTCGCTAGAGGCCCTTTCGGGGGCCTCTAGCTATGCCGCCTAATTGTGAAGAGAGCGTCAAGTTTCAATAAAACTCTACTCAGTAGCTTCACACCTGTGGAGAAGATAACTCGAGGTGTCTTCTTCAAACCCGTCTCACCCTCGAAAGGAGCATACACAATGCGACTTATCGACCAGCGGCCCAATAGCCGTCAGCCCTCCTTTCCGCTGACTGTTATGGCCTTGGGAGACCAGCAACACGGGGAAGCGTGTCACTATTACAGGACCGTTCTGAACCATGACGATCACGTGGACCTTGGCGGGCCCGAGATCGTGTTCAGCAGCGGTGAGAGTCAGGAGCTGGACGGGATCACACCCGACTGTCTTCTGGCAATCTGCGAGGACCGCGCGAAGAGCCAAGTGCATGAGCATCCGAGCATGCATCTGGTAGTTTTGCAGTTACAAGCGGCTCGCAGGGCGCTTGCAGCTGATGAATCGAGTGGGGCTTTCCATCCCACTCAGTCAGGGGGCGATTCAAGCCGAGCTAGCGACGCGCACGCAAACGCACGCCAGTAAGGTTGGGGAATACTCGGGGCATTAACCCACCCATGTACTTACCAAAGGAAGACCACCATGCGCCACCTTTCCAGCCACACTGCCCATGGCTCGAGCGCACTGCGTATCACTGCTGACGAAGCACCGTTCCGCGGCATGCCGGCTCATCGTTACGACGTTGAGGGGTTTGACACCGCCAACAATCGGGCCGTACGCAGTGGCGGGTTCGTCCCGCGTTTCCGTCAGCTGTCGATCATCTTCGCGACCGAAGAATCGGCGGCCAATGACATTGGTCCGGACGGCGTTACCATGGAAGCCCTGCTGGCTATCCTCGGTGACCATCTCCAGGGCCTGCAGTCGGGTCCGACGGCATCCCAAGGCAAGCAGCTCGCCTTGGAATACATCGAGGCTGCTCGTGACATCCTCGCACAGGAGGCCGGAACCCAGCCGGCTTTCGGCGCTGGCTTTGGTGGTGCTTTCATGGCCCCCACCTTCGGCCGCACGGGTACCACCGGGTCGCTCTGATCGAGCGGCACATCTCCCCTGCCCCGACAACGGGCAGGGGTTTTATGCCGTCGACTGGATTCAACAGTTTTTGAGATACATACCACGGTTGCGATGCGAAAGAGAAATCAATCGCACCCCTTTCCTAACTGGAGATCTGCCGTGAAGAACGATACCAAGCTGGTTCTGGGTTTTGGCACCACCACCGTTGTGGTGCTCACCGCCGTCTATGCACTGGTCAAGCTTTCCCGCATTGCCAGTGCTGTGGATGAACTGGTGAGTTTGGCCAGACAGTAAAAGAAGTGGATTCAAAGGATTTTCAGAACTATACCACTACGGTGAGTTAGCCTGAGTATCTAAAACTAGCTCGTATAACTAGAAACATAATCCTACCTATCTCTCAGAACAAGGACTACCGCAATGAAGAACTTCTTCAAGAACATCACCATCATCGAACTGGGCCTGGGCGCTCTGGCCGTGGTCGGTGCCGTGGCCATCACCCGTGCCATCGTCAACACCGTCACCAACGGCGAAGCCGCTGCTCTGATCGACGCCGCCGCCGAGTCGGTCGGCGCCTAAGCTCCAACGGCCCCACCCTTCGGGGTGGGGCTTTGTGCTGTACAAACCCCCATCGCATCGAGTGCGCATTTTGCGCCTTTCACTTCCCAAGGAAAATTCCCATGAACACCAAGTCCATCATTGCAACCACCGCTCTGCTGACCGCCATCATCAACGTGGCCGAGCAGGGTTCTGTCATCACTGTCGAAGAAGCCGGCGCAGCGGACATCAACCTGGTGTTCGTGCATCCCAAGTACGGTACCCAGAAGCTGCTGGCGGTGAACATCACCGACAACCTGTACTCGGTGTCCTTCGTCGGCCACCAGGAACTGCTGAAGAAGCTGGACACCGACGGCTGGCTGGCCTCGGCTGAAACCGTGTCGGCCTTCCTGCTGGAAGCCGGCGTGGACTTCACCGAAGAGCTGTCCAAGATCAAGCAGCTGCCGCTGGGCCCGAACTTCAGCCTGCTGGTGCTGGGCGAAGAGTCCGTCGAGCTGGCTGCCGCCCAGGCCGTGCTGGAAGCGCTGGATGCGGATCCGTCCGTTTCCGACGTGGTCGATTCGATCGTCCAGGATGCCGTCACCGGTGCCCAGGATGTGATCGAAGAGATCCCGACCCTGTCCGCTGCTGTCGGCGCACCGCTGGATGCGGCGCTGGAAAACCTGGCCCACGATGCGGCCACGGCCGCTACCGAATCGGTCGAGCACCTGCTGCGTCGTGACGACGAAAGCGAGACCGAGTACAACACCCGCCTGCTGCGTGAGCGCGCTGCCCGTTCGGCCCACAACGCCGCCGAGAAGGTCGTGCGCTTCTTCAACCATCGTGCCACCCGCGTCGTCGCCGGCGCTCTGGTGGTCGGCGGCGTGATTGCCCTGGGCGTTGCCATCCGCAACCGCCTGAGCATGGCCGAAGAAGTGATCGAGCTGTAACCCCATCGCCCCGGACGTGTGTCCGGGGCTCACCCCTCAGATTCAGGAGAGTCCCATGTCCCAGATGTCCAAAGAAGAACGCAAGTCGGCCATGATCGCTGGCTTGAAGGAAGGTTTGATCTGGGGCGCATGGGGCGCTCTGGGTATCGCCATCGGTTGCGTCATCGCCTCCAAGCGTTGATTCAACCGATTTTCAGATACATACCACCACTGCGAACAGGACTGATTCCCAGTCCTGACAGGAGCAATGTCATGTCGTACGGTTCCATCTTCAAGGAAACCCTCCGTGTCGTCCTGTGCTGCGCTGTGATCGAGACCGGTCGCCGCTGCATCATCAGGGTCACCGAGTCGGCCCTGGGCGTCTAAGGACGCCCCGCAACACCTCCCTCCATTCCCAGGTAATCACCATGAACGTCTTCAAGAAAGTGCTTCCGCAGTCCTCGCTGGGTTCGCTGTATGTCGGCGTCGTTGCCGTCTGCGCTCTCCTGAGCGTGGGCGCTGCGGTGACCGACGCGGTGCTCACCCGCGTTCTCGACGCCTGAGCGTGACCATGGCCCTCCGTAGGGGAGAGTCTTCTCCTCGGTATGGTAGCCAGGAGAAGCCCGCTCATTCCATCTACCACGATTCATTCAGCCAGCGACCCATCGAATCCTTCGGCGGGTCCAACATCTATCCCAACAAAAGGCACAACGATACCATGAACACCAATCCGAACAACGCCAATACCAACACCACCGCTGACGCCGCTGCCCTGAACGACGAAGCCGCGCGCACCGCCGCCCTGGCCAACCAGATGGGCAACAACGTGAACGCCCTGCGTGAAGAAAACGACCGCGCCGCGGTTGCCCCGACCGGCGCCGTCTCCAAGGCCATGGGTGGCAAGTTCGCCCGCACCACCAAGCGCGTGCTGGGCTGGACCCTGGGCGTGGGTGTGGTCGGCCTGATCGGCGCCTACGCCTACAGCCGCCTGCGTGCGGCCGGCGTGAACGTGCCGACCGGCCAGGACGTGGGTGACGCCGTCGCCACTGCCGTGGACGCTGCCACTGCCGGCTAAGTAAGCCTGCGGTCATAAGCCCCTGCCCTTCGGGGCAGGGGCTGCTGGTGGTTTCTTTTTTTGTTTCCGGTGGCCGATCTTATGACTGATCTTCAACCCACCCTTAGGAGCGACTATGCCTCGGATCGTCGCAGCACTGCCACAGACTTACGAGAACATCATTCGCCCGGTGGCAATCGATGTCGGACGTCAAGTGGCCAAGATGCTCAACCTGCCGGAAGACATCAACGTACTGATTCCCGGACAGGCCAAGATGGCGCTGTTCCCGAATACGGCGTTGGGCTCAGAAGGCACGGCCAACCCGGCCACGTTCGGTAACAACGAACGCCTCTTGATGGAAGTGGTGGAAAACCCGATTGAGGATCGCATCCTCACCACGGCTGTCCATCAGCAAGAGAACCTGCCGTTCTTCTTGGATTCCAAACTCGGCGTGCGCATGTACCCGGTGTACTCCGGTACGGAGCTGAGTTTCAATTTCACCTACCGTGCAGAGAACCGCACGGCCGCACGTCGTTTCCGCAACAGTTTGCTCAGCCACACCGCTGCCATGCGTCAGGAGATTCTGCACGATGTGCAGTACTACTACCATGTGCCGTATGTGTTCTTGCATCTGCTCAAGCACATGCACGAGCTGCGTGAGCGCACGGTCGGCTATGGCGACAGTTTCGACAAGTGGGTCACTGACCATATCGTCGATCGCGCCACTACGATCACCGACCAGATCGGTGAGAACCAAGCACTGGCCATCGCCGAGTACCAGACCCATGGCATGGGCGTGTTCCAGTTCATCGGTACTGCTGAGCCGGAAGAGAAGGACAAAGAATCTGGCACGTACAACGTGATGTTCCAGTACCGCTTTACCTTTGACCAAGTCATCGAAGCGATGGCGGAGTATCCGTTGTTGGTGCACCAGTCACTGGTGGATCATCAGTGGCGCTCCCAGCCGTGGGCTTCGGGTGAACTGACCGACCCCAATCGCCGGCGCCGTGCGCCGAGTCTGTCGCGGCATGCGTTTGATCACTTCGTCAACGTCTACACCAACCCCTGTAAGGAGTTGTTGATGGACGGCCATGTGATCCCCAACTATGACGAATGGCGTCCCGGGTTTGTGATGCCCAACACCAGTACGCTCTTTGTGGCGATGCTGGGCTTGGATCCCACCGCTCCCAACACGCTGTTTGAATTGATGGGTGATCTGGACGGCTACCAACTCCATCCGGAATTGGAAGAGTTCATTCGTGGCGAAGCGCCGTACATGGGCATCAAGGGCGGCTCGATCTTCGATCTGCGCTTGTATGAAGGCGACTACCCGATGGACGATGGTCTGTTGTCGGTCACCCGGCCTGAGCTGATTGTGATCTCCAATGCCGTGATGGATCTGCGTAAGGTCTACCATGTGCGACTGGGTCTGGTCAATGATCTGTTCACCCTCAACACGGCTGCGTGGGAACGCCTGCGCCGTGGCGGTCAAGCAGCCCTGAAGATCCTCAACTGCCTGCAATACAAGTTGCTGGGCAAAGCCTTCGAGCCCAAGTTGCTCGGTGGCCATCTGATTTCCAACGCAGATCTGCGCGGCATCGCCCAGCGCATCAACGATCTGAAGGTCCCCCATCGTGGCCCGTTGGAACATGTCATGCTTACCCTTAACGATGTTGTCATCGTGACTCACAGGAGTTCTGAAAATGTCGCTGATCAAAAGCGGACCGGCGGCACCGAAGCCGGTGGATCCGATCCAAGTGAAGATTCATTCACCGAACCAGCAGACTGCGGTTGTTGATACCCGTTACGTCCCTCGTGCTTCGCTGCTCCAGTACGTGGACGGCAGTGCGTGGGAAGTAACCTACTACTCGCAGATCCTGGGCCGTGATTCGGAACCGGGTCCGTGGGCCATCGACCGTTCGGCTACCGACCAGCAGTACGTGCGCATCTCCAACATGGAGTTGAAGGTCACCTCGCCGCTGACTGCTTCGGAAGAAGAGCCCGGCCGCAGCCACAACGTCTCTGGTACCGCTACGGTCTATCCGACCCACAAGCCCAACATCGGTGACATGTTCGTGGCCGACATTGGCGATGGTCGGTTGGTTGTGTTTGCCGTGGACGATGTCCAGCGCAAGACGTACATGAAGGACTCCTACTCGGAGATCACCTACAGCGTGGTGGACTACGTCGACTCGCGCCCGGAGATCACCTCGGACCTGAACCGCAAGACGCAAAAGCGTACCGTGTTCATGCGGGAGTTCTTGCAGTGGGGTCAGAACCCGCTGCTGCTGGAAGGCGAGTTTGCCGACCTGATGGAGATGAAGAAGATTTACCGTAACTTGGTGAACTTCTACTTCAAGGACTTCTTCTCGGTCCAGTACAAGACCTTGCTGATCCCCAACCAGAAGCGTGTGGCTTACGATCCGTTCGTCACCAACACGATGCTGGAACTGGTGACCTCCGATGAAGTGCAGCTGATCAACCAAGCCCGACGCGTGGTGGTCAGTGCCAACCGTAATACCGACAGCTACACGCTGTGGGATGCGGTGATGCGCATGGACGTCAGCTACCTCGGTGCAGCGATCCAGCAGGTGCGCCTGCTCGACACCACTGCCTTCCGTGGAATGCCTGAGGTCAGCAGCATCTACTACACCGGCATCAACCTGGTGGCCTGCCCGCAGGACGCACGCAATGACGTGGACAGCCCCTACGACGCCTCGGCCAATTGCTTCTCCAGTGGCTCGCTCTTGCAAGCCACTGGCCTGCGTTGGCAGAACCTGCTGCGCTACCTGCCTTCCTCCAATCTGGAAGGCTTCTTCAAGGAGCCGGTCGATGCAGGCGATACCCTGCAGGAGCTGCCGGACATCGTCCCGGTCACCATCGATGAGTACTATGTGCTGTCGGAGAAGTTCTACGTCCCCAGCGGACCGATGGCTTCCAAGCTGGAAGTACTTGTCAAGCAAGGTCTGTCCGGTGAGGCCATCGACAAGGTCACGTTGCTCAGCTTGGCCCGCAATTGCATGAAGTGGCCCAACCTTGAGCGTTTCTATTACATGCCGCTGCTCTTCGCATTGATGAAGGTGGCGACGAGGACCAACTAATGCGTAGTCGCGTCATTACGACCTTCTTGCCTGTCGCGCCGGATCCCAAGTTGCATTCGGCCGCGTACAAGATCTTCCACTACGAGTGGGAGGCCAGTGTGCCCTACACCTACGTGTACACTGAGGATTACATGCGTCAGGCGGGACAGCTGGTCAGTGATGCTGGCTACGATGCGCGGTTGCCCAACCAGATGGTGGATGGGCGATACACCATCGCCCAGCTGGCCACGCTGTTTGAAGAGGGTGCGCAGATCAAATTGCAAAACCCCATCGACGCCAAGAAGTTCTACGATCTGATCGCCGAGCATCTGGAGAACTGGTCCAGTCACTTGCTGGGTAGCAACAGCTTTGACTATGCCAAGGCGCCGATGGATGACCTGATGCTGCTGTCGCGTTTGGCCGATGAGCTGTATGGGTACGCTGCACGCTTCTTCCGTCATGAACCGCCACGTGGCCGGTTGGCCCGTCGTCTGGCACAGATGAGCAGTCGCTTCTCTGCGGCAGGACGTACGCGTCGGGTCAAGGCCGATCCGAATGCACCGGTCGAACGGCCGATCATGCCCAACCACAGTGAGAGCACCAAGATCATTCTCGATAAGGGAATGGGGAGGGATCAGTGGAGCTGAAGGACTCGCCCTTGTGGCAAGAGATTCAAGCCATCGCTTTCAACAACGGTGGACCACCGGCGCCGTATGCGTGGAAGGCCACGATCGTGGCCGGTGGCATTGAGGTTGATCCGTTCAAGGTGATCAGTCTGGACATCTTCCGGGACTTCCGTCAGAACTTTGGCGATGAGGTCGAACTGGAGATGATGATCCCCGCCGGTACGTTTGCCTACGACATCTACCCCTACCGTCAGGACTTGTTGATCAGCCTGCGTCGGGAAGGCCGTCAGGTGGACTCTGACAACCCGTTGATCTCACCGGACATCGAAGCCCAGCAGTTGCGTGCAACGCTGGTAGACGACTACTCCGTGGCTGTGGAGGGCATGCGCTCCAGTGCGCAGTCCCGTGAAGCGCTGAACCTGATGGAGATCTTGACCGTCAAGGTCCAGCTGATCGATCTGGCGTTGGAAAACGTGCGCCTGCATTCGGTGGGGGGTCTGTTCCGTGACATCACCCCGGCCGATTGCCTGAAGTACATCTTGACGGCCATTGCCAACGATATTGAGTTGGACGATGAGAACAAGATCAAGGGCGTGGAGATGGTCGAGTCGCCCAACAGCGACAAGTACAAACACATCGTCATCCCCTCCGGTACGCGTCTGCCGGACGTACCGATGCTGTTGCAGAAGAAAGTCGGTGGCCTGTACCCCACGGGGATGGGCGCCTATCTGTACCGACAGTATTGGTATGTGTTCCCGCTGTATGACCTGACCCGGTTTGACAAGTCGGTCAAGTCGCTCACGCTGATCAACATCCCCACCAACCAGATGCCCGGTGTCGAGCGTACCTATCGCACCACGGCCAACCAGGTCATTGCGTTGGTCACTGGCGATGTCAAGCATCTGGACCGTACTGAAGCGGTGATGCAGAACGAAGGTAACGGCGTGCGTTACTTGGATGCGCGTCGTGCGGTGGACGGCTTTGCCGACACCAGCGAAGGTGAGAACAAAGCCAAGGTGATGCGTGCGGACAACAACAACGAGTTCATGGCCGAAGGACGTAAGAACGGCCTGAACAACGTGACCACCTCTGGCAACAAGATCACCGCCAACAAGTTTGAAGAGATGTCCAAGCTCTCCCGCCGTTTGGGTTCGGAGATTCAGTGCATCTGGGAGAACTCGGAGATCGGTGCGATCTATCCGGGCATGCCGGTGAAGTTCATGTACATCAAGGACGACCGTGTCCGTGAACTGAAGGGCGTCGTGCTCGGCGCACAGCACTACGTGCAAACCCACGGTGTGGGCGTTACTGAGTCGCGTCATCGTACCGACTCGACCCTGCACCTTTTCGTTGAACGTGAAACCTAAAGGAACCCCGATGTCCAATCCCATCCTTACGGGCCAACAGCTGCTGACCAAGCTGGTCAATGCAGCCAACCCCGACAAGAAGCAATGGACTGCTGAAGAACTGGTCTTCGGTATTCCCCAGCCGCAGGCAGGTGAGCTCAACTCCAAGGTGAGCGTGCAGGCCGTCGATACCGCCGCTTACTCTGGCACCAGCTCCATCTCCTTCAACCGCGTGGACCTGGCCTCGGCCTCCCAGTCGCTGCCGGAGGAAATCGAACTGGACGGTGAACAGAACACCTTGCAAGTGGCTGCGCGGCTGCGTGAGCTGTACAAGGTGAACATCGAAGATGAAGACATCATCGATGAAGAACTGCCGTTGGGCGATGGTGGCGTGATCACCCAGGTCATCAAGGCCGCCCCGCGTTCGCTGAAGTGGGTGGGCCAGATCACCATCTTGCTGACCCCGCGCGTCATCCCGTTGGATGAGATCTTCGTGGTCACCGAGCTGGACGGCCTGACGCTGGAACAGCTGGCCATTCCGTAAGAACAGCATAAGCCCCCGCCCTTCGGGGCGGGGGTCTATGTCGGTTACTTCTTTTCGACCTTGTACCACGGACGCTCGTCGCCCGGCTGCGGGTTCCACGGACTGACGGCCACGAACGTGTAGCCCTTCAGTTCGGAGAGCATGCACACCTTGTGCTGACGGTTGTCGAAGTAGTACGCCTCGGTGTAATCGGTCGAAGCCACCTCACAGATGGCATGGCCTTCACCGGTTTCCACACGGCACACCACCAGGCGCACGTTCAGTCCCTTGGCCCGGGCCTTGTCCATGCTCACCAGTGCGAACTCTTCGCAGTCGCCGGTGAACTTGGTAATGCCGGTACGACCAATGTTCTTCAGCGTGCTGGAGTCTTCCCACTTTTCCAGCAGGCCATGCTTTTCCTGATCGGTGATGTAATTGAACTTCTCACGAAGATCACGGTGCAGGTTGGACAGTTCCGAAAACTGCCCGCGTTCAAAACCGGCCATCAGCATGCTCCTCCACGTTTACGAAGATCCACGCAACCGGGCGGAGGCGTGGTGACACCATCGGTTTGCAGCGGCGCCGACGGACGCGTTTCCTTCTGCGCGCAGGCGACAAGCCCGCTCAGACACAGCGTCATCACAGACGCCAGCAAAAGCTTCTTCATGGGGGTGGTACTCCGGCTATGAGGTATCTATACCATGGCGTAATTGCTTACACCCTCTGTGAATGCTGTGTCTACGTCCAGATAAAACGACATGAAAACCAGTCCTCTGCATTTCCCGCGTTTCCTCGTGATCGAAGGTCCCGACGGTTCGGGCAAAACCACCCAGCTGGAGATGCTGAGGGATTTCCTGGTCCGCAAGGGCCAGACGGTGATCGTGGCGCGTGAACCGGGTGGTACCAAAGTCGGTGAAGGCATCCGCACGTTGTTCAAAGAGAACTTCGGCGACACCCATCCGATGACCGAAGCGCTGATGATGCTCGCTGCCCGCAACCAGCTGTACTGCGAGGTGATCCATCCGGCCCTGTACGAACAGCAGACCTGGGTGCTGACCGATCGTCACCATCCCTCGATGTACGCCTACCAAGGCGCCGGCCATCAGCTGGGCTTTGGTGTGCTCAACGACCTGCGCGCTGGTATGGGCGATATGGATGTCACTGCCCATGGCACGGTCATCCTGAGTGTGTCCGCTGAAGAGCGTGAGCGCCGGATGGACGAGCGCGGTGGGCGTGATGCCATCGATGATGCGGACTTGGATTTCCGCAAGCGGGTGGCTGAGGCCTACCACGAGATCATCAACGGCAACTGGCACCTCAAGCTGGGCATCCTGCATGATGTCAACGGCCAGGGTACGGCGCAGGAAGTCCACGAGCGTATCCTCGATGCGTTCTACTGCGACCTCAAGCATCTGGAGGACGTGGCGGCATGACGGAGTTCACCGACGTCAACACGCTGGGCGAACTGCAAAAGCAACTGCGCTCTCCGGAGAACGACCTACAGCACATGAAGCAGCAGTTGTTCGTCCTGTCCCAGATCCTGTTCCTGCAAGGGGACAAGGAAGAAGGGCTGGAGCGTGCAGCGCTGGGCGGCATGTACTTTGCCATGCAACGGTTGCGTGAGCTGTGGCACCAGCCTGACCAACACACCAAGTCACTGGAAGAGCTGGCAGAGATCTACGCCGGTGTTGAACTCAAGCGGTTCATCTCCTCCCGCGAAGCGGTGCAGGAGAAAGCCAACGAGTTCAAGGAAGACTACATCCGGGTCAACGCCCATCGCTTTGAAGTCAACGGGCGTGAGTTCTTCGTCCTGTCCAGTCCGGCCAAACAAACCACCCGAGAAGGTAAGCAGCTGCTCCCCGGCGAAGTGATCGAAACCGCCGATCCTGGCGTGCCGAACTTCATGGAGATCGCGCAGTACCTTATCAACAATCAAGGAAAGTAATTGATGAGCAAGGTCCTGTGTCTCTACCACGATGACTGCTACGACGGTCTGGGTGCTGCGTGGGCGCTGTCCAAGCGCTTCCCCGATGCAGAGTTCCTGCCGGTGCGTTACAACGAGCCGGCTCCGGACGTGCTGGACCGCGACGTGTATATCGTCGACTTCTGCTACCCGATTGAAGAACTGCGCTTGATGCTGGTCAGCTCGGCATCGCTGCACATCTTCGACCACCACAAGGGCATGGACACCACGGTTGCCCAGTTCAACCTGCTGGTGCGTGATCTGGGGCTGCCGCGTTCGCAGTTCTGCGCCATCTTCGATGCCTCACGCTCTGGCGCCAAACTGACGTGGGAACAGCTGATGCCCGGCCAGCCGGTGCCGCAGATCATCGAACACATCAGCGACCGCGACCTGTGGGCCTTCGAGCTGGAAGACACCAAGGCGGTGATGGCAGGACTGGGTACGTATGAGATGTCCCTGCGTACGTGGGATGCCTTGTTCCGTTGGGAACCCAATGATTGGAATGAACCCGACGGCGCCCACCAAGCAGGCGTGGACATGCTCGAAGGGGAAGGTCGTCCGATCCTGCGCAAGATGCAGCAGGACATCAACCGCATTCGCGCCCTGTCCGAACGTACGATCGAACTGGGCGGTTACACCGTCCCGCTGATCAACGTACCGCGCACCCTGATCAGTGAAACCCTGGAACAAGCTGCCCTCGGTCAGCCGTTTGCGGTGGGGTATTTCGATGGTCCTGAGTATCGCGAGTACTCCTTGCGCTCCACCAAGGGCGAGGGACTGAACCTGATCGAACTGGCCCAGTCGTTGGGTGGTAACGGTCATCCCCATGCTGCCGGCTTCCGAGTCGACCGTTCCCATCCACTTGCACAGATCTGAGGTCTGTCATGCTCAACTCGCTTCAACGGGCCTATCTCAAAGAGAAGGCCACCCAATACCTGCCGGTGATCATCGCGCTCCTGATGGCGTTTGTCACCTGGTCCAACTACGCCTACCATGGCTGGAAGGGTCTGCTGGGCGCTGTTGCACTGTTTATCGCCGTCATCGCCTACTGTGTCCATCTGTTGCAGGATGGCGATGCCATGAACAAGCGCCTGCGCGAGCGGGTCTTTGAAGAGACCACCCGGGCCAATCGTGCTGAGCTCGAACGCGATGCGCTGCAATTGCAGGTGGACAGTCTGTCCCGCCCGCCGACGGCCGAAGACATTCGTCGTGCTGCCGAACAGCTCAATCGCTTCGAGTCAGCCAGTTCGATGCACATCGGCTCGGCCAGTCGCATGGACATCGGTCCGGCAATGATTGGCGGTAAGCTGTCGTCGACATTCGTTAAGGTCCGCAAGACCCCCGAGTCGGGCGACACCATCGACGATCAGATGAGGCTTGCCCATGATCTGGCCAATGGCCCGACGGTGGCTGAATTGCTGCCGTGTGTCGCACTGGCCGCTCAGATCAAGGACGCCTCCAAGGGAATGTCATGATCGAGGAAGTCGGCTCTGAAATACTGTGTCGTCGCGCCACCGACTTCAAGTCGGAGTACGATCGCTTGGCTGATCTCTACGGTCGTCGGATGACGCAGTCCATCGCGTTGTTCTACCTGCTCATGATGGTGGGTATCGGCTTGGGCATGTTGGATGTCCCCTACGTCCCCAAGACCTGTGGAGTGTTGGTGGTACTCTCGTTCATTCGACTGTGCTACTACAGCTCCAAGTTCAACACGCTGATCCAGCTTGAGAAAGAAGAGTAACGATAAAGCCCCCACCTTCGGGTGGGGGTTTATGCCCATCCTATGTAGTTTGTCTTTACTAGGAGATAGTGGCATGTTGCTGCGACTGAATGACCGCGGTGATGCGGTCAAAGACCTGCAGACCAAGCTCGGTCTGAAGGCGGACGGGCACTTTGGCCCGCTCACCCAAGCTGCTGTGATCGCATTCCAAAAGAAGGTGGGGCTGTCCGCCGACGGAATCGTGGGTCCGGCTACGTTCGCCAAGCTGGGCGTCAAGGAAGAGATCGTTGTGTCGGCCGGTGTGCTGACCAAGGAAGACTTCATCAATGCCGGCAAGTTGCTGGGTTGCCATCCGGGCATGGTCGAAGCACTGGCCCTGAAGGAAACCCACGGTAAGGCGTTCCTGCCCGATGGCCGTCCGACCATCCTGTTCGAACGTCACCAGTTCTACAAGCGCATCCCGATCGTGCGTAAGGCCGGCCAGACCCAAGCCTCACTGATCGCTGTGCGTGACCAAGCGGCCAAGGTTGATGGCGACATCTGCTCGTCGGTGCGTGGCGGCTACAAGGGCGGTGCGGCGGAGTACGACCGTCTGGCTCGCGCCCAGAAGTACTCGGACACCGCGGCGCTGGAATCGGCCAGCTGGGGTCAGTTCCAGGTCATGGGCTTCAACGCGGTGGCCATCGGCTATCCCAGCGTGCAGGAGTTCGTGCGCTTGATGTACCAGGGTATCGATCAGCACCTGATCGCGCTGGTGCGTTTCATCCTGGCCACCCCCAAGGCGCTCAAGGGTATCCGTGAGCAGAACTTCGCCATGCTGGCCGGTGCGTACAACGGTCCGGCCTATGCCGAGAACAAGTACGACACGGACCTGCAGAAGTACTTCAACCAGGTGAAAGGTAAGTACTGATGAATCCCATCTCCGTCCGCGACCACGCCTTTGAAGGATTCGAGGGAAACCTTGAAGGCGGGTTCGAGATCCATGACCAAGCGTCTATGGAAAAGTTCATGCTGCGCTCTGAGCGCGGCGATGGACTGGGTAAGCGTCTGCTGGTCAAGGCACTGGGACTGTTCGTCTATATCCCCGAGTTGACCTTCGACAAGGAAGACGTGGATATGAAGATCGTCAACCGCATGCTGCGTCATCCGGAGCTGCTGAAGGTGATCGACGATTGGATCTCAGTGCCCGACCAGAACCTGCTGCCCAAGCTGCAAGAGGCGATGCGGGTCTTTGGACCGATGCAGAAGAAGACCAACCACGGTAAGCTCTTCCGTGGCTTCAATCCCAAGAGTGTCGATCAAGACACGATGGGTCTGCAGCGTCGTGGGTGGATGGGCCCCAAGCCCGCCGACTTCCGCGTCGGGGACAAGTTCTCCTACGTGACCCAGCGTGCCCTGTCCTTCACCCATCACGAAGGTACGGCCAGCGTGTTTGGTGGTGTGGTCATTTCCATCGACCAGAACCGCTATCGCAATCAGCTGCTGGAGATCTGTCCGGAGCTGTGCTACGCCATTGGTGAAGCCGATCCGGATTACGCCGGTGCCGACGTGCCGTACTACGTGACCTACGGTGAACTGATCCTGCTTCCCAACAAGAAGCCGGTGGAGTTCCAAGTGGTCAGCGTGGGCAAGAAGAAGTAATGAAGTCCCCCACCCTTCGGGGTGGGGGCATATGCTGTCCAACGGGATTTCAACCGCATACTATCCACTTGTGGCCGCCCTTACCGATCTCGGTATTTTCTAACAGTAGGACTCCATTCTTTGTTATCACCACCAATTCACATGGCTATGAACTCTGCCCGCAAACTCCCCGACGCCAAGCCCACCTGGGGCAGCTGGCTCAAGCCGCACACCGCCTCCCTGCCGCCCAAGCCGCAGGAGATCCTGTATTTCGCAGGCCATGCCCCAAAAGAGTGGGATGCTGACAAGCGCCGCACCTACGAATCGATGGAAGCCAGTCTGCTGCGCGATTCGCGCTTCCGCCATCTGTCGGTCCTGCCGCCCGACAGCCTGTACGTGTACCATCGCGTCCCTACGCCCTCACGAGTCCATTAGTCATGTCCGCCTTCTGGGATTTCCGTGGTCGCCGCTTCGTGGCAATCGTAGGTAGTCGCGAAGCTCCAGAAGAAGCCTTGGCAATGGCACGCGGTCTTGGCCGAGCCTTAACCGATCGAAGCATTGCCGTCAGTAGCGGTGATGCCGACGGAATGGACTTGGCAGGCTATGAAGGTGCCCTGACCTCACCCAGTTTCGATTTGGTGGGGGCACGGATCTTTCTGGCCAAGCACTGCGTCCATTACCAGACCCGCCCGCCTCGCTACGCCGATGAACGCATCTTCTTTGATGCATCCCAGTTCTACAATTGGGAGGAGGCGCAACAGTACGCCTTTGAAGCACGGGGCAGTTTTGAGCGCTTGGGCCCCTACGGAATTGCCCTGCACACTCGCAACGCGTATCAGATCCTGCTGGACGACTTGAAGTCGCCGGTGGGTTCGGTGGTTTACTGGGCCCGACCGATCGGTAAGAAAGGTCAGGTCAAAGGTGGGACCAACACAGCTGTTCAAATCGCTCGACGCTTCAACGTGCCTCAGGTGAATCTGTACACCGACGAGGGCATGCGGAAGATTGAGAGCTACATCGAAAGGAGCCGAGAGATCCATGCACAAGAACATCAGCTACCACAACTGGGGCAACCAGCAGCATCGTGACAACTACGAGCGCCTGCTGAAGTACAAGATCGCACTGAACTGGATGGCCATCCTGCTGTTCGGTGTGGGCGTGGTTGCGTTCATCGTCTACGCCTTTGCCGGACTGTCGGCACTGTGGGTCGGAATGGCGATCTGGTCCATCGGTCTGTTGGGTATGGTGCTGCAGAGCAAGCGCATCGAATCCAACCTTAACCGCTACGAGCGCTTCTACGACATCTACGAAAAGCGCCATCTGGTCCGCCATCAATTCTGCTACCACTGGTGGCAGTGCTTGGTACTGCACCGCCCACTGGAAACCCAAGCATGATCCCGCGCGTGTCTGATACCTCCACCCGTCTGATGGCGCTGTGGATGAACTACGAGAACTGGAAGACGCGCTGCCAGTCTGCGCTGCTGGCTGGTGCCCTGTGCATGGCCCTGTCCCTGCTCAGCTTTCTGGCCGGCATGGCATTGCAGTTTGGGTGGTTCGAGTCACCGGCGCCGAAGGAAGACCCCGTCCCCCTGTTCCTGCTGTCCTTGGTACTGATGGTCGGTGGGATCGTCGCAAACGTGCTCTACCAACGCTGGCGGCCACATCGCCGGTACGCATTGGAATGCTATCAAAAGGAGAGTGCGATCGATGTCTGGTGAGGAACCGAACATTGAAGAGATTCATCGGCTGCTCAGACTCCAGGTGTGGGTCTTGTCGATCGGTGGCTATGTGGATCGCAATAACTGGTGGATTTGGAGTCTCGCCACTGTGATCTTCGTGTGTAATGTTGGACTCTGGTCCGTGGCCTTGTACTGGACTTTCACACTTCCCATGGCATTCATCCCGCGTTGGTCCAAACGACTGGCCGATCGAATCGAACGGCGCATCAAGCGCCTGCAGCAAGGATACGAGGTAAAAGCATGAACCGCACCGAAGAGAAAGCACTTCGCGACCAGATGTTCAAGTGGAAGTCCATCCGCGACCTCCTGCGTACACTGTCATCTTCATTGCTGGGCTTCACCATCCCCTTCTGGGCGATGGTCTGCATGGGCATGTCCGATAAGTACGTGGTGGCCATCGGTATGACCATCTTCTTCGCCATTGTTGTCTCGGCGGCTGTTTTCGCATGGCGCCGTCTGGTGTATTACCGCACCCGCTATGAGGCGTGCACCTAGGAGCTAGTGGAATGAGTGTTGGACACAACAAACGCATCTTGGCCCAAAAGAAAATCGAGCGCTATCAGTTCTTCTCCAAGATCGTCGGCTTCTTTTTCTTCATCAGTGGTGCAGTCTTGCTGTTCAGCGTTGCCCTCATCGCAATGACGCATTGGAGTCGTGACTTCGCTATGTCGCTGACGTTGGTCGGCTTCACGGCCGGCTCCTTCCTGAGCCTGTTGCTCTTCGGTGCCCTGAGGAGCAGCATCGACTGCAAGATCAGTGAGGTAGTCGCTGATTTGGATCGCCTACGAAGGGGGACTTACCGATGAGTGACTTGTACACGCTGCGCAACAAGCTGTTCAGGCGCGGTAACAATCGCGCTGGCCTGTCCACGATGTTCATGGGCCTGTTCTGGACCAGCGGTGCAACTGCGGTACTGATCGCAGTGATCACCCTGTTCTTCTCTTTCTTCAACCTCTACCCCGAACCCTCTGCCCTGCTGTTCCCGTTGGTGATGGCCCTTGTTTCATGGGTCAGCCGCCGGTTGCAGCTGTGGTTCCGCCAACTTGCCCAAGACGATGAACGTCGTGTCAGCGAATTGGACTTCCAGATCTATCGCCCGAAAGGAACTGTTGCACTATGAAGCAATACACCGACCTGCTGCGCCGCATTCAGAAAGAAGGCCGCCTGAAGGAAAACCGCACCGGCGTCAACACCATCAGCCTGCTGGGTCCGCAGATGGAGTTCGACCTGTCCCAAGGTTTCCCGTTGGAAGACCTGCGTCCGATCTTCTTCCGTGGTGTGGTCGCCGAGAACCTGTGGTTCCTGGCCGGCACCTGCAACAACGAAGACCTGCTCAAGCAGGACGTCAAGATCTGGGACAAGTGGGCCCTGAAGGAAGACTGGACCAAGGAAGTGCCGCGCCAGCTGCCGGACGTGGTCATCAGCTACCAGGACCTGCGCCTGTCCCAGCTGGAAAACCGCGACGAACTGGACGAAGACCAGGTCAAGGAACTGCGCAACAGCTACGTGCAGGAACTGCATCTGGCCGACGAACGTGACAACGCGCTGGGCCTTCCGACCATCCGCGATCCGAAGGACGCCAAGTCCAACGACGACCTGAAGGGCGGCGTGTCGCTGCTGCGCGAAGCCGGCATCAGCCTGACCGAAACCCAGCTGCTGCTGCCCAAGGGCTACCTGGGCCCGATCTACGGCGTGTTGTGGCGCCAGTGGTTGGACCAACAGGGTCAGGTCATCGACCAGATCCAGACCATGATCGACAAGCTCAGCTCGGACAACCCCAAGCTGCGCTATTCGCGCGCGAATATCGTCACCGCCTACCAGCCGGGCGCACTGCCCGATGAAACCCTCGGCGCCGAGGAGAACATCAAGAACGGCAAGCAGGCGCTGGCGGCATGCCACACCTTCTTCCAGCTGTTCGCTGAGCCGCTGACCCTGCAGGAGCGCCTGCAGCTGTACTACGCCGCCCGCCCGGAACTGGAAGACGAGAGCGACCAGCCGGACATGGCGCGCCTGGAGGAGTACACGGCACGTCTGGATGAGTGCGGTGTGGCCAAGGATCAGCTGACTCTGAAGCTGTACCAGCGCAGTGCCGACTTCCCGGTCGGCGTGCCGTTCAACATCGCCGGCTATGCCATGCTGACGATGATGTTCGCCAAGCAGCTGAACATGAAGCCGGCCAAGTTCATCCACAGCTTCGGCGATGCCCACATCTACGTGGACCAGCTGGACGGCGTGGAAGAGCTGCTGGCTCGTGCCGATGATCCGGCCAACCAGGACCGTCCACTGCCGACCCTGGAAATCGCCGACGGCGTGGCGTCGATCTTCGACTACAAGCCCGAAGACTTCACGCTGGTGGGCTACAACCCGATCAAGCCGCAGATCGCGTTCCCGGTCGCCGTCTAAACGGCACATGGCCCCACCCTTCGGGGTGGGGCTTTCTACTCCCAAAAGGACAGACATGGACTACGCCAAGTTTCAACGACGCACTTGGTCCAAGAAGCGCTGGGCTTATGGTGTTGGGATGGTACTGGTGACGCTTCATTGCGTATCGTGCTTTGTTCCAATCATCGCCATGTACGAAGCGGAGAAAGCGGGCTTCGGCTGGATTGGCCTTACTGCCGGATTCGTGGCTTTCTTTGTCAACCTTGTTCTGTGTGTGCGTGCTCAATGGTACATGCGGATGTGGGAGATGATGCTGGATGGCTATGAACGACGCCATGGACTGAACACGGAGTATCATGAATTCGTGGATGACATGAAACGTCAAGGTAAATGGCCAAGGACCTACTAAGGGAACCCATGGATACCTTTCTGAAGTACCTCAACGAGCACCCGGCTGTTGCTGACAGCCTGTTCTGGACGTTGTTCATCCTCGTCCTCGGCGGGTTGGTCATCTCCATCATGCTCGCCGCTTTCTTCCCTTCCAAAAAGAACAAGCCCGATCGCCATTACGGTGGTGGGTTCGTGGAGTAACAATGAGCGAGATTCCACTGCGTACCTCCGCCGACGACCAAGCCCTGTCGACTGTGATCGGGCACATCAAGCACTCCTACGCACTGCGTACTGCCTGTGCCCTGCTGGGCAACTATCGCGACATCATCAGGCGCCGCGATTGGTTCGTCCAAGACCACGTACTTGTCCCTGGCCAACGCGCCAGCATCGAACAGCAGCGTCAGTACGGCACGATCGTCTACAATGCCGGCCGCAATTCGGGACAGACCTTCCTCGCCCAAATGCTCTGCCATCAAGGCACGATCGTCTATGCCCCCAACGGCCCCGCCGAAGGTTTCGCCTACATCCGCAGCACCACTGGCGTCGCTGACCAGCTGCCTGACGGTCTGTACCAAGGCGTGCTTCAGGCTTCGGTCGTCACCGATCACGATGACTTCATCGAAGCACTGCGCGAGGGCGCGTTCGAATCTGCGCTGATCTACGGCACCCGCTCGCTTCTGGACTTTGACGTCACAAGTCCCAGCGCCTTCCTCGACGAGGTTGCCAGCCACTTGGTTGGTGATCTGCCTTCCATCCACGTTATCGCCTAAGTTGCCATGACCTCCCAAATCACCGCCAAGATCCTCAAGCTGCTGGACAGCACCGACATCACCGGTCGCTACCGCACCCACCTCAACACCTATCGTGACGGTCGCGACTACGCCAAGCTGGCCTACCACAATTCCGGCCATGTCAGCCAGGTCCTGAACCTGTTTGAAGTCCTGCGCAAGCTCTCCGGCAAGGGCTTCTCCAAGATCGACCTGAAGCGTGCCGAGCTGGCTATCGTCTTCCACGACGCCGACCACAGCGGCCACCCGGATAGCTACGTCGATGACTACGGCATGCGCAATGTCCACCGTGCCCATCGCCACTTCCTGAAGTGGGCCGAGGAAAACAACCTGCCCGAGTCGGAGCAGGTCATCATCGCCAACTACATCCACATGACCGAGTACCCGATCTCCGGTGACTGGTCTGTGCACCCGCAGGTGAACGAAGAGTTGGTCGGCCTGATCCGCGACGCCGACTGCCTGTGGGGTATGATGCCGGGCAATGCCGAGATGTGCATGCTGGGCCTGTGGGCCGAACGCCGCAACGTCGGTTTGGAAGCGGATGAAATCGACATCCGCAAGGTCCTGACCAATCAGGTCAAGTTCCTGGGCAACTACCAGCCGCACTCGGTCGTGGGTCGCACCTTCCGCAATGCGATGGCTGACAGCGCCGGCCTGGCATTTGCCACCGTGGCCATGGAATACCAGCGTCAGCTGATGGCCGCTGACATGATCAGCGAACTGTCCGACGATGAAGTCCTGCGCCTGCGCGATGGTCTCAAGCAGGGCGTGCGCCAGATGGCAGCTGCTGTCGATCCGGCCTCGACGTATCCGACCACCCAGTCGGTCCCCGAACTGCTGCCCGGCGAGAAGGCAGTCTAACCAACAAGGAACCACCATGTGTAACTGTGAACGTGATCCGATCAAGGAAGCGTGGCTGATCATTCTGTGCAGTTTCATCGGTCTTCCGATGTTCTTCGTCGGTCTGGTCTTGCTGGCCACCGGTGCTGCCTCCGGACTGTTCCCGATGACGGTCACCGGCGGTGGCCTGATGGGTGTGGGCGGCGCACTGCTGTGGTGGTTCTTCAAGCTGTGCGGGTATCCATTCGCCAATGGCGGCGTGGCCCGCTGGTAAACACCGGGGCGGCCTTCGGGCCGCTCTTTTATTCACTCAACCAAGGAAGTTGTAATGTTTGCCAAGAAACTCTCGAGCTGGAAAGCCTTCGCTGTTGTGATGGTGCTGTTTGCCCTGGCCGCACTCACCCTGTATTCGCCTAAGGCCCACGCCACCGACAAGGTCATCGGTGAAGTCTCCACCGGCACCCAGATCTTCGGGCCGGACCACAGCGTGGGTGTGATCCGTTTCCAGGACCCCAAGATCCCCAACGCGTGGTGCTATCTGGCCCGTGCGCAGACCGGTGGCTTTGCTGCCAACTTCGGTATGGCTGAGGACCCTTCCGAGTTCACCATCGACTGTTTCTCCAAGGGCGTGCTGAAGCTGCCGGCGGGTCTGCCGGCTAAGGAAGAAGTTTCCCGTACCAGCCGTTCGGCTGTGTTCAAGGAAATGATCGTCCAGCGCTTCGTCGACACCGAAGCCCAGCGTGTGGTGTATCTGGTCTACACCCGCAAGCTGTGGGAGGGCTCGCCGAAGAACGCCATGTCCTCCATCCCCTACGAGCCCTGATCATGGCCGACTCCCCGAAGTGCGACCACAGCGGTCGTGACCCGAACCCGCTGCAACCACCCCAGCGTTACAAGGGTATGGCCTTCCACCACTGGGTGGAGCGCATTGACTACGACGGCCGGGCGTGTGGACTGGAAGTCTACCAGTGGCAGCCGGGCGTCCAGAAGTGGTGCTACCCCAACCAGTACGCCTGTGGTCAGGACAAGGAACTGGTGCATTACCGCTGGGTGGCTCTGTGTCCGATCCCGCCCTTCAAGGAAGAAGTGGCGGATGTCCAGAAGATCATCGAACGTCTGCGTCAGTCCTTCGCCGAAGGCTCCACCGACGCGCCGGGCGTGCTCACCCGTGAGGAGTTCGCTATGATCTCCATGATGTTCGCTGAAAATATCGCCCCGAGGAGTGCGTGATGTGCGACCGCTTCGGTAAGTGCAGTAAGTACGTGGAACACACCTCGTACTTCATGATCGTGTCGGTAGTGCTGTTGGTTGCATCACTGGGTACGTTCGTGCGCCTGTTCATGCGTTTCTTCGAAGGTGCACTGACGCAAGGTCACTTCCCGGAAATGTGGGGCCTGTTTGTGGTGGCCGCAATCACTGGCGGGCTGGGTGTGCTCTTTGCTTTTGTGACGGTCCACCGACTGCGTTAAACGAGTAGTTTTTTACTCGACTAGTTTAATCCTTTGCACCAGACCGCCCGTCGCGTTTGTGAAATTGGAACGGCTAAGATCCAGACCATCCTTAGGTGGCCTGTGGAGCTTGACCCAGATCGCGAGCAGTCACGTGGAGAAGCTTCTCCTAGGTCGAACATCCACGGCAGAGATGCACAGACACGATCAGTAGTGAACGTGGCCGGCGGCTGGTGCAATCTCATTTAGGAGTTCCTATGAGTCAGTCTGAAACGCGAATCTCTTTGGAGCATTCGCAAGAGTTGGTGGACAAAGCAAGCGCTGCGGTTGCGGCGTTGCAAGAACTGGCATCAGCTGACCAGAGGATCACCCATGGTCTCAGTCCTGATCCGCACCTGACCAAGGCGCTGGATGAACTGGAACTGTATCAGCTGCGCATTAAGTCGCAGCACATACGCATCGCTACACTTGGTCGTTGAGCGATGTGAGAGATTCACCGGAAGTGGCGGAATTGGTAGATTGACTTTAAAGCCCAAGTGTCCAAATTGGTAAAGGAACTGCACTCAAAATGCAGCGGCCGTGAGGCCTTGTCGGTTCGAGTCCGACCTTGGGCACCATTCCATCCGGACCAATAGATTAGGGTTGATGGCTGAGAGGCTTAAGGTAGGCGCTTGGAAAGCGTCCGTGGGTAACACCACCACAGGTTCGAATCCTGTTCAACCCGCCAGTTGCATTAAGTTGTAAGGCCGAAAGCTTAGCGATAGGTTTTTGACCTTACCACTTAAAACAGAACAAGGTAGTCCTAATGAGCACCATTCGCAAGATCCGCACGATTTCCACGGAAGGAATGGTTCGGCAGGACATTGAAGTCCCGGAAGACAGACTCCTCTACGGCGATGCGATCTTGGAAAAGGTCAAGGCGTTGTTTGAGGCTGATCCGGAAGCGAAAGCTATCCTGGTGGGCATCGACGTGAATGGTTTCAACTCACGTCGTGAAGAGGGTAACGCCTTTGCTGCACTGCGTGCAGCGGGCTACGGCTGGACCCTGACGGCTTTTGACCGCAGGTCCCAGTACGACGGCGTCCTTGTGACCCGCAAGTAACATCTCCTTCCTAGACCGTTGGCTGCAAAGCTGAGAAGCACGGCGTACGCCATCCGCCGGAGTGAAGTGTCTAGGCCGGGAGTTGGCAAATCAGAGTGTAGCTGCGGGTGCAGACTCTGAGGGTCCTGACTTAAAGCAAGCGTGTCGCCAGTCAGCGACATAACTAACCCTGCCCTAAACCCGCCCTTCGGGGCGGGTGTTTTTATACCTTAGGTGGTCTGGAGAGGATTCGAAAACAATCTAACTTCCTAAAGGTGTAAGACAATGCGTAAGATCCCCGTTGTATTTGTGATGGACTTCGATACCGAACAAGTAACGCCGGCTGTCAAGCCGGGTTGTGAGTGGGTGGTTGAAGGGGAAGGTATCGCCACTCTCAAGGTGGACGGTTCTGCAGCCCGCTATCATGAAGGGAAACTCTGGAAGCGCTTTGACCGTAAGCTCAACAAGCAAGCCCAGTGGCTCTTCGATAACGACCGCCTGCCCGCGGTTGAGGAGCACCACTTCCGTGCCAAGCCTGACGGTTTTGTACCGTGTGAGGCAACGCCGGATCCGGTCACGTTCCACTGGCCGGGCTGGGTGCCCGTGTCGGCCGACAACCCGGCTGACAAGTATCATCTGGAAGCCCTGAGTAACCTGAAGGCTCCCTTGAGCGAAGGACAGACCTACGAGCTCGTGGGTCCGACCCTGGCCGGCAATCCCTACGAACTCACGACTCACCAGTTGGTGGCTCACGGTGATCCGTTGGAGATTGCTGATCGCAGTTTCGAAGGCTTGCGTCAGTTTCTGACGGCAACCTACATTGAAGGGGTGGTGTTCCATCACCCGGACGGTCGTATGGCGAAGCTGCGTCGCAAGGACTTCAAGTTGTTCTGGGTGAAGGAAGATACCCGGGTGAGCAAGCGTAAGAAGCGTTGACGGAACACACCCCCACCCTTCGGGGTGGGGGCTTTATGCTGTCTTTCATAACCAAGGAGTTTGTATGTTCGCTTGGCTCAAGCGACGCTTCCAATCAAAGCGCCGTCAAGAAAAGATCAAAGAAGCTGTGGCTGAGTTGCTGTCCTTGGCCGACGCACTGAAGATCTCCCGCGTGGATATGGCACTGGCCGTTTACGAACGCACCATCGACTTTGACACGTTCGATTGGACGGGCGAGGGTCATGAGCGACGTCGCAAGGTTCTCAACGAGGTCGTGCGCGTGAAGCTGGTGCCGCCGGCGCGTTGGACTGCAATCAACTCCGACCCCAACGAATTCGTGAAGGTGGCTGAGTGGTTGGCCAAACCTTCATTGATCGGATTGTAAGTTGCAGTTAGTTTTTACCGAGCAGACTGACACTGTGTAGGTAGCAGCCTGCTTTCTACAGCTAGGGGATAGACCCCTTTCTCCACCCCACCATAGATAGGAATTATCATGGACACGCAACACGATTACTCGGTTTTCATTGGACGCTTCGAACCTTTCCACAACGGCCACTTGGCCGTGGCCCGCAAGGCGCTGGAGCTGGGCAAGAAGCTGATCGTCATCATCGGTACCGCCAACCGCCCGCGCACGATCAAGAACCCCTGGGTTGTTGAAGAACGCGCGGTCATGATCCGTTCGGCCCTGGCCGAATACGGTGATCGGGTCATCATCGGACAGGTGCGTGATCACCTGTACAACGAAGACCTGTGGCTTGCTGATGTGCAGCGCGTGGTGCGCGATGCGGTGGCTTTCGACAAAGAAGCGCCCGAAAAGCCCATCATCCGCATGATCGGTCAGTCCAAGGACGACTCGAGTTATTACCTCAAGAAGTTCCCGCAATGGCCGGTGGTCGACGTACAGCACACCGCTGTGCTCTCGGCAACGGATCTGCGCCGGTACCTCTTCGAGGCCCGCAAGGTGGAGACTCACGGTGGCATGATGTACATCCGTGCCAACGTCCCGGCGTCCACCTACGCCATGATCGATGCTTTCCGTCACAGCTCGCCGGATTACGACCAGCTGCTGCGGGAGTACGATTACATCAAGGACTACAAGGCTGGTTGGGCTGGTTCTCCGCACGAAGTGTCCTTCAACACGGTCGACTCTGTCGTGACGTGTGCTGGTCACATCTTGCTGGTCAAGCGCAAGCCCGAACCCGGTAAGGGCCTGTGGGCACTGCCCGGTGGCTTCATCAAGCCGCACCAGACGGCGCTGAAAGCGTCCCTGGCCGAGCTGCGTGAAGAAACCCGTCTGAAGGTTCCGGAAAAGGTGATCATCGGTTCGCTGCGCAATCAGCGACTGTACGATCATCCCGAACGCAGTCTGCGTGGCCGGACGTTTACCCAAACGTTCCATTACGCGCTGGACTTTGATGAACGACCCAAGGTCCGTGGTGGCGACGACGCCAAAGAAGCAAGGTGGTTCCCCTTCAGCGAAGCCCTGGAAATGGGCGCCCGGCTGTTTGAAGACCACTTGGACATCTTCGAGAACGAGCTGGGCATGCATGCTCCGCCGCTCCCCTCGTTGGTGTTCTAAGTAACACCGTTCCAAAACCCAACGCAACATCACGTGAATCAGCCGGAAGGGTAGACCTCCGGTTCACACCGACATGAAGGAACTTCAGTCAATGTACATCGAAAACCCGATCCTCAACACCGACAGCTACAAGGCCAGCCATTGGGTCCAGTACCCGCCGAACACGGACGATACGTTCTTCTACGCAGAGTCCCGTGGTGGTGAGTACGACCAGACGGTGTTCTTCGGCCTGCAGGCCATCCTCAAGGCCAACCTGCGACCGATCACCCACGCCGATGTCAACGAAGCTGCGATGTTGTTCGCAGCGCATGGCGAGCCGTTCAACGTGGACGGTTGGCGCCATATCGTGGACAAGCACAACGGTCGTCTACCCCTGCGCATCCGCGCCGTGGCCGAGGGTACGGTGGTGCCGACGCACAACGCGTTGATCACCGTCCAGCCCACCGATCCGAAGTGCTATTGGCTGCCCTCGTATCTGGAACCCATCCTGATGCGTTCGTGGTACCCCACCACTGTTGCAACGGTCAGCTGGGCGTGCAAGCGGGTCATCCGCTCGTACCTTGAGCAGACCAGCGACATCCCCGACGACGTCCTACCCTTCAAGCTCCACGACTTCGGCGCGCGCGGCGTGTCGAGCACCGAGAGCTCGGGCCTGGGCGGCATGGCACACCTGGTGAACTTCCAGGGCACGGACACCGTGCTCGGCCTGGTGTACGCCTCGCGCTTCTACAAGGCCGGCATGGCCGGCTTCTCGGTCCCTGCGGCTGAGCATGCCACCATTACCCCGTGGGGTCGTGATGGCGAAGTGGAAGCCTACCGCAACATGCTGAAGCAATTCGGCCGTGAAGGCGGTATCGTCTCGGTGGTCTCGGACAGCTACGACATCTACCACGCTATTAGCGAGCACTGGGGTAAAACCCTTCGCGAAGACGTGATCAACTCGGGGGCAACCCTGGTGATCCGTCCGGACTCGGGCGATCCGGTGGAAGTCGTGCTGACGTGCTTGGAACTGATCGACGCTGCCTTTGGCAGTACGGTCAATGCCAAGGGCTTCAAGGTCCTCAACCACGTGCGTGTGCTGCAAGGCGACGGCATCGATCCGGCCATGCTGGAGGCAATCCTCCAGGCCAGTACTGAGCTGGGTTACTCCGCTGAGAACTTGGTCTTCGGCATGGGCGGCGGGCTGCTCCAGAAGGTCAACCGTGATACGCAGAAGTTCGCACTCAAGTGCTCGGCTGCGCGCGTCAATGGCGAATGGATCGACGTCTACAAGGACCCGATTACCGATAGCGGCAAGCGCTCCAAGCGTGGCCGTCTGTCGCTGTTCCGCCACCGTGAATACGGCACCTTCCAGACCTTCCGCACTGACGGCCGTGATCACATCCCGGCCGGCTATGATGATGCGATGGTGACTGTGTGGGCCAACGGTCAGTTCGTGCAGGAATGGACCTTTGATCAGGTCCGTGCCAACGCAGGCTGATCGCGTAACACCTTTGTGAACGCCAACCCCCTTCTCCGAATGTCGGCTGCGACTCGGCGGTAGAGCTAGGGGGAAGGCACCTTCGGAAAACTGTAGGTGGATAACCGAAGTAAGTCGCTCCGGCCGCCCTTGTGGCCAAACTTTGTAACTAGTGGTTGACGTGGGTTGGCACAGCGTTTGAGCGACACCTGCCTTCTCTGATCAACGGAACCTTCACCCCTTACCCCATTCAATGGACGGACCAATGAACGACGCAGTTGTGGAAACCTCGGAAGTGGAACAGCTGCGCGTGCAGTTGGCTGGCTGTGGCGTGATCGCCATGAGCAACACCCGTAAGGCCCTCGCACAGCAGATGCCTGTGCGCGGCGCCTACGGTTACTCGGCTTCGTTGCAGGACGTCTACGAAGGCGTGCTGCGCGAGATTGAACACCGTGAGAGCTCTGAAGCTCTCCAGGCGGCGATTGCCAAGATCATCCCGCTGGCCAACAAGGAAACGCTGCTGGCTCTGGCCGGTGAGTTCCACGACGGTCCGGTCCGTTTCCCCACGTTGGTCGAACAGCTCACTGAAGCGGCCAACAAGCTTTAAAGAGTTGGGTTAGTCTGCCCCAGTTGGGCGGGGATCACATGTGTGTTAGGCCTTGCGCCCCCATAGTCGCGAAAGCGAACCTTCCGACCATCAATCGGATTGACCACAGTGGTTTTCAAACACAAAGCGGACGCTAAGACCGGGGTCGATATACTCGGTCAGCAAAGGCGAAGGCGTCGTGCACGGCGCCGGATGCGCTAGCATCACCTTTGTTTGGATTGGTCTCCTTAGCCTGCAGCACATTGCGTCTTCAGACCCAACGTAGTGTGCTGTGGGGTAAGTGACTTTAGGAGAGAGACATGGTTGCATTCGAAGAGAGCAGGCTTGCAATGACGCCTCAGCAGAGGAACCTGTTTGCACTACGTAAGCCCAGGATCGGTGACAGGTGGCACGAGCGGGTTTGTCTACCCGCCGGCGAGGTTGAGCTTGCGATGAATAACAGGTACGTAGTAGTCTTGTTGAAAGAAGGCGATCGTCGCTTCTGGACCGTGGAAGAGTACGCCAACTACTACCTGTACAAGTCTGGTCCGCGCGATGCAACGTGGTGCAATGTCACTCTCTCCACTGTGGAGTATGAGCCGTTGGCTCTGGAGTGGTACGTCTATTTCTTTTTCAATCGTTGGCGCCAGCAGTGGCGAGCACGAATGGATCGCTGGGGTAAGATGCCGCGGTCATTGAAGTTGGGTCGCTGGACGTTGAAGCTGGAACGCAACGCGCGTTAAAGTTTACACCGTTCCATAATCCTGCGAGACCCACATCCCGCTTAGGACCTGACATGTCATCGTTGTTGGAAGGAATTGCGATGACCATTGGCGTGCTGCTGCTGGTCGTCTTTACAGCAGCCGCATTGTTGACCATTGTCCTTCTGGCTGCGCTGACATGCGCTACGATCATCATCACCAGTCCGTTCTGGTTGTTGGTGGCGTTGTTCAGACCTGAGGCGTTCAAGGGGGCCGTCGATGCAGCGATGCGCTGAGTGCGGTTGCCGCACGCCATGGGGTGAGTCACTCCAGCACTTCATCGGATGTGAGCACACCTCCTCACACGGCAAGGGCCAAGCACAATCACTGGCCGACTTCCTGTCGGGCAAGATCGAACGTGTTGGTGTAAGTCGTACCGATCTGGATCACACCTACGAACGGTTCAAGCGTATCTTCGGAAACCAACCCGCAGGTCCGAACTTGCTGAACGTAGGTACTGATCCGAAGCTGCTGAAACACCTGTTGGTAAATTTGCACTAGCGAATTGCCTATGGTATGTAACACACCTCTGCCGACAGTGCAGAGTAATACCCTGTGCCCTTAAAACGGTACAGCACGGATCGATGGCAGAGTCTGGCTTATTGCACTTGTCTCGAAAACAAGAGTGGGGAAACTCACCGTAGGTTCAAATCCTACTCGATCCGCCAAATGAAACCCTCTAAAGCATCGCAACGCTACGGCACGTGAACCCGAGCGTATACTCCGCGCGCCGCCCTTCCTGGGGGCACCGCCGGGAGGTGTAGATGGTCGCCCACTATGGTCGATGGGGTTAACCTTCATGATGGGGAGTCGCCTAGAGGCCTAGGGCCCCAGGTTTTGATCCTGGTATTCGTAGGTTCGAATCCTACCTCCCTAGCCACATTTGTAATATCAGCAACACTGGGTCGGTAGCTCAATTGGCAGAGCGGCGAGCTCCAAATTCGTCGGTTGCGGGTTCAAGTCCTTCCCGGCCCGCCACGTTTCAACACAGCGTTCATCTAGAGGCCTAGGATCGCGCACTTTCACTGCGCTAACACGGGTTCGAATCCCGTACGCTGTACCACCTCAAGGAAGTGCAATGTTCCTCAAGCATTACCAAGTCAAAGCCCCCACGGGGCTGACGCCGGAGCAGGAGCAGTTCTGGAACGAGGAGTTCCTGACCGCCCTTGGCCGTGCCAGTGGCTTCAGTGTCACCGTCAACGAACGCGGTGTCCAGTCGATGGTCGTGTCCTTCACTCTGAACGAGCGTGAGGCTGTCGCAGCCGGTGAGTGGTTCATCACCAAGCTGATGATGGACCCGACCACGAAGGAAACGGGTCCGCTGTGGAACAAGAAGGAAAACCTGCCCAAGCTGATCACCGCTGCAGGCGAGTATTCGTTCTTCGTGTCCATGCTCGCCGACGGTCAGTGGTACCTCCAGATCTACCCGGTAGTGTTCTAAGTTTCGTTGTGGATTAGCTCAGTTGGTAGAGCGTTCCCCTGATAAGGGAAAGGTCGATGGTTCGAGTCCATTATCCGCAACCAGTTTTACGGCCCTTGTGTAGACGCCCAGCGGACGGTGCACTCTGCGAAGGCGAGACGACGACGGTCGACTAAGGGCCACCATTTCAGGGCATGTGCGTGAGCGGTTTAAACGACCGGGGTGCTAACCCGACGATCCTTCGGGATCCGTAGGTTCAAATCCTACCATGTCCGCCATCTTCGTGGAGATCTAGGTATCGAGTCCTAGCAGCCGGTGACCTTCGGGGGCGCTGACTGTAGCTCAATAGAGAGCGCTGCGATCCCCCGCACTGTCGTAGAGCTGCAAGGCTTCGGCCGGACTCTACTTCTTTGCGGGTATTACATTCACGCGTCTTAGCTCAGCTGGTTAGAGCAAGAGAATCATAATCTCTTTGTCCGGGGTTCGAATCCCTGAGACGCGACCAAAACAAGAACCACAATCACGGACATCGGTCCGTGACCCGCACAGGCCTCGGCAGGGTGGAAAAATCTGGAGTATTGTCATCCGGTACTCTGGTGACTGGCAAGCCGCCCACGCAAGTGGGCTAGTCAGCCGCTGTGGTTCTTGTCTGTCCCTGAGTCAAGGCAGGTAGTCCTTGGACGGAAGCATGCTCCGTATTGTCCAGAGTGAAAGGGCAGACGTTAAACCGCTGGAGGCGAACCAAGCCGACCGGGGATACGCATGTAAGTGTGGGTTGGTAGTGACCGCCTTCGGGCGGTTGCGTTTAGTGTACTAAGGTGTGGCCGTAGCTCAGCTGGTAAGAGCGCTGCACTGTGAATGCGGAGGTCGTGGGTTCAAGTCCCACCGGACACCCCTTAGTGCATTTGAGTTTCTGTAGCGATAGTAGCTCAGTTGGTAGAGTGTCCGTCCCGATCCCTTAACTCAGTCAGGTAGAGTACCGGGCCAATACCCCGGGAGTCATCGGTTCAAATCCGATAGGGGTCACCATCCAAACGGAAGGTCGCGAGTTCGATACTCGCCTATCGCTCCATCGTTTCACCGGACAAGTGGTCGAGAGGCTAAAGACAGTGAGCACGGCCTTCGGGACACTCACGGTTCAGGGACA